GTCGATTCCTTAACGTTGTGGCCAATGGCGGTTAATGAGTTCCATCATTGCGGGTACAGCTACTTTCTTTCCAGCTGCTTCGACAAACCCAGATTCGTAAGTGAAGCCGTCTTGGTTACGGCGCAGAACGAAAAGACGGTTGTGGGCAAAGGCGCTGTCTGCATCCCACTTGACAGTTGTGCCATTAATGACAGTCGTTCGGTCAGGGTTAACTTGATACCCTTCTACCGGGCAAGGCTCCGGGACAAACAGCCAGTAACGGTAAACGAGGTGGTGACGGTGTACCTGCTCTAACAGGTACAGCTGAGTCACTGCCGGAATACGGATGCTGTGCAGACTATCCCCAATTGAGTTCTCACGCTCAATAACCTGCTCGGGCGTGGGCTTGATGGGATAGTGCAGCCCCGCGTTAGCGATAAAGTCAAAACGTTCCCCGGCGGGAGTAACAAGATTAAGTAACATAATTGAATGCTCCAAGTTTAAGAATAGACAAAGGGGTATTGCTACCCCGGGGTATTAATTCCAGTTGTCTGCGATGTGAACCAGCAACTGAGTAGAATGCAAACCTTCGCCCATGGCTTCACCAAAGCCGTGCTCACGGACTTGATTGAACGGGGTGCGAATGAGGGCAAAGAAACGACGGTTACGGTCTTCGTCTCCTTTGCACCAGAAAACCGTTCCGTTGTCATCAACGTACGTACGGTCAGTATCGATGTTGGTTAACTCGACACGCGACTCAGTAGGAACAAACAGCGTATAGCGGTAGTTCCCTTCTTTGTCCAGCACTTCCTGTAACAGGTAAATCTGACGGCAGGTAGGTTGCAGTGACAGACGGGCAAGCTTACGCTCCGCCGCCAGTAAGGTTTCTTTGTAAAGGCCACCGCGTTTACTGATGTCCGCTGTGAAACACGACTCGATGATTTGGGTTTGTTCGTTGTTGGTTACTAAGTGTAATTGCATAAGTGAAATCTCCATGTTGTTTAATAGGTTAAGAAGGTTAGTTCTCATGGAAGTAACATATATCCGAAAAAATAAGCAATAACGGTATCCCTTACAGGATACCTTACTTAACCAACTCTTCACGTAGGGTATTAGTTAACTGTCTAATTACGATTACCATTCATTCCTAATTGATACAATCAATTACTCATTCATTTCAATCTAATTATCCATTATAACTAATAACAAATTTATCCATCCCCCCTTGATCCCCCCTTCCAAAGGATAAGAATGTGTTGTAAAAAATGTAAGAAACAGGCGAAACGGGACACCGGGACGGTGAAGTCCCAGAACTTTTTTTACAACTGTTCTGCTTATTATGCTGGAAGTATTGCGTTGCTTCTAGCCGGTATAGGAGTGAACCTGTAGCAGCAGGCGAACTTCGAGATATGTCTTTTTAGAATGTTCCCTCGCTTACCGGGAACGGTCCTCCCCTTGTTGGGGAGGACTTTCTTTTTTGTCAGATCAAAAAAAGAAAGGTACCCCGAAGGGTACCTGTCCACTTACTTCTTGCAGCCTTCTTTCTTCGCTAATGCATGACGCTGGTCTTCAGTAAGCTGAAGCTGCTCCATTGCCTTAGTGTAAGAAAGTTCCTTGACCACGGTGTCCATGACTAATGAATCGATATAGCTCGCCCCTGCAAACGGCTGGGTGTGAATACGCTGACGATGCAGCGTGGTAACCAGAATGTAGCGCAGGCGATAACTAACGTTACCGATGTTGCGCCAAATCCCATCCACTTTATGTTGCTGCTTAGATTCATCCCACAAGATGAAGTCTTGTACTGGAAGCTTCTTAAAGAAGGCTTTCTCAAAGATAAACGAATCACTGGTGCAGTCACCATCGACAACCATGGTGCGCTCTACGATGACGAAATCACCGCCCTCGATGACATCAGTGAACTTGCTAATGACCGCCTTACGGTTAGCGCGGTTATTGAACAACATCCAGTTAGGATTGAATTTAAAGCTAATAGCCGTTTTCAGTTTAAAGTGTTCAGAGCCAACACTCAGGGCGATAGTCATAGAAACCTCGATATCTAATAGGGGTTAAGCGACAGCGACTGCTTCGCTTGCCAGAGAACGGTCACCAATCCAGGTGCCTTCCGGAGTCGAGTAGTACAGACCCAAGGCGTCCAGCGAATAGCCGGTCTCTTGGAAGATAGCGTCCGACACACAACGCGCGAATGCTTTCGGGTTTAAGCTGTCGATAGCGAAGTCGCTTTCGAAGGCCCACACTTCTAACCCATCGCCTTTGGACATAGTCGTGGCATACTGCCCAAACTCAACCGTTGGCTTCAGGGTGAACAGAATCGTACTGGTCCCGTCTTCGTAACCTTCGATACCGTTCTCCGTTTTACGGATAGAGGCACGAGAGCAACGGGTCGGAGTCAGGCTACCCGATTTCACGCTCGGGGCGTAATTAAACGGGTATTGTTTTTCGTATGTGGGAACATCGGTTTCGTCGACTTCAATTTCGTCGAGGCCATGTGCCCGCAACAGCAGCGGTGACTTATAACTGGACAGGCGCAACCCTTCCGTCTTCATGGTGTACTGCACGGTGACCTTCTGACCGCACAGGTCTTTTGCGGAGACCCGAGCACGGTTCAGTGCATCCATTACCCGCCGGGCGATACGCGGAACCCGGAAGATGGCGTTGTTCGCCGCACAGCGAACAATGAAGCCATAGTCGGTATACGACAGAATCGTGGCATCCACACGACGAGTTGGTTCCAGTTCGTACGCTTCACCGTTACTGCGTTTCACAATGAAGATACTTACTCGACGGTCACGGGACTTGGTCATCACTGTTGGAGTGACTTCCGTGGCCCGCATCAGTTGTGGACGAATCACCGTCACTTGGAACGGCAAGGTTTTCTTCGGAATGATGCCGAACGTGGTGACCTGAATGGTCGGCAGCTTTTCATCGTCAGGGCCCGGCTGGTTGCTTAACCACCAAGTCAACCAACGAGAGGTGTTCTGTGGAATGGCTTCAGTCGAGTACAGAATAAACTCGCCTTCGATGCCGGCGTCGAGGAGCATGTTACCCAAGGTCGTGTTGACCGCAGTGTAATGCCCGTTCTGAATAACAGAGATGCCGTCTACCCGCTTTACGGAGCAGACGCAGCCATGGGGATAGACCCAGAGTTCAACCGGTTCGTTTTCAGGAATCATATTTCCAACGCGGTTGGACCAGTCAGTTTTCTTCAAGTAATCTCTAATCATTTTAATAGCTCCAATTGAATGTCACGTAATTACATATATCCGAAAATCTTTTCACAATTAAGGGTAAGCTATGCGCACTTACGACCCGCCTTCTTGGGATAACCAAGATGAGCCGCTACGCTACAACTTTACGACAGGTTTGTACGAGTTATCAAATCGGGTACTCGGCACCGAATCGGCGATGCCGGCTTCCGTGCGCAAAATCTACGACCAGTTGTTCAGCAAGATAACCATTGATGTTCGTCTGCACAAACGCATTCTGCATTACGTGTCGACCATCTTTAGCCGTGATACGAACGTGGAGTGGTTTGGTTCCGCCCTGTTAGGCGTGCACACCATTCGTTTCTACGACACTGACCGTGACCGTTTCTTCGATGAGGTAATCCAAGTTGATGAAGATTACCTGACCGAACTGCTGAATGATAAAAAGCTTTCAGACATGGTGATGGAATGGAATGTTACCGGGGACGTCTTTAACTTAACTGTGGTGTATCTGGTGCATCGGTATTTGTCGATTATCGACAAAGACAAATTAGCATATGATGCCATCGTGTCGTTAGTCGAATTACTGCAGTTTAAATTCTACACATCCATTTACTCACACTTCTTTAAGCGCCCGGTAGACTTGCCGGCAGCAGAAGCCACGTATGCCGCTTTGTCCATGAAGTTCGACATCAAACAAGTCGGTGCATGGGGCAAACACATCCGTGCACGTGCTGAGTATTTCGTGTCGAAGGAATCCCCGCATTACGACAACATCAAACGTTTTCAGGACACCCCGAAGATTATCTACTTTATCTCGGACTTGAACACGCGTACCAAACAGACCGTAAAAGACTACTACGCCATTCTCGATGTGGTACGTCGCGATAACTCACGTATGTTGGTTCAGTCGGCAATGGTAGACGTCAACGGGGAAACGATTCTGCGTGATAAGGTCAGCGCATTTAACACCGCCAAGCAAAACCTCCTGGAAGCCTCTATGTCGCTTTCAAACATGTATAAGGAGGAGTTAGCCCGGGTTGTGTTAGAAATCGTCCCTAAGGCGTCCCCAAACGCTCTGAAGACCATCATTGTTTATATCACCAGTCTGCCCTACGGTAAGGAGCGGGCCGAGATAGAGCAAATCATGATTGACACCCTCACGCATGCATTTGACTATGTCACCACCAACCGCGTTAACTTTACCGATGTGGCGTTCCTGTTGAATAAGCTGCGTGCATTGTACATGGCATCGAAAACAACCGATCCCTATATTCTGACCCTCCGTAGCAGGATTGAAAAGTTAGCCAAGAAACACACGCACTTGCGTCGTGACGCAGACCTTGCGGCTCTGCGAAACGCCTTGCTGCTTTACTTCATGATACGCGCCTTGGCATCAGTTAATACTTGATTCCAACCCTACCTCTTCGTGAGGTAGGGCTTTCTTTTTTTCAGGCAAAAAATAAAAGGGGCCGAAGCCCCTAAGTTAGAATCATGGTCGTGAACGACCGACGCCCAACAAAACCCATTTGGTCGAGATTACGCATCACCGCACCGCCCGGGTCAAGGTAGCCGTGCGACACATTGACATGCAGGTGTTTATGCTGCTGATGAGCCGTGATGACTTCCATCAAATCGGTCACCCACGCCCGTGCGTCAATGAACATAAACGTTTGTGGTTTAGTGCGGTCAACCTTCGCGTGATGTACGTTAGTGAACTCTTGCTGATTGACCGGCGTTCCCATGATGGTGGTATCGATGGGGTGGGAAATCTCAAGAACTAAACTTTCCTGCACTAACAGCAACGAACTGAAAAGACTCGCCACATCGTGTTCCCGCGGGTCAATGTTTAAGTGGTGCCGGTTACCGCTGTAAATCATCGGTATAATTTCTAACCGCCCGTCTTTTCGTCTACCCAGCAGGTACTGGTACTGAGTCCCCATGATGGCTTTAGGGCGGTGGCCTTTGATAACGTTCCAATTAATGGCCGACATGTAATCCAATTCACACGCCAGCAAGTCGAGTTTGTCTTTAAAGTAAATGTACCCTGCTTCTCTTACCAACATGAATCCTCCAAATTTTTATCAACTGTCATAGAGGTAACATATATCCGTAAAAAAATAAAATAAGAAGAGAGGGCCGAAGCCCTCTCCCTTAGTGCCCACAAGTCCATACGTACACCTTAAGTACGCGGTCCTTAATCTCCAGAAAGTTACGCGCTTTTCGCAACGAGTAGTCATCAGGAGGCGGTGTGGGCTTCACCATGTCTGCAGCTTGTTCCAACCCCAGCCAAATCAGCACCGAAGTGCAGAAGAACCAGAGCCAGACGTTCAAGTACATTAACATCTGTTATTCCTCCATAATAGAGGAAGCAGTTGTTTTTAAAGGGAAATTACATATTTCCCGCAAGCTGCAACGTGGTTTGATGCAGGAAGTAGATTTGCGTCATAACGTAAGTCATGCCCGCGCTCGTACTGATTGTAAAAACGACTAACGTTAATGCTTTGCGATTAAGCTGTTCTTTCGTGCGCCCAATGGCCACTTCGCCCGCGCGGATAATCCCGACCGAGTGACGTAAACCAAAAGCGACACAAAGCCAAATCACTAATATCGCAGATACAAAAGCTGTAGTCATTATTTCATCCTCTGCCGTGCGAGGAGCTCTTTTAAGGACTCCATCGTTGCGACATTCTGAAGGTCAGTGTTGAGGTCCCCAACCAGCGACTGCAGTTTCGCTCGCAGACTCATGGTTTTCACTGGGCACCGGGTTGCCTGAATATCACGTGACAAAGCTTCAATCTTAACCATCAACTCACGCTGCTCTTGCTCTTCCTGCAATTGTTTCTCTTCATCATCATCTTTCCGCCCGGTAACCATGTTCTGATGACGTATCATCACACGGTGGTTAGAAATCTCATAATGTCCGAGGTTCTTGCCGAAGATTAAAAGCCACATGGCCAACAGCCAAGAGATTACCAAGTCATCGTGCCCCGAACGTACGTGGTCGATGCGGCCGCCTCTTTCCACCAAACCTAAGATCTGGTCGATTAACTCGCCTGACCTTATTAAGTGGGCCGAAATGCGTAGAGCCATGGTGAAGACTTCACCGTAGAGCTTACGACGTTTATCCTGGTCCGTAGAGAATCCAATATATTTGCGGAACTTATCCCAGAACCTCTCAGGCACTGACCCCGGCCCTCGACGGAACTCCGTGAACAGGTCATCATAACGTGACGAGTCCTGAGTAACACGAACAAATATACGACGATGCAGGTCGCGGACTTTATTCTGTAGCACAAGCAACAACGCGTCTGCCACAGACGACCCCGTAGAACGTCGCTCAAGGATTAACACTGTGCTGGTATATTTCTCCATGAAGCCAGCAAGCCAGTTAGCAAAACCGATGACGTTAGTTTCTTTCACGTTCAGTTTTGCGGCAGTCTCAGCGGTCTCTGAATTGATCATCGTAAAGCCAATGGCATCTCGCCCGACAGCTTCCGAGGTATCCAGACCGATGATGTGCCGTGTGCGCATCTTAGACGCATGCTCAGATTCTTTGTAGAACCAATCTAACACATAACCGGACGAAGAGATTTCCTTGAATGCGGGAGACATTCTCGACTGCGTCATACGACGCGCATCTTCTTCGCTATACGGCTTGTTAAGCCCGCCTGTTGTCCACGTACCACCGTAGTCACGGAGGATCTGGTCACGTGTACCTGTGGCGTTCGATATCATTCCCGCTAATTCAGCATCCGAGGTACCCAGCTGTCGGTGGTTCAACTTGACGTAGAAGATCAAGCGGGGTTGCTCACATGTTGCGTTGCGGATGATAAGGTCAATCAACATCTTACGGGATGGGATGTCAATGTAACGCTCGTCCCATACGATACCTGATGTCATCAGGTTGTGAATGTACACCCCTTCTTCGGTTGCAAGGTCTCCCGGCGTTGTCGCGATGACGTTGCCATATGGCACACCGTGCTCTTCGTTGATACGTCGAGCCGCGGTACCCGAACCGAAGGCGGCAGGTAAGATGTGGTGAATGTTGTTGGTGAACGGGCCCTCATCCGAGATAAGACGACCGGCAGTCAGTCCACGACCCACGCCGTTAGCAGAGGGGATGTCGTTCTGACCGATAGCGGTAATCAGTTTGTTGCCTTGCGCCAGACATGCGAATGCTTCTTTGTTGTCCGGGTCATCAGGATGGTGCGGCCACAAGTACGGCGGTAAGTTATCACGGATACGTTTCAGGGTAACAATCGTTTCCTCGCGCAGGATAGGGCCACGAGTAACGTGAATGGTACGGGAGTTCTCTAAGAAACGAATCAGCCAGCTCTCTAACCCACAGATACCGATGGTCTTACCGTGCTGACGCAGGAACTCAACCCCGGAGTCGATGTTGTTAAAGAAAATCCAGTACATCGCGAAGTTACCACGGTCGATACGGAACGGCACGCCGTTTGAACCGTCCGCCGGGATACGCACACATTCGCGGAAGTAATACCATGGGTTGACCGCGCATTCTTCCGTCACCATAATCTGTTCTTTCACAGTCAGGTTTGGGTCATGTGGGTTCAGGTTTGCCAACGCCGGGTTATGCAGCGCCAAGTGAACATACCAGTGCTCCACGTTCAATTTCTTTAACGTGTCAGCGAATTTCAAGAAGTGCTTGTTGCGTGTGGTGTTGTGAATGATGGCACCGGGATATCGGGCCCAGTCACCTTTACGTAGAATCATGCTGCGATACCTCCCGGTGTAGGTCTAGGGGGCAACCCCTAGACCTGTGTCGAGATTATGTTGTTAAATGAGCGAGTAGCGGAGACAAACCTAACTGCAACGTATCGGTCGGCGTACGCGCCAGCCAACGAATGACAACTGTGCCGCCTTCCGGCACTTTGTACGGGACGGTTAACTTGTTGAGCCATTCACCCACGGCGTACGTCTGTACCTGTCCACCCACATGCAATTCAAAGTGGGTAGGGGTCGGCGCATTAGCCTCCGTGCGGCGGTCATAGAGCGGATAGCTGGTGTCGTACAGTTTCGCAATCCATTCCGCTTGGGTCAGCGCCCCACACTTCAGGTCGATATCAGAATACGACACGTTCGAGTATTTGAATTTCGCATACACGTTTTCGCCGTAACGTTTACCGTCCTGCACGTACTCCAGATAGAAGTTCGTGTTCAGCTCGTTACCCGGATTAATCAAGGTAATGTGGAATGACTGCGCATGGACAAACGCGCGGTAAGTCGGATTGACCTTACTGACATCGACCTGCACATTCAAGCGCTGCTTCACCCCGTATAGTAACGGGTCGAACGAAGTGTTCGCCGTATAATCCACAAAGGCGGAGGCGTCATACACCTGCCCACGGGTCAAGTTATACAGGAAGAACGACAAGCGATACCCACGGTTGACATCGAGCCATGTAGGAACCGCAAACAGTTTCAGCGAGTAACCGCCATCGACTGCTTCCGTCGCTGCTTTATAATCGCGCACAATCGCGCCATTGACATAGCCTTCACCCGCATACGTTTCCCCTTTCGCCATGCGATAACTGAGTACCAGCGGCAGTTCCTGCCCGGCATTCGACGCGATGTAGTACGTGTCGTGACTGCCCGCGTTACGCAGGCCGTTTAACATAACCCGGCTACCGTCAATCGGTAAACGCTTCTGCCCGTCGGTGTAGATAATCAGGGCGTTCAACGGAATGTCTTCGATAGGCAAGTTAATCGGTAAGGTCAGTACCCGGGAGTCGGTGTCCAGAATGAACGGCGACTCGAGTTTGACATCCACGATAGTACGTGCCGGTGTTTCCGCGGCCATCACCAGATTGGTCTTGATGATTTTCGCTACCCCAACCAGAATCACCCGGTCGTTGTCAGCATAGGCTACGAAGGACACGTTCTCACCGTCTTCTACTTCCGCGGTGCAATACCCCGGCAGCACGGTGTTGACTTGCGTATCCAGCCCTTCGTTACGCACCGGCCGAACTGGTAGCAGCGTCTCGTCGAGCTTCCCGTTTTTGTAGAACCCCGAAAGGACTTCAGCATTGTCGTCGATGTCCACTCCGCGGAACAAACGCACCCCTAACACATCCGGCCCGTTAAAGGTCAGGTGGTCATGGAAGTCCAGCGTGGCCGGATGTTTGCTACTGTCCACGTAGATACGGTATTTGTCAGACTTCAACGGGTAGTGACCGCCTAAACGCTCACTGTCGTTGTAAATCTGCACCGTACCGTAAGGCTTCGATTTCCACGTGAAGTTGGTGTAATCCACATCGTAGATTTCGAACAGCATGCGGTATACGTCGTTCTTTACTAAGTCAAGGTTGTTGGGGACAAAGCCTGTCCCCGTTTCCTTGTTGTAAAGTTCCGAGGGGTCCCACAAGCGCATCCCACGGTCTTTATCCACGATACCGGTTGTAATAGTCGTCGCCATTGTCAACCCTTAATTTTCAGATACTGATTGAGCGTTACCGCGTTATTGAGATAACGCGCATTAATGCGGTCGAGCAGGGCGTACGTCAACTCGGCAACCTCCACAGTTTTGTACTGCAGATGTGGATGCACACGAACGAAGCGCCGGTCAAAACCGATGAAGGCGGGGTCAAACGCCAACAGGTCTTCGTAGGCCACCATGATGTCATCGAGCTGAGTCGTCGAGATACGATTTGTTTCATCGTCCTCAATCACAGTCAACCGTTTCATCTGGATATCCCACATGACCTTATTTAACACAGGGCTGTACAAGTGATACCACGTGGGAAGCGGTACAATGTCAGCCGGGGGCGGTGTAGGGAACCACGCAGACAGGTAGTCTTCAATTCGACTATCCATATCCCGCGCTTTATCTCTCAAGGAGTACGTGTCACCCTCTACCAATGTTCGCAACGGGACGGTCGGGTCATCGATGGAATACGGAACCCCATCGGGAATTGTCGACACGCCCAATGCGCTGTCTTCGCGAAAGACAACGTCGTCACGGTGCATCAGCCGCCCACCGGCTACAATGCGAACCACTTTATCCTCACGGATATCGTAGCGGTCGTTGTTGGACAACACGCCACTTGTTACAAAACCATGCTCTGGTACCCGTAAGGTCCCAGTGACGCCCCGCGCACGCAGTTCGAGCTTGTTCACTGCCCCGTCGTTAATGAACACTTTGTTCACGACAGTCACCGCTGGCCATTGAACGGTAAAGTCCACCCCGTGTACCAGCGGGTAGCCGTTCAGCCATGCTTCGACAGTTTCCATAGGCACGAATAACGGACGGTCAATACCGTCGGTGCCGCGAGACGTCACACCAATGCGAATCTCTCCGTCTTCCACTTTAAAGGTGGTAGAGGAGAAGAGATGATAACGGTCAGTAATAACTGTAGGACGACGACGAGTCCGGTCTACCTTCCACTCAATCAAACCAGCGGTGTTGGTATAGTCCACGCCTTCTTCCGCGAGAATGTACTCGCCCGTTATTGCCCCTGACTTCAACTTCTGGAGGTAGAACGTGTAGTTCAACCCTTCTTCCAGTTGGAAGTCCGGCGCATCGTCAGTGATGTCCATTGCTGTGTTCTGCACACTCGCTAACGCTTCAACCAGACGAGCTGCCGGGTTACGTGCGTAGTAGAAAGCATCGTCGTTGTGCGGATAAGAACCTAACAGTTTGCCATTCGCATCGTACTCGTACACGGTCGAGCGACGGGCTAACAAATCCGGTAAACGACAGAACCAGCCCTGTTCATTTAATTCCAGTTTCTGTGGGGTATTGGCGGCATAGACGGAAACCGCATTGTAACCGTAAGCATCCGTACAAAGCTTGCGAGTGATATTCTTCGGCTTTGCGGCGGCTAAACGGTTCGCTGCAGATTGTTCCAGACTGGCGGCCTGCCATTCGACCACGTTGGCATTTGCCCCTACCATCGCCGCCACGATATCTTCGTCACTGAGACGATACAAGTCGAACAGACGGTCGGTATTAAAGAGGGCTTGCTGCTCCATGTAATCGTCGCGAATCAACACGCGCACAATCACCTCGTCGATGTTCGTCAACTGTCCCCACGTCACACGCAAGTCTTTTACGCGCTCGGTCGGAATACTGAGGTCATTGTACGTCAGGTTACGCATCGCTTCACTACGGTGATGGTGGTAATAACGTCCGCGGTTTTTGTAGTAGACATGAATCTCTACATCGTCGTTGAACGTCCACTTATCATCCCCTTTCGGAAGGTGCAGTAAATACTTACGCTTGTTATCAAGCGTTGAGGTAAACGACTTGACATCACCCAGCACGTAATCGACCACACGACGGACACGGCCGTCAACACGCAGTTCGATATCGTCCCATGTGACCAAGTCATCCACTTTCAGGTTGTCACGCAGTTCGCCGTTAACCCACACCGCCACATACCCCTGACGCTCGGCCTTCAGTTTGGCAATCCGGTCAATGACCGCTTGTCGCGCTAACAGGTTCGGTACCGTCATGTATTCGGTGGTGGTGGCAGGAATAGACGGTGCGTTTTCGCCGCCTGACCAACCCGGGTAGAACTTGATGTATAAGGTGTCCGTTTCCGGCCACGCGTATTTTCCGTTTTGCTGCATGGCCAGCAGAATGGCCCCACTGCGGTCACGGTAGAAATACATCCGGTCAGTCGGCATGCCAATACCCTTCTCATTGTAGACAAGAATAAAGGCACTTAACTTATTAATCACCGCGGAGACTTTATACCAAATCCCCGCCGGGATATCGAGATTACCTTCCCGCGCATGCAGTTTGCCGAGGTGGTATGCATGCCACCATCCGGACCCCGGCAGTGGGATGTCGGAGAGTCCGTCACGGACATGGCCTATAGCCCCGGTCTTCTGCGTGATTTTGTGCGGGGCGATAATCAGCGTGCCATCCGCACCCGGACGTTGCCATGCGTATTGCTGCGCATGAGCTACAAGCCAGTTATCCATTAGAACTCCTTAAAGTCCACCGGGGGTTTGGTGTGTTCGTTCAGGGTGATTTCGTAGGAGCGCACAAACTTGTCATGCACCTTCGTCACTTTCGAACGTTTCACCACTTGTCCCAGACGGGTACGGTTATAGGTAGAGTTTTCCAGACATGCTTTCATAATGACCAGCATGCTCGGCGCGTATTCCACCGCAGAGCTGGTCAGCTGTTTGGCGAACGACACCCCGAAAAATGCTCCGGACAGGTTTTGCAGCAATGCCGAAATGTTGAACTCACGCAGGCGTGGTGTTACGTCCGCTTTGACTACCATTTCCACAAACTCTGCTGCATCCCGAGGAATAAAGAACTCGGTACGACCGGTCACCGACTCAAAGATTTGCATCGGTAAATAAAGCTCTTTCCCTACCATCTCTTGCAAGCGGTAGGCAGTCAACTCGTCCGGAACGCCATTATAAAAGTGGCCAATACTGAATAAAGCTGCGAGTGCTTTTATCTGGCTACTTTGATATGGGGTTAGTCCGTAGGTATGGGAGATAGCATCTGCCACCCACGTACTGAAAATCTCATGGTAGTAAGGGAACTGCGACATGAGCGTTTGACGGTTAACAGCCGGGTTTGTCCAGACCAGCTCCCACCGCGCTTCATCCAGACGAAGGTCGTGCTCAAGCACGTCACGAATCTGCAGTTTACCTTCACGGTCCAGTTTTGTGAACGGGCGAGCATCGACGTACACAATACCGTCGTGAACAATCGGTAACGGGAATCCGGCGACCGTCGCTGTCTCAATGACGTAGTGAATCTGCTCCGACATTGCGATCGTTTGGTTCTGAACACGGGCTAAATCGAGGTCGGCTTTAATCTTTTCCAGATTGAAGCTGGTGAAATGAAAGCCCTTATATGCGTTTTCAAGTGCCATGAGAAAATCCTTAGTATGACCATCTGGTCTTTCAAAACAATGTATGGAGACTCTGATCCATGACTTATATCCCACGAAACAGCTCGCCGCTGAATAACAAGCAGGGATGGCAGGATAACTCCGTCCCTGAGCTTGTGCGGCAAGCGATCGGCGACCCGATTCACAAGCCGCTGATTTTTACTTTCGGCGGACGTTGTGTCGATAACGAGGCATTCCCGCTTTCGGGCGATAACCTGCTTTCTTTGGTAGGCCGTGATGTCGTCGATTATCGTAGCAAATACGCTACGTTCAACACCCCGTTCCTGAACATGTTCAATGCCAACGGCAACGAAATGATGGTTCAGGTAGTCCGTCCTGACGATGCCGAAGTTGCCACGCAGCGTATGGCCGCCGAAGTCTTACTGACTGAAGTGGACATCTACGAGCGCAACACCGACGGTAGCATCAAGTACGATCAGACTGGCCAGGCTCTCGTCAAAGAGAAGCGCATGGGCCTGCAGATTGTATTCCGTGTCATTGAAATTAATGCCACGAACGGTCTGTTCAAAAACGGCAAACAGATGCAGGGCACTTTGACCGGTAGCGGTGGCGAGAAATCGACAGTTATCCCGCTGTGGGATATCAAAGGACCATTTGCTTCTGGCGACGTGAACGGTTTCGGCTATAAGCTGACCGTCCCGAACGCGAAATCTTCACCTGCCTTGTCTGCGGCTTACCAGCAGAAGGTGGGTGGTCGTGTTTATACCATGCAATGGTTCGAAACGCTTGCTGGCGTCTCGTCTCCAGTTATCTGGAAAACCTTGAAGGGTATGACCACGCTGAACTTCAGCTTCAAACCAGACGCTTACTACGAGCCGATGGCGACGGACCTGGACTTCGCGAGTATCGTTACCCCAGCATGGCGTAACACCATCCCGGAAATCGGCGCACTGCCAGATTACGGCCCGTTCGAAGAGTTCTATGTTTATCAGGACAACCTCGAAGCTCTGCTCACGCAGGCGGCAGGTCTGATTGACAACGCTCCGGCTGACCCATACTTAGTTGACATTTTCAACGGCGTGGATCTCAACGGGAACCCATATGATGGTCTGATCGTCAACCCGGGAACCGTGACCGGTAAAGCCACTTTCAGCTCCCAGCACGTTCATTATCTGAGCGGCGGTAGCGACGGTACGCTGAACAATGACGTCTTCGATGAACTCGTTCGTCGTGAAATGTCCCTGTTCCCGGAAGACGGTAAAGTTCGTTACGACAACGAACTGAAGTATTCCCTGGGCTGCTTCTGGGACTCCGGCTTCAGCTTCGAAACCAAAGAAGTGCTTTGCAACTTCATTGGCCGTAGCCGTAACACCTTCCTCGGTCTGTGTACGCATGTGTACAATGAAGGCCGTAACGACCTGCAGGCTGAAGAGTCGGCAAAAGTTGCGCTGATGGAAATGGTGTCTGCCGTGCCGGAATCCGACAAGTTCGGTACCCCAGCTGCGCGTGGCCTCATCATGGGCCAGACCGGTAAAATCCGTAACAGCTCCTATAAAGAAGCAGTACCGCTGATTTACTCAATCGCGAACTTCTTCTCGAAGTACATGGGTGCGAAAGACGGGTACTGCAAACCGGAATATCGTTTCAACCGTGGTAGCAAGACTATCATCGAAGATGTGACCGATGTAAGCCTGCCGTGGAAAGGGAACGAAGTGTACGCGTCCGACTGGGATGTGTCGCTTATCTCTGCCCGCAGCTACGATTACTACCGTGTCTTCATCCCGGCGATTCAGTCTATCTATCCGGAAGAACGTTCAGTGCTGAACAACGCGCTGTTCAACTTCCTGATGACCTACGTGTACCGTGTAACGGATCGCGTATGGGCTGACACCACCGGTCTGAGCGGTATGACCCGTGCAGAAGCCGCGAAGGATATTGAAAACAATATCATCGCACGTCTCGCTAACCGTCTGGATGGTAACGCCAACGTTATCCCAACGGCGCGATTCACCGACGAAGACATCAGTTCCGGTAACTCCGTAACTGTTGACCTGCGTTGCGAAGGCGGTACGCTGTTGACCCAGTTCAACACTACCATCCGTGTTTATCGTCAGGAGTAATGAGAAATGGCTGGACTTTCTGAACGCTTGATTCTCCCTGCTGACGGGCTGCACATTGACGGCGGCGACTACCAGATGGTACGTCCGTTCGACTCGGGCATGCAGGGTCCGACGAACCAGACTGGTAAGTTTGTAACCAACGCCAGCCGTCTGCGTCGTAACCTCATCGCGCGTGTGATGGAGTACCCGCGCTGGGTTGACTACATGCCAAACCCAGCGGTTTGGCGTCAGGCTATCAAGACCTTTATTGAGGTGCACACCACCTTCTCGGGTCTGGATAAAGGTCTGACTGCCGAATACGTGCAGACCCAACAGGGCCGTAACAACCGTCAGCAATCTGAAGCTGGTCTGGTTACCGAAGCGCAGTCTTCCATCACCCACACCGGTGTGGATAAAGACGGTAAGGTCTTCCAGAACATGTTCTCAGCATGGCTGATTTACGGGGTCTGTGACCCGCAGACCGGTCACCCGGGTATTGCGGCAATCAACCCTAACGTCCCCGACTTCCTGCCCGACATGTATTCCATGACCGTGCTGTACTTCGAACCAGATGCGTATCAGCGTAAAGTTGTGAACGCCTGGTGGTGTACTAACATGGCTCCGGAATCTAACGGCCCGGATATCGGTGAGCGCGACCCTAACTCCGGTCCGCAGACGAATGAGCTGTCCATCAGCTTCACCAGTCAGCAGCAAACCGGTTGGGGTGTCATGCAGGCGGCTCAGCAAGAGCTGCAGCGCATGAAGCTTAACGGCCTGCGTCCAATGACGCGCAAAATGTGGGCTACTCCTGGCCAGCAGACTGAAGGCGGTCCGAACCCGGATGTCGACGGTACTCAGGGTGGTTACCGCACGGTTGCAGACGACTTCATGAGCAATCAGATGTAATCTGCGACAAAAAAAGAAGCCTTCCGACCCCGTTGGGGGTCGGTTGGTATTCTTTTATTTTTTATCTTTGTCATCTTCCTGCGCAGCTTTACGCGGGTCAATTTTCAGACCGTATACGTAGAACTTGAGGAACATCAGGAACAGGTAGGTCGCCAGCGCATCAAACTGCTGGTAGCTGTTACGCTGAACGTTCAACGGATTACCAGCAGCTGGGAACGCAGCCAACCCGGCTTGTGATTTCAGATCGTCCGGGGTGACAGTAAAGCGGAACAAGTCACGTTCTAATTCTTCCAGTACGTCACGGCCAAACTGCAAGACAGCCGAAGACTTGAAGTTGATAATGACCGAGATAATCGCCCCGCCTTTGTGGTCGTTGTTGTGCAGGTTGGTCAGGAAACGCTCGTAACCGTTCGGGGTGGTCAGTATCGCATCCTGTGGTTCACGGGCCAATGCTTCAAACGATGCCTCATCAATCACCGCCGTGCGCAGTTGCGTGTACAACGGATACAGCATGGCTTCTAAACGCTGCATGATGAAGTCACGCTGCTCAAGCGTTAACGTTTTCTTTTCAGGGAACATGGTAACCTCTAACAAAAAAATAAGGGGCGCTAGGCCCCTTGTGAATTTAGGCGATTACTCTTCGTCTTCATCTTCGTCAGATGAGAAGAAGGCATCGCGCGTTTTCTTACGCAGTTCAGCTTCGAAGCCCGTTGGCTTCGGCACGCCCATGCCCAGGCCGAAAGCAGCAGCCCAGTCGTTTTCAGTTGGGTTCTCACCGGTCGGACGGGAGAAGGTTACGCTGAACAGATTGCCTGCGATATCCGCAGTCAAATCCATTGCGCCCAGATCGTCGTCAGCTTTGGCCTGCTCAATAATAAAGTCAGAACCTACGCGCCCGAATGCGCCGAGGAAGTCACGGTTGAATTCGCCGACGTTTTGGATGTCTTCAATCGACAGGTGTTTAACGCGATCGTCTTCAGCCACGGCCGCGGTGTAGACCTCAGTCAGCGGTGCTTGCACCAGCTTCTTGCTGTCGTCCAGTTCCAGTTTACCGAACAGGCGCTCAACAATCAGGTCTTCACGAGTTTTAGTTGACATGTCTTTCTCCACAATTATAGTTTAGGTTTACAACATTAGATGGTAATGTTCACAATGATAATATATTGCTGAAATTATTTAGGATGCAGGCTGGTATCCAGCTATCACATCTTCTAACGCATCCAGCTTATTATCGTCTAAATCGTTTACAGTAAAGTCAGCAATAAGAACTTTGCGTTGGGCTAACTCTGCTGCAAACTTTTCATTGTACCACGCAGGTACGGCCCCGTATCCACCATCACCGTATTTCTCTTTGATGTGCTGAACACAATGTATCTTCGCAAGCTCCCTTACTTTGCCGATGCCACGGGCGTAGACATAGGAGCGGTAGAAGAGCGAAGCGACGTCAAAGCTCGGGATGCCGCGGTCAGCCGCCGCTGTAATCTCCGAGATAATCGAGTCGTACTTCCCTTTGAACGACGCGCGATGTTCCAAGCAGGCATGGGCAATCCTCCAGACATCCTCTTGCGAGATGCCGTAATGTTCCTGAATACGACGCGTGTGCTTACAGACTTCTAAATACGCATCGACATGGTGATACTTACGGTTCTGTGACCAGACGTCGTGATAACCAATCGCAATGAGAACTTTCTTCATCAATGCTTTATCGTGGCGCAGATTCAGTTTATCGAAAAGAATCTCTGCGTTGTTCATGGTCTTCACAATGTGATCTATGCGGTGAGCGGGGTCAGTGTGTTGATAATACTCAGCCACATCATCAAGTATTCGCTGACGTAAACTTGACATCCTTATTCCTATCTAAATGGGGGTTATCATAAAAGATGATATATTTGTGAAAAATAATACAGCCTACGCCGAAGCGTAGGCGCGTGTATCAGACGCTAATCAGGGATTCAGTAAACATGGCACGGTCGTGGATAAAGTCGTCCACAGCGTCAATGACGGCGTCTACGTTAGGCGCACCGGTATGTACCCAAATTGCTTTACCGCCTGCCTCTACCCATTCCCGGCAGTTACGGCCAAAATCATCAATCAATAACGACTCCGGGTCAGCGTACTGTACTTTCTGATGGGAGTTCTCGGTCACGATAACATTGTGACGGGGAATACCGAAACGGTTATACAGCCACTGACGCTTTGACTCTGCGGCATGGTTATAATCCGGATGGTCTTCCCCAGCCGACGTCAGAATGCCCCACGGCTCACCTGTTTTGTTCAGGTGATAAATGAGACGGCCAATCTTCGGAATTACCGGCAGTTTGGCGAACAGGTCTTTGTCTTTGCGGTACACTTCTTGCAGGATAGTGCTACGACGGCACGGGTCCATTGCATTAAATTGCGCCACAGTGAATTCTTTAAAATGGTGCGTTTCCATATACAAACGCCAGTCGGCAATTACGCCATCGCAGTCCAAGTGTATCATCTTTTTCATATTCCTAAACAGGTGTAATCTACATACCTAGGAATCCATGTGAAAAAAGAAAATGGAATACCCTCCCGAAGGAGGGTAATTCACTTACTGCTTAATAGCGAAAAAACTCCGGTGCGGCTCAGTCAACAAGAAGTAACCTCTTCCGAAGTCAATCTTGGCTTTCGCAGCATCCACATCACAATAGAACTTAATCAGCTCGTCCTGTGCGAGATGGTTGACTGCTGAGTTTACTTTTCGTTTGGTGTCGAATCGCTCACTCAGGATTTCACTTAAAACCGGCTTCCCGGCTCGACCGTTGACCGTGTGGATAACCAAACTCTCCAGTTCACTAGTCGTAAGCGTGCGCAAAGTTGGAGGTATCTCGATGTTCACTGATTTCATGGAGGACTCCTGTATTCAAGGGGTGCAGACCGCGAATACCGCTCCAGATGAGCCTAGCTAATGACCGAATAAACATTTGCCGCGTTACCAAATTCATTACTGTTTGATTCCCCGTCGTAAGATAGGGTTATACCGTTATTGCCATTGAAATGGACAACGATTTTCCACCACCCCGCGCCGAGGGTCTGTTCATCATTGAGAATCACATCCGTGTAAGTCTGCAAGATGTAAGTAAAGCGACCCAAATTTTCCGTATGCGAATGCAAGCGCATCTGCCCTACGGCTTCTGGTGTTAAATCCCAATTCGATAAACGGTGAGGCACAATCCAAACCTCACCGTTCCGAGACGGTTCCTGAGTCAGAGTCGGGGTGGGGTCAATCACCGCGTCTTCATTGAAACCATACACGTGGAATCTCTTCGGAGGGACTCCTTTGAAATTCCAGGCTGCACCCTTGAAACAGTTCTCCAACGATAATGCACAACAGACACGAGCGACCGTTTGGTCTTCGCCCGGCGCACAGGACAACGGAATACGAGGTATAAATTTACGAACAGGGTTTGCACTGATGTGCAAAGGTGCGGTCTCAATCCCGCGAGGCCGCAATCGCGAGTAAAGCTTGGGATTCTGTCCGTTACGCCATAATTCCAACGACGATAACAACGCCATTTACCAAGCCCTCGCTCCCATGCCAACATGTTTCACCGTAGGACGACTGTCAATCGTTTTGAGGTACTCTCGCGCTGAGCTCACCACCGACGCACGGCGGGACTCCGTAGCGACAGCCAGTTGTCGGGCACCCGTGGCAATCAATTGCTCACACGCTTCACGACTCACTGGGCGGTCGATATACGTACGCGTAGACTCTTGCGCAACAGTAGACCCACGAACCATGCTGGAGTATTTGTTACAGATACGCAGCCCGTCTTCAATAACCCAGTCAAAGGTGACCAGCTTATCGATACGACGAGTACGTACGCCACCGATGACCCCCTGGCGTACAATCGCACGCAGAGAGAAGCACACGTTTTGGTGCGGGTTGTCCAGACCGGCGCGCAGGCGACGACCGAGGTCGTTGTCTTCTGGTTTAATCCATCCCCAGATTTCCACGACCGGCTGGCCATTGCACATCTCATCGGTCGTGATGACATCCACGTCGCGAATATGGAACGCCGTGTTGGTGATTTCAATCCACTCATTGCGCTCCATGAATTCGGCTTCGGTCATACCCTGTGCCCATTCCGGGTGGTCACACTCCCCGAACAGGTTACCGGCAGCAATCTTGCGCATGAACACACTGGAACGCTCGAACACGTGTTTCGATTCGTTGTAGGTGTAGAAGATGTTCTCAGAGTTGAACACGTTCAGTGCGCCTAACAGCACGCGGTAGTAATCCCCATCACGCTGCAGTTGCTGAGGGTTGTTGACCCCGGCCAGCGCTACGCAGTTATAGCGCAACGTCATATTTTCCATGCAATCCTCCAAATTTTATCGCATAAAGATGTCTTCGAGCGGCTCGGCACGAACCGGGTCGTTGGTTAAGGCTGACCGGATACCACGGCGGAGTTCCGTGTCGGACAGTTTCGCCAGCCGAGACGTTTTGTTCAAAGAACCGTCACGTAGAGGAATGAATTGCACCGGGTTATAAATATCGCTATCCTTTTTCAGACTGGCGCGGAAAAACTCACGGACGTTTTTAGGATTACGTTGGATGTGGGCGGCGTAAACGTCGCGGTCTATTTGGTCGTTGAACACTTTAAACGTATTCCACAACGGCACATCGGCAAGTAATTCGGCGTGGTCGACAGCATTCATCCAAAAAGGCACATTCCCGTAATCGTACAGATACGAGACAATGTTGTACACGTGACCGGGTAAGCAAGAAAGCATCCGGTTCGGGAACACCACAGTGCCCGGGTCAAATCGAAACTCGTAATACGGCTCCCCAAATAAATCCACCTGTTCAAATGTGGTGGGGGTAATTTCAATCAACGTCGTAACGTTGGAGACGCCGTATGTTTTACGGTCAGTGGAGATGGCAAACAACCCCATGATAAGAACTTCAGAAGAGATGAACGCCATCTCTTTCGATGCAAACCCAACCGGAATGTAGATGTAACAACCCCCTTTGGTGAGGGTCATGTTATCCCGGTCTACTAAATCCGCATGCACCTTCTTCGGGTCACGCGAAGCTGTTTCAATGGCGTTCATTCTCTCTTCCTTATTCTAAATACAGGCTACCCAGTACCCAGTCCAGTACGTACTCAACCACTTCATCACGCGCAGCCACATCCGGCTCAACGCCGTCTTTCATGCCACGGTGAATCGCTTTGAGGATACGGCCTACCGACTCGTCACCGAACACATCGCGCGCCGCCACTTCAATGGCAAACTCGGTGATGTCCGTCGTCTGACGACCGAAGCACTTGTCGATGGACTCAGAGCACTGTTTACGTGCCACGTCGGCCGGGAAGCCCAGATGACCTTGTTCCGCCGCTCCAATCTGTTGATAGAACGAGTTCTTCAGGTTGGTACGGTGCAGGTTAACCCAGTCGGTTTCCTGTGCTGCTTTGCTGACTGCGCTGCGACGTGACCATGCAGAGACCAGCTGGTTCTGGTTTTCCAGCAGGTAGGTGGCGTTAGTGGAAACCGGGCCACCGTCTTCGTCTTCCTGCGAGTACACCGCGCCCAGCAGGGCTTCTGCGCAACCGCCTTGCTCGACGTACACGGAGTAGACTTCCTGACACACGTACACGTTCATGCTATCGCCATCGATAGAGAGCACGGTCTGACCAGCTTTCACTTTATCGTTCAACTGGTTCAGGTAAGTCATCAGCCAGGCGATATTCGCGACGGAAACGCGCGGCAGGTACAGATCCCACTTGGTCGACGTGATGCCGGAATCAACCCACGGGTTTTCCACGTAGTACGCCGCCAGCAACATGGTGGCTACACGCTCTTTGACCACACGCCATGCTTCAGGGCGGAACGGGTTCATGCCGCAACCGGCAATGGCCTGCGTCATCAGTTCAGCCGGGGTCACTTTCAGGTCGTTCAGCAGGATGACAATCAGGTCATCGTACGCTTTAGAGCCGGTCACTGGCACTGGCAGGTTAGCCGGCACTTGCAGACCGTCTAAACGATCGTACTCATAGCTCGCCACTTGCAGGTTCGGAACGGATTTCAGCATACCCTGTACGACCGGGGCATCAAAGATAGAGTCCAGCGCGATAGGCACCAGAGACCACTCCTCTACTACTTCAGTAGGGGCCGGCTCGTTAATCTGTTCAATCACAGAACGGATAAACGGTTGTGCCACGTTACGGGAGAAGTCCAGCAGACCGGCAATACGGCCGCTCGCCATTTTCACCAGCTCTTTCAGCGTCATCTCGTGTTCGCTAATCGGCACGAGCGAAGAGTGGGCACCGTCTTTAACGAAAGCCACTTCTTTCCCTTCGCCGAGGATAGCGCCGATTTTCAGCTCGTCCGGCAGACGATGAATAAACTCTTCATCGGTAATGCCAGCGTTCAGCAGAGACGGGCCAGACGCAGCACGGTTCAGTAAATCAACCGGGCTGTCCTGACAGGTCACTACTTTCAAATTGTTTGCCTTCGCGACGTCCATCGCTTGCGTAATGGCATTAAAAGAGTAGACGTTAATCATTATTGGTTATCCCCTTTGGATGCCGCTGCTTCCGACAGACGTGCTGCCATGCGTGCTGCTGTCATATCCGCGATATCGCGCTTAAGTAAACGCGCGCCGCCCACTTCACCACTGACCCCATTGCTGCTTTTGATAACCGCGGCAATGATTTCGGTTGACAACTCAACGGCGTTGGCCATGGTGAGATAGTTCAAACGCATCTTAGGGTTGTAGCTTGCGGTGTCCGTAGTCTGCTGCGGGTTAGACGCTGCCTGACCCGAACGCAGTTTAATCTGTTGAATAATATCCATGGTTAACTCCGGAAGTTAGATAACCTGCCGGGAGCGACCCGGCAGGGTGGTTTACATTCTCAGCAGTGGGATATTCTCCCCGGCAAGAATCTTCAGCACGTTCTTCCCGCTTTCAACAGCAATGAAGTTCGACGTACCGATGTTGTAGAGCGAGCCCACGATACGTGCTTCAACCGAGTTACGGCCAAAGTACACGTTGATAGGACGACCTGAATAAGTTTCGTTCGTGCCGACCATGCGATACTGCACCGTGGTTTTCAGCTGGTTCGCTACCACCGCTTTATCGCCTGCTGCCATCTCCGTTAAATGCGAGATGTAGAATTTCACACAGACAGACTGATACGCCAGTGGAACACCATCAACACGGTAATCGCCTGTTACCGCGCCAGTGGAGGTCAGCTCTTCATTCGAAGCCGCAGCTTCCCGTTTGCGTATCCGGTCGTACTTACGAACCTGCTCACCGACAGACGGAGACATCTCTTCGATTTCGCCGTGATAGACAATCTCGATTTTGTCCACTCGACCACGCACGCCAGCACGCGGTGCAAATGCACTCAAGTCATGCAGCGTCGCTGCGGACTCTTCTGAGAAGTTCTCCATATCGCCAGACAGGTTGTCGCTAAAGGTGCATAGGATGGTATCGATGTCCACCTCACTGCCCTCTTTGATAACCTCAAGGATGTTCTGGTTAAAGCCGATGACCACTTCCTTCGGTTTGGTTGTCTCTGCCTCTAACTGCTTCGCAATGGTACTGTCAATTGCGTTGGAGTCCTCGTACGTCTCTTCACCCTCTATCAGAACGACGGTCGCCAAAGCGCCATTCTTCCAGTTGACTTGCGTCGGGTTATAGTAGTCCGGGGCAAAGTGTTTGCTGTTGTACGTCATCACGGTTTTGGCTTTGAGCTTGTCGCCCTTCTTCCAATTGGTAACCATGTCATGCGGATAGAGTTGACCTTCGTGTGCTCCGAACCAGCGTCCTAGTGGGAACGACTCTTCAGTCTTGTCGGCATAACGAACGCGAATCGCATCAGGCGTTACGTCTAACACCGTTGCGTCTTTGTCCAGAATGCGTGCATGTTTGGTTGAGGTACGGTGTGCCACAAGTTTCCCCTGACCGGTTTGGTAAGGAGTAACTACGTGCCCCTCTGCAGCTTGTGCAGACCCCATTTGGATATTCACGAAGTTCCAACGTTTGTCATCGTCGATAAGTGAGTCAGGCGCCAACCCAACACAAAACGACATCAGACTCCCGATAGGTTGTCCGTCCAATTCCCGTGGTTTCGTCAACCCGTCCACCGTTGCAAACTGTGGATTCGCCGACAGGAAGGAGGTAATCCCTACGTCACCGTTATCGACGGTGTCGCCAGATACCACACCCAAATCTGACTTGGTAAACGCACGCGTGTGCTTCACCATGGTCTTACGGTCACGACCACCGGTACCACCCATGGTAATGACGTCTTTTTCTTTAATCGATTGGATTGGGTTCGCCCCCTGTGTTACCAACACAGATGGGTCGGAGTTAATCGCTCCCCAGACCAGTTCATTCGGCAGCTCAAAGCGGCGTTGTGAAACCGGTGCGTTCAGATAGTTACGGTTAGCTTTGGCCAGTGCCCCGTACAGATGGTAGGCCAAGCGCGCATTGCCCACGAACATCATCTCTTCGCCGTTAATCTCCGGCTTGGTGTGGTCGTTGGTCAGCATTTCATTTGCCCGTTCCAGCAGGCCGATAAAGGTTTCAGGTTCGCCCATGCGCCGCAGGATACGGGCGTGCATGTCATCAACGAAACCTTTACGCATCAGCGTCAGTTCGTTCACGTAGCGGGCAGTCAGTTTATCTCCTTCCATGAGCAGGTTCAGGTAGACGTCCTCACGCTCCATTTCCGACTCGGTATACGTGGTCATGTGCTTGAGGTACTTGTCCATCCCGTTGACGACCATGCGTTGCTGGTCGCTGTCACACATCACGACAATCTTCGCGTCAGCCAGACGGATAATCATGTCGTACTCAGATTTGTCAAGTCGTTGACCCGGCGGGAGCACCTCATAGCGAACCCCGAAGTGCTTGAGCATTCCGGTTAGGCCCAGATAGTAAGAGAACACAAAGCCGAGCGAGATAGATTTGCCCATGAGAGACAACTCGCTGACTTCCTTCGGCGCTTTGGTTGCATCGATAGCCAACAGGTCGGTAAGGGTACCCTGTGCTTCGACTTTGTCGCCTTTGACAATGTACAGTTGAGACTGATCGTCCATTGCGATCTGTCCCGCTTTCCCTTTGGCCACTGGCGTAAGTTTCTTCTTCGCCATGTCCGCCATGATTTCTTTGCCGAAGAACTCGTCCATCTTCTTGACGTCGAAGTTCCACATATACCCCATGGAGTTAAAGGTCGCCACACGGCGGGCCATCATGGTGTACTGTTTTGGCAAGACATACGCAGGGTCAAACACGTTCGCCAGACGCGCATCACTGATGTGCGTGTCTTTGATGTCAATGGCACGAATCACGACTTCGTTGGTTAACCAACGGCCGTAGTCGTTGACTACCTTCTCACTGCGGGTAACAAAGTTCTTACCGTAAGCAGTGGTCAGGGCCACGGTATCGTGTGCCACTTTACGGATCGGGATATCCACACGCTGACGACGCATGGTGTAGTCCACGCCGTTCGCCCGCCAGTTCCCGTCACGGTCCAGAATCGGCATCGAGAAGTGGACAGTCGTCGGTTCGCCACCCACCGGCTGAATACGCAGGCTGTGATGCTCAACGTTACCGGTTACCGCATACTCTTTCTCAACCCGGTGGTCATGAATCACCAAGCCCAGACGTTGTGATGAAGCAACTGCGCCTAAGATGTCTTTTGGCAGCATGGTTTTGTTGTAGCGACGAATCATCTCATCCGTCGTGTTCTCGACCCAAGAGTCCTCGACCAGCGTGGCATCCTTGAAGACCACTTCCGGCACCACTTCCAGTTCTTCGTCTTTAATCACCAGTGCATCGCCGTACGTCTCTTTCGGGTTGTACGGGTTCGGCAACTGTTTGAATTTGCCCGGTGCTTCTTTCAATACCTGATAGGCTTTCGCGGACAGACGACCGGCCTCGGCCAATTTATCCAGCTCTTGCTGAATGATGGCATCGTGGCTGATGGCTTTCTCCACCACGATGGTGGTTGGTTTCTGGTCTTCTTTCGGCTTGCTGACTTTGACTTCTTCTTCCGCATCAAACATCTGCTGGTCGAAACGGGCAATTTCGGCTTCCAGTTCAGAATCGTCCAAATCCTGAATCGGGGTAATGTCTTCAGCCGGGTCATGACGCTCAACGTGCAACTCATCACCCAGCGGGGTCACGAAGTCGGTGTCGATGTTCTGAATTGGGGGTTGGGTCATCACTGCCACAACGGTGCGGTAGAAACGACGCGCCATCTGGTCATCAGACAGCTTGCCTTTATCGCCATCGCGCAGACGTTCCAGCATCCCCAAGTTAATGGTGGTGAACGCTTGGTTGTGGGTCAGGATAATGTTGATACGCGACAGTTGGGTCATGTCCATCTGCCCAATCAGGGAGTTGTCACGATCGCCGTCGGCCCAAGCAAACAGCTCTAACAACCACAGCAGGTTCCACGACTGGAAGTTCTCCATCTTCCCTTTGTTCGTGCGATCAGCATAGGTGTTGCGAAAACGGTTGAAGGCCGGCATCGTGTCGCCCACATCAATCATGATGTAGTTCTGACGCGGGAACTTCGCCGCATCTTCCGCAATCTGGTCACGCATGGTAATCATCAGGTTACGCAGGCGGTCGTACCACGCAAAGATGGTGTCCGCATAACGGTAACGTGGCAGAATCGGCGCATAGTTCTCAACCAGCAGGGTACGCATATCCTTCATGATGACTTCTTCAGACTTCATGCGGCGCATCTGGCGGTTGTTACGGTGGTACTGCAGAATGGTACGCTCTTGTCCCTGCACCGGGACCGGGATAGGCCGACCGACTAACCCTTCGGCGGCCAGTTTAGCGTGGTGGCGAATCTGGGCTGGCTTTTCCAGTTCCAGAATCGGCAGGGTTTGCGGAGGAGCAATCTCCCCCGACATGTCAAAGCTATGGTAAATGGAACCGCGCGGGATTTTAAGTTTATCCAGCGAGATAATTCGCGGTGCACCGTACTCTTGCAACATACGCACCGAAAACATTCTATTAAACTGTTTAATCAGCAACATGACTAGGTCCTTTTGACCGGCGGCTTCAATAGCGCAGCGAGCGTTCGGTCAATGATGTCGTTGGTCGGGTTCATCTTGAAACGACCGGAAGTATCGAACCAGTATTCGCGGCTGTCGAGCCACTTACGGTTCTCTTCCAAAGCTTCTTCACTCATCACGGCATTGCTGGATGTCATGTCCCCGTCGTAGTCCCCGCCCAGCCCATTCAGTCGTGAAGGGTGTACCGCCATTGACTCAACAAAGTCGTTAATGTGACGCAGCGGAAACGAAATAGCAGGCTTACCTGATTTCGGTTCCCAGTTCTCATCAAGCTCTGTTTTCAAGGCAGACGGGGTGGTGGTTTCCAATCTTATGGTCGAGCTGTAGGTCGAGCCTCGGCCTGCGACTGGATAACGGGTAACAAATGTGAAGTAGTCGTTCCAGATGTCATACCCCGACAGGTAGAGTAACTCAACGAGGGTAATCCCGCTGACGTTCTCGCGCTTGAAGTTCGAAGGTAATTCATCGATATCGTAGAACACTTTAAACTGCGTGTCGTCCTGATAAATCAGGGCCACGTAGTGGTTCTTATCGATATAAAGTGGTTGGTGTCGTGCAGTACGGTCTTCCAGACGGTTGATGAGTTTTTCGATCCCATCGTCCGTAGCAAACTGGTCATAGACTTTCCCCGACACTTCCAGAAACTCACGTTTTAATGATTTGACATTAACCCCGTAAAGGTTTCCGTCCCCTGCTCGGATGTTGGCCAGATAGCGTTCACGAATGTAATGCTGGGCCACCGGAAGCAACGCCTTTAAGGTCTGCAACAAACCCTGACGGGTATCGGTTGCACGAATCTGGTCTTCACGGCCCATCTCAATGGAGCCGACCTGTGCTGAGGACAGTACGTTTCGCGTACCGTTCATGATTTTACGGCTGGTAACCTTCGAGCGCGCATAGCCTCGTTTACCGTCCATCAGCGTGAAGAAGTATTCCCAGATTTCATTAAAGGTGGACTGAATCCTCCAACGTACCGGGTCCGTAATCGTCGACGCCTGTGCCTTTTCAGGGACAGCGCGCGCCAACGTAATCAGACGACGGTAGATGGGGTTAATCTCTTCTTCTTGATCTCGCCCATCCTGACGAATCATCAGGTCACGCAGTCCGGCTGGAAGCACCAGCACATAGCGGCTCAGTGAGTATTGGCGAAATTTAAAAAAGAAGTCCAGCGTGTCATCACGCCGTAAGGACGTATTGCGTGCCGGAGTCAATTCAAGGTAGTGCTTCATGAAAAACGTGTAGCCTGTATCCGCGCCCGCATCCGTCGGCAGGGCAGGCTCGAAGTCCTTTTCTTTTTCGTTCCACGTGGCATAACGGCGACCGGAACAAATTTCTTCATAAAGTTGTTTAAGACCGAAGAGTGCCAGCGCAACGGTTGGCGAGATAATCTCCAGCTTAACGTCGATGTAGGCGAATGTCGCATCACGCTCTTCTTTTCCTACAGGCCCGAATACTTCGGTCGAATACAATCCCTCAGGGTGAAAGTTCTTGGTCATCCCCGCGAAGGTGTCGGTGGTGGTTATCGGTTTTAGGGTCGATACCAGACTTTTGTTGACGTTCAACAAATAGAAGTCTACCCAGTTCAGCTTTCTCACTGTCTACTCCACGGAAAATCGTTATGGCAAAGAAAAATGGTATTGACGATATCGATCTCGACAACATGGACGACTTCGATGATTTCGACGAACCACCCCGTCAACAAACCGGGAAGAGTCGCAATCCAATATTAGACACCGCGCGTACTGCGAGGAAGTCTGCGCTCGATTCGGTTTTCCCTGATGGTGAACGTACCCGCATAATCATGAAGGGGATGCCGAAGGCAACCGAGGATGCGTACGAAGGCTATAAAAATGTCGCGGACGCTGCGTCGGACGTCTTCTCTCATACAAAAGAGGAGCTTGTCAAGACTGAACGCGCGCTGAAAATGCAGACGCGTCAGATGGTTCCGACGATGCGCAAGTATCTGCCGAAGATGTTGGTTAATCCGGTAGAGAAATGGGCAAAGAACGTCGACCTCGGTTCAGGTGGTCAGGACTACGATCCACAACAGGCGGCAATCGACCGCATGATGTCGGATGTGTTCAGTGGCGGCGGTGATGCGCCACAGTCACAGGCTGAACAGCGTGAGATGCAAGAAGACGCAGTAGAAGACAAACTGCGTAGCACCATCGAAACAATGAAAGGCGACCAGAATCAGGGCCTGCTGATTCAGATTGCCAAAGACATTCGTCTCACCACCAATCTTCAGAAAGGGGTGATGATTAATGTCCAGCGTAAACAGTTAGAGCTGTCCTACCGTCAGCTGTTTGCACTACAAGACATTGCCAAACTCAAGCAGTCCGAGTTCGACCGTAACACACCGGCCCTCGAAGCTATCGTGAAGAACACGGCCTTACCGGACTACGCCAAAGAAGAGTTTGGTGAGATTACCGGGGCCTTAATGAAGCGTAAGATAGCGGAGTGGATTTCACCTGCCCGCTATGCTGAGACCTTCATTGAGCAAATCCGCGACAACATGAAGAAAAAGATATCGAACGTACTCACGGAAGGTCGTGGTATTTCCGATATGCTCATGGGGTCAATGATTGAAGACGACATGGACTTGGATGACCAGTCGGAACTTTCTCCGGACAAACAGCGAACAAACTTGGCCCAGAAAGGTGTCGGGTTGGGCGTCGGTTTCCTCTCTAAGCGATTCATTAACCCCCTGCGTGATAAGATGCTGGGTAAGGTGCGTAGTCGCTTAGAAGACCATCAGGGCGCGAATACGTTTGCTAACCGGGCCGCGTATAACCTGATGAACTTGCCGATGATTGCGAACTCCGCGATTTCAGGTGAGCGTGAGTCGGGCCTTGGGAATGTCTTTAAGGTCATGAATGAGCTGGGCATTGCGCCAAGCTACAAGCGTGAGAAGATTGACATTGGTGGGCGTGATGGAGAGATGCTGGCGGGGGTGGCGAAGTTCGACCGCCGTACGTGGCTATCTATCAATGAAGTCATCCCGGCATGGCTGGCAGAAATCAACCGCTCCATTCGTTGGGGTTACGGTGAAACGGTTAACCAAACCTACGACTTGACGACCCGCGGTTTCGTGGATAAGAAAGTGGTGGGTAACCGTGTGCGTAAACACGTCGCTGCGGATGCACAGCGTGAACGCCAACGTACCCGTATCAACGAAGTGATTGACATGTTCGATACCGACAAGTCAATGACCAATGACCAACGTCAGAAACTCGGTGCGTTCTTGGAAGACCGTATCTCCACCGCCCGTGAGTTCAATGCGGAAGCCTTATTGAAAGACGACCATGTCTTGGGTCGCTTCATGGGGGCTGAAGGCACGATGAAGGTCAAAGACCTGATTCAGAAACAGTCGAACGGGACGGGTGGGGCAGCGGAATTCTCGAACAAAATCAACTCAGAAATGAGAGGGTTGCGTGCGGGGGCGACGTCTTATCAGAAACGTGTGGAAGAAGCCCGCGCCATTTACGGTGACCGGGCATTGATTGATTCCGGTCTCTTCCGTTACGACCCGATTAAAGATGAGTTAGTCCCCGATGGGGATTTGACCGACATCTATACCACCTTCGGTACACTGGAGAGCGGTAAGACCAAATCTGGACGTTCCTTGACCCGCGAGCAAGAGATTGCGCGTAAGTTAGGTAATGGGTCGGCCATGGGGGATTTACTGCGTGACCGGTTTGGTACGTCGGGCGAAGACTTAGGTGCGGGTAGCGGGCCGAAAGGTAAAGGTAAACGGCAGAAAGGACGACCACCGAAAGGAGGGGGCGGTATCGGTCTGTCTGTGCAGGAACTCTCCGGGGTACTGTACGGCGGAGAGATGACCAACTTCCCAACCTTGATGCGTGAACGCGCCTTAAGTCAAGAGAGTGGTACAGGTGCAGGTGGTAGTGAAGCGATTGTCGAAGCCATCCGCATGCATTCCAGCAAAGACTTGGTGCAGCAAATCCTCGAGCATGTGAAATCGATGGACGAGCAAGGCATTCTCCTCAACTCCGGTGAGCCGGACTATGTTGACGAGGGGCCTGATCAAGACGGGAGCGGGGAAACCAGCGACCAGCGTAACTCTCGCCGTCGCCGGGCGAAGCGTCGGGCTAAACGCCGCCGTATTGCCCTACACCGTACTGGCGGGCTGATTAGCCAATGGTTCGGCCTGATGGGCGAGACGGCCGGTAAAGGGGTTGAAGGGATTGGACGGGGTATTCGTGGGGGTTATCGCGGTCTGCGTTCATTAGGGAATAAGGTGTTCGGGTCGGAAGGTCCGGGCTTCTTCTCGAAAGCCCTGAAGTTCGGTAAGGACGGGGTATTGTCAGGTTTCCGGGGCGTCGGGGCTATGGCGAAAGCCGCCATCGGTGCACGGGACATCTACAACTCCAATGGCGATGTGGTATTGGAAGGGAACAAGCTCAAGAACGGGCAATATTTCCAGAAGATTAACAACATCACCAAAGCCGTCTACAAAATCGACGACATCAACCTCAATGGGAACATCTACGACCCTGACGGGAAAGTGGTGGTCACCAAACAAACCCTGCAAGCTGGCGGGGAGCTGTCCTACTACAAAGGTGGGCGGTGGTGGAAGGTCACGGAAGTGCTGGGGTCAAAGGTCGGGGGACTGGCTAACACGCTGGTCACTGGACTGGGGAAAGGTTTTGGCGGCGTAGGCAACATTGCTAAGCGCGGCAAAGACTGGTTCACCAACTACCCTGACATGTACGTCGGGAATGAGCAGAGTCCGCGTATTCGTGCGAACATGATGCGTGAAGGCGAGTATCTGCTGCAGAAGGGCGGGAAGGTTATCTACCGCCCGGATGATATTACGGGTGCCGTGGTTAACCGGAAAGGTGATGTGATTATCAGCGAGGCTGAAGTCGCTAACCCTAACTTTAAACTGGTTGACCGTTGGGGTCGCGCCGTGCGCACACCGCTGGGACGCATGGTGGGGCGTATAACCGGGATAGGTCGTTTCGCTTTGGATAAGCTGAGTAAGATACCCGGTTACGTGCGCGGTATGAACAATCGCATCCGTAACAGCAAGTGGGTCACTGGCGTGAAGAAATCGCTGGGTGACAACTTCATTACCCGATGGCTGAACAAAGACTCTGGCAGTGGGGACAACAACGGCTGGTTCCGCAACAACACCATCTTCGGTGGTGGGCCTGCGAAGAAGACCAACCATATCCTTATCCGTATCTATAAACTCCTGAACGCACGGATGACCGGGGAACCGGAAGACGAAAGCTGGATTAAGGAGTTGGGTGAGGAGCCAGGTGCTAACGGTAAGCGTGCCAAAGAAGTGCTCCAACGTGCGAGACGACTTGCCCGCATTGCGCGCCGACGGGCGCAGCGTGAAGGGGTGGCGTTCCGTGATAAGGTCGGCAGTTCAGGCTGGTTTAACCGGGCGAAGGCAAAAGGTCAAGGCTTTGCAGGACGTGTGCGGGGGGCAATCGACTCCTACCGTCCAGACCGGTTTGATGATGAAACCAAACAACGTATCCTCGAGTCACTGGAAGGGCGTGACGATGATGTTGCAGAATATTATCGTGAACGTTTGATGGCCAAAGGAAAAATCAATCCGAAACTAATCCGCCAAGATTTGGATGAGGATTTGGCTAACTTGGCAGACCGCTTCCGTGGCCGTCTGGGGGCGCTGCGTTACGAGAACTCCGATGACTTCATGGGGCCGCGTCGTCAAACACACGGTATCCTGAAACGCCTGGGTCAACGTGCCGGTCGTGTGAAAGGAGGCATCGGGGGATATCTCGATGGGGCGAAGGGACGGTTAGACGCATGGCGTCATTCCCGTTCTGATGATTTTGTGGGGCCGAAGAAGTCCGAGGGTATTCTCGCAAAACTCACCCGACTGGTCGACATCTCTGAAGCATCATGGTTCAACACCATGCGCCAATCTTCAGAAGAAGCCGGTATGCCGGAAGGGATGCTCCGTGGGATGTTCAGTAAGTTTGGACAACGTGTGAAATTCAACAAGGATGGGGAGAAGCGCGACTACTTCCGTTGGTTCCGTCGACGTAAGGAACAGCGCGAAGACGGTGAGAAGAAGAAAGGATTCTTCTCCGGACTGTTCGGTAAAAAAGAGGAAGGCGGTAAAGGTATGCTCATGACTATCATGGGCGGCCTGTGGACAGCCATCTCTGGACTGAGCAAAGGGATTTGGGGCCTGACCAAAATCGTCTCCAAGTTTGCCTTGGGTGGGGCATGGAAAGCCGCGACGAAGATTGGAGGTGCGTTACTCTCGCCATTAGCGTGGTTGGGGCGTGGGGCATTAGCCGCAGGCAGTGCCATTGTGACGGCAGTAGGTTGGCCGGTCATTCTGGGTGTTGCTGCTGCCGGGGCTGCACTGTGGGGTGGGTATAAACTCGCCACCCGTGAACCGACCCGTTACCTCGACCGCATGCGTTTAGCGCAGTACGGCTTCCGTGACTACGACCTGTGGTCATCTGATGACGGCGCGAAAGCGAAGTATCTGGAAGACCAGCTGCGTAAGTACGTGGCGTTTGCGGCCAACGGTGAAGCTTCTCTGCGTGGACTGAGTGCGCAAGAGGCTGAGAAGGTCTCGGTCGGCTTTGGTATTGACCCGGAGAACAAAGGGGAACTGATTGCGTTCCACGCCTTTGCGCAACAGCGTTTCATTCCTATCTATTTACGTTGGTTAACGGCCATTCGTCAATTACAATCGGCTCCTCGCTTAGAAGATTTGGGCGATGATAAGAAAGTTTCCAAAGAGGACATGAAAACCCTCTTCGGTAAATTGGCGTTGGACAAAGACTCACCGTTCCTGAAGACCCTGACCGACCCACGCAAAGTGGACCGCGGTTGGATGTCGAAAACGTGGGATGCGGTGACGTTCAGCGACCCTGACCTGTTAAGTGCTGATGAAGTCATCAGTGTACAGAAAGAGGTTGAAAGCGACATTAAACGTCGCCGTGAACGTCGCGCCGACCGCATCAAACGTTTAGCGAACAAAGAGACGTTTATCAAAGAATCTACGGCGGTCTCTGACCAGTTCGCCGAGATTCGTAAAGACGATGAGAAGCGCAAAGAGAACGAGGTCAAAGATGGTGACGGGAAATCGACCGACATTATCGAGATGCAAGTTGAACAGGTACAAGCGCAGAAGAAAGACTTGGATGCGTTGCAATCGGTACGTCTGAAAACGTACGGCCTGAAAACCCTTGAGCCTGCTCAGGTGAAATCCTTGCTGCTGTTTGAAGATGCGGTGTTGCCGTGTATTGATAAACGCAGTGGGAAGTTTGAAGGTAAGATTGAGAACCTGCTTAACGGCCTCGTCCCGGGTGTGATGCAGACCAACCGTAAGAGTGACCTGATGACATGGTTCACCTTCCGTTTCCTCCCAGCGTACGTGACGTATGTGTTGGCGGTTGCGCGTTATGCGCCAGCGGCTAACCCGAACCGTCTGGTACTGAGTGGTGGCTATCTGTACGAAGTGGCGTTAATGACCTCACGTGCACAGGCTGACCGTAACGGCTTTAAAGAGTCGGTATGGACCATTCCAATCAACCCGTTCGGCGGACCAGCGAATGATGATGCCGGTACCATTACTGACGAACTCGCAACTTTAAAAGAGTTGTCGAAGAAAGCAGACATGGCTATCCGCAACGTGCTCGATGCCAAATCGCTGGCAAAACGAATGGGGTCGAAAGGCGGGAAGGTTTACGAGAACGGGGGGAGTGGTGGCGAACGTGAGCGTCTTGACTCGGCGCTGTACAACTCTGACCAAACCGGGGGTAGCGCTGATGCACTGCGTAATAACGTCAGTAACACCATCAGTGCGGCCAATACCGGTATCAGTGGGAATGGTGGCGTAACAGGCGGCAACGTGCCTGACATTGGTAACGATGCGTTTATGCGTGACCAAGGACTCACCATGGGCGAAGGCGGTCAAGGCGATTACATGTCTATCCGTCAGTCCGGCCGTTCTATTCAGGACATCATTACCGCAGCTTGTCGTTTAGTGGGCATTCCGCCATTACTCGGCTTGACTATCGCGATGATTGAATCGGGGATGAACCCAAGCATTAAAGCCAAAGGCTCGAGTGCAACCGGTCTGTTCCAGTTCACATCCGGTACGTGGGATGACATGATGAAGCGCTACGCCAACCAGTACGGTATACCTGCAGGGACTTCGCCAAAAGACCCGGTAGCCAACGCCATTCTGGGAGCGCTGTACCTGAAAGAAGGCCACTCCGTGGTTAAGCAGAAGACCGGTTCAGACCCATCGGCCACGTCTATCTACATGCACCACTTCTTAGGCGCGGGCGGGGTATCGCAGTTCTTGAATGCGATGCGTCAGAACCCGAACGGAAGTGCGGCAGCGGCTATGCCGAAAGCAGCGACGGCGAACCCATCTATCTTCTATGATAAATCGGGTAACCCACGGTCGTTTGCCCAGGTATACAATCTGATGCGTCAGAAAGTCTCGGCCGCTGAAGCGAACGTGCGTCAGTTCGCCCCGGGCAGTACGTCATTGTCCGGTCCGGAAATGGGGAACGTGCCGGCAGAAAACGCCGAGCGTCGTGATGAGGTGATTGAACAGAAAGGGGCCCGTGATGGTCAAGCCATTGCGGAAAGCGCGGGCGCGAGCAGCGTGCCTAACCCTGCTGGGGTGAAAGCAAGCGATGCGCCGCCGGATATGAGTCAGCCAATGTCGACCGCGGCAGAAGGTGTGTCTCAGACGTATCCAACCGTGTCGCCGGAACAGAAAGAGAAGTATCAGGCGGCAGCACAAACTGCCGCTGTCGGCAGCGACCCAGTGTCCTCAGCGCCAACTGAGACACCGGCGTCGGTTAATGACAACTCACTGTCCATTCCGCAGCAGTCTCTGAATGTTCAGCGTCAGATGTTGACGCAACTGATTACGATTGCCACGGCTGTTACCGGTGGGGCGTCTATGGGCGGGGCAGGTGACCGTTCCGCAGGCGCGCAACCGTCTGCAGCACCGGGCGCAAAAGTTGTGCATGGCGAACCTACCATCGCGACAAACCGTATCACCACACAGTAGTAATCATGGGGGAGGGCAACCTCCCCCTTTAACTGGAGTCTAAAATGGCAACCACAGAAAGATTATCGGACCAATCTTGGGTGCGTTCCGTGTTTGGGTTGGCACCGCAAATGGGGGACAACCGGTTACGTAACTTGCGCATGTACAGTTCAGCGTACTTCGCATCATCTGATACGACCATGGGTGGTAACCAAGCGCTCAATGCGCCACCGCAGTTTACTCGCTTTGCTGACCCTTCTGTAGGTGGCCTTTTTGCTAACCCGCTTAACTATTCACGCGGCGACCAACAAGAGAAGATTCAGGCACAAGCGGAAGTCGGCTCGTACACCATGGGCACCTATTATCAGGAGTCGATTGAGGAGAACGCCTTCTACGTTCACTGTCGATACGGTAAGCCGAAGTACCTCGGAGTCGTGGCATTCTTTGCGAACATGTACGATTCAAACTTGGCATATTTGGCCCGTACCGGTGATTACACCCGTATCATTCGCACCGTCGCCTCGTGGGTGACAGGTGCAGCAATTTGGGCAGCCACGGGAACGGTAGCTTTCGCCGCTATCCTGATTATCCCGCGCATCATCAAAATGGTGTTGAACAAGCAGTCGTCGAAGTATTACTACGTACGGCCCACGATGCACTTGTACTTGCGTGCGGTACAGAACATCGTCAACACCCAGCTGTTGTATCGTCGCCTTGTTCCTATTCAGTCATTAGGTCAATGGAACGTGTACGATGACAAACGTCAGCAAGCGCAGATGAAAGGTATCGACAAACCAGAAAACAAATACTTCAACGACCGTAAAGACCTGTACGGGATGTTACCGGGTATCTGGAAGTCGAGTGGTGAGTTTGACATCTACAAGATGATTAACCGCTACCAGACACTGGCGAACTATCAGGCGAGCATGCTGGAGCAGATTTACAATGACGGTAGCAACACGGAAGACGTCGAGGCTAAGCTGGAGCGTTTCTACCGTAATGCCCGTTATACCCAACAGGTGCGTGAGTCAGCGCAGAAGTACGAAGTCTCGTTGGCCGATTTGGAACTGTATCACAAGTCCAATGCCGGCTATTTAGGGATTGACGATGCGAAAGCCGCCGAAGCCGAAGGGACACTGAACCAGTTGCGGCAGAACTATACGCAGCAGCAGACCCCTTCTGCAGATGGTACAGCTCCTGAACCGGTGATGACCACCAGTGGCGTCGAGAAACTGGCGACCGGTGGCCTGACCGACGAAGAGATTTCGAAGTATGCCGACGAAACCGGCGGGAAATCCATGGGCGACCTGTTTGGTAGCTTCGTAGATGGCGCTGCAGAGGCCGTCAACAAGCTCAAAACACAAATCGGTACCCAAGCCTTGTCTGAGCTGCAAGATGGCGCACAGTGGGTTACATGGCGTATTGATGGACGTGATACCACACAGCGTAGTTGGTCGAACTCCACCAAAGAACCGGAAATCTCGGGTAAAGTCAACAGCATGACCTCGGCAGCCCGTAGTCTCGACGTCAATACCTCCGGCGGGAAAACCGGTGCGGACTTTGTCGATGGGGCAATTGAGGGGGTGAAGTCGGCGTTAGGTGGGGCACTTGATACGCTGCACTTAACCGGGCTGGCGGCGCTTTACAGCCAGTCGGTGGTCGACTTCCCGGAAGTGTGGGATTCCTCGGATACTTCCGGCGATGACTTAACGCTCAACATCCCATTACGCGCATGGTCAGGTAATGACTTGGACGTGTTCCAAGAAATCATCGTCCCGATTGCGTTCTGGATTGCTGCGGTCTGCCCGCTGTCGACCGGTAAACAGTCGTACATCCACCCGTTCTACCTTGAATGTTATTCCCGTGGCCGCTTTGCCTTCCGTAACGCGATGGTGACCAACGTCAGTATGACCTTTGGGGTAGGTAACTTGGGTTGGCGTAAAGACGGTATCCCGTTGAGCGTGGATATCAGTGTGACCATTAAAGACCTGTCTCGTGTAATGCACATGCCGCTGGTAACCGACCCGTCCGTGTTTGATGACGATAATAAGTTCTCAGACTTTATGGCGGTGTTGGGTGGTGCGTCATTACATCAGCGTACCAAAGGGATTGAGATGCTGAACATGAACTGGAACAAATGGCTGATGAGCTGGAAGTCTGCTGCGTCAGTGAGTAACATCACCAACGCCGTAATGGACACCCCACCTGCCCGTATCGTGGCAGCGTTCATGGGCGGCCCGTCTCGACTGTAAGAAACAAAAAAAAGAATACACCCCCGATGGGGGGTGTACCTTTTATTTTTTTATCAATAGACCGGGATGCGGGCAGCCAGGTCACCGTGGCTAAACACATCAATCGATTTATTGGTAGTGGTTCCTTTGGCTTTGTTCACGCCGAAGGTAAGTTCTTCTTCGTCACAGGTGCCAATCTCCACCGCGGTGACGGTACGCAGTTCAAGGTTCGCTAAGAAATACTGCCCCGCAGGACAAGCATCCCCAGCATAAGCGCGAATCAGCATAAAGCTACCGGCCTGAATTGCAACCTTGTTGTCGTTCATTCCCACGACGGTCTTAAACTGCGGACGCATGGGCTCAGGCCAACTTGCCACTTCTTTAAACGAGAGCGCCAACGCGTGGCTAGAGAAACTGAACAGCGATAAACACATGACGACCAGGAGTTTCTTCAACATGATGAATACCTCACGAAAAATAATTAAAAACGGTGTCCCCGAAGAGACACCACTGTGTTATTTAAAATACGCTAACGCGTATTCGATTCCGGCGTCTGTCGCCGTAAAGACAATGTACAACGCGTTCTTGTAATCAAAGTCTGCAGGAGGCTGTGGTGCGGCCATCACCATATCATGCGGGGAACCGATGAGCTCTTTGCAGACGACTTTCTTGATTGATGGGTCATCAACCAGAGAATAAGCACTGGACGAGTTCACAATTCCGGACGCTTCGTAAGAGGCGATCGGTTTCACTTCAAGCTGACCAACCACACCTTCAACAGGGAGTTGGGCCAAACGCGATAACTGCACAATCGCCACCGGTTCAGGGAAGCGCTTTATCAGACCAGTGAGGTATTCAGGGTCGAGTTTGTCCAGCACGATGGTCAGATTATTAACGTACAGGTCTTCGTCGCTGTACTCGAGGGTGTTTAGCATTGACTGCTCCATGACGCTTCCTTAATAAACGATAAAATAGGTTGTGGTTTTGTTTTCAATGTCGTGGTTAGCCCACAACAACATATCGTTTGCACCGGCAGGAACAGATCCCTGTGCAAACGGGACAGCCTTTTGCGCGACCATAGCAAGGTGCGCAGCCACTTCCGGGTCAGTAATCCACCCGCGGATAGTGGCGGCTTTGTACAGCGTCACGAATTGTTCTTCGTTGATTTGACGCATCACCGGCAGACGGTTTTTCCAGTGCTCGTTCGTCGGTGGGGTGCCGATAACTGTCAAGTAGAAGTCGTGTTCGAACTTGCTACCTAACTCGTCCAGCACCCAACGGGCCAGGCCGAGATTACCAATGGGTTTGTCATTGATAACGATCTGGTCGTTTTCAATCTTCAGTTTGTTCGGCATTGTCTCCGGCTCCCCAATAGGTAACGAAAGTGCGCGGGTCTTCGTTCTCGCCCGGAATGTAAGACAGCACGAGGTCACGGCCAGTTAATACTTCGCGCCCGTCTGCACGCACTTCCCACTTCTCAGTCGAGGGGACGCGCGACTTCACACACGTTAACCCGTAATGTCCGTCAATATCATTGGTGAGGTTACCCATGGTCAGGATAAAGTCAGCTTCACGCAACGGCAACGGCTCGTACATCGGCATCAGAATCTGATCGTCCACTTCTTTTGGCAACGGGGCCAAGGGGTTGGTGGTCAGAATGATTTTGAACTCGCGATCTTTCGCAAACTGGCGGATACGCTCACACATCGCGACGATTTCTTCCGATACCGGTTCGGAGGTCATCCCGTTCAATACCAAACGGTGGTCTTCAGTAAAATCGAATTTATTCATCATATCCTCGGAAGTAATTGACGTTAGACGCTCGTACGACACCCGACCAAATTAGCGAGTGTACAAGAGTACACCCGTAGCCGATAATCGACAGGAGAACTAATAAGGTTAGAACCGACCGCCAGAACTTTTTGCGCATTTAAATTGGGACCTCAGGAAGGTTTACATAACTAACGGGTGTGACGTTAAAAAATTACTCTTCCTCATCTTCGTCGTCATCCGCAACGGGGTCACGGGACTCGACACGAAAGAGTTCATCAATAACCACCCCGTCGTATTTGCGGCGGTGGAGAATGAGTACGGTTAATTCCCGCCAGTTGGTTGGGAGTTCTTCCACATCGTTCAGCAGGGCCAGACGTGCCCCTTCGGTGATGCGGATAAAGCTGACGTGCTGGATGCTCGCATCTGTCATCGGTGGACTGAGTAAATTGTCCGGGTTATCGGGCGCGATAATCACCGCCTCGGTAATCCCTTCAAAGAAATGCAGTTGCCCTAATACGTTTGGCGCATAGCGAGGCTTACCGTCAACCAACACAGCACGGTTATTACAACTTATCTTCTTCATGAAAACTCCACAGTTAAAAATAGAAAGCCCCAACCCCGAAGGGTTGGGTGCTCATTAAATACTGGTGACATTGTCCCAGTAATCGGCAAGCATCACTTGCGTCTCTTCGTCTTTCGGACGAGAGGAGTACACTGCCTCCACTTCAAACGGAATCAGGTCACGGATACTGTCAGTAAAGAACTTCTCGACCTCCAGCTCCACTTTGACTAAATCGCCGTACGCGGTGCTTTGACGTAAAGTGTCAGACAGCTCATTCAACGCCTGAATGTCCGGCAGGTTAGGATGCTGGGGTACGATATGGAAAATATCGATGTCCCAATGCTTTGCACCTTGACCCATCAGTTCAGGACTGGCTTCCAGACGAATTCGGCGGAACAGGTGCGAGTTAAACCCGTCAGCATAGAACGACAACGCCATCGCAAAACCGACATCGCTGTTCTCTTCCACAGTTTCGTTGTTCACCCGTTGCTTGTACGTCAGCTGTGCCCCATCCGGACGAATACGGCAACGACGACGAGCACCTTCAATAGGCATCAGGATGTCGAGTGTCGGGGTGCTTTGCTGCTCACCCAGCCACTGCCAACCCGCAGACGTCGGCTTCACCCACATGCAATACTCTTTCTCTTTCTCCGTGGAGATTGATTCTTGAGCTGCCTGTTGATGGCCCCACTCCTTGTCTTTGTCCAGCCCTTGAAGCAGGGCATTCAGACTGAAACCACTCATACGGAACCCTCAGTTATTTTCGCTTGTAGCGCGGCTAAATCGAAGTCCGAATCATTGGGATCGATATGCTCCAACAAGCCAGACAATAAGTTAGGTAGCCATTCGCGGAAGTCCGGGTATTTCACTTTACCGTTGTACACGTAATAGTGCGTCAACGTGAAACCACAATACACCATCATCGACAAATAATTACCCAGTGTCACATTATTGTAACGCAGCTTGTGTAACTTTCCGGCCAACGCCCAACGAAAACGCTCCAGCGACTCTTTCGAGAACGGCCCCGTGCGGTATTTCGTACCGCCGTAGATGTTGGACTTGAGTATGCGCCCTAAGCGAATTGCTTCTGTACCGGTTACGGTCCGCAATTTCCGTAGGCTCGGATACGTATCTTCCATATCTGCCATGTTAAAAGCGTATTTGGTGGCCAGTGTCCAGTCACGAATGCGCAGCCAGTGGTAGTAGCCTTCGAGCGTAAAGAACGTGCCGTCGGGTGTGTCAAACGGACCCTCACTGAAATTACTTGCCAGGCGACCTACTGTGGTGCGACCGTCCGAATAGATATTGACATGGTTGACCCCGTCAGTACCGTCATCTTTCTCACCCGTAATAGGCACGGCACCGATGCGGCGCATGTGAATGAAGAATTCCGTATCGCGGTCGTGACGAACAGGACCGGGATGGTGGCTCAGTGACCGCACACTGCATTTGGTGACGTCGTAGTCATTGGCATTCGCCTTCGGTATATTTAAACCGTTACGTTGCGCCATTGCCACGCCGTACGTCGCGTCGTATTTCCCCGTTTTATAAATCTCGAGTAGCATTAGCTCAGACATCCCCACTTCGAACTTTGACGGGAACACCTGCTCTAACAGCATATCGTGTCTGATACGGGCAATGACTTTCTCTTTACCGGCTCCTTGGCAAGACTGGTCGTAGCGCGTACCCAGCGTTAACACTCTCAACAGTCCTGCGAGGCGTGTTAACGGTACTACTTTCGGGTCAATTGTAGTCATACTCGTTCCCACTAAAAGTTGTTAGAGATGATGGTGTCCACATCTTCTCTACGAACGATGCCGAAGACGGCGCAGAACGGACGTTTGTCAGTCGTTAAGAACGCCTGATACGCCGTATCGTTCATCAGGGTGAAGTAATAGCAGCTGTGCCCGGTGTTGTCGTAGGGGTCTTTATCCCAGTTCGGATCGAGGCTATCAAACAGTTTCTTCAGACGACTCCCGTATTCAGCATACGAGGTGTCACGAGAATCCGAGGCCCAGAAACTGACGCTGCGCATCATGTTTGTGATGACCAAATCGGCAATGGCCGCTTTACGGTTCGCATCCAGTCGACTGACGTAATGTTCCGTCGAGGACAATGAACCGGATGCCGACGCACGGATAGCCAGCTCATCGAGCATTGCTTTCTGCGCATTCACATCTTTGATTTTATCGAGCACATCGTCCAGCATATCGGGGGCATCCCACTCGATAAGCTTATCGGACAAGCCGTAAATCAATGCTGCAGCACCGCTAAGGTCAAACACATCCCAGAGGTCAGACTGTTTCGCGATGCGGTTAATGACGTCCGTCACGCTGGAGACAGAAGCAAAGTCCGCTCCCTGTACCGCCGTGAAGACTTCATTCCACACCATCCCCATACTCCCTTCGCCCATCACTTCATTCGCGGCTTTGCCAATGAGGTTCTGCACGTCCGGAGAGAGTCCACCTAAACCATTACCACCCAGTCCAAACGATTTCTCGATGCGACCTTTCACTGAAGAGAAGTCTAAACCGAAGGAACCGTCTTTTGTGGTGACCAGACTTTTCAAATCGCGGAAGTTGTTAAGCCCCGTAATACCTTTTGCAGCGTCGACGACGTCGCCACGGGCCAGTTTGGTACCGGCCTCTTTTAACTCGCTCGGTAAAGCGTTAACCGCCTTCTTCGCAAAGCTCCCCAACTTTCCAGTGGGGTCAAAATACTTCAGTACGCTGTCCCCGAGTTTATCCATCCCCTCAAACGGCGTTGCTACCTTGCGCAGCAGCGGGTCTAAGTCGGGCAGTAAACCTTTCGGGTCAGTTTCAAAGATGGTGGGTCGGGTAGTTGGGCCAGTACCGCTGCCGGCACCACGAACAGACGCGGCTTTAATACGTTCGCCGAGCTTGTCCTGATAGTCTTGCAGTTCGGTCATGGCCTGTACTAGCCGCGGGTCAGGCTGAACAGTATTACTCATCTTTACCACTCTTAAACGTATGCTTCGTCAAATCGATTTTGAAGTAACACTCAATCTCTTTCCCGCTTTCGGTGGTAAAGAGAAACGCCATCTTCAACTCGCGGACATCAATAGCCTGCAGAGCTTTCAGGAAGAAGCGCCATGTTAACTTCTTGGTTCGACGAATGGATTGTTGAAGGTTATGACGTGCATCGTTACGGCGCGATTTAATTTGCGGACAGTTTTTCGGGTTGTTCACATAAGCGATTAACAACTCCTTCCACCGACGGCTATCAATCTTGTACGCAGCAATGAACTGCCAGAACAATTTCAGTAAGATGTGTTCCATGACCCGAGTCGCGGTTTTATCCGGGTTGTCAAAGAACCGATTCAGCGTCCGTCCCACCGATTCGGTCGAGACTTCTTCATCTTCTTTGTTCACTGCTCTCAGGTGATCCGTTTCCGGACGGGTGATTGCAGAGACGGTCTTTGACTCGCCCCAGTTTCCGCGTTTCGCGGTTGCCGTGACACGTAATGACTGAATCTTGAGAAACACTAAGCCTTCAATAAACCGCTTCCATGTTAAATCAGGTTGCAGGTGCTTAATGCTACCACGACTCAATGCGGTGGTGAGACGAGACATGCGTTCTTCGGGAGTCGCTGTTGACTTGCCGACGAATCGCTCGTCTTCCACATACTCCTTTACGAGACGTTTCCAGATAGCTGGGGTGATGACTAACGTATCGTTAAGATCCCAGAAACACTTCTGTAGATATCGGCCTGTAGGCGGGTCTTGCGGTGGCCCGGCTTCTATCGAGTTTTGTAAGTCGTCCATTTTCCATCCTTGCTCCAAGGTTGGCGGTGTTGTTAGAGAAAGTGTTCCACTATAATCTCTAACTCTCGTAAGACGGGTTGGGTTTGTCGCCACAGCACGTCTTCTTCTGATCGACTATGCCGATTGAAGTACACAGCTTCGTACGTAACCAGAAGTTGTCTAATAACTGCCAGCTGCTGACGGACTATATCAGAAGAGGTTGTCTGAAAGAACTGGTCTTTCCAACGTGGCAGGGGTAAATCTTTCTGACGCGATAACGCATCAGGGATAGGGTGATAATCTCCTCCTCGTATCACACGTTCAAAGTTTTCAAGGTGCCATTCCAGCCGTTGCTGCAGAATATTGAAGTCCGCAACGCTGCTGTCAATCCGGCCAAATAATGGCAACGGGGCATAGTTTTCAGAATTGTATTCTAACGGCTCTGTAAGCAGTTCTAAGCCAGTAATCACGTGCAGGTATAGATTGTTACTGTTATTATGAAACGTGGCTAGCAGCTGCTCTCTACGACGTTTATAGAGACGCTTTCTAAACCACCCCATGCACATTGATAACATATATCCGTTTCCTTTTAGAGAGGTGCTGTATGAGCGAGGAAATAAAGCTGAAGCATCAAAGCTTCGAAGGTGACGTTGCTGACGATGTTGCGCTTGAGCGCCATACTCAGGGTATACGTGTCGTCGTTGCCGATGCCATTATGTCCAAGCCTGCCAGTTCATTAGACAAAGACGAGATTAACAGTCTCAATAAAATGCTGTCAGGTATTGATGGGCAAATCACGAACCGTCGGCGAATTGCGGCACAAGAGAAGTCGGCAGACAAAGTGGGCGATTTGGCCAACGCCATTAACCAAATTCTCGGTGAACGTCTCGGCGCGAAAATCCAACGCCATGACGAGCCCGCTGATGTCCCCGGCGATTACCACCCTGAGATTCCAGATATCCCTGCGGCGAATCACATTGACGGCGAATTGTCCGCGGTCGGTGAATCTATCGACGTAGAGCAAATCATGGAAAACGAGTTCAGCAAAATCAAATCGAACGTTTCGGCATAATGTCCAACCCGGGTACGTGGCAGAAAAGCTCAGCTTTGAGCGTTTCAACAGCTACGTACTCGGCAAGGAATTTTTTTGACTCGGTAAACGGGTCGGCCTTATCACGTTTAATGGCTTCAATCGTTTCCGGCGTCAACTCATCAGTGAGGATACCGGGACGATGAATCACAAAGCGGGGAATGCGATTACCTAGTCGTTTCGCATTGGCTTTCATCCACGGATAGAAGTCATAGGTGAACCACCCATCCCACGTGGAACGCAAGTATTCCGGCGTCAGGTCTTCGAGTGAAATACACACCACGTTAACCTGCACCATCGGGAACAGCTCCGTGAAAACTTGCTTGAATTCGTTACGTTCAGTCACGTTCAAATGACTGTACGGATACAGATTGATGGTAACGGTTGGGCGCTCGATAGGGGCGGACAACTTAATGGCTAGCAGGTCTTCTTCGAGACGCTCGCGGAACGCTTTGATAAATTGCGTCGGCAGGGATGCTTTCAGTACCTCGATATCTCGGGTGGCATACTCTTCCACGAAATTATCGATACCGATGATTTTGGCCCACACTTCTGTAATGCGTAAACGGTACGCATCCACATCAAGCTTCTCCAGCAACTCTGGATAACGGACGGCGACCAGTCCCAAACGGTCGTCTACCAAACAACTAATGTCTACCAAACTCCGACGCGTGAATATCATTGCGGTTTCCCTATGTTACTACCAATGTGCATGGCGGTGTAATACGCAGCCCATGTACGGGTGGATTTTGCAGAAGTGCGCTCAGCCCCCGGAATATGGATACGCCCACGGCCGGTCATGCGTAACGCCTGATAGAAAGAACGGTTAACAGCTTCGTTACCGCCACGCGCATGCAGAAACTCCTGCAGCGACTCATCGAGTTTATCGGAATAGATAATGTAGGCTTCCGGGAATGAAATCCCTGAGGCTTTTGACGGCCCGGTTACCTGCCCGGTGAGTTTATCACGAATCTTATCGTGCTTGGATACCGACATTTTCTTTTCCAGCATCTGCGTCTGGCGACGAATCGGCAGCAGCAATACCAGATGAGGGTGACGGGTCAGTGTGGTGATACCGGTTTTCGGTTCAGTCAGCCACAATTTCTCAGACAGGGGTATCCCCATCTTCTCAGCCACTTTGATGTTGTTCTGATACGAGATTTGTGTCTTACCACCGACAGGTTGATAAATCGGAATGCCTAAGCCTGCCATCTCAACGAACTTGTCGTCAGACATAGCCGGAATACATTCCTTGGCGATTTTCGTATTGATACCGGACGGGTCAACCGCATCCAGCACCGAATAGATATACGCCTCGGCTTTTCTACGCAGCTGTTGATTCAGTGCCATCTTTCTTCCCCTGCGCAGCTTTTAATACCGGGTGTACACGGTTTTCCAAATCTTCCACCCAGTACGGAATGGCGTCATTGTCCTCCGGCACTTCGAAGTCCTTTGCCTGTGGCTTCACGCCGTGTGCTTTTAACAACCCAGCGAAATGCTGGTTCACACGGTCAGAGAATTCATACAGGGTAGTTGCCGGTGGACTACAACAATCAACAAATTCCTGAGCGAGGCTGTGGTCAACGCCTGCAAGACCTTGACGCAACCGCTCTACTATCACGTCTTGATAACGCATGTTTAAAGTCCTTTAGGGTAGGGGTTGCCCCCTACCCGGCCAAAAGTTATTTTTTCGCAGTGAGGAACTTCGGCTTAAGACCTTTCAACGCCATGTCTAACAGCGTCTTCACAGTGACGCAACGTTTGGACGTTTTTGTCTCTTGGTCTTTAAACTGCCAATATTCTACCGTGTTGTCCAGGATTTCATCCCAGTCGTACCCGGCTTCCTTCACTTTGTCGTAAAGCTCTTGTGGCGTGATATGGTACTCCGGCTCCAGACGGAACCAGTTGTTCTGCATGTAGGCTAAGCCTGCAGTAATTTCTAACGCACGCTGTAAACGACGGTTCTCTAACGCCATGTCAAAGATAGTCGTACGACCGAATTTCACACCCGGCAAGAGTTGGAGCTCATAGAAATGTCCTGAACGGTTAAAGCCAAAATCACCGGTCAGGGTTTCTTTCAGGTAATACCACAGCGACAGGTGCGGCATAAAGCCCAGCTCCTGCGAGTAGATCATATCCATCTTCACACCGGTTGGGCCTGACTTGGCTCGGAACTGAGTGTAACGGATAATTTTCAGATCGTTAACGGAACTACTTTTCCCTTTCAGTGCCGCGGACGGGAACATCGGTTCTTCAACCCCGGTCTTGGAGTTAAAGCTGCTTGGCTGTTTACAGTCCCCGGAGTGGGTCGCTACTAACAGGGAGTTGGTGAGGAAGGTTACCGCACGGCCCGGCACGTTAGCGAACTTGATGTTGCCTTTGAACTCATCGAGCTTCTTGCCCGGTTCAATACGCCCCATCTGCATGTTGTCAGTGATGTGAACCACAAAGCCCATGTAGAAATGACCACGAGCCAACGCGTTCGGCCAACGACCCATCATGTCGGACTTCTGTTTGGCATCCTGCGCGGCTAAGGCGTTCTGCTCAGAGTCACCCACATTAGAGTCATCACGGGCATCTTCCATCTTCGAGGTTTTCCACTCAGACAGAGAATCGCAACCGTACGCCCACGGGTTGAGCATCTTTTTGTTTTCTTTACGAATCGGGTCAGGGAACGGCGTCTCACGCAGGTTCTTTCTGGCCATGTATTGCTTGTAGCGGTCTTCAACTTCATCACGGATGTAGTCGGCCCACCACTGCTCGCCCGGTACCAGTTCGGAAGATTGCATGTTAAAGCAACCTTTTTCCATCATCACTTCAACCGCGTGCTCGGCGTAATCGAAATCCCAGCCGTTCGCTGTACAGACACAACGCACCACGGTCTGCATACGGGAGAGCTGTGCAGACACTTCGGTGTCGTACTTCGATGCCCACTCTGCACGATAACGCAGCAGGATGGTCATGATACAGTAATCAAGCAGGAACGACTTAAAGGTGTTACCGCGCCCTGCGAAGCCCATGATGTGCCCAAAGCCACCGTTGAGGTACCACAGGCCGTCATCGCCCTTTACGTACTCGCCCAGCGCATGGTCAAAAATTGTCCAGATATTAAAACGTGGGCGAATAGCCTCACCTTGAGTAGCCTTCTTCGGACCAGCCATCGTAGTGCTCCATTTGAAATGTGGGTTAGTTATACATATCTTATCGTCGAGTTGTAAAAAGTATCATTAGTATGATTCGGACCCTTAACCACAAGGATTTATAATGAATATCCGTGACATCGCGCCAGCAATGGCGACCATGGTCAGTAACGTGACCACCATCGTTCCGCGTTTCTTCAGCGGCACGAAAGACGACGTCGTACTGGCCACCCACAACGATGTCGAGGAAGTTAGCAAATGGATTAAACGTGAGCAGTACGCCAACTTCCTTGGCATGCAGGTTCCAGTCCCGCCGGGTTTTAATGCGTACATGTTCGACCACATCAAACAACTGGAAGATGTGTGGAAGGTGCTGGAAGGGATTGTTGATGGGGTACTGAAGCCCGTCAATAACGAACTGGCAGGACTGGCTAACGCCCCTGCGATGTTAACCGTGCCGGTGTCATTCCGCATGTCGGGCTTTAAATACCCACTGTCCAACGTCAACCCAGACGACCTGACTGGTAAGCTGTCTAAGAACTACGTGGCTGCTAACATCGACCAACGTGCGTTTGAAAAGACCTACCGTTCCGCCGGTGAGCTGGAAACAACCTTCCACCGAGCAAAAATTCTGCGTGACTCCATCAGCAAATCCGTACGTAACGACACCCTGAATCTGGTAGAGTCCATTTCCGGTTCGTGTGAAATCATCAGTGAAGCAGACGTCAACCCGACCGTTGCAAAAGAACTGGTGAAGCTCGTGGACATGTGTGATGCGTGGGTACAGTTGCTCGGTCTGTTCATGCGTCAGATTGACGAGATGACCAACTGCATTAACGGTACCACCGACCAGATTAAAACGCTGGCAAAAAAAGATAAAGCATAAAACCGACCTACTACCCTCACGGGTAGTAGGCAGTTTCTTATTTTTTGTTAGCAATCAACTGAGCGTATATTCGCTCCGCTTGCTCGTGCAGTTCTTCATCGGTAATCCACTTAATGGTGTCCCGGAAGTAATGCCAAGCACCCTGCATGCGACCCTTCGCTTCAGGCGAGAGTTCACGCGTGGTCTTTTCAGCGAACTGGATATTGTCAGGCAATACGACTTCAAGGTTTGCAGCATCCCGAAGGATTTTGAAGACCGCTTCCGCAGTCCCCACGCGCTTAATCTCAACTGTGTGTGTTTTCTTTAAGTGGGGTTGAATTTCCCCCACAGCTTGATGAGTCACTGCTTTACTACACCCTCGCCAACTCCCCTTTCCATGCGAAAACACAATCCCCGATGCTAACGCCCGACGAAGCCGAGCAATAGCGTTACGGAGATCACGCCGATGGGCAATCGAGAGTTGGTCGTACGATAACGAGAAGACGTATTGCATACGCCACTCCTTACATGACTGACCCCGGTTCAAGGGATGCCATCAAACTTTCCAGCGAAGTACGCATAATGCGGAGAGCTTGCTGACGGCCTTCATCGAACTCTTTCTCAATACCCGCCCACGTTTCCGCAGGAATAAGATTGGTTAAGGTGTCTTTGAAGTTGCCCGCGGGTTGACCATCGACCAACATCTTCGCGGTTAGCTCCGTTGCTTGCGCTTCGGTAACCAGTCGATTAAAGATTTCACCGAAACGTTGTGAACAGAGTTCAAGGAACTCACTCACGTCACTGAAATTACCGGTGTTAATGGTTACCGCCTGCCCGAAAATACGCTGCAGTTCGCGGGTGATGACATCCTCTACAATGTCAGCCAAATTAGCGTTGTTGATAAACACATGATCGTTACCCGTCGATACGGACAGGTTGATTTCCGACATGCTCAATGCTTCTTCAATCAGAAGCATAACATTGGTCTTCATGCCGTTGCTGAGATTGCGCAGCGCCTCGGATACATCGTGGTTACGAAAATCAATGATTAACTGCACTTGGGTTAGCTCCTAATTTTAAAAGACATTTCTTAACGACGTCACCGGTGTTCAACGTACGGTGTGCCATGTCGAGTTCCACCTGACCGTTAACCAGCCAGATGACTCGTTGCAGATGGGCATTTTCCAGCCCCTGTCGGAGCCATTCGATGACCTCCTGCGAGCCATCCCACGTCTTAATCGATTCGTAGGACACGTCATCACTTTCGATAATGCAGATACGACACTGCGGGTCAGCCGCGAAATCACGGAGGTCGACCAGCGGCGTAATCCCTAACGCCGGCAAGTTTTCCTTGATGCCGTCCATCTCTTCGAAGAACCCGAAGTAGAAAGCTTCTGACCATTCGGACGTCATGATTTCCACAAGCTGGTCCATGAAGGTGGTAATCATGTTCTTAACGAACGTGTCACATCCTTCACGGTGTTCCCAGTCGTGGGTGTCTACTTTGTCGAGCAGGGCTTGCAGGTCGTTATCCCACGTTTCACCGAACACATCCAGCAGTACATGCATGAAGTGCGAATGGTCGTAGGTGTCGGATAGGTTATACTCTTTAAACAGCGCTTCAAAGAGCCGAATCTGAAACTCCTGCACTGCATCGTTAGCCATTGTCCAGTACGGCAGGCTTTTAACCTGCTCGATACCTAACTGGCCAAACTGCCCCACCCCTTCAACGTAAGGGCGGTAATGCTCAGGCGTCGCCACGCTGAATTCACTTTCCCACCACGTATCCCACTCATTACGAATGGACGTTTTGAGCGAAGTGATTACACCGCTGATGACTTTCTTCATTCACAGTTTCCTTCAATCCAGTTAACTGCATTGTCGGTCAATTCACAAGTACGAATAACCGACCCGGTAGGAACCTCGTCAATCTTCGACAATGTGAACATATGCTCACCCCAGAGGAAGAAGTATTCGCCCTGACCTGTGGTGGCTTTCGCCTGCTCAGACCCAACAAACACTTCTGGCTTCGGTCCTTCGTGCAGAACCGTGTAGTCTTCCGGGTAAATCGCAAACAGAACCGGTCTACCCATCCAGACCTGTTGCTCGTATTGTTCCAAGGTGTGCCAAACGCCAACACACCCGCCGGTACGCAACGCAGCAATGGTGCCGTATAACTCAACCACAATATCCACAAGGTATTTGTGGATAGAGCCGAGCATCGCATCTTCAGTAAGGAACTCGGATGCACGGGTCATAAACTCCCACGCGGTCTGGTCCATGTAGCCAGAGAAATCGCGGTGGTATTCTTTCTCACTTTCGAAGCCGTACATGTCGTACAGGTCGTCGATGTTGTGCGGGTATTCCACCAACGACTCTGGCGTGAAGACCGGGTCACCGCTGTTCGCGCAGTTAATGGCTGCATCTAACCAGCCACCAAACAGACGACTAATAATCAACTGAGCCGGAATATCCAGCTCATCAACAATCGTTTCTTTTTCTTCGGCCCACGTATCGGGGATTTTGTTTTCCTCAAAGTATCGCGTGATGAGGTGTTTCATTAAGCGGTTGCGAAACGCAACGTTCAGTTTCGACAACTCGTAACTCATTACTACTTGCATTGTTATTACTCCTCAAATGGTATCACGCGATAACATATATTTTAAATTTGTTCTGTTGTTAGGATACGCTTAGCGCTGTAGTATCCCATCCAAAGGCCGTGTGAATCCTTGCCCAAATACACCAGAGCGTAGACCGTTAAATGTGTATCCCGACGCCACGTCGCAATACCGAATCGCCCGCCCGGTTCATAGATGCGGTTGAGTTCAGTACGGGACGGCATGTCGATAGACCGTGACAGAATCACATCGATAGTTTTATCACTGCCCGGGTAGCTCACCGGCAACTTAATGCTGCGGTCAACGTTACGGTAGTAATCCTTTTTCGGTTTATGGTCGTCGTCAAAGAAGTTCGACGTGATGTCATTGAACACCACGCTCGGATGCCCTTCCACAACGTCTTTCAACATTGCAGCCAGTTCATCACGAATCTCCAGCGCACGGTACGACAGCAGAGCAGGTCGCAACATGTAGCTGATGCAGGTGTCTTCAAACATCCACGCGTTACCGTCAGACTTGAATTCCATCTGGTCAACTGGTAAGCCGTCTTTCGCTGCTTCCACAAACTTCTTACGTTTGAGGTAGTCGCCGTTCACCATGGTAATGGCACGGAACTGTTTCAGCATCGGCACACCGTCCCATGCACGCTTCGCATGTTCGTCAACGATGAACTTCAAATTCTTTGGCGCGGTTTTGTGCATTGTCACGGAGAACATGGCATCCGGCAGGAACTTCCCAACCAACACCAAATCGTTCTTGTCTTTGGCATGGTGGCCAGACAACACATACTCCCAACGCTCACCGTTCGCCAAGGTAAAGCTCGGCATCTCTTCTTCGGAAAGCAGGTAGTGCCATTTGTGCGACATGATAGACGGCAGGGTGGTGATATCCATTCCGCCGCCCGGCAGTTCCGGTTTGTTGAAGACTTCCGGTACGTCCTCTTCATCGGCGACGTCGTTATACGCTTCACGCCAGAACGGGGTGAAGTTATGTTCGTTCGTCAATGCAGAGGCTGCAGCACCTTGTTTGGCTAACTGGTCAGCCGCTTCATTACCGAAGTGTCCGTTGTGCGCTTTAATCTTACGCACAATCAACGTGATGCCCTGCTCTTTAATCGCACGCAGAATGACAATCATGCGTTTGAGTAAGTCGAGGTTCGCACACGGTGTTCCGTCAGCACGCAACCAACCTTTCCGCTCCCAACCCCAAATCCAGTCCGTGACTGTATTAATCATGTAGTTGGAATCAGCGTAGATAATGTACTTCTTCGCTTTAAACGGGGTCTGGTCAAATGCGGCGATAAACGCCACCAGTTCACCAACCTGTGCTGAGGATGGGCGTACCGGAATAACGGCTTCGTAAAACTTGACCCGTCCTTCTGGTAAAAGGGGTTTCGGGTCAGACAACGTCATCGGTGCGAACCCCTCCGACGTAATAGCTTCGGGAATGCCCGGGAAACTGTACCCGTTTGCAAACCCTTCATCCACTTTGTCAACGGTGTACACGAAGATGCCAGCACCTGACCCCAGCGGGTCAGGGAAGTGGCTACCGTCCGTATACAGAACCGCTAAATCAGCCTGCTCCATTGAATTCCCCTTTGAATCCTAAGGCCGGGTTATAGTTCCCTGCACGCAGCGCATTGTGCGCTAACAGCATTTTATCAAACCCGAAGTTCTTGGCGATGTGTGCCAAATGATAAGCCCGTGCCGTACGATACGCACTGCGTGCCGAGTCAAAGCTTGGGTGATGCTCAACCCATTCGCCTTTCTTCAACCAGTTATGACCTTCTACGGCCTCGTCCATGTCAATCCCGAAAGCCAGCATCAAGCGTTCTACAGTTCGGTCAGACTCACAAGCTGAGAACTTACGGAAGATGCCTTGGAATTGGTTACAAGCAACCAGCGCATTGCAGACAATCGGCATGTCAAACTCTGGCCCACGGCTAACCAATACCGAGTCGAACTTCTTAAAGCCCTCGAAGTATTCGACAACGATTTTCAGCGCCACGTCAATTTTGGTGGTGCCTTCCCATGCCGCTTTCTTAGCCTCAGGGGTTGGGGCATAGTCCGGGTTGCCTTCACCGTTCCACCATGCTACTGTGCCCGAGTCAGTTTCGAAGATTTTATCTGCCTCAGGGTCATTCGGGTCAACCGCAACGTAGGTGCAACCCAACATAGTTAACGTTGCCACATCAAACGTTGAACCACCCATGCTCAGGATGTAGGCGTTAGGACGTAACGCTTTGGTTTCGCAGTCAAAAGCATGAATGATGACCGGAAGTTTGGGAATATAAATCGCCATTGGCAGTCTCCTTATTGTATACACACTATTAGGTCATAGCGTAAAAAAGTAAAAGGGACTGCCCCGAAGGACAGACCCCATTTTTCAGTACATGCATGCAGCGCGGTGTTTAACAAATGCATCGTTAACCCGCTGCGCATTTTCTTCCATGCGTACTCGTAATCGACGAATGTAGTCGGCTAGTGCCAAGTCTACCTCTTCGTCTGTTTTAATCCCACGCCGGAACATGAAATCCGGGATGTCCATCAAACCGGGCATCTGGTATTGCTCACACAGTGGAGACATGGGTAGCGCTTTCCACCCATGACTGGCGGCATACTCGTTCAGGGACTTGGTGTAGTTGAAGACATAGAAGGCGTAAAGATTAACCGCGGTGACGTATTCACGCAACGCGGCATCGTTACGTTGGCTGGTCTGGTATTCCGAGACGTTCGGCCCATCCTTGAGCTGTTGAACTGGACCCGTATAACGGCCACCAAACTGCGAACAACTTGACACTGCCATTGCTAAAAACAAAATTACCCACGGCATACAAACCTCTAATTATTAATGTGCCTTGTGATTTTATCCATGCGGTCGGCAATTCCTTTCTCTTTATCCTCACGAGGAGGGATAGCTGTCACGTGAGTGATAGCATCGGGAGTGAAAGGAATGGGACGTTTGGGAATCGGGGCGGGTTTTGTTACGACTGGGATAGGGACAATGTCTGCTGCTTTTGGAGGTGGCTGCTTTAATGACGCACCTTCATATGGCGGCCGGGAGCGGCAGATATCGAGTTTGTTTTCCAACTCGGTTATCCTGTTCTCTAAACGTAGAGCACGACCGACTGCCTCACCTTCGGACTTTATCAGGTACTGCTGATGAGCTTTCAGTTCCACTAAAGCGTGAAACTGCTGAACGTATGCGTACGAAACGTAAGCAGCGAAACTGAATACTGCGAACATGGCGAGACAAAACGCCTTAGCTTTCGCGGTGAATTTCCCGTCGTCAGTTTTGAATACTTCCAGCAGAAACGTCAATAGTGGTAGGAGCTTAATTATACCCGCTACCATATTTACCTCGGAGTAGTTATATGTACGATTTACAAGGGTTCATCAATATTGGCCCGCTGAAAGACAATACACCCGGCGGTGTTACAGCTCCTGTAGGGGAGCTCTCAGAGTATGCTACCAGCTTTGCTAAAGATAAACAATGGTTTAGTAAAGCAAACGCCCAGGTGGAACTGGTTGCCTTCACCTCGAAACGAGATAAGGTAGCCATTACTGTTCCGTCGTCGTTCTCCGATAACGTTTTAACAGTTACGCAGTGGATCTACTCACAAGCGATTAACGGCGTGTTGAAAAACGACGAGGTCGAGTTCCAACGTCTGCTGGTCGGACAGTTTTCATCCAAAATTTCTAAGGTTTCTACCGGCGCGATGGTGGAAGGCAAGGGGAACTGGTTCCCACGTTGGATTGCCTACACGCTCGAAGGGCAGGAAGAGAACGAAATCCGTCTCTGGTTCTCCGATGCAGATTTTGCCAAGGATTACCGTGGCTATGACATCGAAGTCATTTTGATGTTGAATCCTATCGACACTTTCCAGTCAGTTAAGACAGTGGTCGAAAAAGCATTAGCAGGGTGGACGTTGCCTGACCATCACGATAAAGTGAACGAGATGGCAAACAAGTTCCCCTATACGGCCATCCAGACAAACTACTACACCTGGCATGACCGTGAGGACAGTGAATCCACTATCCCGAATATTGTCTTTACCTGTATCATTTACGGCCCACAGGGTCGCAATCCGACCTACGTCAAAGAAGCGTATCAAGATGCGGTTCTGTCGCAGTCGGGGTATAGCCGAAAGGACTGGGCAAAAGTCTTCCCAGATTTGTTCTCGACCACACGCTTTACCTTTATTCCGGGGTGGAAGATTCGCGGCATTCCAAACATGGAAGATGTCGCTTCACTGTACTCCCCGATGTTGCCATACGATTTCATCCTGAAGTCGATTGACGCGTTTGGTGAATGGTCTACGGCGGCTATCGATGAAGATAATCCGCACAAACTCCCAACCACCGATGTTTGTCTCGTCCCTGCCCAGTACAAATCACTGAGTGCAGTGTGCATCAGCGGACCTGAAAACGCAGACAATAAAAAGACACTGCATGAGACCATCAAGGACTACGCATTAATTTCTACGTCGTCCAGTGAAATCTCACGCGTATCGAAACCCACCACCGAGTGGATTCGTCTGTACATTCAGGCTTTGATTGCAGCTGAAGAGTACCATCCGTATGCCGGCACCACCGATGTGGTGAAGGTTGTTGATGAAAACAACAAAGAGCTGGCCTTCTACGTCTTCGAACATGAGAACGTGGAATACCGTGTGCTCAGTCGCACTTCGGTCTGGCCTGAAGTCGTCTAAGGAGAATAAATGGCGCGTAAACCACTAACGCCCCCCATCAACTGCGAAGGGACATTTATCTGTCTCTCGCCGTTTGAATTACCGCAAGGGGTTATCTATCGCTTAGACGCGATTCGTACCTTCCCGGAGTTAGAACGCAACAATAAGCCGGTATACGACACGTACTATGCGCCTCATAACATCACTCAGGCCGATTATAAGGCTGATGCGGCGGCGAGTGCATCGATTCTGGTGTTCAAGGCAAACGACGGTGAAGTGCGTTATGTGCCGAACACGTACCTGTCTTCCTACCCGGGGTTAACCGGGTTAAAGTACAACCGGAATGTGTTGGTGGTGGACTTAGCCCTTCTGCCTGACTATGTAGATGTGCAAGCCTTCACTGGGGACTTCACAAACTACCTGCAGGGTAAGTTGGGTATTATCCCTACGCCGTATATCTCCACAATGCGCTACGAAGGTCAGGTCGACAACGCCCAGCACGTGGAAATGGAAAGTAAGCGTAAACAGAACATTCGTGACGCGGTGCCACTGGAGGAACAAGTGGCGACTTTACAAAAGCGTGCTGACGACTTGCAAAAGCTCAATGATGAGCTGATGAAAATTGCGGCAAGTAAGGGCTAAAAAAATAAACTAAGGACCTACCCCCGACGGGGGTAGGGTGCCTTTTTATTGTTTGCTTGGGTCGATTCGCACGTAACACATCTCTGGCGTAAAGATGCACGCGTTCGTCCGCCCTTCAACATTGGTAACAGTAATCACCTCAGGGTCCAGCCGTTCTTCGTCCATGACTGCGAGCACCGTAATCGCATCCGCGTTGTCTTCCCACACCGCAAGAGCCCACTTGCGATAGGACATACCAACGCCGGTTTTGAAAAAGGTTGCTGCTGTCAGGTCGTAGGATAAGGCATCCCCAAACAACGGAACCGGTGTGGCCGTTTGATACACCATCCGATGTTCCGGCGCAATCACCACATGCATGTTATACGGTACGACGATATGTTGCGAATTTAGATACGCTTCGACATCGTAGTCCGTAATGGCGGTTGAGGAGATGAGTGCAGTTTCCACAGAGACGTCAAGACGACACGCCTCGACCAATACCGGCATAGTCAGCGCTAACACTTCCTTGCTGTCTGGCTGGTTGTAAAAGCGGGTCAGGTCAAGCAGCGTCTTCATAACGTTTGTACTCAAGTAAGAACTTCTCACGTGGAAGTGAAGTATCGCGCAGAATCTGACGGCCGTCGCCGAAAGCTGCCAACTGCTTCTTAATAGAAAGCGTTTCATCAGAGAGCTTCAGTGTTCTGGCCAGATACACTTTCGCTTCCTGAGTCGCAATTTCCAGTGTGATGGTTCGGTTATAGGTCGTAGACGGGAGCAGCAACAACGCATGACCGTCAGCCGTTTCTAATAACGATGGGCGATAACCCATCAGATAAAGCAATCCGTACGCTGTGTCAAAGTCAAAATGACGGCGTTCTAAGGCATGCTCTAACGTATGCTGGCAATCATGCACACGATAAAACGTGCTCTTCACGCCAAAGTTACTCTTCAACGTCTGACTCACTGCCTGATTCGCGGTAAGGCGTAGTGCCTCCGCAATAGGGCGATAATAAGCCGGCTGTTTCTGTTTCACCGTCTGCTCCTGATTAATAACGCAAATACTGTTCTTTTAGGGAGTACCGCACCATCGCAGTATCAAACTCCGGGTCCAAGGTGGAGGTGTCACGGCAGCGTGACATCACGCTTGTGCCTAACGTACCTTTCACCAATAAAGGGTGTTCACGAGGCTGAGACGACTCAGATACCACGTCTGCCATGCAGACCGGTGTGGTGGTAGCCATACTCGCTAACGTTGTAGGAGCGGCTTTAGCCTTCTGTGTATTCTCGGCTATTGACACAGCTTCGTGACCATACTTCGACTCTTTGCCGACTTTGTTTCGTGCCATGCTAATTACATCAGCGGCAGACTTCGCCTTTCCGCCTTTGTGGTAATACCATGCCTTGTTACCGCGTGCTGCGGAGGGATAGATATCTACCATGCGTTTTGAAGGGCGCGCTTTAATAATGCGTTCAGCTTTTGCGGGAGAAAAGTGATATGCAAGATACACTTCGTGGTCCCGGGCTGGACGACCCAAGCGTTGATTCATTTCCTGACGGACTTCTCTCAAATAGACAGTCCCTAACAGCGCGTTGACCTTTGGGTTCATGATATCCGCGTTACGGGAGAGTCCTAACTCTTTACCGTATTTACGCAGCATGGTGCGAGCGGTCGGTCGCGTGACTCCCATCAGGCCCGAGGCCGAGGAGTGTGGATTTCTTGCCTTGGCGTTGCCGCCTGATTCACGGCCGGCAATGGCGGTGGCTAATTTGGGTGATACTCCAACTTTGTGTGCTGCTTTGGCTACCGTCTGCTTATGGCGGTCCCATGAAGCGCTCGTGGATGTTGATGCTAATGCGGGCAGGCTTGTCAGCAGGATTGCTAAGCCTAAAAATAAATGTTTCATTTAACGTGTTCCTCGTGAGAGTGATAGACGCTGGTTTGTAGTAAAGCTACTACCCCAATGGCGTGGTGTTCCTAAGTCTGCCTCCTGCGGAAATTAATAAAGTGATGTTCTCGGACTAATCTATTAGCCACAATGAGAATATATATCCATGCCTATTTGGAATGGTACAACTCACGTACCTCCTCATACAAAACGTCCGGGAGGTACACTCTCACGTTGCAGTCTTGTTTGTGGAAAAGTTCAACGACCAAAGAAAAAATCTCAGCACGCTGGGATTTCTTCAGCCAACCATTAACCATTCCTAACGGCGGAATGGCAATGGAGGCTTTAAGGTTCGGGAGTTGACGACTCAAACCATATAACCCACGTGTAATAATTTCAACCGTGGATGGGGCTTTCCAGTCGTCTTTAGTGGCGAGGAGAATAATCTTCTCCTCTTCGAACACCATGACATCGTCGGGGAAATAAAGTTTCTCACGACATGCCTTACGGTACTCCCGATAGACATTGGGATAACGTTCTTTGCAAGAGAGTGCTATGCCCCGACCCATAGCCCCGACTTGATTCACCGTAACGACTTTATACGTCTCCGGTGCGTTGAACAAATCCCCGTCGATAGTCGACTCGCGAAGAAACTTTAATGATAGCATGATTACCGCTCTTTCTCGTAACAGTCTTCAGCCGGTACGTCGATATACGTGAAGTACGTCTTCACCGGATTGTGATTGTAGTTTTGATAGAGGTTGTAAAGACGGCGATGGTTCTCTGGAATAGGCGGATGCCCTTCCATCTTCGACATCACTTTCTCACGAACATCTTCACGGAACAGACGCTCTTCCCCATCAAACCAGATGAACGTATAGGTGGTTTCCAAATCCCAGTTTGGCCCTACGTTCACTTTCGCCCATTCCGCAATCTCGTTATTTAGAGTGTGGTAATGTTCGTGCTTCGTGTGCCACGTCATCGTCATTACTTGATTCCTCATCCTCTTCAAAATAGTTATTGCGGTCAACGTATTTATCAATCCCGACTTTGATTGCCAGTACGACAACAATCAGAGCGACACCGATAGAGAGCACCCCGAGAAACTTCTGGAACAAAATCAAATCATCAGCATTCATCTAATTTCACCTCGACCAGTTCGGAAGTGTCGTCTTGTGGGCCCGGCGTGTAGAGCAAATAGTCTTTACCCGCGATGGTCGTCTTTGTGCGATAGCGCAATACCGTTTGCTCAGGCTCGACCGGTGGACGCAAGATAAACGGTACCGGCTGCATTACAAATTCCTTTTCCATTACTTTCTCCGTGCTTTCGCGTTGCGACGACGACGCTGGTTCTTAATACGCTTCGCCTTACGTTTGATAGCTTTTTCCCGGAGGTAATCATCGCTGTAAGTGCGGAACACATGGTCGTACGGATGAGAGAGACGCACCGGTGCCGGTTTAGGCATCTGGAAAATGCTACCCATTTCCGCAATGCTCGCATGAATACTCATCGGGCGAGGTGCCATCAGGCTATCAGCATCCAACAACTTACCTACGCCAAGGTCGGCAAGTTTAACATTATCCAGTGAGAATTGAGGCAAGCGTCCTCTCTCGTAATCACAGAAACGTGCTAGTTCGGTTTCACCCGTAAGGCGGTTAGGGATATGACGATGCATGCCCGGAACGGACTCCAGCGCTTGGGTTTTAAACATGTCCCAAGCCGGGTCTTCGTTGAGAGTATTAATGCCCAGCAAATCTGCAAGCTCTTGCATGTCCATCATGCGCTGAGAAGCCGTACGGTCTTTGCTAAACAGACGTTGCGTTAACTTATCAATGCTGACAAGTTTCTCAGTGTTACCCTGATGGCGAGCTAATGCGGCGACAATCAAACCGCGCTTGCGTTCAATCCACGCATTCTCCTGCTCTTCCGGAGTTTTTGGTTGCATCATTGAAGCAGATGCAGAACGGCTTTCCTTCGTGCCATCCTCGTAGGTAATTTCGACGCTTCCAGCAGACGTGGTCAGCTCCGCCAGACCCTCACGGCAGATGCGATGCATGGCTTCAACGTCAATATCACGAATGTCAATGCCACGACCAATAAGCATACGCTTCATCTCGTCAGCGGTGTAATGGCCTGCCCACGTACTCACGATAGAGTAAGCACGGCCGTAGTTAGTGGTTGGGATGTTAGAGATGCTGCCTGGTAAAGTTACTTTCTTTTGTTCGTTCATTTTGAATGCTCCACGGTATGTTTGATAGATATGTCTTTTGGATTATTACTTTTTACGCATCGCTTTAGTTTTGCGACGTCGTCTTACGCACGATATGTGCTACAAGAAGTAAAGCCGGATTCTCCACCGGCTTAAAGAACGGGTTCACGACTTCTTGCTCGCCTGCCGGTCGATTTCCCCACGCATTAAATAACCCAGTGAGAAACCGAACATCGGCAGGAACAACCACCACTGCTTCATGAGGAACAGACCCAGCATGACGACGCCAAAAATAATTTTAGGATTTTTCATTCGAACTCCTTCTGGACTTCCTGTCCCGACGATGAATAATGTAGAGAAATAAAAACGATGTAGCTAAAAATATCCCGCTGCCAATTAGCTCTGCTTTCCAGCCTTCCATAATTCCTTCTTCCCGTTTGGTTTAGTGACTTGTATATTCACCAGAGAATGCAAGTAGCGCTCCTCTAATACACTCAGATCGTTTTTGACGTTGAGTGCATACAAACGGCCTTTAGCGTAGGACGGTTTAGCATGATGGGCTATCCACATCCACAGCTCCGGTTCAGGCTGGTACAGGAAATAGTGGTTCTGGTGCCACGCGTATTGAATGGCACAGTCACTGAATTCCAAACGAACGTTCGGTGCGCGAGGACCGTACCAGATGTCGCGCATCACGCGATAAAGCTTGGACGGTTCATCAACGTAATTGTACGACGGTGAGAGTGTCCACTCAGGCAGAACGATGCTTTTAAATATCAACAGGTCACGCCCAGTCTTGGCGTCGATGGCAGCTAAGAACGCCACCGTATCAAACGGCGCATGGAACTGCATCTCTTCATACGCCTGCCGATAGACATGCTCGTCCCACGTTGGGGTATATGTTGCTACAGGACAATCAGCATAGCCGGAGTCAACCCACCACTTTTCTAACGCATCAAAAGCGCGTAGACGCCACATGATGTTCGGAGGGACTATACCGTTCCAAGTACGAAACGTCCGTTGGATGGTTACCCCTCTTTCCCGCACGGGGAAGTAGAACTTATCAAACTCGTCCAGCCAACTGTCGCGGGTTGTCTGCGAACGCTCATCTCCAAGCTGTCTTAAAAAATGATACATGATTAACTCCAAATGGATTGATTAGCATGAAGATGATATATATCTGAAATTATTTTTCTTGTTGCTCTTTCTTCCGTGTGAACATGGAACGGATAATTGCCTTAATCACACGCCCTACCAGAGTCATGATGTTCATTATAGTGTCGCCGTTAAAATGCCAAGAATAGCAATGATGCCCAACGCAATGGCTAAGCACACGCCCCGTAAAATCATCTGATTGTGAAAGTGCACGTACTTTGCATGGTCATGCCCCCGCGCCCAGTCACGTTCCCATTTTGAGTCAGTAACACGCACACCGCCACCAATGAGAACCAGCATAAACAAAATGACAAACACCATTTCCAGCCCGACGTCCCCATCGGCACCGGAGTAGCTGAAGTTGTTAGCAGCATTGGCTGCATTACTGGCTGCAATGGATGCACTGGCTGCCGCGTTAGCAGCAGCCGTTGTTACGATGACAACGGCCCCACCCATGATAGCTCCTTAATCGGTATAAGTTATTTTCACGTTCTGATTATAAACCGGTGGAGGGGTAATCCCTTCCGATTCCAGTACGCAGTAATCTGCACCTACGAGTTTCGAGTGAACTTCCGAGTTGTGAGAAATCACGATGATTTGTGAGAACTCATCGGAGTTTAACAGCATCTTCAAGAAGTCAACCAGTTCGTTACGGTGTGCCTCATCGAAGGTGGCACCCGGTTCGTCTAACAGTAACGGATACTGCTTCAGACCCAAACAACGGTACGCTGTTAAACGGAAGGTCAGGTCAAAGATATCCCGCTGCGCCGCCGACCCTTTGCAGATATCGAACACTGGCTCTGGGTTGTCTTTCAGGCGATACGGGAAACGGTAGTCCAAATCCCCTTCTGACATGTCACACGGCAACACCTGCATTGGGTACGCCCAGACGTGTTCAATGTAACTGGACATCATCTCGGTGACGCGCGCAATCGAGTTAAAGAAGTGACGACGCAATACCCCTTTCTCCGGAGAGAAACTGGTGACCATTAACTTGGCAGTGTGTTGGTGCTTTAATAACCGCTCCAGCTCTTTCTCAAGTTCCGCGAGTTTGTCCAGCTCCTGTTGCATTAAACGGTAGCGTTCACGGGCAACGGAATACTGGTCCCAGCGCATGTCACGGAAGTTCTCGACTTCTTTGACCGCAAGGTTGTTTGAATACAGACGCATTGCTGATTCTAAACGCCCTTCCAACACTTTGAAATTCTCTACTGCTGCTTTGGTACGTAGCAGACTGTCGAGATGTGCCTGTGCGTGCTTGAGAGAGCCTTCGACATTGTACTTGGCTTGCAGTGCTTCATTTACCGCATCGCGTTGTACAGCCAGACGTGCTTCCAGTGTGGTGTCAACGTTGCCCTGCGCCCGTGCAATCTCTGCCCACTCTTCACGAGTCTTCTCCAGCTGGAGTTTCTCCCGCAGATAATGCGTCGCTTCGGTGACTTCATCAAAGAACGCCGTAACAATCCCGCCGAACTTCGAACGGTTCTCACGAAACGCCCCTTCCTCCGTCAGCTTCTTAAAGAGAATTGACAGCACGCGGTCACGCGAATAGGTCATGACGATTTCACGGATGGCTTGCAGACGTTTCATTTCGTCTAACAGCGCAGTCTGTTCACGACGTTGGCCATTAATTTCGGTCGTGTGAACGGTGATGTGATTCGTACCCGTGAGAATACGCTGTTGCAAATCAGTTTCCGTTAACTTACCCACACCCGGCTTAAAGGTGTGTGAGCAGTTTGGACAACTCACTTCGTCAGTGTCACGAATGTGCTGCAGCATCGCTTGGTCTTCTGCCAGCAAGCGTTCTAATGTCACCACTTTACCTGCCAGTTCCGTAATCCGGTTCTCAATCGGAATCAACGACTCCTGAATAGAGCGAATCGTTTCACGGGTAGTCAGTGCATCCACATTGGTCTGCAGCGTATGTGCAAAGTCACGAGCCGCGTCGTTCGCTGATTTCAATTCATCGACCGTAAGCTGTACATCAAACAGCGACTTAAACAGGTAGCCCCGCGCTTCGTACTGCTGTACCGTCGCGGTTAACTGCGCCAGTTGCTCTTTCAGTCCAGAGTGGTTACGCATCAGATACTGTTGACGCGCTTCTTCGTCCATCAGTGCAGACAGGGCTTTGTTACGTTCGGTATACACCGCACCCCACGACTGAATAGAGGCATTCAAGTTCTGAATGGTTAACTGCGCACTGTCAATATCATCCTGCACGGGAATCGCTTGACCGCCGACGACAAACTTACTGACTTCTGCACACTGCGCTAATAGATGACGAATATAATTCTCATCGACATTCGGGTCGGTTGCAGGGGTGATTGCTAACGATGCAGCCAACTTACTGATTTCAGCTTCGAGCACTTTTAAGCGCTCTTCTAATTGCAAACGCTCCGTCTCGTCTTCCACAACGCGGACTTTGGTTTCAGCAATCTTACCACGAACATAATCCGCCTGATTACCGAGCGCAGTCAGGTGTTTACGAAGACGCGTATAGAAACCCAACGCATAGGTCAGGTTGGAAGTCGACAGCATGGTGAACCACTGACGACGTTGTGAGGTGCCTGCACGAGTCAGGATGCTCTCGCCGTTCAGCAGGTCTTTACGCTCTTTAGTTAAGCCGAACAGGTCTTCGATGTTCGCGTTATAAACTTTCGGGTTGACCTTAGAAACGATTTCCTCGTTAGTCTCGAGGTTCGTGATGGAGCAATGTAGCGTACCGCCCGTACGTTTAACGTAGCATTTATAGCGTACGTCATCCATCTGGCAATAGTTGGTGTACGACCCGCCGTCTTTTAAATCTTCCTTTGGAGGACAGACCGGAAAATAGACAGAGAGTAAACTGGTCTTGCCGCTTCCGTTCCCGCCGAGAATAATAGTGATAGGAGTTTTAATCGAGAAGTCGAATTCTGCAACGTCGTGCAGCGCCATTCCCGTGAACCCTTTAAGCTTAATACGGTTTACTTTGAACATTTTTAGTACCGATAAGTTATCCTATACTTTAGGTCTCTGGCGTAAAAAAGACAAAAAAAGAAAGGGTCCGAAGACCCGATTCTTTTAATCTTTGTACGTCACCGTCAACTCACCATCGCCGCACTTGATACTAACATTTAAAAGTTCACAGGCTGCGAAAAACGCAGCACGGTCACGAGTAGCCTCAGCCGCAATCCAAGATATCAGGTCGCGGCGTTTAGTAACATCGTTGAGAGACGCAATTGCCAGTACCAGTGGCGCGCTTAATAATTTGGCGCGGCCCGCAAAACCAACTTTGTGGTCAATGTCAGCGCGTGCTGTGTTAATCACGTCCAGTAGATTATCAAGACGTGGTTCAAAGTGCGCCATCGGCTCGATCATCAGTTCACGTAAAACCTTGTATGCTTTACGTGGGATGGTTCTGAGTTTCGCAGCTGGGCCAAAGAACATGATACAGGTTAAAAGCTCACTAAATTCTTCTTCCGTACACATGTCGTCTTCGGCACAGTGGAATGTTTTACCCGCCATCCCTACAATAGAAACGATAAGGGTCTTTTTATACACCTCTGTGTACGCGGCTAACATCGTAGCAGGTGCAGGACCGCGCTCCAGCCGACTTTCCGTCAGTACATAAGCCGGCATTTCTTTGTGCTGGAAAAGACGCTTGAAATATTCGGCAGGTTCGGTTTCTTTGGTCATGAGGAAATACTCCAGCTCGGCACTAGTGAGTATTTCAACTTTACCGTTCCCGCTGGTTTTCACTGACTGACCCAAAGGCAAGCTCGGGTCAGACAACACAGATATAATTAAAGACCCCATTGCCTTTGCAACCATCCGCTGACGCTGGTCATCATAGCCAGATGAACGTGCAAAAGCGTGCATACCAAAAACATCGTGTATACCTAAATTATTACCAGACATGATTGCTCCACAGTTTTTTAGGATTAGAAAAAAAGAGGAGGACAGTTCCCTGTCCTCCCGGTTCACCTTGAACCTAACGTTGGGCACGTTTAACCCATTACCAGTTCGTCGTCTTCTTCAACTTCTTTAACGGGATTGGCTGGGTAGTAAGTGCCAGTAATGTCTTCGTACGGAGTGTTGTTCAGGACCCTTGCCCCGTTGAACACCAGAATATCCCCAAACTTCTCCATGAGCGGAATCCCCCGGTTAGAGGTAACAAACTCTTCACCGGTTTGTAAGTTACGGATACGCACATCCCCGAACAGCGGTTTGTACGCCACGTACTGACACAGGTTCAACTGCAGGGGGAAGTCCCGATTGAACGGCAAACCGTGATTGTCGCTGTACGCGGTAACCATCGGTAATGCAAACAACGATTTGTGGAATGCACCACTTCGTTGCGCTGCGGTGTACAGACGGATATTGATTTGGCGGGCTGCCTTCTCAATACTGCCGGTACCGTTTAAGATACGCAGCTCTAAATCCTGCATCTGGCACAGCGTGGACGCCATGGCCGCTAATTGTGCAGGGGATACTTTGTTCATACGGGTAAGGTTAAACATAATTACTCCTCAGATGGTGCCGAGGTTAGGCAAATAGACGCAGAGCGCTCTCCGTTTGTCCTAACGTGTCTATAGAACGGAAGCTGTCAATACACTCGAGGTGCTGTGATGCTTCGCGCAACATTTTGATAAGTGGGTGGTAGCAAGAAACAGCCGCAGGGAAGGCGAAGACAAAATCAAAGCGGTCAGAGTCCAAGAAGACTCCGTCCACACTGTTTTGCTCCACAGTATACTTCTCCACAAAACCATCTGGAACAACCACCGACATCTCGGTGCCCAGAATGCTTACACGTGCGCCTTGAGGATGATCAGTCACCACCACAGTTGCACGGGCAGGAGCGTCCCATTGTTTAAAGCTACAGCGTCCCATTTCAACAGCATCGATCACTGCCTTATAGTTACAACGCAGATAGTAGTTTAGTTGCGGAGTGTTTAAGACGGCTTCCAGCATTTCACGTGTGCCATTAAGGGCCACTACTCTTGCAGAGTTACTAACTTCAATAGACTTCATTAAAGCGCACAGCTCCGTAGCAGAATAATCCTCGACAGTGGTACGCACCGCCAGAGAACGACTAAAGTTCAGCTTATGATTCATCTTACACACTCCGATTAAAATTAAATTTTATTCGAGGCGGTATTCGTATTCGAACTCCGTCCCGTTATGTTTGATAACGACAACGTCGCCGGTTTTAGTGTTAGCATCACGCAACGCCACGTGGGATTCAGGGTGGCGGGTAATAAACCGAACGTCGTAGTCTTCATTGACTAAACGTTGAACTTTATCTAAATCGATACGATTATCACGGCGAAACAACCAACGTCCGAGTTCAGTGTTTGCACGGAGGTAAGCTGTAGATTCCTTATTGGACAGCGACGCGGCGATAATCAGTTTATTAATAAAGTCAAACATACTTGGTACCTCTTAAGGCAACGAATTTAAAAGTTGGGGTGTCTGTGACACCCCAATCCTACTGCTTATAGTTTTAGCATGAGAACAGCAGTTGCTGCCCAAACGCTTGCACATCGCTCCACCCCTGCTGCTTTGCGACACGGCGAATGTCGTCAAGGGAACGGTCGAGTAAACGGCCGTCTAATAAAGAGCGTGTGGCTTTCGCCGACATCAGATACACCGGCTCATTACGGCTCCGGTCACCTGAGTCTGGAATCGATTCCAAAATGTGTTGGTCTGACAAACTCGGTGTAGGAGTGTTGTCAACCATGTCGAACATGTCCACATCGTCCAGCGTCATTAACGCGTTGACGCGATAGACCATATCTGTGTCGCGTGCTTCCAAACATACTTCCATGCATCGCGCCATGCCGACCATGCCAGTTTTCATTGACGGAACTACAGTGATTTTTGTGCTGTAGAACTCCTGCACACCGTCGCGAACATATTTCGCTAAGGTTTGTAACAGATCATCTGAAGGGAAAGTGGCGGCGAATAAGCCTTCAATCATCCCACCCGCAGACAACTGCACCTCTGTCAGTTTCCACCGCATCCCGGTACTGCGATTAATCGCATGCACCAACGCTTCCCGTACCACACTGCGGGTAGCCAAATCCGAGTAGCTGTCTTTCACCCGGTCACGCAGCGCCAGTAAATGGCCGTTAAAGCGGCCTTCCGGTAGCGTTACCTTTTCACCGGTGCTGTCGTGTTCTGTGGTTTCTCGCTGCTCTAATACCGCAGCGTACAGAGTCTCCCCACGGATGGCCTGTTTAACCAGCAGTTTCTTGCCAGTGTAGAATGCAAACCATTCTGGTCTCCCGTCACCGTACGGGGCGTAGATAGCATCAGACACCCCCTGTAAGGCGGAGTGTAACGAAGTCCCCGTACCCGACTGGGTAGTATCAATCCCATGATTGGAGCTCGCCCATTCGGCAAGCCAATTCAGTTGGGAGATAGTCGGCACCTCCACCACAGCCCAGTTACGGTTATCGACGGCGGCCAACAGGGTTGCCAGTTCTTTGCCGAAGTCCTCGAAGTCGACTTGTTTGTCGGCTAAACGATTCAGCAGAGTTTCAATACCACGTACCAGTTTTTCATTGCGCATGTTTAAATCCTCACAGTAGTCTCAGAGCCCCGGTCAATTCACTAAAGGAAAGCGGGGAGTTAAAGAACACATGGTCCTTATCACGTAGGTAATATATATCTGAAAATAAATTCATTAGAAAAAGACGGATAAGGAGGAAGGCTAGATGAAAACATTAAGAACAAGGATGTCGCTACGCTCCGTGTATTAAAAGCCCCCTCTCCCCAGAAACCGTCTTTCACGTATCCCTCTATAACCTAGGGTCGTAACGTAAAAAATAAGAGAAAAGATTTACTATGTAACGTACAACGAGGTGACTAATGGAAATTTCACAACTGAAGCCCTACAGCTACGGTATCGTTGCGGAAGATAAAGCTCGGGGTACGGACGTCATCAAGGTCATCCCAATCGAGGTTAACTTCGCCAACGCGACAACTATCGATACCAAAGAAGCTGAAATTGAGATGAGCTACAAGAACGCGAAGGGTGCCCAGGACAACCTGAAGGTCACCATGGGTAAAACCATTGACGCGACGTGGCTGCATCTTAACAGTAACCGGGTGACTTCACCGGACGTCAAGAAAGGTGACCAAGTTCACCTGCGCCGTTTAGGTGAGACGGATATCTATTACTGGGAAGACATGAACTGCATGAACGTGAAACGTTTAGAGCACGTTGTCTTTGCCTTTGGTGCTGACCCGAACGGCGGGATGGTCAATAACTTGGCCAACGCCTATTGGATGGCGTTCTCGCCTGAAGACAAACATATCACCCTGCACACCTCCAAGATGAACGGGGAGAAGTTTGGCTACGACTTGCAGATTGACACTGAAGAGTCCAAAGTGGTTATCATGGACGATGCAGGAAACAAAATCTGGATGGCGTCGGAAGAAGGGGATATCGGTTCAGAGAACTCATTCGGTACCAAGATGCACATGTTCCGTGATGAGGTCTACGGTTGGGCGAAAGATAAGATTCACTGGAAGACGAAAGAGTGGTTAGTGGAATGCGACACCGCAACCACGGTAGCCAAGACCAAAGTGACGCATGATACGCCGATGCATGAGTCGACCGGTAACAAACTTGTTGGCAAAGACTTCACTTACAACGGTAAGGGTTACGGTAAAGGCACCTTCACGGTTACCGAGGCTATCATCAACGGTATTACCTTTACGCTACACGTTCACACCGAGCAAGGTGACGGTAAAGACGTCTCTACACCGAAGTAAAAATCCAATAACAACATTGGTTACTATTATATGCAACATGAACTGTTTAATCAGTGCAAATAGTAGTGCCCACAATTTGAAACTTACAGAGGCTTTGATTAGCCCATTACTGGCATGCGTGCCTGTGGATTCGATACGCGATTGCGATTGCCGATGCGAACCAAAAGAATGAATACCCCCTACGACTTGTTTCGGCCGATAAATGATTCGCGCCAACCTCGTCTAGGGGGAATTCTAATTTTTTGTTTGCCTTAGTATGCACATAGAGCGAAAGGCATTGTGTCTTGTCGTTCACCCACAACTGAGGATGATGTTATGCAACAGTTCGCAAAAGGTTCTGTACCGGCTGGCTACTCTGAAATCGGCACCGTGTCTGTTTCTGGTAAAGCTACTCTGAATGACGTCGAGAAAGCACTGGAAGCGAAAGCAGCCGAGCTGGGCGGCGACGCTATCGTTATTACTGCCGCTGGCGGTGACAACAAAATGTTCGGCAACGCAACTGTGTACAAAGCAGACGCGTAAAAAAAGAAAGCACTACTCTCCCGATGGGAGAGTAGTTACTCTTATTTTTTTCTGGATCGAAACTGCGACATCTTGGTCATCGGTTTACTCCACGGGTCGGTGTGACGTTGTGCATCGTTGACTGCATGGTGTCCTTGCCACTTCGAGGTGAAGGCGACATAGTTCGGACTGGACAGTTCATTGGTGTTCAGCGTCCATTCCCCTTCTTCCCAGATAGGCCAGTAGTCAATGCACTTGCCCAAGTCGTTGGTCAACACGCCCAGGGTTTTGTCACCGTCTTTATCGGCGTAATAGAAGATACCGACGTTTGCCGTGTGGTTCACGTAGTCTTCACTGATTTCCAGATACGGGGTATCGACGGTCACCAAGAAGGAGGACTCGTGTTTCAGTAACGCCCGCAGGGTTTCGGTGTTCCGTAGTTTGGCAACTGATGAAGGTGAAGCGAAGTCACCCAGCCCCAACGCATCCCAGTCGTAATGCGTATCGGACATCAGAAGCTGCTTTAACAGGTTAAGATTGGACAGCGATACGGTAGCAGTGGTGTCAGACAGTATCTGAGAGGGCTTCAGCCAACGCAGGACGCCACCAATCACCAACCCGACGGTTTTGCCTGTCAGTCCCGTGCCGACCTTCAGAAGCAGGTTAGACGTCCATTCCAGTGAACTGTCAACACGGAATAACATATCGTCTGTAATCGGTATGGTCTTGACTTTGGCGATATGTTTCATCACCAGGCAGCCAACTGACACCCGTCCGCTGCGTTTCACAATTTTTCCGGCCGCGGTAAGACGAACACCCGCATCGTCATAGACGTGCGGTACCCAGTAACCATCAATGTTGTACAGAGCGTAGTTGTTGTAGAGTTCAGAGCTTTCCTTCTCCACTTCAATAACGACATCCGTCGCGTCATCCAGTGCGAAGTCCTGCGTGAAGTGCGTGCCCGGCGGGCAGATATGAGTTTTGATACCGATATCCCAGAACAGGGACTGGTAGTAGGCGTGATTGAACTCCAGCGTGGGGAAACCGGCTTTCAATGTCGTCAGTGCAATACCGGCTTTCGAGGTAAACCACGCCTGAAGGTTACCAGTGAAATTACTGAGTGCAGACAAATGCAATTGGGTAAAAAAAGTAAAGGGGTCTGATTTAAAGTCAGTAATCCCGACTTCAATTTCATGATACTGGTCGAGCAACGTCTTAATCGGCAGCGTGATATCAACATTTTCCCAAATGCGGGTACTGCGATTATAGCCGAAAGCGTTGTCAGACCGCACTTGATAAATCGCTTCCATCAGGGGTTCCTCGTTAGAAGAAAGGTCATAATATGACCCTCGGTGGCCCAGTTTACAAAGGAGTAATCCATGTCTGTCGTGTTTGATCCACATGGGACTGTAGCGGAAAACGTGCAGACAAAAGAAGCACAAACTCTGCCCGCTACTGGCCCGCGACTTATTTTCCCAACCCACGGTCCGTTCTACACCGACCTTGAGTTCAAGCTTTTCGATGGTACGAAGGAACTCCAAGAGCAGGTACACTACTATAAAGTGTTGCCGTATGCCACCGGGGTGCTGCGTACTGCCCGTCGTATTCACGGTGCGATTTTAGTCATTGACGATACCGTTTCTCGTGCATTAACAGTGACCTACCATCCCGTAGGAATCAATGCTGCTACGGCAGCACAAAAAACTGCTTTTATTGCCGGGAACACCGTCTTCACCGATAAGTATTGGGAAGACGTTGTAGGTGACCCGTATTTCCCACCGGTCGATGTTCAGTTTGACTGGGATAACTGGTGCGGTGAGCGCGAGCTGATGGATGCCCTTGGTGTATTAGCCGACGGTCTGAAATACAAGCAGCCCCAGAAAGACCCGTTATTAACGAGCGTCTCTGCCAACCCACCGTCTGACTATAGCGCAGCCCGTGTTACCTTTGATGCCGCCACAGGCCGTCACAACTTTGCACTGGACACCATTTGGCGCTTTGATTTTGGCAATGGGAAAGCCGCGGCCCTTGAGAACTATGTTTTCGAGGCTGAGTATTACCTGCCGAAAGCGGCATTGAACACGGACGTGACAAAAGAAGCATTCAACAGCTTAGTCGACAATAGCTGGGCTGTTCCGTTTGTCTGTATTGGGCTGCGACACATCAATGGTGCTTTCCGCCTTCAGTTAATGGTGTCGGTTTCGAGTGCATGGCAGTATTACGATATCGCCACTGTCGCGTTCCCCGCCGCTAACTTTGCCAAACCGTTCCGTATCCGCATTGCCCGTTCAGAACCTAACCAATCCGTAGAAGTGCAGATTAGCAACGATACGGGCGTGTTGGGTAAAATGAAGGTGGAACACAACAACCCACCGGCAGCGATTGCCAACACGTACGCGCAATATAACGTCGCCGCACGATTGGCAGGAACGACTGACCTGCGTACCACCCTGCAATTCCGTAATACTGGGTATATGCAAATCCTTCAGTGCCCAGGTTTCACAGCCGGCATTACGGAGGATATCAAAGGTCTGTTAACCGTTTGGTATAAACTGTTGCGCGAGAGCTTCGACCAGTCTCCGGCACGTGAGCATATCCTGCGTAAGGACAACCCGCACAACGAAGAGGCTGGCTGGATTAAAGCGTTGGTGCGTAACGGTATCTCTGCGGATGCGGTGCGTATCTATAACCGTACGCTGCCCCAGTTAACCACGTACGTCAATGGACTGGCTCCTACCGCGGCTAACCTCGCCACCAAAGTGCGTCGTGAGACCACTGCGCGTTTACTGCGCGGAACCATTGTCGGCGTCGAAGGTCTGACCCAACATACGCAAGGTTCTGATGCCTCCAACATTCGCATCCTGTCGAAGTTCGATAAGCTGCAGTCGTGGCTGATTGCTCGTAATGATAACATCTCTGTCACTGCTGCGCAGTACATTGATATCAAAGCGGGTACCGGTGTGCTGCGACTGTATAACGACGGTCGTGGTTTAACGTGGAACGGTTCTAAGCTGTTAACGCACGATACTGTCGGTCCGTATATCCCTCAAGGGGGCGCTGCGGCTGCAGGGTTCGTGGGTGTCAGTACGGCGACTATTACCTTAACCGGTAAGGGCATTGGCTCCAGTCCGTTTGTGGCCACGTGGAAAGAACCGTCGGCGGCTGACTTAAGTGCGTTGGCCATGCGTATGGTAACTGATGATTTCGGCACCAGCTCTGCACTGGCCGCTACACCGGCGCTGATTACGAAGCTTGCCGCAAACTTCACCGGTAAACTGTTGAAGGGCACGGCGAACATCAACGGTGTTAAACTCGCCGGTTCTATCACCCTGTCCAAGTCCATGTACGGACTGTCAGAAGTGGTGGATATCTCTGACATGTTGATGCCGATGTCGACCGCAATGGAAACGTTGATTGCCGACTACGAAAACGACCCTAACCACACCCACCCCGCGAGCATGTTCGGTATTGTCAATGCCACGACCACGGTCAAAGGCTTGGTGAAACTGGGCGGACTTGAAAACGATGCCACTATTGCATTGGACGGGCGTGAAGTATTGGCGCAGTCTGCACGGTTGGATGCGGTTGATACCGAGTCGAGTGATACCTTGTCTCCGGCAGTCATCAACATCCTGCGTTATGGCAATTCCGGTACCGGGCTGATTGAAGGCGTGGAGACTGAAGACTACATGGTCTCCCTGCCTGCCAGCTCTTACTACTGCGGTGGCAAACGTACCGTGGCGGCGAAGTCTTACAACTTGGTCGACCTGTTCCCGGGTGCGTATACTAATAAAACGTTCTACGTATACGTTGATGCGGTAGCGGACGGTACAGCAGTGTACTCCATCAGTGGGACCCGCCGTCAGGAAAACGATACCTTGACCGAAATCGGCACCGTGGTAACGGACGGTGACTCGATTGTTCGTGCGGTCATTAACAACGTTACCCGTTTAGGTGGCTTCCGCGAGTTCACTGAACATGTGGATAACCCAAATGCGCATAACGTGACCACGGTGGATAAAGACAGCGTGGGGCTGTCCAGTATTCGGAATATCCCTGCTGCTGTCGGCAACTACAAAGTCGGGTTCACTAACGGTCTCCGAGATTGGCAGAGTGTCTTTAATACCGCAACGTGGACGCAGGCCGGTCAAACCTTGATGCTCACCAATTATGGCGCTGGACAGGTCAACGCTATCGGTCTGGTGCATTCTCAGAAGCAGGCGGGTTATACCTTGAGGGGTACGGTTGCGACTGATACCACCGCTGACAACGGCGGGTGGTTAGGTTGGTTGCTGTCTTATCGACAAGTGAAAACGGAGGAACATACCCTCTCCATCATTGCTAACCCCGATGCGGGGGGTTGGGTAACTGATTCTGGGCAGCCTACTATCCATGCAGTCGTTATCGATGCAGGTAAGAGTTCGCAGATTATCATTCCGGGTGTTACTGCGCGGTCTGCGACCCAGAAGCTTTCTCAATTAGTCGTTAAGCCAATAGTCATCACTCGTGTCGGGAACGTCTTTACGGTTCAGCCCGGTGCGGTCAGCAGCTTAGATGCGGTAACGGAAAAGTTTGTTATCGACTTCGACGCTATGACGGTGGTTGTTAGCAACAGCTTAGGTCAAAGTAAAACGACCCAACTGGAGCCGTTAATGCGTGCGAAAGGCATTGCTACCGATTTCTTCTTGGGTGGCGCGATGGTTGGTGTATTGGGTCTGTATAAGTCGAAAAGCACTTATACGTTCCAGACACACCCTACGGTTAACCCTGCGGGTATGTACAGTACGCTGGGGTCGTTAATTGATAACGTCTCCCCATTGTCTAAAGTGCGTGTTGCCCGCGGGGACTTGTCCTCGGCAACGCTGACGCAGGCACAAATCCAAACAGAGGTAGGACAACCCGCCTTCTTGACAGCGGATTCACGCGGCATCACTTACTTACCAGAAAACTGTTCTTACTACTCAAACAAAAAAGCGTATGCAATGCTGATGGTACGCTCGACGAAATAAAGGATTCGTAATGACTAGATATCCGTACGACCCGACAGGGAAGGCGACTACTAACGTCTTCACTGAGGAGCGTATTCTCGAGTCCAATGAGAACACCGACCGTGTTATCATGTTAAGCCATGCCCCGTTCTTCGGGGCGTTACAAATCTTCAACGGGAATAGCACCACCCCGTTGGACGAAGGCTCCGACTACGAATACGTTTATGAGCTGTCGGCACTGAAGGCTTCATTGGCTACAGATGCACCACCGGTCTACTGCGGTGTCCAGTTCATTAATCCTGAAATCAGTGGTAATCTCGTGTTCAACGGAAATCTGTTGGGGGGTGATTTCTACGACCCGCTGACAGAGATTCTGGACTACCTGATTAAGTACATTAACAACCCCCGTTCGGCCAGCTACCGTTCGCTGAATGGGGTGCCTGCGCTGTTCCCACAAAAGCCCAGCTATACCAGTTGGGCCGATGCCAAAAACAAACAGTACACCGCATCTGCTGTGGATGATGTGGCGGCTGCTGTTGATGCCGATGTGCAAGACCTGAAAACGGACTTGCAAGCATTAACGCGACAGGCGAACCAACTGTTCACGGATATCGAAGCGTTTAACTACCCGGCGCACATTGCGGCAACTGACCCGCACAGTGTCACCCCGACCCAGCTTAACGCGCACCCGGTCGGGTTGGAAGTTCCGGATACGTTTCTGGCCTACGGGAAAAACCTGCGCGAGCTGATTGAAAACATTCGCTCACAGGGTTTGTCCGATGCGGATATCCAACTGTACCTCCACCGCTATCTGTCGAAGAACGTTAAAGGCACCTTCCAGTTTGCGGACGGAGCCACCGTTATTGCTGATAGCACCAACACCACCAAACTGATTCTGTCGGCTGCGAAGATTCAGCTGATTACACAAGGTGGTATTGTGGCAGCGGCAGGGACGGACTTGTCAGGCGCGAAATACGTTGAGTATGTCTGTGGGACGAACACCCTGCGGGTTACCACCAACGGTACAGCATTGGGCGTTGATAAGCTCACCTTAAACGGTGTGGCTTTACTGACTGGCCGTACGGTGAAGAAGTATCAGTCGAAGGACGTTAACGGCGACCCTGAGAACGTGCAGATTAATATCTCCTCAACGAACATGACGTTCAAAGGGAAAGGTACACCGTCTGCACCGCTTGAAGCTGACCTGAACATCCCGAAAGCCACCAAAGCGCTCCCGGGAAAGGTAAAACTCGTAACAGGCCCGGGTGCAGTGGCTGATGGCGTAGCGGCCACGCCCGCCTCCGGTAAGCCGTACAACGACGGTTTTAATGACATGGTGCCGAAGACGCTGTTGATTAACAACAAGCCGATGTCCGGTGCCGGCATTACCCTCGATAAGGGCGATTTAAACTTGGGTTCGGTAGATAACACTGCTGACTTGAATAAACCGCTCTCAACGCCGCAGAAGGCGCGTACGGATGCCTTAGTAGCCAAAGACCACAAGCACGACTGGTCAATGCTGCAGATTGGGCAAGCCACCCGCATGGCGTACGGTACCGTGAAGATTGCCTCCCAGCTTTCTGAAGTGGAAGACGGTCAGGCGGTTGCCCCCGCGGTACTTAAAGCGTTGAACGACCGTTTGGCGGATATCAACAAACGTTTCTTCGGTGTGATGTACAAAGACACCTTAGAGTTCACGACGGTGGAGTCGGTCACCTTTAACGTATCGGGCTGGAACCTGACGCCGACCACGGCGTACCGTTATTTCGTGGCTCGTGCCCTTGACTCAGCGGAAGGGACGTTTGACGGGGTGGTTAACCTTGCGGCGGTGCCGAGCGGGACGTGGTATTACACCGCGTGCGGTATCGAGAACAACTGGAATGCGGGTGTGGTGCATAACACCCAGCCGGCTAACCCATTGCCACAAGCGGTTGCTGTTTCTACGGCGAATAACCGTTTGGGCGGGGCTAACGTGCGACTGGCAGCGAAGGTGCGTTTGCGCTTTACGGATGACATTATCAAAATCCGCGTACGGTCTGCGGGTAAAGTGTCTATCTGGGTGGATGAAAACCCGGTTATTGAAGCAGCGACCGATCCGAATGTGGAAATCGAGTTACTGCCGGGTGTGCATGCGATTGCTATTCTGTCGTTGTGCGAAGACACCACTAAGCCAGCGTCGATTGCCTTCGATGTCATGGACGGCGCTACACCTGTGTACAACAGTTCGGCGGCTACCAAGGTCGGCACCATCGCCAACAACCTGCCTACTGCCAACATGCGTTTCTTTATTTACGGAAACGTTACCTTGGGTAAATTCCAAGCGGTGGGTGCACCGGTACCGAGTGACTCGCTGAACACTGAGATGTTGTATCTGGGTTACGTTGACACGAACGCTACCGCAGTGATTACCTCAGGTGGCCCGATTCAGTTTAACCAAGTGATTGACTTCGGTCAGTTCCGTGAGCTGCAAGAGCATATTGCTGACCAGCGCGCCCACGGCGGTATTGACACGACAGCGAGCGACTACAGTCCTGCTGATGTGAAAGTGCCCGGTTTGGAGATTACTGAGCCGTACGGTGTGGCCGATAAGTCAGTGACCTCGACCCCGAGCGTGGCAATGTTCTCTAACACGGCGGGAATGGCGTTGCGTACGCAAGGTACTCTCGTGGTAGCAGAAGGCGCTGCCGCGGCAGGTGGGCTACGGGTGTGGGTTGGGGTGAAGGGTCAGTCTCCTTATCGTTGGAAGAACATGGCCAACCCGCAGGCAAAACGACAAGTCACCTACGACGGTTCCTTCATGTCGAACGAGTCGGGGATTCTCGAGTTTGTTGCCGCCCCCGTTAACGGTAAGCACGAGGTACTGTCTTTGTTTGCGATTGATATCGCGGCGAAAGCACAGGCATCGATTGCGTTCGTTAATGAAGTGACCCCGCAGCCGGTTGCGTTGCCGTATGTTGAAATCCCACGGACTAACCTCGTCCCATTTGTACGCGCTGAAGATGTTGAAGTAGCAGCAAGCTTTAACTTCCCGACCCACGTCGACGGTACGAGTATTAAGAAACCGCGGGTACTGGCTACACGCTACCGTTATATCCCGGCAGAAAAGCGTCTTAATATCCTTATCGGGGTAGTGGACGACGACACTCGCGTTGAGGTTCACCGTTTCTGCACCTTGGTGTTCGAACAGGACATTTCGCGTTTCTTTGAAGGGCCGTACGTCGGTTACGCCTCTTCAAGCAAACTGGGCTACCGCATCATGGGTTCTATCTTTGATTGCAGTATCCCAACGGAATACCTGACGCGTCTGAACTACCACACTGGCCTTATTAAGTCGTATATCCGTGGCTCTGAGCTGTCGGCGTATGCGGCGAAAAAGAACGGACTCCAACGTGGTCGTGTTGGGTTCTTCTTAGGTACAGAGATGGCGGACGTGGATATTGCCACACAGGTGATACTCACCGAAGAGACGACGAACATTTTACGCGACACTGCCTCGTACGCGGTTCCTCACGGGCTGTGGACGACGGGTTCGCGTGAGTCAACGTTTGGGGTAACACCGGTACTGACGGATGATTTCCTGAACCCGGGAACTGATGCGGGGACTGCTATCGGATTGGCAAACCTTAATCGTCGGGGTTATGCCGCAACGCATATCGAGCCGGGACTATTGACCAACGCCAAAACTGTGTCCGTGAATCTCGCGGGACAGGGTGTACTAAGCGCGTGGGTAGATGGTCTACAGGTTGCTAAGTCCAACCAAGCGGGTGCGGTGGGTAACGCTACAGCAACTATCAATTATGTGCCGAGTGCTAACTTTAAAGGTTACTTCACCGTAACCACTGAACCAACGGCAGGCGCTTTAACGTGTTTCGTGAAAGCGAAGTTTACCATCACGTACAACGACAACACGACCAAGACGCTCGAAACAAACGTGGCGAATTGGTATGCTTACGAGTTCGGTAAAATCCCAATGATTGCAATGCAGAACCCATGGAACCTGACCCAGCGTAACTGGGACTTCGTGGTTACGCAGCTAAATCTTGAAAAGGAATAAGTAATGAGAAAACATTATCCCGAAGATTTGACGGGCGAAAGCCCTGATAACATCGCGGAAGGTTCCCTCAAGTCGTCCACTTATCCTAACCGTTTCAATTTAGTGGTGCCTCCCGAGGCGCCCTTCTTTCGTAACGGCTTAGAGGTTAAGGACACAGCGGGGAATCTGTTATTTGAAGGTATTGATTACTACCTCGCGTTGTATTACTCAGAGGGTGCCCACGCTGCAAACGCTCAGCTTTTCGGCGGGATAATGCTACTGACCAAAACCGAGATTACCTACAAAGCTCAGGTTCTCGGTTCGTCTTATTCGGTTCCTGAATCGGACATTGGCATCTTCTTAGTTAATCCTGAACTGACCGAACCGCGCAACATCGACTGGAAATCGTTGATGCGCTACCCAATTACCATTGACCCAATTGACCCACCCGCAACGCTTGCCGAAGCGCTACAGCGTGATGAGGTGGCGAAGTCGATTGATGGTATCCGTCTGAAGATTGAAGCGAAGGCTGGTCAACTCGACACTGAGATTAATGCCGCCTTAACCGCTTTGTCTCGTGCAGCCCAAAAGCTGTATGCGGATAAACTGTTACAGCACCATAGAACACCTCATCAGCACAAATACACCCCGGCACAAATCGGGGCGTTAGCGGCAGGGGATGCCGCAACCAACGCAGTGAAAGCGTTCAGTAAGACGCTCGCTGAGTTAGTGGCGATTATGGTCGAGCACAAAATCTCACAGCGTATCGTGGATGGGCTGCTCGAAGATACCATGGGCCAAGTCTTTGGACGGTTCCGTGCTATCAATAACGATGAGCTGATGTACGCCACGCAAGACGGGAAGTCTGCCCTGCGGTTCACCGCGGGCAAAATCCTGTTGACCGGTACAGAAGCGGTCATTGAACTGGCGGCAGACAGTGACAACAACCAGCGTGGGGTAGGCGTGTCCTCCCGTGCAGGTTATGATGAGCTGTTCGTACCTTCCAAAGGTAATGCTGCTGGGGCGAAAGATGTCCGTCCGATTTATAACGGCGCTTTCTTGATTACCCCAGAGTCCATTAACCTGTACCTTTACGCCCCACTGAACTCGAATGCTCAACCGAGCTTCAAGTCCACGTCGACGGTGTTGATGGGCGGTAATGGCTCGACGCAGTCCCCACTGAACATGACGGCTCAGACCCCGGCTGCGACGAATACCGTAGAAGGGCTGTTCCGTTTGACAGACAGTGTAGAGGTTATTGCGCCGAACTACGCGCTGTCACAGAAGGGAGTGAACGACCTGCTGTTGAAACTGAATAACTACGTTGATGAGACTTTCAAAATCAACAACGCAGCCTTCGGTTCGACCCAAACCATTAACCTGACGGCACTGTCGTTTGGTCTGGATAAGGTCAACAACACAGCACCGGCTGACAAGCCAGTGACACAAGTGTTCCGTGACCAGTTAACCACGAAGGCGCTGAAAGTCCACACCCACGTCGCCGCAGACTTGCAGAATGTCCCAACCGCCTCACCTATTCTGTCGGGGTTGGCGTATTTGGCGGCAGGTATCGACTACACGACTCAACGGGCGGCAGTCTCTAAACTCGGTTATCAGTTAAAGCTGGATATCGATGGGGCGGAAGACAAAGCCAACAACCTGTTACCGTCGTGGGTGGCCAGCGGTACGTATTACGGAGACAGTGGCTTCCTGCCTATCCCAACCGCCGGTCGTTACGACGGCTCGTCTCAACAAATGGAAGCCGCACTTCGGGCAAACATCGGTCGGGAAGAGAACGGTAAGTTCTATGTGCTTCGTAATGCCACGAGCGGGTATGCCGGCTCCGAGATGGTGTTGTATTGGACAGCGGATGTGAGTGAAACAGGCGCAGTTTCCAATCCGATTCCAACCACCGTAGAGTATGTGCCCGTGGGGCTAAAAGCTATCGCCCCGAACGTGAAGTTCAAAACGGTCACTGTCATTGGTGATGAATGCGGTATTTTCCAAGGGACCGATGACAAATACTATTTGGTTATGTTTGACGGTACCATGAACATGGCGAAACACACCCGTGTCTCGCGCGTGACCTTGGAAGCGCTTAATGGCGGAACAGTCGACCCAATTACCCCTTCGTACTTTAACACCAATGAAGACCGGTTGGTGTTAACCGAGGGGAAAGTGTGCCTGCTTAAAATGTACTTGGTCCCCCAAGACTTTTATACCTGTATTTGGACGTTGGATGAAAGTCTAGTCGGGAAAACTTCCGACCTGCTGATGTCCAAAGTGCCGCTAACTGGGAAGTACCCCGCGGGTGATGCTGCGCGTTTTTCAACGTATGGTACCAACTCCACTGACCCTAACACGACAAACTTTTGGTACATCACACCAGAAGGGGCCGCGAAATGGACTTCGCGTAATATGATCAGCTTTAGCCGCAGAAACATTTATGCTGCAGCAAAAGGCAATAAAATTCGTGTTCGTTTGCATGCCCGTTCTTCGTTGCAGGCGCAGGGTATTCGAAATAGCGATCCTCAGTGGACGGTGTCTTATGTTATCGATCTCTCCGCGAAAACGGCCACGCTCGACGACGATTTCTTCCCGTTGTGTGTTGATGAAACCGGGTTGACCTTCCCGAAAGGGAAATACGGTCAAACCTCGAACAATCTTTTCTACGGGTACACTATGTGCCTGTTCGTTCAGGGGGATAGGGTCACCGGTATCGGCAACTCAGATGCAGAAGACTTTTTGGTGCGTTTCCGCTTACCAAATACTGACGCGTTTGAAAGCGCGCACTGGAATGCCGATTGGACCAACTTAATTGGAAACAGTGTGAATGTGCTTGGTCCATACGCTTCGCCGTACATTCTTAGAATGCGCGGGATGGCGGCTTTGGGCGGCACTGCCAAGAAAATGCTTCTTCGTCAACGTAGCACCGGGTCGTGTATGAGCATCGCGTACGACACGGACACTACCTACGGTGTGCCGGATTATACGGGTTGGGGGCCGTCTAATGATCGTGAGACCGTGTCGCAAAATGACTACGAAGCGATTTGTCGCCTGGGACAAGTCTATAACGGTAGCCAATCCTATCTCAACGGTGCTTCGTTTAGAAAGGCAGAAAGTCGTGCGTATCGAAATATTGCAGGCACCACCGTCATCACCAACGAGAGGGTTGCTATCAGTGCTGAGCAGTGGTCAGCTATTGAAAACTTCTTAGACGCGAAAATTCCGGGCTGGTTGGCTATTGATCCTACGCTGCGTATCGCTTGGCTGAGTATCTTTGACTTCGGAGGACAAAACCTCTGCGTGCTGCAAACTTGTATTCTGACTCCGAACGCTACGGCCGGTGGGTTTGATAACAGCACTTATTTCTACCGTATCCCGATGACGTTTGACAATGGAATTATTTCTCTGTCGATGATCAGTGGTGTCGAGGTGTGGAAGGAAGAGAAATTCAGGGTGTCTGCGGTCACGCTCAATGATTTGGCAGAGATGAGTCAGATGCGTTTGATTAAGCGTGCCGACGGCTGGTTATTAAGGACAAGAACGCTATGTCGTGTGAATACCAGTAGCTCTAGTACCGACTTGAGTTACCTGTTGAAAATCTCTCAAGATTTGACAACATGGACAGGCACGCGTATTTCGTTTAACCCGTCTAATAATGAAATCGATTATGTGTATCTTCAGGAAACGGATGAGATCGCAAAAATTGGTTTTGTAATGCTCGGAGTTTATCTAGGGGGGACGGTTTACAGCGGGAAAGGTATTGCGTTTGAAACCGGTGGTCGCCCCACAATTCTCTTTGGCCCGCAAGTCGCAGAAGGGATGATTCTGTACATCACGCAAGCGGTTCCGTTCTTTGCGAAGATGGAAGACCACCTTGTCCCTGCGGCGACGTTCGATTTCAAAACGCTATTCCCTACGGACTACCAGAATGCTACGCTCTATTTCCATGTGCAGTTAAACGCGTCTGGAGCGGCGGAGTATCTGGTCTCGAAAACGAAACTTGCTGATACTGACTCCCGGTTGTATATCGGTTATGCAACAACATCCAGCAACGCGATTACCGAAGCGAAAATCAGCCGTGTGAAACGTCTGGGCCGTGTAGGTGCACTGTTGAGTCATGCTGACAACCGCTATGCACACAACTACCTGCCAAGTGCGGCTGCGCCAGATACGTTGTACTCGAACATGGAAAACTTGGGGACGGTAGACTCGTTTGCCTTCCCATCGTTCGCAGACATCTATAACAGCTGGTACCGTTTCAGCCACAACAACTCCACTGCAGACCAGCCGGCGAATGACTCCGAACTGGCAGCATGGAAATACGTGGCAGCCGACGACGTCGTTGAATGTACGTTAAACACCGCAACGTTCGTGGGCTTTATCTCGGATGAATTGGTGGGTGACTATGTGTTCAACACGGTTATCACGTCCAACGACGGTGACAACGACGGGGTTGCAGTAGTGCTTGCTGCGCTGAAGAAGGAAGACACCACGGCAAACGTCGAGAAGACGTTATGTCTGGCTATCGGCAACTCAATTGAGTCGCACGTTAACCTGTCTGGTCTGATTCAGCTCAAAGAGAACTACCGTCAGGCGTCATCTAAGTTAATCGCCACGTTGGATGCGGATACCACGGACTTGCTGGCATGGAGTAAGTGGTATGCGCACGTGTATGCTGAACGTCGCGGTAACATGCTGTATATCGCGGTAGAACATGCACTACTGCCGACCACCGGTGTACGCGATGACAATATCCGAGCCATCATTGCGGCGAAGAAAGGGTTAACGTTAAGTCAGCTGAGAAACACAGCCACGTATAAATACGCGGAAGTGGACTTGGTGACAGCAGCACCGACCTTTGCACGCAGTTGTCGCTTTGGGTACGGGGCCACGTCTCAGAATGCTACACGATTCTGGAACATCACTCGTCCGGGTGCGGATTTAACGAAGTCTTACGGTACTGCTGCAGCGCTGGAAACAGCAAACCAGTTAGGCGGTAACTTCGACACAGTCCAGCGCCTGTCTTTCCCTGCGTCCCCCGCGCCGTGGATGTTACTGACCAACTATGCCGAGAAACTTTGGCCGAATGTTGGGACACGTGCTAGCGCCTATAGCCCACCACTGGCTTCACCAGCAATTACCCTCATCCCAGAGAGTAAACTGGCAGCCGGAACCGCTTGGGCAACGAAAACCACGTTTACACCAACATCAACATCGTTGGTGTTGAATGTGCAAGTAGATGATTCAGCGGATGTATACCTTAACGGCGTTTCTAAAGGAACGTTGTCGGGTAACGCTACGTTGAATCTGACTGGTGCGCTGTTAAATCAGCCTAACGCGCTGGCCTTCGTTGTTAATGAAGCCCCGGGTAACTCGCCGTGCTATATTGCGTTCGAGCTGGTGCAAGACGGTACGACAAAACTCGCGGTATCCAATGCTGCAATGACGGGCGTGAAGATACCTAATCCTGCAAGTCCAACCACGCTAACTGGTACTAATGCAGTGGGCGGCCAGACCATCGCCGTCCCTACGGGGAAAGATTATATTCTGGCAATGCGTCAATCGGGCGGGGCGAAAGCTCCGGTTATGTTCTGGACGGAAGAACGTGCATTCGCGGGCGGCAAGTACGTTGACATCTATTTTGATGCAACAACGGCAACTGTCCTTGATGTTATGATTCATGATTCCACCCTGAGCGTGTAAATAAAGTGGGGAGTTTCGGCTCCCCACTCTTTACTCACCACAAGGAGTTTTTCCGATGAGTAAGGTAGCAATGCAATACCCATTGGACCTGTTCGGAACCAACCTCAGTAATGCTGTATCGCATCCGATTAAACTCGGTACCGGTACTGTTAACCGAGCGTTTGCTTTCCCGACAGGTCCGTTCTTTGTTGATACGCTTCGAATGGCTCCGGTGAATGCGCCTAATCAGCCACTCGTTCGGGGTACCAACTACGAAGTGATTCTGCTCCACCCGTCCCTGACCAAACAGGCCGGCGGACGTGAGATTGCCACAGCCATTGTCATTACCAAATCGTCAGTCCCGGCAGACATTACGGCATCGGCTCAGATTGTCGGTGGCCCGTATGCCGCGAACGTGGACAACATCATTCAGTGTATCAATACGCTGAACTTAGATGACCCGACGATTAACTTCGCTGAACTGCGTGACGTGCCGGATGAGTTTGCGGGCGCACCTGCCTTCCGCGACATGGGTGACTTCTTCGGTTTTGAATATATTGTTACGCTGCTGTCTAAGCTGAACGATGCTATCCGTATCGGCGCTTCCGCTGAAATGGTGCAGATTCAAAACATGCTTAAAGCGTATCGTCAAGAGATGCTGTCGGCATTAGAAGAGCACCGTACGGCCGAAGGTAACGTTCACAACCTGACCCGTGGTCAGTTGGATGTGTACTCCACCGCTGAAGTCCGGGCACAGATTCAAACAGTACAGAGTAGCATTAACGCTGTCCTGCAAGATATCGGCACACTGGGCGCAACCGACACTAACTTAACGCAGCAGATTGCCGCACTGGTTAGCTCAATTGGCACGTGGAACACCCAGCTTAACACCGTTGACCAGAACTACCAGAAGACCCAGCTGCAAATCGCTGAGCTGATGGATGAGATTCTGGTGCTGGAAACGCAGGTCGGTCTGCTCTCGCAACAGCTCGGTACCCTTAATCAGGGACTGGCGGCCGCTAATCAGGAAATCAGTAACCTGAAACAGCAGATTGCGAACATGGCTAACTCGAACCAAGGGCTCGAAAATCGCATCGCGGCTCTGGAACAGGCATTGGCTAACACGAATGCGGCCTTGGCGGCGCACCAGTCTGCAGCTAACCCACACGACCAGTACCTCAACAAAAACACCGGTGGCGTGGTGCAAGCGGCTGTTCACGTTAACAACAGCCTCACTACCCGCGACGACCTCCAGTCGGCTGCAGGTACCAGATAACTCTTATAACGTCAGGGCGTTACTCTATGCGAGTTCGCCCGTTAAAGGAAGCATATGGCCGTTTCACTTAATGACGTTAATGCGCGAATTGCGAGACTGTCTTTGGCCACAGGACCTTCTGTGGACAATCAGGTTGCAACCAAAGCATTTAACGCAAACAATCTGGGTGGCATGTCACCCGGGGACATTCGCTGTAACGGTAGCTGTAGCTGGACATGTTCGTCTGGGTGCTCCTATGGTTGCTCGAGTTGTTCCGGTAACTGTTCCGGTGGTTGTTCTGGTACGTGTTCAGGCAGTTGCTCTGGGACCTGTACCGGCACCTGCGTGGGTGGTTGTGGTAGTGCTTGTTCCTCATCGTGCTCTGGCGGATGTGGTCACGGGTGCTCTGGCTCTTGTTCTAGTTCCTGTACGGGCTGTTCTGCCTGTTCCGGTCCGATGTAAGGAGAGCGACCATGGCTGTATCACTTAATGCAGTAAAGAACCAGATGAGCAACATTGAATCCGCTGCACTGAAAACAGAAGCAGGGGTTCAAGCGTACATCGGCGGTAAAACTTCAAACAACGTCGACCGATTAGCCGGTCAAGACGCCAACCATTACCATTGTGGCGGCACTTGTAGCTGGTCATGCGGGTCTGCATGTTCTGGCGGTTGTACAGGCACTTGTTCAGGGACGTGTGGCGGTTCGTGCTCGTCTAACTGTACGGGTGGTTGTGCTGGGGGTTGTTCGGGTAACTGTACGGGAACCTGTTCCGGTACGTGCTCTACAAGTTGTTCGGGAGGCTGTTCAGGCGGCTGCTCTGGTAGCTGTTCGTCGTCTTGTACGGGATGCTCTGGTTGCTCAGGACCGTAAGGAGTCGCTATGGCTGTTTCACTGAACGAGGTTGCGCAACAAATCGCCCGTCTCGAAGGGTACATCACGACCGCGTCTGCGAATAACTATATCGCCACGCGGGGGACGGTGAATAACGCGAACCGTTTAAACAATATTCCGGCTGGGGCCTACCGTTGTAACGGCAGCTGCAGCTGGTCAGCATCAGGTGGCGCTAAAGCGGTAACGTGGCCATCGTAAGGAGCTATCCGTGAAGAATAATGAACACTTGGCGTTTCGTACCAACTTTAACTACCCAATACACCTTGGGCTGCCCGACGCGGTAAACGACCACGTGAATGACCGCCTGCGTTTGATTTGCATGAACCCTGGTGAATTCCCTCGTCTGCGACCGCGTGATATTTTAAATCACGCAGAAGTGCGTGAAGAGTTTACCACGCCGGATGGTTTGCGGATTAAGATTCTGTACAACCTCGATGGCACAACCGAATACGTCGGTAAGCTCGTCAACGAAAAGTATTACTTCACGGATGCGGTGCTGAACTATTCCATGCCGCTGGAGATGGTGTTTGCTTCGTTCAAAGAACACGGCATGAAGCCGATGATTCAGCGTCAGTGGAACTGGGAATACCCGTCTTCGTTCCCGTTCTATTATACGCTGGTTGAAGAAGGTACCGTTGACGAGGGTTATTTCAACCTCGAGCGTTACTATCCGGTTGAAGGGTACGAAGAGTTAGGCATCGACTGTCTGGCCGACCTGCTCGCGTATTCCTATAAATTTACATGGGACCACCGTGATATGAAGTGGACCGCAATTACCGATGCGCATGAGATTACCAAACGCATTCGTAAGCCGTGGACCAACTATCTGTTGCAGTATGAGTACGGTGAGCAACCTAACACTACCGCTGACTTACATCGTGTACTGACCTTCTTGGTCGGTAAAGTCAATGAAGCGGGTCTGCTGTCGGCCGAAGAGATGAATGCCGTCAGTTCCTTTACCCGTCAGACTGTGACGGTGGATGAGCTGCTGCGTTTGAACGACCGCAACAAGGTGCTGGATGCTATTCTTAAAGCGTACCATGACCCGAAACTGATCGTCCCGGGTGAAGACGTTCGTGTCTCCGACCCGTTATTCGCGTTCATGGAAAATCTGTGGAACAAAAACCCTGATGCACGATACCCCTAAGTCGTCTGCTACCATGATTGACATTGCCCTGACGTCTAAGTGCAACCTGAACTGCTCCTTCTGTGGAGGGGCAGCTCACATGGCCAAGGGTGATGTTTCGAAAACAAAACACAAAGAGGCAATGGTGGACATTATAAAAGAAAATCCTCAAGTAGAGGAATTCCTGTGGACGGGCGGCGAACCGTTATTGGCCTACCAGAAGTTAGTTGACTTTGTAGGCGAAGCACGTGAGCAAGTGCCTTCCGCAAAACACCTGCTGTTTACCAACGGCCGAAAACTCAAACTCTCGCAACTCGACTTCCTGAAAACGTTTGACCGCATCATCGTCTCCATCGACCATTTCGAAGGTGGCGAGCGCAGTCTGATGGCGTTTGTGGAAGAAGGGGCGCACGAAGCGTTTGAAGTCATGCACGCGCTGGACAATGTGGTTACGTGGGGTGTACTGACCCGCGAACACGTTAGCAAGCCGCGCTGGTTTGAAGACACCATGCGTTTGCATGCTGCTCTGCATCACTTACGTGTGGGTGCTATGACCCTGACGTTTGACAAACTGATGCACAAAGCTCTCAATCAGGACCACGTACTGAACTTCATTTACGGCTACAAGCGTATTGAAGAACAGATGCAGCATCTCAACAGCGTTAACGGTATCAACACGGTGTTCCGTCTGGAGAAGTTCTTCGACCACACCAACTGTAACGCTTGCGGTCAGCTGAAACTGGTAGAACCAAACGGTGACATTAAGCACAATGAGAACGTGGACTTCTACGTTAACTCAGGCTGTAATGCCATGGCCCAAATCATCGGTGTAGAGGCTTACAAGTATCTACACACCTACCTAAATTTGCCACAGTCCTGAGGGGGATGTTGTAATGGACGTAACGTATCAGATTGTTACGAACTTGTCGTGTAACCTCGATTGCGATTATTGCTACGAGCGCAAGTTCCCGCGTAACAACCGTGTAGATGACGTGGTTGACTTCATCCACGCCTGTTTTGACCGTGACCGCGGCAAGCCGAATGTAGGCGGCGCGATTATCGACATTATCGGTGGGGAACCGTTCCTGCAACCGAAGCTGCTGATTGCGGCCTTCGAAACTGCAGAGATGTTAGCGGCGCGTGATAACCGCCCGTACATGTTCTCCATCTCCACGAACGGAACGCTTTTTGATAAGCCGTTAAACCGTTCAATCATTGAGCGCTGGTATCCGAAACTGTCTATCGGCGTGTCAATCGATGGTCTGCCGGAAACCCACGACCGTCACCGTATCTTCACCACCTCTCGTAAAGGTTCCTACGAGAAAGCGCTGGAAGGGTATCATTACCTGAAGTCGATGAAAATCAACGACCTCGGGATTAAAGCGACCTTTACCCATGACACGCTGAAGCACTACGCGGCGTCCATGAAGTCGCTGATTGACCAGTCTGGCGGTGGTACCATTTACGGTAACATGATTTTCGAAGATATCATTCCACGTGATATGGCGCTCGGCATCTCTAACCAGATGATTGAAGTGCTGGAATACTGGATTGGTAAAGGTCTGCACTTAGACCCGACTGCTGAGATGGGCCACATCACCCCACGCGGCATGAACATCGATAACATGTGGGCTCCGGAATGGCGTGAGATGTTACAGCATAACGATCAGATTCGTTACGACCCTGAACGTCTGAAACCGCACTGTGGTACCACGGTTCACATGACCTGTCTCGGCTTTGACCGTAACATCTACGGTTGTAACCGCTTCATGTCTACCGTCACCACCCGTCAGGCAATTGCGAAACTCGTGGGTCGCGAGATTGTCAACACCGACGGCGGCAAGCTGCTGAACGAAGTCCAGACCCAATGGCAGTCGTATCCTGATGCCTGTCTGGGTTGCCCGGCCAAACACATCTGTGCGTCCTGCGTAGCCGCGGCGTACGAGAATGGCGATGGCGAAGAAGATGCGCGTAAGCAGTATCACTCTGAGCGTCGTCAGTGCGGCTGGACCACCGCTAAGCTGTTAACTGCCCAATGGTGGGAACGTCGCTTTGGTACTTACGGTGACCAGTTCAAACCGTTGTCGTGCAACTGCTACGAGTGCCGTGTTAAAGCCTCGCAGGAAAACAAACTTCCGAAACTCTCTGGCGCGAAACCAGAGGCTGTTCAACCACACGTTCATGCAAAACAGGAAAAGCCTAATGCAGTCATTGATGATTCACAATTTTACTCGGCTTGATACCACGCTGCTGGATGCCTTTCTGACGAAGCATAAGCTGTTCGATGTAAGCATCCTGTGTAAAGCAGAGAACTACACCGACACAGTGAAAAAGCTGGTTATCCGTCACTCGCTGAACGTGCACATTGAGCTGGACTGTGTGGAGAACGGCCATAACTCACTGGCGAACGCTGAACTGCGTAACGCCGGCTTAGAGCAGCGTATGCTGGATACCCCGCCGAGCAAGTTGACTGTGCTGTTCCGTGCAAAGCGTAACAAGCAGGTTGACTCGCTGATTGCTTTGGCGCAGTCGTTCCCGAATAACAAAATCAAAGTGGTGCGCGACAATAAAGACCAGTGCAACTACTTTGAGCTGTGGGATCATATCGGGGTGTTCAACACTGCTGAAGAAACGCCGGTGGAATCGCGCGTGTCTAACCTCGTTTGGCAGTATGACTTGGCGAAGGACTATTCGTTCCTCGACTACGGTCTGCTGAAAGACGTCGGCATCCTGGGGAAAACTGAATGCTTAGTAATGACCAAATAAAAGATCGCTTCCTCAACAGCGGGAAACTGATTGACCGTCACGGCCAGTTTGTGGACGGGCATTTAAGTGACTCGCGTTGGAACCCGTCGTTGTCTCGTCTGGCACACTACCGGTTGCTGGATGGGATGAAAGACGATGAGCTGTCAACCCAACTGAAAGCGCAGGGCTTGTCTCCACTGGAGATTAAGTTCACGCTCAAGTCTGCACACACCTTTATCAGTGATGTGCTGGGGATTGATTTGGCTCAACGTCAGGCGGAGCGTATCTCGACGCACGGGAAGTGTGTCGCGTTACTGACCGAACTCATTGCGTGGGTGAACCAAGCGTACAGTGAAGCAGTGGTCGCTCCACTCGAACTGAATGGCCGGGTTTACCAGACCGATGAGAAGGCGCTGGCGGCGATTAGTCGTTACCTTTCGACAGAGCAAGATCCGGGTTACTGGGTCGATACCAACAATGCGAAATTCGAATTCACGCTGGATGATTTGAAAGCGTTGAACGAAGCCATTGTTGCGCGTACCAATGCGCTGCATGAAAAGATGACCGACTTTAAACAGACTGCTCGTACTGCCGCTGAGAAAAGTGATTACACGACGCTCAAAGGTTTGAAAGAGAAGTTTATCGCTGAGTTGTAAGCGTGTGCCCTTCGGGGCACACCTTTGTTCTTTTTTTATGACCCCCACGTAAAACGAAGGATAACAAGATGGATAAGTTTGAGTATTGTCGTTTTGATAAGCAGTGGTTTATCTTAACGAAAGACTACACCTTCGGTTTTACTTTAGCTGGTCTGTTTGAGGACGACCCGACACGTCTCGAGGTCATTTTAAAGGAAACCGGGTTAAAAGCCGACACGCCTTTATATTTGGTTGCCCCGAAAGGGTTTGTAACCGATTTAGCATCAATACCCACACAGCTCCAGTTTTTGTTTAAACCGGAAGGCGACTACGGCCCTGCTGCCGCATTGCACGACCTGCTCTACCAGAAGATTCCGATTATCGGTAACTACCATTCCGACGGCGTAGGAAAACTGAACGTCTTCATCGACAAGACCTTTGCTGACCGCATGTTCCTGTATGCCATGAAAGCGCTCGGGGTAAATTGGGTTACACGTCAGTCCTTTTATTTGGCAGTGAAGCATTTTGGCTTGACGTCGTTTATCGACAACAACAAAGGATGCATTTACTTTAAACCGAACGCGTACACGTTTAACATGAACGCCAACTACGAGTTCGTCCGTGAGTTCCCAACGGTGGGTATTCCACCACAGGACATGACCATGGTACGAACCACGCAACAGGCGCACGTGCATTACTTAAATGTGAAACGCGCATTTCTGACCTACCCTATCCCTACCGCAGGAGAGTCAAATGTTTCAGCCCAACCCCAACCAGTTTAAACTCGAAGAGTTAATGCCGCCGGACATCATCAAACGTCGGGGTAAGAACGCTGCGTACATCATTAACCCGTTGGTGATGCTCACCTTACAGCAGCTACGTAACAAATTCGGCGCTATCATTGTCAACTCGCCTGCGAAAGGCATGACACAGCGCTCTGTACGCACGCTACAGTTCTTTATTAATCAAGAGCAACCAAAGGGTGGCAATTATAAAGAACGCGCTCTGGAGCTTTATGCGGCGTCTGACAGCATGCACAAATACGGCGGGGCGATGGACTTAACGTTTGTTAGTTACACCCCGCAAGCTGTACGGGCGTATATTCAGCAGAACCCGAATGAATTCCCGTTCATCCACTTCCTCGAAACCGATATCAGTTGGTTCCATTTCGATGTACGTAACCAACCGGACTTAACCGTCTGGTCACCGACTCGTGGTGTGGTAACAGTGATTAAACAACACCCTATCGAATGGAATAAAATCGTTCCGAACCTGTAATCTGGCCGCTATCCTTTCGTCGGGATAGCGGTTTAGTCTTTTTCTTATGACGACTCCCCGTCACCTCAACTGTTAACAGAGGGAATTGCAACATGGCCATTAAAAGTTTCGAGCAGCAGCTGGTAGAATTGTTTAACACCAAAAACCCAAGTCTGGCACAGGCACTGTCTGTTGCTGACGTTGACTTCAGCATCGCCACCGCACTGGATGGCGGTACTGGCGGTCGTGACTCCAAAGTGACCATCACTGCGAAAGCAGAAAGTGAACACTTCACCAGTAACGTCGAACTGCACTACATCCGTCTGTCTGCCGGTGTTGTCGGTCCGAAAGCGGTAACTGCAGATCTGGCTGACTGGGATACTGATGCAGAAGTGCTGGCTATCCTGAACGCTGACGTGATTGCCGCAGGTCGCGCGGAAGACGCGTTTACCCTGGCTGAACTGTCTATCACTCGTGACGGTACTGGCACCGATGAAGACCCACTAGTTATCAGCGTGTCTATCAACCCCGGCCACATCAAGTACCATGAAGGTCAGATCGCGACCTACACGGTAACTGAAGAGATCGTGAAAACCGACCTGAGCACCACTGACGGTGAACTGGACGGCTTTACCGCTTAAGGGTAAATAATCTGGAGGGGCTTTGGCCCCTCTTTATTTTTTCTTTGGAGGTACGAAATGGCTACATTGCAGGAAGAGTTCATTGGCATGATTAATGCCAAAAACCCAGACTTGGGTTTAGCTTTATCTGATGTTGAGTTTGGTAACCCCACGAATTACGCCCCGTCCGGCGAAGGCGATACTCGCAACACCGCGTTAGTAATTACTGCCAAAGTAGACAGTCCTAATTTTACAGGAAGTAAAGAATACCACTTCTTCCGGTTTAACTTTACTCACCCGAACGGGGAAGACGTGCCGAGCAGTATCGTTAACGATGCCCAGTACAACTGGGACAGCGATGACATGGTGCTGTCAACGATGAACCGGGCCCTTCCTAACCATCCGGTCACAATGGAAGAAGTCACTATCGCACGTACCGAACTGCGTCAGGATGAGAATCAGGACGAATACCGTGATATTAAATTGACCTTTAGCCCCGATCATTTAAAGTGGCAGGGGAGCTACGTCTTCCGCATTTATACCGGTAAAGATGTACTGGCGTGGAAGAACGCTGAGCTGGACGGTTTCGTCTAAAAAAGAAAAGAGACTACTCTCCCGAAAGGGAGAGTAGTTACTCTTATTTTTTTTACGGCAACAGTTCTAACACAACCATCCAGTTAATGGATGCAGTCTTCACTGCTTTGGTTAACGTTTCTGGCGCGGAGTTAGACACAGTAGCAAGATTAGTGGTATCTGCCATATGTGCCGACCCTGTCCCGACAACCGAACCGAGGTCACCGATACGGGTTTGGATAGTTGCATCCGTCAGCGCAGCCGCATCTGCTCGCAAGCGGGCATACGTTCCTTTCCATTCGCTGTCGTTAAAGTCTAACGGGTCTGTCAGATACTGCGTGGTAGGTTTATCCGAAAGTCGAATAGCACGCGCAATAAATTGATACCCGCCAAGTTCAATGACCACACGTTGGTTGACATTACCTGCATCACCGTCTGGGGTTTTGCCGAAGTCATCTGTTCCGTAGATGAACCCGGCATTATACCCATTTTGCCAGTTGGTGCTGGTAATCATCTGCACGCTAGGGATAAACAGAATCTTCCCTTTGTACACGAATTTGTACCAAAGGTTATTCGTATCTGTCCTGAGTGTGATTCCTGTTAAAGACTTCAGCTGGTCTTTAATCTTGTTGGTAACATCTAAAACTGTCACCCACTCAGTTGTGGTCATTTCACCGAAATACCCGCGTACCCAGTCGCCGCGGGTGATTACCTGCCCACCCGGACCAAGGTTAGAATAATAACCCTGCGTTTGGTTTGCCGTAAACGAGCGATTGCCGCCTTTTACCACCGCGATAACGTAGTAGTACGTATTACCGACACGCACATTGGTATCGTTGTAGCCTACTGCATCGCCTGCAAGCGTAGCAATCGGGCTACCTGGATTGTTTTCATCGATGGGTTTGTCAGAGCGGTAGATTTCGATAGCGTCAAGGTTCTGGTCGGTTTGGCTGTCCCAGTTTAATTGAATACCCATTATTTAAACTCCTTATAAATGCGCCAAATCGACTTCGCCAACGCGACCGATATATTCGACAATTGGCCACCAACACAACGCTTGGGTCTTCCCACGAGCGGCACAGGTTTCTACGGTGCCGCGGGTGGCTGCCCCGTAGTTGTACGGGCTTTGACCACGACGTAAGTTATTATTACCCTGTACCTCTTGACACAATACGCCAATGGCAGAGCCGTCAGTGCCGTAACGGGAGGTAATGACGCTGTTAGCGTTAACGGCCGCGACAGTAACCATACGTTTACGCAGCGGGGTAAGTTGCAGTAACGGGTAGAAAAGGTCTTCGTATTCGGAATACTTACCGGCGGCTTCTGGCATGGTATTCAACGTGTCCGTTGTTCCCGCCCATGTTAACCCATCGGGGTAACCTTTAGGCACCCGGATTTTAAACAGATCACCATTAAGTTCAAACGTGCAAAGTTGATTCACGTTTTGCGGCGTGCCTTCTGGCCCGTTGTCGTTAGTGCCATAAACGGCACCCGCTGTATAGAGCGCATTCCAAGCCACATCGCCGAAACCTTGGTCAGGTACAAACAAGATATTACCGTTGCGAGTAAACTTATGCCATGTTGGGTAGACAAGAGTTGACGGGATGCTTGAAAGCGACTTTAATGCCGACAAAATAGTGTTGCTGTTAATGAAGTCCGCCGCCAGCACAGCCCCGTAGTATCCGTAACTTTCATTACCCTGTAACAGCAAGTTAGACCCGGGACCCCGACGGTCAGACACTTCAATTTTTTGAGGTCGACTGACTACACGGTCGTTAGTGGTGTTTACCGCCCACACGTAATAATACGTCTTCCCGAACAGCGCACCGGTGTCAACCCATTCGGTTTCACCGTTGGATAACGTCACAAGCGGGGTGGTCGTGTCAACTTGGGCAGTATTGCCGCGATAAATGTCGATGGTAGTCGCCCCCTTGTTGGGGTTTTTCCATTTAAGTTTTAAAGCCATGTAGGAGTCCTCTTATTTAAAGCCGTCCAAATTACCGTTAAGGGTACTTAAATCAACAGCAATTACTTCCTTGTATTCGGCATGAATTTGAAGAACAGGTGAGCGGAGTAATTTTTGCCAGTTGTATTGTTCGGTTGAGACGGGTGGTAATGGTGCGATATTTACTAAGGGAAGTTGCGTGCCGGTAGCAAGAGCCCAATCAAATTCATGAAGCGATAAAAACGGCGATGGGGTAATACTTATCAGGGGCTTATCTAAGGCACCTTGTATCTCCCATGCGATGTCGCTAACAATTAACAATATTTCACCGGTATCCGGACTGATGGTGAACAACGGTTTGCGTAACGTGCCGCTTTGTTGTCCTATGAAATCTTCTAACGGTAGTACCACCTTAGAGACGTCAATTAACTCGAGAACCGGCCGCCACCCGCCCACGAAGGTTACCGTATCGTAGACATTCTGCTGCAGACCCACCATGCTTGCGCCAAACGCTTGCTTAGTGTTATCGATATTAACAGTAGACTGCCAATAACCGTTCCCGTCGACGCTCTGCACGTCCCACTCCGCCGTAGCATAACCGCCACCGGCAATAACTTTGCTGTACAGCCTAGCAACGTCACCGGTGGGGTCGGGGGTTGGGTTTGCTGTGGTAAACGCGAGCAGTGAACTGGAAGATAGTCGTGGCATGCACGGTGACAAATACCAATCGCGACCACTTTCGGTTTTCTTCATGGCTAAACGTTGGGGAACTTTCACACCGTTCTGAGGGTACTGTTCCGATTCGGGGATATCTGTTTCATAAACGGCACCCCGAACATACAGGTCTTGCCATGGGATGGTAAGGTGGTTATAGTTTGCAATGTACAGTATCTTTCCGTCACGGGCAAATTTGAACCACTGTTTTACAGTCGGGGAAGGATAGAGTGTGCCTTTGGGCACATCTTGCCCTTCGTTTATCTTGGAAAGCATAGCAGGCGCATTAAACAACTCTGCTTCACTAACCAGTCCAAAATAGCCTTCGTTCATTGAGCCAACGAGCATAACTTTACTGCCCGGGCCTGACTCGGGGAATACACCTGCAGGGGTACGTGTCCAAATCACGCTCAGGGAGCCTGTGTACGCCACAGAAGCTGAAGAGATAGTCAGAGTCACCGGTGTCGGCGAATAGCCGGTACCGAGCTTTGTAGAGCCGTTGGTGATATCTTCCGCTGTTAAACCTAAACCGTATTGTTCGTTAAGGGCGGGTAACAAGTCAGCCACGGTCGCTGATTGCCCATTGGCTTTGAAGACAACGGTAATCCCGTTGAACATCGAGGCGATATTGAGGCGGTCGTAGAAAAACTCTTTTTTACCGACCACCCCAGACCCTGTCTTACCATTCAACACAATGCGGGTGTTGCGCCCGCTTGTGCCTAATCCAGAGGTATAAGGACCGCCTAATACAAGCACGGTACTCTTATTTATTTCGCCTTTGAAGCCGGGGTTATCTCGTTTGATAAGCTGTCCCAATAAGTCCAGCGAACCACGTGTGTATAATCCCATACGGCCTCCTTACGGCATGATGAGTTCTAATACCAGTCCAACGCTGGCGGCAGTTGCGCCTGCAATGGATGCGTAGCTTTCAGGTTTTGTCCCCGTCAGGATGATAATGTTTCCAGCCGACGTGTAGTGGGAACCGAAGAAGTTGGGAAGTGACGTATTATCATACAGTCGCGTCAGACTTCCCGGTTGTGGGTCTACCGTTTCTCGCACCATACGTGCCATCGTATCGCGCCACTCGGAGCCGAGGGTATCAGCCTGTGTGGTGGCGAAAGACGTTTCGGGCAGCGAAGAAAGTTTCGGGCAACGAATCAAGTAACGACGGCCACCGATGTCCACAGTGACTTTTTGATTCACCGTGCCCGCGCCAATACCGGCCGGGCGGTCACCAACACCGTCAACCCCGTACACTAACCCAGCATTGTACACCTGTCCCCACGACGCCGTAATCAGGTTTGCGTTCGGCACAAAGAAAACTTTGCCTTTCCAAAACATCTTAAACCAGCCTGAGGGCTCTCCTCCTGCAGTTAATGCGGCTAAAGCTGGCACCTTCGCACGCAACGCAGCATTCGTGATGAAATCTGCAGGGGCAAGAATGTCCATTAGCGCAGCTTTCCAATCGCCACGCAATGGTGTGGGACGTCCCGGACCGGTTTCAGCAAAGTACCCAGTGAACTGGTTTGGTCCCCAGCTACGGTCGGTTCCTTTCTTCGCGACAACGCGATAGTAATAAACGTTTTTATTTTTTACTGTCGTGTCGTCGTAAGACGTCGCGGTGCCCGGTAAGGTTGCAATCGGTGCGCCGGGGTTGTCTGAATCGATAGGCGAGGTACTACGATAAATCTCAATCGCGTCGAGGTTCTGGACAGACTGGTCTACCCAATTTAATTTAATGCCCATTTTGATCCCTTAATCAACAAGTTCTAAAACTGGCAACCAGTACATCGACTGGGTGTAGGCTGCGGCCGCAGCATTGGAGACGTGCGCGCGAGTGTGGGGCGAGGCATTCGGTCCCCAAGTCACCTCACGTTGCCCACGAGACAGCACGTTACCATTAGGCCAACGTTCTTGACAGGTGATGCGATATGCCGCAATCAATGCGTTCAAACTCGCAGTATCACTCCAGTTTGTGGTAGGCTGACCCACCCACTTTTCCCACGCTAAGTTAATGAAGTTTGGCGTGCGCTGCTTGTTTGGCGTATACATGTTTAACGCATACACTAAATCGTTGAACTCATTGTCCTTGGTATTCGCGATGTTGTCATGGTTAGCGGCCGCGCCGTTGTAAGCGGTGATATCTGTTTCCGGACCATCACTCCACCCACGCAGCAGACGAATCTTATACGTTTTACCTTTGAAGACAAACGTACGCAACTGATTCGTGGGGGTTACACCGGTGAGCACTGCGCCGGGAGGGCCATTAGCATCGACGCCGAACACGAACCCGGCTTGATACAAATAGCGCCAATCCGTACTACCCATAATCTGGTCGGGCAGATAAAGGATTTTCCCGTTACGAATGAACTTATGCCATGCCGGTGTCTGGAGGGCGTTAGGGATACCGGTGACACTGGCAGCCGCCGCCAACAGTACGCTACTGTTAACAAAGTCTTCAGTCGGGATTTGACCGAAGTAGCCTAACAGATTGTCACCCCCTACCAGAATACCCGGCCCCACACCGCGGTTATCAGTAACTGTGATTTTCTGGCTGGCAGTAAAGACTTCATCGACAGCGCTAACCGTGCCCACGATGTAGTAATACGTTTTACCTTCGACTGCAGTAGTGTCGATGTAAGCAGTTTCAGTTGGACCGATTGAGGCCAACGGCGCAGGCAAGGTGCTGCTATCGAAATCGGTATCTTTGCGATAAATACGAATCGCTGTGGCGGCCTTGTTAGGATTCGCCCATGAAAGTTTTAATGCCATAACGGTATCCTTTAAAAGCCGTCAAGCTCTGCGTTGGCGGTTGATAAATTGAAACGGGTATCGTACGTCGCGGTGAAGCTCGCAACGATAGATTGGATAGGTTTAGTCCCGGACAGGTTTGGCACCGCCGCAATCGTGTCGTAAACAGGCGCGTAACTAACCGGTGCTGGGAATTTCAGGTACAGGTTACCTTCAACGTTCTCCATAGGTAGCAGCATGTTCGGGTCACGGGTGCTATCAATAAAGAAATCGATACGCTGGAGAGGCATGACCGCCACACCCTGCACGCTTCGCATGGGCAGAACATAATCCTTACCGTCTACGAGTTTTAGCAACGGGCGCCAGCTGCTATTGCCGGTTTTAGCGGTGCTGTTAATACCCGCTTGGTTAGCGCCGGCTACAAATGCCGAGGTTTCGAACCCAACGCGGGAGTTTTTCCACCAGAAAGCGGACTGGTCTAAGGTAGAGATAATGTCCCATACCGCAGTACCGTACGAGCTGTTGTGAACCTTATTGAACAGTCGGGCGGCATCAGACGTCGGATCACCACGAACCGGCTCAATTGGATCAGCATTCCCCATCTTCGGTAGCCGAGGAAGGAACAACTGCATACCGTTTTTCTCAAGGAGCAATGGCACGTTACGATTACCGATTACCGCGCCTGCCGCATCCAACGTGTTCCAACTGATGTTAGAGGCAATATTTTTCGTCGGGAAGAAAACAAATTCATTGTCGATGGCAAACTTTATCCACAACATCGCGGGGTCGACGACAATAGACACGCCAGCAGGTAGACTGCCTGCAAACATCTCTTGCATCACCTCTGAAGAGTTAAACATCTCGTCTTGCGACACTGTTCCGAAATAGCCCGCGGACATATCGCCTATCAACATGGTCTTCGACCCAGGTCCCGAGTCAGGATACACACCCGCCGCTTTACGTGTCCATGTTGCAGACAGCGTTCCACGGTAAACCAGACTGGTGGTGGCGATATTAAAAGTAACCGCGGTCGGCGTATACCCGAAGCCTAAGTTCGTTCCAGCATTCGTGACATCGTCCGCAGTTAAATAAATTCCGTATTGCTCATTTAATGCGGGCAGCAAATCTCCGACAGTAACAACTTTATTGCCGGCTTGAAACACAACGGTCAAGTTCTTAAACAAATCCCCGAGGTTTAGTCGGTCATAAAAGAATTCTTTTTTCCCTGTCACGCCCGACCCGGTTTTGCCGTTAATCACGACCCGAGTATTTCGCCCACTTGTTCCTAGTCCGGTGGTGTAAGGGCCTCCGAGCAACACAATATTACTCGAGTTCAACTGAGTTTTTAAGCTCGGGTTGTCTCGGTTAATAAGTGCGCCGAGGATATCCAACGCCGCCTTACCATAAAGGCCCATAACGCCTCCCAAAAAAAGAAATGGCCCCGAAGGGCCACGGTTTAACTGTTGTAGTGGTAGTACGCCACGCCTTTCACACCGACATCGTCGATACCGGTCTGCACCACAACACGGTCGAAGTTCTTATTCGCCGTTGGCATGGTGGAGGTCGCAACATCCTGCACAGTGTTCGAGTTCAGGGGACCCGCGTACTGCGGAATACCCAGCTGATCTAGCACGGTACGCAGACCTGCCCAGTTAGGTAGACCCGCCGCTGTAACGTTCAACAGGTTTTTGTACGCCGTGAAGTCGATACCATACGTCAACAAGTCAACGCACTTCTTGTTGAGAGTTTCATCGATAGGATGTGTCAGCGCACTCAATACATCTTTGGTAATGGACGTATCAAGAACCGGCTTACCGCGGTAATAACGCACACCCTGCGAACCCCGATATGCTGGGGAGTTAGGCTGGGCACTTAACGTAAACTGCGAAGAATAGTCTGGCGAGTTTGCACCCGCTAAACCAGTGTTCACCACATCCATCGTGCCGAAATTAACACCGAAGGCTTCTTCGATAGCTGCCAGCGCCCCGTGTACGTTTGTCGCCGTAAAGGTCGTGAACCCTGCCTTCGACTGGTTATACACCGGTATAATGGTTGCTAAGTTAATGCGGTCGTAATACAGCGTTACCGAGTCAGTATACCCTGCACCCTGAACGCCGCGCAAACGGGCCGATGTGTTACGTTGGTTTGATGCCGCGTTCACCGCCACATCGGTGATTTTCTCGATGATAACGTTAGCAGCAGAAACCGGTACCGGCAGGTCAGGGTTGGCGAGGTTAATCAGGTCGTATACCAGCTCGTTAGAGGGCTTTTTGTAGGACAACATAGATTACACCTCGTTCGGGTCGTCAGGGTCGCTATACTGGACGTACAGGGTGCCCTTAATGTTCGTGGTCGTCGCAGGCAGCTTGATAGCCATTGCGTACTTGTACTTGGTGTTAGTTGGGAACTCGGTTTTGTTGAGTCCGTTATAGGTGATTTCTGCACCCAGCAGACCCCACGAGGCGGCATTCGTCGCTACCCACGTTGTGCCCGTGATACCATTTAGCAGTGTAACGAGGTTGTTCAGGTCAGCGCCTGCAGCCAATACACCCGGCTGGTATACCAACAGCGCATCACGGTTCGCGGTGTGATCAAACGGATAAGAATAGATTTCTGCCAGAACCGCAGTCTGTGCAACAGAACCCATGTCGCCGTTCGGATACTTCAGACCGTTCAGGGTGGTGGTTGTAACTGCAGACTGCAGCGACTCATCACCTTTCGCCAGTTTAAAGCGCGCACTCCCAATCCAACCCAGTGAGTCAGTTTTGGCAGTGATATCCAGAAAACCACTCAGACCGTCCGGTTCCCATTCCAGTTCTGTGTTTTCCACATCTACAGCTTCAAACGCAAACCCGTAACGGTTATTCAGACCGATTAGCGCATCGTGCAGATGGGTAACGCTACCCACTTGCAGCGTGTCGCCAATAAGAGTCTGGATATCTTCAACTTTCAAGCGGTTATAAAACAGGTTCTTTTTGCCTGTCCACGAACCGGTTGGGGTTGCGGTGATTTTCACCAACGTGTTACGCTGGGTGGTAGACTCTTGGTCTGTTCCACGAATGTCCTTGGGTGCGCTGTAGGTAATGTCGGTCAGTTTAATCGTCAGGGAGTTCTGCGAATTAACGGCGGCCAACAGCACATCTTTCGATGGTTGATAAATTGCCATTTTCGTTTCCTACTAAATATTGTAGTGGAGTAACCAATCGCCAGCCACGTGAGGGTCGTTGACTAACGTAATCACGAGAACACGGTCGAACTTTTTATTCGCACGCGGTTCGTTGGCTGTGGTTTTGACCTGCGCTCGCGCACCGGTGAAGTCCCAGCGTGGGAGGCCGCGGGCTTCCATCATGTCAACCAACGAATCACTACGGCCCGAGGTGAAGTTCGACCCCGTACCCATAGCACCTGTTGCGAAGGAACCGAGTAACTGGTATTCGTCAGTAAAGTCCACGCCGTAGGCCAGCATGGTACCGCAGAGTTTCCCGTCGTCTGGATCAATCGGATGGTTCATCTCATTTAAGATGTTGTTGACCACCAGTTCTTCCAGACTGTACGGGCCCGGTACGTATTTGATGTTGACGCTACCCACGTATTGCAGGCTCGTGCCATACACCCGCAGCGGGCTTAACGAGTTGCGGTACAGGTAATACGACACCACATCTTCAGGCACAAGGTTCAACCCGTAACGCCCGTTAATGTTGGCTACCGCCTGTTGAGTGACGCCGATGCCCGGCATGGTGATAACAGGGGTGAAGTTCTTAAACAAATCACTCAGCGACAAGCGAGTATATTGGAACGTTTGCGAACCGATGTACCCACTTCCCGGCCGGCCACGTACCACGATTTCCGTGTTGGGGTCGCCCGGTAGTTTTGGGGTGATAGCCTTCGGTTTACCGATGAAGCAATTCTTCAGGGTCAGTAAACTGATAGCGCCCGGGTTACGGGCGTTAATGGCATCCACCATGTACTGTTGCTGAGACTGGCTATACAAAGCCATAGCAGCCTCCGTTAGTTAGGGGAGTTCGGGTCGTCCTTATCATTAAACTGCAGGTACATGTTCCCTTGCAGTTTGCTCCGTGGACCCATCTTCACAATCACCAGATACTTAAAGGCGGAACTGGTCGGGTAACTGGATGAGTTCAAACCATTGTACAGGATTTCCGAGCCGAGCACGGTGTACGCGTTATCCGCATCCGAAGCGCCATTCGTCCACGTGGTTTTCGTGATGTACGTCAGAATGTCCGCCAGTGTCCCAAGGTCTGTCCCCACTTTCAGCGCGCGCAGTTCGGCTTCTTTCAACGTGAAGTCGAAGCTGTAGCTGTACGGTTGGGCATAGCCTTTACTGCCGCCCAGCGCGGCTGTGTTACCGTCAGGGTAGTTCATACCCGACAACGTGGTCACCGTGACGTTCTCGTCCAAGTTGGCATCACCCGGCACGATATTGAAGGTGAAACTCCCAGTGTACAAATAACTGTCTGGGTGTATCATCATCGTGACGGTAGCTTTACCGTCGCCATCCAGCGTGATAGGGTCGTTGATAACGTCCGCTTCTTCCAACCCGATACCCCAACGACGGTTAATCGCGCGGAGCAGCGCATAAACATTCGCAGGATGGTCGACTTTGAGGGTGGCGGCGTTAGGTAACTGGTTCAACATCGACGCTATAGGAACACGGTCATACGTGACCCAGTTTTTACCGTTGTACGTAACAGCCGGGATAGTCTGAGAAATTTTCACAACCGTGTTCTTGGTGGTGGTGTTCTCTTTCCAACTGCCTGAAATCGGAGCCGGTTTGGAGATAACGCAGTTTGATGTCGTCAGGTTAGTTAACCCGTTGGCCAGTGTTATCGCCCGCATCACTCGCTCTAAACCGGTGTAATAAAATAGATTGCGTGACATTTCTTACTCCGGTTAAGCGTTGTAGTGCATAAAGACCATGTGACGGAACACGGTATTGTTGACGTCATCTTGGTCACCGTTCATTCCCTGCCAGCCGTCTGTAGACCAACCAGCACCTAATGGCGTCGTGTCGCGGTACAACATTAAGCAGCGGTTATAATCATCGGTATTGGTGTGATAACGCGTTCCGAGGGCCAGCTGCGCCTGCTGCTGCGTAAATCCTTGCAAATCTAAAGCCCCGGCAGCACCACCGTTCCCCCATGCAAAAGGAAGACCCGTCACATCCGCCAGCATCTGCGCCAACGCCAACTGATAAGTGCGGTTCGTTGGCGAGGATAGGAAGTTAGCGATGGTGGTTTGCTTATCAGTGAAATCGTAACCCCACGTCAGTAAAGCGGTATTGTACGTGTTAGGCGTTTGTACCGGCACTTTACGCATGGTCACAATCTCAGGCTTCGTAATCAACGTACCGTAGTCAGGGTTGCCGCGAATACGACTGATGTCAAGGTTAGTACCCCCCACCCAACACAGCGATTCGTTTGCCGTCGTGTAGCGTTTGGTGTTGTCACTACTGGCTGCCCCGGCTTGGTACGATGAGCTATACATCATGATGTCCGGAATTGTCATCCCTAACGTCCAGGCGGGCGTGGAGTCAGTCCAGGACCGGTTGGCGTATGTCAACTGCAAGCCGTACGTGGCATTAAACACATCCATTACAAGTGCTGGGGTGTTTGCAGTGTAATGCGTAACAGTCGGAGTGATGCCCACAAAGAAGCTGGCAATATTCAGGCGGTTATAGTAGACAGAAACCTCGCCTTTATACCCCATCCCCACTTTCGCATACAAACGAATCTTGGTATTGCGATAACCCGATGCCGCATTTGAGGTGACTGCTTGCGGATAGCCGTAAATAACACAGTTGGCGTCCGACAAAGGAATCTTCAACTGCGGGTTTGATGCGTTTACCAAGTCCCAGAACAGTTGCTGTGAAGACTTGGCATATGGACTTGGCATAATACCATCCTTCTAATCAAAAATAGCAGATGAACCGGGGGAGAAATCTCCCCCGGGGTAGCATTATGCGTTGTAATGCAAGAACAACTCGCCCTGGAAGTTCGCGCACGCAGAGTCAGACAGTTTCAGCTTCACGATGGAGTTGAAGGACATGTCTGCACCCGGGACATCCTGAGTGATGGTGTTCTGTGGGTCGTTCGGGTCTTGTACCGTTTCGGTAGTGGAGCCCGCGTAGATCACATCAGCATCGGTCAGGTTGTAGTCAGCAGTACCAGCAACCGCTACCCACTCTTCCGGGAACACTTTGTTCAGCTCGGTGGCAGTCGCGGTGTCATCCAGCGGGGTGCCTACAGCCAGCTTGCTGAGGAAGCCCATAATCGCGGTGCAGTCGGTGCCGTAAGAGTAGATGTACGCCTGACCTTTCTCGTCTGTTTTGCCATCAGGGTACTGCAGACCGTCCAGTTTGGTTTTGGTGATAACCAGAGACAGGCGTTCACCCACCTGTGGACGCTCGCCGATAAGGACGTTGATAGCACCTTTGAACGCGTAGCAGTCGTCTTTAAAGGTAATGACGTGTTGCACAGCAGGCGGTGCATCCTCTTCCGGGTCGGTCAGTGGCGGGTTGGTATCTGCCGCGATCGGGGCTGGAACGATATCTTCTGCCTGAATCTTCAGACCGTACTGTTTGTTCAGCTGGTCGAGCAGGTCGGTAGAAGAGGTTGGCAGTTTAACATCGAGGTAAGCAGCGATGTTGCGGAACAGCGCTTCACCCTGCAGGCGGTCATAAGTCACATCCTGCGTCTTAATGAAGCCGGAGTTCTTACGTGCTTTGACAGTCAGCTTACTGTTACGGTCAGCGCCTTCTTCATCGTTATCGACTGGGGGTAGCAGGATGACTTTGGTCAGGTCGAGGTCGGCATCGACGTTCGCTTCGTTGATGAGATCCAGTACCAGCAAATCGGAGGTTTTGTTTAACGGTTTCATTTAACGTTATTCCTTATTCAGGGTCATTGTAATGCAGGTACAAGCGCCCGCCAAAGTTGAGACAATACAGCGACAACTCGATAACCATCACGTTGTCAACCGAGGGGTTCGTTGGGAGGTCACGGCTGTTCTTGCCGTTATAAACCACCGTGGCTTCTTTAAGGTTGAAGTCCACCGGGCTACGGTACACCATCCAGTTATCCGCAGTCACAGACTTAAGAATCTGTGCCAAACGCGTTTCATTGGTGGTGGTTCCCATGCCCTGCAGTTCCGCCGCAAAGTTATCGAAACGCCACGGGTAAGAGTAAATAGCACCTTGCCCGACTTTCGTGTTGAAGTACGGATAGGCATACGGCGCAATCTTCACATCCGTGAAGTTCGTCGGTACCAACGCGTCACCACGCACCAACTGCACCGGCACTTCACCCACCCAGCCGAGGGAGTCGGGATGCGCTTTCAGCTGCACCGTCCAGTCACCCCGGTTGATGGTTTCTTCCAGCACGTCTTTCGGTTCGAGCATCAACCCGTAATACTGGTTAATGAACGGCACGACATCCCATGCAGTAAAGACAGTGTCGAAGTCGACCGGCACGACCAACGGTTGAATCCCCGTCTCATCGGTAAACATCGCCGTGAAATCGAGACGGTTATAATAGACAAACGTCGCACCCGTTGCATTAGCCAGCGGGGTCGCGGCAATACGCACAAACGAGTTACGACCTTGAGCGTTTTGAATCTCTTCAGCAGTCGTCGGCACACGCGGCGTAAATAAGGTTACGTCGGTAAGCTTCAGGTCGGTCTTATTCTCAAGGTTAATACGATCGACAATTAACTGCTCAGGACGTTTTAAGATAGGCATAGCAATCCTTAAAGCGCAGAGTAGTGAAGGATAAGCTGACCCTCGTAGTTACTGGTGGTGGCCAGTGTAATCACGATTGCCTTCTCGTACAGCACGTTAAACAAACTGCCGTCTGTCACGTTGTTAATCGAGGTGACTTTCGCCCCCGACAACGCAATCTCCCCAGCAGAAGCATTGGCACCGGTTTTGTTCACCAGTTTCAACCCCTGCACGGTTTCGTTCAGTTCGTCAATATCGTCCTGCGTTAATGTCCGATTAATGGCCCACGTTTTAAACGTTTCTCCCATCGTGGAGTAGTCATACCCGTAGGTTACATACTCGGCACGGGGCTTCGTTCCAATAGGGAACGGCGCTACGATGACATCCAGCACAGCATCGGCAATGATGTCTTTCAGTTTCGGACGGAACTTGGTAAAGCGTAATTCAAAATCCCCTTCCCACGCCAAACAGCCAGGTCGCAGCTGGACGTTAATCAGGAAGTCTTCCCCTAAGTCCGCAACCGACTGCTCAAGGATATCGTCTTTGTCTAACGACAGCCCGTACGCTTTGTTGAGTTGCGGCAGCAGCTGGCTCAGCAACTGCACAGGGTTGGTCACTACCACCGGGGTTACATTACGGAAGATAGCTGGCAGCGAGATACGGTCGTACTGTAACGTGACCGTGCCTTTATAACCACCCTGCTTCAGTCCGTAGATAAGTAAACGAGTGTTTCGGTCGGCACCCGGTGTTGTTACCTTCTCGGGAAAGCCGGCCGCAATCTGATTCCACGTCAGTGGATCATTCTGCAGGTTGTTTTCGATGTTAATCGCATCGAGCAACATCTCGTTGGAGGTTTTAGTGTACTTAGCCATCCTTTAACCTCACGGATTGTAGTGCAAGTTAAGGGTGCCTGCGAAGTTACTGCAGAGCGGGCCCAGTTCGATTGACACCACGCGTTTGAACACAGTGTTGCTACCCGGCAGTCCCGTGGTTAAACCTTCGTAGACACATTTCGAGCCACGTAGGTTCCAAGGAGCTGCTTCCGGGGCAGAGACCCAAAGTTCGGGTACGGTTTTATTGAACTCGGCGGCTAATGCCGTATCGTCAAAGTCCACCCCGGCATCCATAACCCAAAGGAACGGTGCAATGCGCGAACAGTCAATCCCGTAGGAGTAAACTGACGCTTGTCCTTTCGGGTCTTGCGTGTCGGGGTATTTTAAACCGTCAAGCGCGGTCGTGAGGATAACCTCGTCGAGCGGCGTCGCTTGCTTTAACAACACCAACGCCAGGTCTTTCCATTGGTAGGACGTGGAGGCGGCACGGAAGGCGTGCTGCTGTCCAGTGACCGGGTCGTTAATGACGTCGTTTTCAGTCAGTTCGATGTTGAGCTGTTGGTTGAGGTACGGAATCATGTCGTAACTGTTCCGCATCTCCGGGTCCATGTACAGCTCCAAATCACCTTTTACCACTGTGTCAATGGGGAGGCGATTGTAGCGAAAAGTCTGCTTCCCTCGTAACGGGAAATAAGTCGGTTTGATGGTGACTTCCACCTCGGTGTTGCAACCGTCTTTGTTAACCGCATACGGTACTGAAACGTCGACATCTTCAAGTGCGATGGGTGTTTCAGCTGAGTTAGCGGAATTAATTAGTGAGATTAAATTCTCTAATGTGCCTGACCTCATCTTGAAGCGCCTTATGACAAAGTTAAAAAGTAACTCGTGGATACATACGATTAGGCCCAAGGCGGGAGACAAAAAAAATAAAGGGTGAGGAGCCCGGAGGCTCCTGCGATTAAAACCCTTGACCGCCGGTAGCGTAATAAACGAGGATTCTCGCTATCGCACCTTCGAACTGACCTTGCAGCACAATCACGCCACCCAACGTACGCGGGTAGCGGGCTGCTTCAAATTTTTTGTTGCGGGAACGGACAATGTATTCTTGTCCGGCGGGGAAAATCTCGTAATGCTCAGACGTCAGTGGAATGAACAACTGGAGCAAGGCGTCCGCGTTGTCATACGTGTCTTCGATTTTCTTCCCGAACATGACGTCACTTAATAATTGACGACCATCAACCATTACGCCTCCATAACCGATAACCACGGTTCTGCAGTGGTGAGAAGTTTCTTCACCTCGTTCACGTTTATCAAGATTTGCGACCGGGCACGTTGGAGTTCTCGTAAGAACATCTCATTCCGTACCGTAGGGTCGCGCTTAAACCGCTCCAGCGTCTTCTGGTAGTCATCTTCGAGCTTATCTACCATCACGTCTTTAATGGCGTTATAACGCCCTACAAGCGTCATGATACTGCCAGATAATCGACGCTGCCGGAAACCTTTCTGTGGCAACATTTGAATCACGACTAACGACGTCTTCAAACGGTTAATCACATCATCATCTAAAAAGTTGCACAGGTCACACATGGTCGAGCTTCCTTAACAAATCCGCCATCCCCACCTCGTGTCGGGCTATAATCACTTTGAGTCCCATTACATCATCTTTTGTTTGGACGTGCGCAAGCTTCTCTGCATTGAGCAGCGCAGTCAGTTGATTGTTACGTTTCATCAGCTCAGCATTACGCTTATTAACTAATGGAACGAGGAACCAAAACAAACGTGAGAACATACGGTCACCTGTCAGCCGTGACCGCCACGTTTTAGTTTGGACGGCCCTGACTGCCTTTGTACAAGTAGATCATGTTACGAGTGGATGGAATACGAGTACCGTGCCACTGTAAAGTGAGGTATTCGCTTTTATCGTCTTCTTCTTCGAGGTCGACACTTACCAACCCCTCGTACCCGGCTTCTTTCAATACTTCAATCGCCATGATGACTTCACGACGAGGGCGGTCCCATATTACTTTAAGCAAATCGCTGGCCGCTTTGTTGTGCGCCACGGTATAAATGCGATGCTCGAACCCGTCAATACGAATAGCAGATGGCGTTTTCGGTACAAACCACTCCCACCCTTCGCGATGACAGGTGTTCATCTTGCTGAGCTCAACCAACGCATTGCCAACGGCTTTTGCGACAAAATAGATACGGTCCCAGTTTTCATCGGGAAACTTACGAGCCACAATTTCTTTCAGGGGCTCAATATTAATGTTTGCTTTTCCCGCCTGAATTTGACCGTTCAGGTAAGCTTTCTCGCGCGGTGTGTAAAAGTTTAATTCCATTAGAAATGCTCCACAGTTTAATTGTTTGTTAGTTCACCTCCCCGTTCGAATGGGAGCGTGAGTTTTATTGCCATCTTCTCTAACCCATCGACGAACAGAAAACGATGACAGAAGCAGGCGTTCTCAGGACAGTAACACGCGAAGGCAACCTCATTGTATTCCTCAAACAGCTTTAGGAACAACTCCGGCTTATGTTGCCATACTGTATTCAGCTTGGCGTAATATTTTCGGGTGTAGACCGCCTGAGCTTCAGCGTCCTGATTTGACTTTTTATACTCCATCAAGAAATCCCAATCGGGAGCGAACTCCTTGATGCCGGACTTTACGGTGATGTCAACTAAGGGGATTCCTTTCCCCTTGGCGACTCTATGCTTCGACAGGCTGATTGTGTAGGCTTTCATGGGTAAGGTCTACCTTGAATACCTGCACGGCCTGCGGGAACACCGAGCCTGCTAATGGCATGTGCATTGACAGCGATGTTCCCACGTCCATTTTGTAGCCTTTCTCGCGCAGATACAAACGGATATCCCGTTGGACGTTTTGCACATCTACACCGTAATAGATGCACTCACGCTTCAGGATGTCCGAGATACCTGCTAACAGCTCACGTTGGATGTTGGTGCCGGCGTCGAGTATATTCGACATGGCGTCCGCATGAGCACGGTTACAGTTTTCAAACACAATGCGAATTTCAGAACGGTTACCCGCAGAAAGTCCTAACGAGGTATAGCTGTAACTTAAGCCAGTCTCGTTGTGGGAACTGCCGGTGGGCTGCCATGCAATCCCGTCTTCAATTTGCGTACGTAACAACTTCGCCGGCGAACTGTCTGCCGGGAGTAACTCAGAGAATTGTTTCTGCCATTCGAAGTCCCCGACCTTAATTTCACGACCGGGGAACATGCGTGCTAATAAAAGAATTGCCTGAATACTACGTCGCTGGTCAGGTTTGCGAGGCAATTCAAAGTGCTCGAACAACTTATCTGCACAATCACGGAATTCGTACACTGTGTTGTACTCATCCTTCGCATCCATCAGTTTGCGTGAGACTGCATACACAATCTCAATGATGGAAGCGTCGGTCGCATGACGAAAAGACTCGGATGCATTGCGATACATCGAGGAAAAGTAAGAATCAGAAGTCTGACGGAGTGCTCGATTATAAACGATGTCGCTCCAGAGAAAACTGTCATGACGGGTAAACGTCAGGCGCGCACTGCGCTTCTGCTTACTGCCCCAAGAGCGGCAATTTGCCGCTACAAGGTCGTCACCGATATCAATAAGGTTGGGGACCGTAAAGGTCAACCAACCGTCATTATTGATCAGGGTTTCTCTGGCCCAGTTCATGCGCTCGTTTATAGAAGAACTCGCCAAAAAGGTTTGCAGTTCTTCGACAGTAGAAAGTTGCATGATGCTTAGCCTCTTAAGGTTTTACGGAGTGTTTCACCACGGATGTCGAACCCGTGTTCTAAGTATTTCTCCGGCTCGAACATGGCCGGTGCAAAAACACGCTCGATGATGCCTTCGATACGGCGAGCGCCCAGATTGAACTCTTGATTCTCAAGCTCAGTCAATTGAGCAATGTATACAAAAGTATCTTCGTCGAACTTAACCTTCACGTCGTCCGTGCCCAACATTTTGATGTACATGTTGAACGGCGAACGTTCCAGTTTACAGATGGCGACATAGTCGTCATTGTTCAGTGCTTTAAGACGAGCACGGATAGGGAAACGACCGACCAGTTCAGGCAGCAGTTTCGCAGGAGAGGTTCCAGAGAACGCGCCGGCACCCACAAACAGAATGTTAGAGGTATCGATGCCGTTATAAACACCGCCTTCCACCAACTTCAGCAGACCACGTTGTACGCCCATGCGAGAGACATCGCCTGAACGACCCGGCTCCTGAATCAGTTTGTCGATTTCATCAATGAAGATAACGGCAAAGTTCTCAAGGAACTCTTTACTGTCACCGCCAATGCGAGGGCCGCCACGCATCATGCCGAACAACCCACCCATACCGCCCATTGGGAAGTCAGGACGACCCGGACGGAAAGTCATACCCCCGAAATCAGGCGCATCACCAACCGGGGCGAAAATCAATGGCGCATGTTGCACATCTTCACGGATTTGTTTCACGCTACGCTTTGCAATTTCAGCAGTGGTCTGTTTCCAGTATTCGTCGAAAGACATATCTTTCAGTTCTTCCCACGCCCCGGTCATCTTCGGCGGGAAAATAATCTTTGATGCACCAACCATCTTGAGCTTAGCCAGCTGATTAGTCCACGAGCGGAAACTACGACCTAACTGAAGCACACGCTCCTGCGCCATACACGCCATACCCGCACGGATGTACTCCTTTAACTTCTCTTGCGATTGCGCCCCCGCATCCATACCCAGCCCAAACATAGACGCCACTTCTTTCGCCATGTCTTTACCGTTGTATTTCTGCATTGCCATGGTTTTGCTGGCATGATCTTCTACCTTGCTGTCGCCGGTTTTAATCAGACCTGCAATCAACGAGCGGAAGAAGTATGCAATCATTGCACCTTTTAAGCGTTCGCGATAGAACCCGCTTTTCTCGGCGGCAATATCGTTCGTCGGCCATTCTTTAATTTCAGCGACGGGGATTTGGATGTCCCACAACGCACCAAAGTCAGACACGTCATAGCCACTCAGTTCTTCTAACAGACGCTGGGCGGTATAATCACCTAAACCGTATTTGTCTTTGAACGCGGTCGACATCTCTATCGTTGCGGTACCGGTCTCGCCAACCAGCGGTGCGAATACCGATTCACAATCGTTTGCGAAGACGTTGTGTTTGTCTTGCAGCCCGATAGATTGATTTTCGACAATGTCCACGCCACGGTTAAAGAACTCGATTAAGAAATTCGCTTCCTCGGCGACGTATTGCTCGACGGTTGAGAATAAGCGAGAGGCCGCATCCATATCCCGGAAGATATGCATCCCGTAAAGCCGCCCACCCACAGAACCGACCGCTAAAATACGCAGTGCGGTTAACATGCGTTTTGCAGATTCCGCATCACGCTTTACGTTATCCACGGGAGTCAGGTCGGTGACTTTAGGCTTATCCCCTTTCTTCGCTTCCGGCTTTTCGTTGAACCACTTCGGTACACGAATATCGATTTCCTGCAGCTCGCGTAACATGTCATCGACGGACTTGCCGTGATAGCCTGCTTCGCTGTATTCGGTAATGTCGACTTCCAACACCGGCAGACCGAAGTCTTCGCGCAGTACGCGCATTAGCGCCGTCTTACCCGACCCGGTTGGCCCTTCGATAAGGATGTTCTGCTTCTTAACAAACTTGCGGTCGTCTGCAGGGAGCTTTGCACGACGGTGACGGTTAAAGAGTGCAATAGAAAGCTGACGCTTCGCTTCTTCCTGACCGCGAACAGACTTATCGAAAATGGATACCATTTCGATAGGTGACATAATGCCGTTTTTGCCTTTCATACTTTTTTCCTTAAGTACCCGCCCACGAGAAGTAGGCAGGTGACAGTTTAAACGATGACGTAATACGAGAGCAGGTACACGCAGAACGCGGACCCTACTGCGACTGCGGCAGAACCGACAGTGTAAGCGCCTGCCTTAATGAGCAGTTTTACCGTTCGCATGGGTATAGACCAGTTTAGAGGAAAGGACGTTCGCGTTAGTACGGCACGAGGTGATGGCATCTTCAAGATTGTCTTCACCGGCCTTTACTTTCACTTTTACCGCATCCAGACACGCCAGATACAGCCGTTCTTCTTTGGACTCATCGGTCTGGTAGACAGCCTGCGGTTTATTCTGGTCACAGGCGGACAGGGTCATTACCGCGATGGAGACAGCGAGTAAGGTTGTTTTCATTGTGAGCGTTTCCAGCTATCGCGTGGCTTTTCTTCGCCACTTTTAATATCGTTGTTGAAATAGTAACTGGAGCCGGATTGGTTACCCGGAATCTCAACGTTAAAAGAGGACATTCTGTCCGCTTGGTCGCCACACTCTTCCACCACTTCCTGCCAGTCATTCGAGTTGTCAATCTTTTCCGGACCTTTCGGAATTGACTCCAGACACTCTTTGAAAATCTGACGACGTAACGCCTGGTCTTGATAAACATTAACCGGGGCTGTATCACACCCTACCAGCGCAATCAGCGGCAGAAGTAGCAACAGTTTCTTTTTCATCGTATCCTCTTCATTTTTATTATTGCATGCAAAACAGTAATAACCCCTTACACAAAGTAAGGGGTGTAAATGTAAATTTTTAGAGCTTTTCGCCGTCATCAACATTGAACGGGTTGCGTTGTACCCCGCCCGGTGTTAATGCCTCGACAATCTCTTTCTGGTCAAAGTGAGAGTTAACGAAGTCGTTAGTGACTTTGATGCCTTTGGCTTCTAAGCGCTCTACGGTCTTCTGTACGATACGGTCACGGGACTGCATGACATAACCCGGTAAACCCATGAACGCTGCCGCGATATCGTTCTCACGCAGTTTGAGGAGGTCTGCTGACAGGTGTGTAAACTTGTCGAAGATTTTCGCTTCCACCCATTTGTCACACAGTTCATCAGACATCGTCGCCATGTCGTAATAATCGTTTGGTGCAACCATGTACGCATACCCGACCATGTACTCCAGATGATCTTCATCCATCACCCCACGAACAATCTGCTCAGCGTTATCGGAAAAGTCGCTAATAACAAACTGTGGCATCTTACTAACTGACGTTTCAACATACTGCTCACCGTCTTTCTCGCAGAAGACACCCACCCACAGGTTCCAGTCACGTGGGAAGAAGCGCAGTTCGTCGAGCAGGGTAGGAATCGCCAACTCCACATCCGCGGGTTTGAGGTGCGCCCGTAACGTGTTAGCACGGAACGCCGTAATCGGACAGTTAGAGGAGCCCATGAAGAACAGCTTGTTGTAAGCCGCTTTGATAGCCAGAACCATGTGATGTGCTGCACGATTCTTGCCGTTGGTAGGTTTCTTTTTGCGGGTAGATTTATTGTTAGCCATATTAGTCTTTGATTACTCGTGTGAATTGGGAATGGAAAAGAAGCTCTTCAGGATTAGGATAGCGTTTGTTCAGTTCGGCAACGATTTCGCTGCGGTTAAATTTCAGGTAGTCACCAACCAGTGGCCAGTGTTTCGTCAAGCGACGGATAAGCTGAGGAGCAGTGTCTTTCAACTGCATCTCTTCTTCAATCACGTTACTCGACATCAGATGAATCATCGCGGCTAAGTAATGCGACTCTGCCTCATCTGCAAAGCAGTAAAAACGCTGGTCTTTAGACACTGTATTCAGTGTCCAGAAGTTTTGACCGATACGGCCAAAGCGCAGTTCATTATCATGGGTCAGCACAACCCAGCGGTATAACGACTCCGACATAGCATCAACCTGTTTTGTATTTATTGCGTCAATGATAGGCTGGAAATTATTGCTCGGGAAAATGAACCCGTATGGGGTGTAGCAAACGTCCATATTCAGCGGCTGAGGTAAGCCCGCCGCCCAGTGAACGCTACGGATAAAGAGTTCTTTCTTGGTGACAATAGCTGCGATATCCATGGTTACTTCCTCAGTGCGATGCGTTTGAGTTCGTTACGGTAAACGATGTTGAAAGTCCGCGAAGACATGGGGTCAATCTTCGCCGTCAGAGGAATGATGTGTTCTGGCTTTGCGCCTAATGAGTACGCCGCGCACGCTAATGGGAAGCCGGTACCGGCACCTTCTACCTGCCCGTCTGCGACCCACTGTACATTCTGGTCACGGGTAATGACGAACACATCCAGTGCTGTGAGTACATAGAGCTGCAGGTCACCCAACACCGAGACATCGTTCTTAGAGAGTACCGGTTCAGGGATGCCGACGTAACGCTGCTCGACCACCTTAAAGAAATGGTCGGCCGCTGTCTTGTGATGGTTACGGAAGTTCACGTTACCCACCACTGCGATGGCAATAGTTTTGTCCCGGTTCACATGCAGCTTTTGAAAGTCGGTGTGTATGGTTTCATCGCCCCGGGTTAACACACGGTCAGCGACGATAAAGTCGTTACAAACGAATACCGTTGTCATTCTGAATACTCCACGAAAAAATAATAAAGAGCTAGGTAGCCCCGAAGGACTACCTATTTACTGCTTAACGCTGAATGCTGAAGTTCGGGGTCGCACTGCGGCCTTTACCAACAGATTCAGATGCAACCTTTTTAGCCGGCGCGGTGTATTCGAGATCGTAGGCGTTATCGATAGCCGATTCGTCCGCAACCAGATACGCAGATTCGTTGGCTTTGATACCGAGCTTTTTCAGAGTCGGGGATTCGATGGTAAACTCACGAATACCGGTCAGACCACCAACTTCCCCTTTCGGGTCAGCTGCGATGGTGAACTCGCCACCTTTTACTGCCAGAATGCGCAGTTCAGATTTGCCATCTTTCACCGGAAGCAGGCCAACAATCTTAATCAGTTCTTGCATCTGAAATACTCCATTTAAAAGGTTTATGTGTTTGGTTCATACAGATAATATCTATCTGTAAAAACTTTACGCATCATCCGGGTCGTCAGGAATAGCCGTCAGCAAAGAAGCCACCACGTACAACGCTAAGCGGCGTTTGTAGGCAGCAGTCTGTTCTTCACTGGGCAACTGTTCCCCGCGTGGACCGTGAGTGTTTAACCCACTCAGATGTTCAGCATACTCGTCAGCCAACTCTTCGAGCTGCCCACGTAGCACCATCGCTTTATCCTGGATCTCGTCCGTCGGGACGATGGCTTGTTGCAGGATAGCCTGAAGGTCAGTTGCAAACAGATCGCCAAAGCCGAGTTCGGTCAGCATGGCAGAGTTTTCACCGTCACTGCGTACCAGCGCAATTAACAGCTTCTCGAAATTCGACAATACTTGGTCACCACCGTCGGTACCAGTAAATAGCTCATGGTAGCGGGCCAGTAAAGTTTCCGCTGTCGCACCAGCCTCATCTCGAACCCCGAGGTCGTAGTCGTGTGACTCGAGTTGAGTCAAGTCGATGTTATCCATGGGAGATTCCTCTAATAGGCACCACGGTTGTGGCCTCATAAGGTAGGCTTAACTGGGTCGTTTTCCACACAGCGCTTGCCCAGACGCCCGGTTACGTTCACGCCAGCGAATACCCAACTGCTTACGGGTATCCAGTCTTTTGTCCTCGAAATAACCCTGCACGCCATAACCGAGCATCAGTAAGACTGCTGGGATAGCAACACAGAGCAAACCGAGCGCGATGATAACGTACGCACACAGTTCAGCGAGTGCCCAGAACTCGTATCTAACCATTTACCGCCTCTTTGTAGTTAGGAGAAGCGAAAGCCATCTCCGGACGAATCGGACTGGTAGTTACTGAACCGCCAGCGGTTGTACCCAACAAAGCATTGACAAAACCTTCAGGGTTGTTTTTGTTCTCCATGAAGTGGCGCTGCACAGTACAACCCGGCATGTCGGCAAAGACCATACCTTCCGGGATTACATAGTCCGGGAAGAACAAGTTAATGTAGCGACGAATCTCAGCAGAACGCAGGAAGCCAACTTCCACACGGATGTCCACACGACCATCACGAATCAGTGCCGGGTCGAGTTTCTCTGGATGATTAGTTGACAGGAGGATAATGACGTCATCCAACCCTACAACGCCGTCCAACGCATTGAGTAGAGCCGACGTGTTCATCCCACCCCATTCAGCCATGATGTCTTCGAGGTTCTTAGAAGGCGACTGCGAGTCTGCAATCTGCTCCCCGTTACCATCGAACTGTATTGGTTGCACAGACGACTTCGGTGACTCGAGCTGGTTCTTCTTAGCAGAACGTTTACGAGCTGCACTGAACCCATCGATATCTTCAATCAACACCATCCCACCCTTGGCGTTTTGCAACAAGGTGAGTAGGTCTGAGGATTCCGACAGGCTGAGGATATACAGGTCACGGTTAAAGTGGGAAGCCAACGCGCGCCCCAGTGAACTCTTACCGGTACCCGGAGGGCCGTAGAGCAGATAGGTCAGCTTGTAGTTCAGTCCGCGTTCACGGTACCATGCTTCGTTGTTAATGAAGTTGGTCATGGAACCAACCAGCTGCTCTTCCAGCTCCGGCGACATAATCACCGAGCGCAGAGAACGCTTGTTCGCATAGGTGACCCAGTTCCACCCATCCGTACCGTTGCGGTAAACCCCGATGCGATTCTCACGGTCGGGTTTGACCATGAACTCTTCCATCACCGCGTAAATTGGTTTCTTCGAGCGACCCACACATGACAGACTGACTTTATATTTCTGACTGTTTGTGCCTTGTGAGTCCATCTCGTGAATCGCGAAGATAAACAGACGCCAGTTATGGAAGAAGAAGTGACGACCTAACCCCGGCCCGACACCGTCGCCATCTTTGCGACCGTCTGAATCAAAAGTAATGGTACGCGACCAACCGAACCAGCGATTCTTAGAGAACCACTTAATGAAGGCGACGTATTGCATCTGGTTGTAGTCCGACCAACCGGATGAGGCTGTGTTGAAGACTAAAGAAGTGAGGCACTGATTACGAAAGAAGGTGGCGACAGAGCGAGGCATACGCACTAAAGCAAAACCCACTGCTGCCATTACACCGCCAGACATCACCGTTAAGAAAGCTGCTTGTAGAGCAGGGTACGCTTTCATTGATTCAGTCAGGAGGTTATACCACTCCATGATGATATTCATCGTTGAATCCTCAAAAAAATAAAAGGGGCGACACATAACGCATCGCCCAGTTGTTATTGTTGTTTTTACGCGTCAGCTTCTTTGATAAAGATACCGTCGGCGTTCAAGAAACCTTTACGGTCTTTGATTTCGTCCCACGCCAGAGAGAAGCATTGTTCCAGCGTCATGTCGTACGCACTAGCCAGCGCATTCGCATAGCAGATGGCTTCACGCATGTTTTTCTCGAACTCACGATAAATGTCGTCCTGACGGGTGTCTAGCTGATAGCCTTTACCGTCGTGCTGGCCCAGCAGGTCGCAGCCGATGTACAGCGCTTCGTGCATCAGGGTTGAATACAGACGCATTTTGTGGAACAGGCGGTGGGCATCGCCAGACGGATACGGCAGCAGACGCTCAGGCAGGCGCTCTACTTCTAACGCGATAGCTTTCGCATTACCACCGGCCAGACTGATTACGTTCACCATCACAACCAGCGCATCACCGATACCATCCATGATGTACTGGCGTTTGGTTTTGCTAATACCGGTTGCCGCTTCGCCGTCTTCTTCGTAGAACTTGGTGACCTGGGTAGCCCAACGGCCGTTTTCCAGTATACCACGGGCGGTAGACCAGCCAACTACGTTATCCACGCACTCAGCAATAGTGAACAGCGGCACATCACGCGGGTAGGCAGTTTGTCCCACAACTTCGTGTTCAAACACCAACGCGGTTGGTGGCATCCAGAACCACACATCACCATTAATAGCTTCGCGACCGGAGATACGCCACTGCTTAGTTTCGTTGTTGATGGCGATTTCGTACAGTGCTTCCAGTTTCACACCCGGGCCAGCAAGGTGTGCGGCTTTCTGCGCTGACCATTTGTTGATGGAAGGGATAAGGTCACCCATTACACCGTCGGTCGGTTTGATGATGGTGTACGCTACGGGTACTTGAAAAGTCTGACGAGTCATTTTCGTTATTTCCATTTAAAAGTAAAACCCCGCCGAAGCGGGGTGAGATTAATACAGGTCTTCAGAGAAGAGGTCGCTTTCACTGCCGCACTTATCTTTCCCGGTTAACTGACCGGCATGTGTTGCAATGATAAAGGATTGCTCGCGGTTCCAGTAATTACCAAAGTTATCGACGAAACCTTGATTATCGCCGGTCACTTGTTGTTTCTTCGGCGGCATCACACCCAGCTCCTGCAATCGATCCAACAGTCGTTTAATGTCAGGGCTATAGTGTCGTGCTCCCGGGATAACAATCCCTAAGTCCGGATAACGCAGAGCAGCGCAAACAATGACTCGTTGGGTAAAAATATTGTCAGACACGTGCTCCCAGCAAATCGCGGGCATTTCTTTCGCGATTAGACGTGTTACTTTAACACGCCCTGCACCGTAAAATGTGACCTGCCCATCGTCAGCATTTGCAATCAGATGCTGCAACAGCTGCGTGCCAACATCATTATCCGATTTTAAATCTTGCATGCGCCACCCTCGCAGCCAGAATCATCAGCAGCCGCATCAACACCATTAGGCGCTAACGCTTCAGGATCGAGACCGGGAATGGTGTCCATATCGAACGGCGGATCATCGCACGGAATATGGACATTGGTCATGCCGCGATTACCAATATCAACCGGGTCACCTGTCAGGGAGGTGGCGCGACCTTCGTAAGACTTAATGATATCTTGCTTGATACCGTCGACTGCTTGTTGTGTATTCAGTTCTGACATTGTAAACCCTTACTGTTCAACGTAGTGGAGACGGAAACGCTCGCCGTCCACTTGATAGAGGAAAATGGCAGACACGAGGTCAGCCGGAATGTTTTTAGCGCAGACTGTGTCTTCTGCATACTTAATAGCAAACTCCGCCACACTCAACTGACAGGTACGATGTTCGGTTTCCATTAGTTGACACGGCACCGCCTGAACAAACTGCTCAAACTGCTGGCGGGTGATTTCCATTTCGAGATGACGCTTACGGTTCGTAAAGACGTCCGTGCAGGCATGCTCGAGTTTGTTCAACCCAACGAAGGCTCGACCGTACGGACCTTCCGGCATAGTGGCGATGAAACGCTCAGACAACGCCATCCACCAATCGACCATATCGAGACTGAAGATAATCGACTTGGTTGACCCATCCGCCTGAGGCACTTCGATACGGCCGGTGTCGTAGTCTTTAAACTCAGCCACTACCCCATCACCCTCGACTGCCGGTTTGTCTGCCACTGGCCCGTTCGCAGGGCGTGGGGTAAACTGTACAATTTTATCGCTCATTTAAATCCCCAGCGTATTACCGTCACAGTCTTCCTGATAGAAGTTGCTGTCGTCAATGTTAACTTCGCCGGGAATCAGATTGGATTTCCAGCCGAGACTGTACCAGCCGTTATGGTTGTTGGTCATTACCAGCCAATGTTCAATATCATACTGGTCACGCACCTTAACGGCAATGATGTAGTGCTTGGTTTCAAGCTCTTCACGTTCGCCCATCATCGGGTGTTTATTACTGACGCCTTTCAGCACCAGTTTACCTTGAAAGATATCCGAACGCGTATCGAATACCAACTCATTAACATCAACGGTGCTACCATCGCGGAGCATAAGGCGGTCTTCGCGTGGCTTCAGGGTACCAATCTCACGTTCATCATCAGTGAACCACCAGTCGAACGTGCACAGACCGTGGTGTTGTTTCTGGTGCTCGATACCGACAAAGTTATCGTTTTTATCGATAAAGTTGATACGGCCATCGAGTTCTTTAATTAGCATTATTTAACACTCCTGCTAAGCAAATAGTCCGGACGGTCTTTACCTGAGTACGTTTTCAATTCGAGTTCAGGGATAGCCTCAGCCCAAAGGAAATACGTGTGGTGATTGTTATTTGTGTTTTCGCCGTCGGCGGCGGCGCCCGGTAACATATTACGCCACACAAATGTTTTTTCACCTACCCAGAGAAACTTCGCGGGGAACCACGTGAATCCTTTGTTCGAACTAACGAAGACGACTTTGTCAATCGGAGGGCGTTCGCCTACCCGCGGTGGAAATATCGGTTCCCCTACAGGGAGTAAATCCCATGTAATGATTTCATCGATATTACCCGCAGCGTCAACAATAGCCCGCACTGCTAAGTCAGTCTGACCTTCTTCAAACATCCGCAGGTCTGTTGGGGACATCTTAGGATTCGGGTAGAAATCTGCCTTAACCGTGAACGAACGGTTACTGTCACCAACAATAGTGAGGTTGTCCAAGTTGCCAATGACACGTTCGATTTCGATACACTTGAAACGATGCTCGTTAATCAAACCACCTGTAGGGTGACCACGCTCTACCCGCAGTGTCCTGCGACGAAACGTGGGAAACTCTTTCAGCCGTTTTAAGTCCAAACGGTAATTGATGCGGTTGATGACGAAATACCCTTCACTGTCAATTAGGGTAATCGGGTAATATAACTTACCATTATGGTCCATCTGCGGAATTCGCTTCATCGGCGTTTAGGCTCCGTTCGGGCGTGAGTATTAATGACACGCTTACGCTTTACATCGACCGCAGAGACGTGAATAAACTCGCCTGTGCTGTGCAATGTGATTTGCTCAAGTCCGCGCTCATTATAATCGGCAAGGATTTCATTTAGAATCTCTTGCGGCGGTCTATCACTAGCCATCGTTACTCCAGCTTAGTCAGTTTATATTTAACCTGATGCAGTCTTTCCAGCTCTTTTTCGTGCTCTTCAATCAGCAGTGACGGTAACGTTTTTGCGTAATGAAGAAGAGCATGCTGCACTAAAATAGAACCCGGAATATTCGGACGAAGCTTTTTTAACTCTTCCCACTGCTCCGCTGAAAAAATCTCGCTTTTCGACATGTCGGCTTTTTTTGCCAAACGTACCGTGAGATTGGTGCGCTCAACTGGCGACTTTTTCTTTCTCATATCGCGACCGGTGCTTTGATTGCAGGATGCGGGTCGTAGCCTTCAAGTTCGAAGTCTTCAAACTTATATTCGAAGATGGAGTCTGGCTTACGTTTGATAATCAGCTTAGGTAACGGACGCGGGGCACGACCTAACTGGGTACGGGTTTGTTCCAGATGGTTATTGTACAGATGTACGTCACCACCAGACCAGACGAAATCACCCACGGTCATGTTAGCCTGCTGTGCAAACATGTGGATCAACAAAGCGTATGACGCAATATTAAACGGCACCCCTAAGAACACATCGGCGCTGCGTTGATAAAGCTGACACGATAACTGACGGTCAGGAACACCCTCAGAGTCGAAGATGTCGTGGTAACCTGTCTCAGGGTCAATACCGCACAGGCGTTGTATCTTTGCCCACTCGCCGGGACGGTGTTCGTCCAGCCACTGCTCACGTTCTTCATGTGTCAGTTCACGCGTGTAGAACTGGAAGAATGCGTGGCACGGTGCTAAAGCCATTTCGTCGAGGTCAGCTACGTTCCATGCCGACACGATGATACGACGGTTATCCGGGTCGTTTTTCAACTGGTCCATGGCCTTGGAGATTTGGTCGATCTGAGTTCGGACAAAATAAAGCGAGCAATTTTCATCCATGCTCCACGTGCCGGCATCGAGGTCTTCATAACCGGCAGCAGTTAATTCGTTGAACTGTTCGTAAGGCACAGCACGGATAACAGGCCAAGACCGCCACTGTTTACCGTATACCGGTCCGAGGTCGCCATCTTTGTTCTTCCATTCGTCCCAAATAGTTACACCATTATCATTTAAATATTTGACATTGGTATCGCCTTTCAGGAACCACAGCAGTTCGTGAATAATCGAACGCATGTGACAGCGCTTAGTCGTTACCAGCGGAAAGCCTTCTTGCAGATTGAAACGCATCTGGTGCCCGAAAATAGACAGGGTACCGGTTCCCGTACGGTCTTTCTTCGGCACGCCTTCGCTCATTACGCGAGTCATTAAATCTTGATACTGTTCCATGATTGCTCCTTAAGCCGGGATAAGAAAATCGGTTAATGCTTTATCGAAGCCGATGCTGCGAATACCCAACACTGCTTTGAAAGTAGCAACGGCATGTAACCAACACCGCAACGGTTCTTGATGACCTACCACCGAATCAAAAGCAGCGGCAACACTACTGAATCCGGCCTGCACTAATACCCCATCGCTCGTTGCGGGATTATACAAACCGTGCTCTAAATCGTCGTCGGTTAACCCCAGGCGAATGCCGAGCATCACGATAATACGTAAAGCAGCTTCTGCGTGTTCGGTAGCACGAGTACGACTGTAATCGGTCGTGGTAATAAAGTTAACGTGCGCTGCAAATTCTAACGCCAGTTTTCGCTCCGTGGTTTTATTCGGTTCGTTATTATCGGCCTGACGGGCACGAACGACAAACTGCTCGATATTCATGAGTTACTCCACAAAAAAATAAAGTGTTTAGTGCGCATAAGTTTGCGCACTAATGTATTTTTTATTTGCTAAAGCGCAAGTACAACCGGGCGCCGCTTTTATAAACAAAAGAGTTCGGTTTTGCCGAAACACGGACGTAATACTGTTTACGTTTGGCATCGTAACGTGGCGGGTAAATATTCAGCTGGTCAATATCACGCAAGGTGGTGTTGCGAATCACTAACTGAATAGCATCGAAAGAGTCGAAAGTGGTATCGTGGGACATGACAATAGTTGTGCCACGTAACAGTACGTCGATGTCCAGTAAACGGTATGCAATGGTATTCTTCCCGTGCCCGATTTTAACATCCCACTGCCACTCGCAGTTCACGTGGGTAGCAGCAGACTGCTTACGTTTGTTCTTACGATAAATAATGCGGGCTTTCTTCAGGAAGTCATCGACCTGATGTCCCTGTGCACCGTGTGCCATTAGCTGGTCTTCCAAATATACGCTTCTTAACATTTCTGATTACTCCAAATAAAAAAGATAAAATGACGTCCCCCGAAGAGGACGCCCACTAAATCAAACTGCAGCTTCTTCTTTCGGTAAAAGACCGAGCTCACGAAGGATATCGTTGAGAGGCGTGTCCGCCAGCTGACTTGCTGCTACGTTGTAGTCGAGATTGTTGCGCTGTGCGTAAAGCTGGATGGCACTAACCCGCCGTGCGGCACCAAATTTACGTTGTGGTACAATTGCTACGTTAAACGACATGATTCTCTACTCCCAGAGGAATCAACTTATTATTAATCGATGTGGAACAGGGCATAATAGAAACCGACCCAGACCCCCATCATACCTACACGCTGAAGTACGGGAATGCCGCCCAGTCGAAAAAACCAAGTCATGCACTCCCATACGAACGCGGAGATTAATGCACCCGTCAGGATAGCTACAGACATACGAACCCCCTTGAGTGACGTTACTACCGCCACCGGCGTTCGTAGACAGCGTTATGCTGCCGCGGTACGTCTTACGTGAATCTCACCGTCCACCAATTCCATTGTAGTGCCGGGAATTTCCTTGACGCTACGAACACCGTCGCGGTGCTTTGCCTTGATGACCAACTGTTTCAACATGCGACGGTCTGCACGTGAAACCTCGTCGGCCACTGCGAGGTGTAAGACACCAGACTTGTCAATCACCCCGCGAACGACCTCATCCACGGCATAGTACACATCTTTCTTGGCACTGACTTTGCGGTTAATATTCTGACTCATGGTTACTCCATAATGGGATTATTGCGCATAGCTTGAAGGAATTAATTCCTCACAGTTCCGCTAGGTTAAACGGAAGTGCTCAGGATGGGTCGTCCATAGCATCTGCGGTTGCTTCAACCAGTTCGTCCTCTTCCTGGACGTAATACTGGCACGTGCTGTAAATATATTGGTATTTCAGCACATCTCGTAAATAAATTTCACCGTCTTCCCGTTCAGACTGGATGACCATGCGCTTATTTTGCGACTCTAACAGTCGAGTAGCGTAATGCAGCAATTCATCAGGAATGGTTAACTCACCGGGTTCACTCGGTAAGGCTAACAATGCCTGCGGGACGTAAAGATCGGCCTGTAACAGCGGTGTACAGTCGTCAGGGCGCATCAATGACTTCATCATCATCATGATGCCATGCAGTCGTCCGTCTTTCAGTTTCACCACTGCCAATTCAGGATTGGCTTTGATTTTCTTAAACAGTTCACGACACGGTGCTTCATATCCCCGACCGTCTTCTGTCGGTTTATGAACTTCTAAGTCCATCGCCATCAGCATTTCGTATTTCGGCCAATCACACTCTGGCACGAGATCCATGCTGGTAACAAAGGCCGGTGTATCAAGCGGCACTTCTGGCGTAGAAGCGTAAAGGCGATTGGCGACAACAAAGCCTATCTCTTTAAACACTTCATCGTCAGACTCTACTGACAGCGTAGCGACCTTTAACCCCAGTTGACGCATACCTTCCGCCATGAAATTCGGGCTCGGGCAGTCGTCGACAGTGTAGATACCTGCCATGACATAATACACCGTCATGGTTTCACCGACGGCAAACGCAACCACCTCGCCATCGTCATCAGTTTCAATAATGAACTTGATGTTAGCGTGACGGGACTGCCGAACAATTTCGTCCGGCATCTTTTTGATAGCACTTTCCCACACGACGGCAGGAATATCGGATTTGTGCCCGGCTACTATCATGCGACCTCCTGCACCTCGTCTGAGGCAAATTTGTGCACGGTGGCAACTGGAATCAATCCACAGTTACCGAAGAACTCACGCAGATGCGGTGTGGATTGCAAGGTCACCGCCAGCACTAAACGCTCGGCATCACCGTAGTCAGAGACAGCCTGTGCGACCAGCATACGGCCGATACCCTTTAAGCGATGGTCAGGATGCACCACCACCGAACCGATAACTGCAGACTGCGGATTGGACGGGTCAATCATCAACAGGGCGATAACTGCATCCTCTTCCAGACGCACGTACACGTCATATTTCGACTCGGCAATATCAGAGAAGATAGTGTCAATGTCGCTGTCGCTTGGAATGTGCAGGTTCGGCGTGTAGCTCGACTCATCTTCTGCACCCAGGCGAATCAGATGACGCAGTTGATTACGCTGCTCGATATTGAGGTAATCAAAACCTTTACCGGCAATACTGATAACACCCTCTGTCGCCTGCTCCACCGGCTCACCCAAATCGATACCTTGAATGGTCGACTCGTGAGTAAAGCCCAGACCTGCAACCAGTTCCCGACTCGGGTCATCACTGAGCTGACAACGTATCACTTTCGCACCGGTGGCTTTCATGATAAAGTCAATGAACTCACGCGTAATGACACCATCCACATTATCACCGAATGTGTACATCATGCCCACTTCAATCACGCCCGGGAAATGTGACTGAAACACGCCAAGAACGCCTTTAACTTCTTCGGCTTCTTCATCACGTGCGAAGAACACCAGACCACCCTGCATGGCCATGCCATAAATGAGATGTTGCATCTCTTCTGAGAACAGGGGCATTGGTGCTTCACTCGTAACATCTAACTGTACATATTCCATCTATTAATCCTCAACGATTTTCATGAATAGTGCGGACTCTTCAACGAATCCTAGTTTTTCGAATAACGCCAACGACGGGAGGTTGTTGGTGAATACCATGGCCGCATGCTGGTCGTAATACTCTTTGACCAGATGAATCAGCCCATTTACTAATTTACTGCCAATACCTTTACGCTGATGCTCTTGCGCAACAGCCAGTCCGTTTATCTCGACCCACTCACAACCAGCCTGTGCGGTAATCAAGCCTGACACTTTGCCCTCAACACGGTAGACCAGAGCAAAGAAGCCCAAGTCGTCCATGCGGTTTAAGACATGCTGGCTGTTATAGTGACTGAGATGGTCGCGGCCCAGTTTGTCGAACTTCTCTTCTACACTCACGGCGTAGGTAAGGAGGTCGCGCACGGCAACGATATCTTCACCTGATAAGGTTTGGAAGACTTCGCCGCTAATCAGTTCTGTCCCTACCGGTGCTTCTCCTACTGGAGGAAGGCGACGATGGAGCAGATTGAAATTCTTCATGATGCCAAGGCGCTCTGCCTCAGGGTGGAAATGTTTCTGCGGTACTTGCATGCGCAGGACTTTGAAGTCGAACAGGCGCATGGCTTCCTCTGCAAAGCTCGGCGTCGCACCCGGCGCATTACCGAAGCACAGCCCCATACAGTCACCCGGGACACCGGTTGGGATTAACGCAAGGAATGCCATCAGTTTATTATCGTCGTTCACCTGAATAGCAATTTTGACGTCTTTCTTTTTCATGTCCAGTAACGTCTTGCGAACGGGGTATTGTTCTGACATCGCATTCAATTGTTTAATCCATTCGCTGCGATGTAAATGCGACAAGGTTAATTCCACGGTCTTCATTTTATTACTCCACGGTTCTTCGGCATAGCATAACTTTGTCATGTTATTTTCATCAAAATAAAATATATCTGAAAAAATAATTGATGTCGTCCTGACCGAAGTCAGGACGTGCATCTTAAGCCGGCTGGCGTTCGTGCTCAAACGTATTGACCAACTTCAGAACCAGTTGCATTGCATCGCTGGTTTGCCAGTGGGGATTTAAACGAATCCAATCCCGACGTTCGCCTGAGTCAGTAACAATCCGGTGGGCGAATTCACTTCGCTGCACTAATGCGTCCCAGTTCTCCGGAGTAGAGGTATATTTCGCGGTCAACACGTCGTCCCACGTTTCACCCTTCTCTTCGAAACGCTGCTTAGCACGAGCTAGCATGGTTTCGTAGTCACACGTGATTTCCACGAAGACCGAGGGGGCGTAGTTGTGACGCAGTATCGCGCTATTAAAGACTGCAGCTTTTCCTGCTTCGCCCTGATACATAATCGTCGAGATGACGAAATGGTCAAGGAAAATCACATCTGCATCGCTTTGCCCAAACGTATTCAAATGATGCTTGAAGTCCGCAATCAGTTTAGCGGCCTGTACTTCAGGCGGTTCACTCGCACGAATAGACGCGCGGGCAGCTAAGCCTAATTCAGAGGTGCTGGGAAAGCCGATAGTAACCGCTTTATACCCAGCTGCCGCTAACAGCTCTGTGGACTTCTTGCAAAACGTGGATTTCCCGCCATAGTCGGGACCACCAATCGCAATTACAAAAGGTTTCTGCATTTGATTAACCGTACGCCACTGTCGGCTTACCCCACTCACCCGCTGTAACCGGTGCGTCGTAGTAACCCGCGATTTCTTCCCCTGTTACCACAACCGGTTTGAGTACACGGCGCGCAAGGTAGTCTTGCATACGTGCGGATTCTAACGGTGTGTTAACGATGATGATGTCGGTTTCCAGCAGCTTCTGCACTGTGGCGACACCGTGCTGTTGGGAGCAGTCGCCCGATTGGTCGCCGCTTATAACACGCAGCAAACGATCAAGCACCAGCCCGTCAACATTGTAATGCGGTTCACGCAAGTCAACCACCCGAGCGGTAGCAGGCAGTGGTGTCTTCTCAACATCACGTAATGCCCAGCAAGCAACCGGCGACTGTTTACGGTACTTGTAAATCTCACGACTGGCGATACGCACCATGCAGGCTGCGTTCTCTTCGTTTTTGATACCAATGGTGCGCTTCTTACCCGCTAAACGGGAAGCAATCGCCACAATGGTTTGCAGGTGGTACTTGCGCTCAAATCCGTGTCGGCGGATAGTTACGTGTGGGGGTAACTTTCCGTTTTTCCTGAACCGTGAACTAGTAATTCGCAAAAGAGATTCTAAAATCATAACAACACCTATAACGCGTTAATGATTGCGGTGATAAACTCGTGCATCGTTTGACGTTCGTCTTCTGTCGCATCGAATTTAAAATCCGCTGGTTTGTTATTCCAGCACCACTCTTTTCTCGTACCGTCAATGCTCACACTGGAGCGCATCACAGCAAACGCAAGTTCACTGATAACGCAGCGCAAGTGGAAACAGTCGTTACCGATGGCGACCCGCAGATGCGCCTGAGTAGACCGACCAACCTTGCGTTCTTGCAGAATCACAAGCGGTGGGTTCTCAATGGCTTCTAACGCGGACTTGACATCGGCTAGGCTGTTATCTTTTGCCGTTGTTGCTGCGGAGAGTGCAGCAGTGAGCCGTCTAATTTCGTGGTAATACATTCATCCTCCAAACGCTTGTCACGTCCAAAACGTAACGAGGCAAAGTGACCAAAGGCACCCGTTACGCCGCGCACCGAAATACGGTGCTTCTGAAATAAAAGATATTTGTAGAAGGTACGAATATCCACGTCCTTATCCGTAAGCAGTTGGTAGCAGAACTCTTGCCCATCTTTCTCGAGAGCGATCTCGATGCCAATGAAGCGTTGTTTTGCTGTCTCAACATAGACTTCCGTCACACGGGGTTTAGAACATTTCTGGCCAACATGGAAAAGATTGGCACCATCCCAATATACACCGGGCTTCGTTGCGTCTGTTGACTGGCCGGTCGGGCGCAGGGCACAAACGCTGATGAAGTTCCGGAGTTGTGAAGAGTCGCCGTCTCTGAAAATACGGTCGATGTACTCCACTTCAAGGTGTCGGGTCAGTCCGGGCGGAAGATTCCAAATACGCCCCCACATGCGGACTGCCGACCAACCTAGATGAACCGGTAGCGAATAACGCTTAACTTTAAAGGTGTAGCGACGTCCTTCGCCAGCAACGGCGTTTTTAATAGTTGTCATACCAAAAACTCCTATGCTCGAGTATCCATACTACGGTAAGTAATTGTTTTAATTGTATTTTAGAATAGTTTGCACATCTTTTTGGTCAGAAAAACAAAGCCGAGCTTCCGGTATAATGCTTCTGCCGCAGGATTGTCATGCATCACTTCTAAAACTATGCTGGTATAGCCTTCGCCTTGTGCTTGTTCAGTCGCCCGAGTCATTAACTCAGACGCTATCCCAAACCCACGAGACTCTTGGTGCACAATGAGGTTGTTAATCTTCGCTTGTGTTTCCACACTGTCCTTGCGAAGGCTGACAAACCCATGGACACGATCGGCGTTATACGCGACCAATAAAGAACCTTTCCACCAATCCGGTTTTGCCGGAGGCAGCGGTATATCCCTCGGTTCAATCCCCATCGCCGCAAAAACTGATGCCAGTTCTTGTTTGGTTAACTCTGCTTGCAATACCAAAAGCTGAGGTTCCAGTTGGCGATATAGACCACTGTCCATATCCGTAAACACCACGAATTCAACATCGCGTATTTCGCCCATATTAGGACATCCTTACGTATTAAAAAAATAAAGGGGCCGAAGCCCCTCTAATTAAGATTTCGCTGAGTGCTGGACATAATCCAACAACCCTTCAGCGACACGAACCAATGCAGTAGTAATAGCGTCTTCTACTTCAATGGCGTTTTTATAGCGCTGGGTAATCTCGTGAATCTGGCGGTTAGACAAATCGTCGCGGTCTAACTGGCTCTCAAGAGATTGGATGTTGTCGTAAATACCGCTGTACGAGAATACACCCCGTTTCGTTCCACGCTGGTAGATAGCTTTACTTATCGCCTCAGCCGCATTCAGTGCTTCTTTACACTGCTGCACTGATAGCGAGGGGATAGTCTCCCCGTACTCACCATCACGTGCCACAGCGAACTGGACGCGCTCTGTGTGGGTCTCTGGGTTAGAGACAACCACAATGACGTTGCCGGGTAAAGGGTAAGCCGATACCGCTTTGGTTTGCACGATGCCCAGAATACCCGCTGCGCGTTTTACAGCGCTAGCGGAGGAGTGGCCGAGTTTCTCGAGCTGATCACCTTTACGCTTGGCCGGCCCATCCAAAACGGACTTGGTGTATACGGTGTAGGCTTCCACAATATCGTCGAGATTAGCATGGCCCTGAGCCAGCTGAATGCATGCTTGTACATTGACTTTATCTTCCTGACAAACTTTTGAAGTCCAGCTCCCGGTTTTGATGTCGTGTTTCTCAACCGACTTCATACCGAGCACCACGGATTGGAGTTTCTGAGCGCGCTTCTTCAACACTTCCCCTTTCGAGGTGGCATCGGAAAGTTTGGCACGAATCTGACCATCTCGTGCTTTTGCCCACTCCATAAAAGTATTGGCCAAATGTGATGAGAGTTTCTTGGTACCGGATACCGCGCCGCGTAAAGCCAGTTTTGCCGTGTCTTTGGTTACCCGTTTACCTAACTCCACCCCACCTTCACCGAAATACTCATGCGCTACCCAACGTTTGGCGATGGTTAACATAGCGACGTCATTCGGTTTAACGCCTAAGGACTCAAGCGCCAGAACTGTTTCGAAGTCTTCCGACAGTGTGGCGAAATCTTTGTCCAGGTCATGGTCTAAATTGTCCATAGTCTGTCTCGGAGGTTAAGGAATACATATCAAAGGGCAAAAAAAGAAAAGGGGCGCATGGCCCCTTATTCTTAGTTCTGCACTTCAGCCTCAGCGGCCGGTGCAGTAGCTTCAACTACAATCACCGTGACTTCAACCGGCGGTTCCGGACGTACAACCGGTGGCATTGCAAGGTTTGCGCGCAGAGTATTCATCTGCGGGTCATCCGCATACTCTTCGAGTTCCAGCAGAGCACGCATCGCCATGATGCGCTCGCGGGAAGTCATACCGTTATGGTTGACGGCGGCGACAGCCATGCCGAGTGTGCGTTTGGTTTCGCTTTTGGTCTCAGCAGCCAGCACCTCTGGAGAGTTTACGTCGTCAGACATTGCCTGAACGACTTGTGTCAACTCTTCAACTTGTGCAACTGCTGCTGCGGCTTCGGCGGTGTTGTCTTTCGACAGCTCTTCTTTCGCTTTCGCGAGTTGTTCTTGTGCAGTTTTCAATTTGGCATTTACCTCCTCTTTCAGCGCACCGACGTTAGGTGCTTTCTTACCAAACAGACGGGCTAAGAAAGCACGAGGTTTCTGAACTGTGTAGCTCAGGTTATTGGGTTCGTAGAAACGCCAGTCGAGATTCTTCTCAATCAGGGTTTCCAATGCGAAGCGGCTCTGGGCATCTTCTGCCACGCGCACCGCCTCAACTACACCATTTGTACGGGTAATCATACCCACATTGCGGCCCGCCACAATCAGCAGGTATTCGGTACCGTCTTTCAGGCCACGGTAGGCATCGAAACGGAAGCCTGCTTTATCCAGCGCTTCCCAGTTGACTGCAAAGTTGTTGTGCAGTGCGTTACGGTCAATGTCGTGCAGAACGTCGATAGCTTCGAATTTAAACATGATTAGCTCCAAGTATATTTGATAGATAGAAATTAAAAAGTACCCCTACCTAAGTAGGGGTTAATCGTCGACTACTACAGAAATCAATGCAGGTGAGTACGACTCACGTCTGCGGTATTTTTGCTCGAGCGGGTGGTTGGGGTTTGGTATTTACTGTTCACGCGGAAAATCAAACCGCACTGTGCTTGTGCGTGAATGATAGCGGAACCCACAGTGCCCGGACGGTGGTGGTCTTGCCAGTGCAGACCCGCATGTGGGGCTTCAATCATCCGGCCAATGCAGGCGTAGATGCAGAAGGTGTTTTCTTTAGAGAAGGTGCGTTTCTTCAAACGGCTCATGAACTCGATTGCGGCGGATACAATCCAGCGGCCGTCTTCGTTCTCTTCCCACTTGCACATTTCTTTACCGTTCAGTTCCAGCCATGCTTTGCGCTGATTCCCATTATCAACCCAGGTAATAGTGCACACGCCAACAGTGTAACGACGGGTTGTAACATTTTCAAAAGTGTATTCCATGATTAGCTCCAGATTTATTTAAATTGTTTTACTGCGGGTATTACGATTACTACTACTTACGGAACATACGCTTCAACTTTGCGTTCTTTTTGTTTTCCTGGAATGCTGCCCAGAAAGCCGTAAAGAACATCGAGACAAAGTTAAATGCGATTGGGTGCTTGGAAAGGTTAATGATAATGCTAGTCCCTTGGTTCATGATTGGGTCTACTGAACCGTGCGGGGCACGTGTAACCTTAGCCACTTTAAAACCGTCCATCGTTTCAAGGAAGGTTTTGTCATCCCGGTCAACCACAACCAGCGCCTGATACTTCTTCAGCGGCGATGGAATAATATTCATGGCCGGCATGAACGGGGTAAGTTCTTGTTTGATGCCGGTGCGGTAAATTGCAAAAGAAGTCAGCTGCTGCTCAGTCGCCTTTTCCAGCAAAGACATGTTCTTTGGCAGACCGTCGGACTGTTTGGCGTAGAAGCCGTCTTTACGAATGATGTCACAGACAGAAGCGAAGTCAAAGGATTGGATGCTGAACATAATTGAAATCTCCACGATAATTAATTAATGAATAACCCATGTCATTCACTAAAGTAATATATATCTGAGATTATTTTCGTTCGCAAACTGACAAAATAAAAGGGCAGGGGGCAAATAGCCCCCTGCTTCTTACTTATCGTCATACGCAAATAACGCACGCTGACAAAGCGGAGAGCGCACACAGTCATCTTTCGTAAAACGAACGATGCCGACTAATTCGTCTTCTTCGAAACGGGCTAATGCGTCGGCCAGTCCCGACTTCACCCCGGAAGGTAAGTCGCACTGAGTGACGTCACCGTTAACGATAACGATACAGTTCTCCCCGATACGGGTCAGGAAGAGCTTCATCTGCTGAGCAGTGGTGTTCTGAGCTTCATCTAAGATAACGACCGCGTTCTCGAAGTTGCGGCCACGCATATAGGCGAAGGGAGCTATCTCAACCTTGTCTATACCCGGTTTCAGGCAGTATTGTAAGAAACGGCTGCCCAGACGTTTTAAGAGCACATCGTAAACAGGTCGGAAGTAAGGCGCGAACTTTTCACCAACATCGCCCGGCAGGAAGCCTAAGTCTTCATCTGCGGAGAGGACAGGGCGAGTGACAATGATACGATCGACGTCTTTGGCCAGTAATCGCTCTACCGCGTAGGCGGTGGCCATGAAGGTCTTACCGCATCCGGCTTCCCCTGTGGAGAAGATGAGTTGCTTGGTTTCCAGAGCAAGTGCGTAGTGCTGTTGATTCGTATTGCGTGGTTCGATTGGACTGGTATCGCGTTTTGACTGCGGTAAAGATTCGTCAAGCTCTTGTTCAGGGAACTGAATCACCTGACCTTTGGTAGAGGGGCGACGGTTCTTACGACTTACACCTTGTTGCTTTTCACGTCCCATAGCACGCACCTTACTGTTGTAGTCAAAATATCTTACCGGCGGTAAGAGAGATTTGTACTGCTCACAATAAGGGAGATAAGTTGTTTTAGGATAAAGCCCCGCACTAACGTCATGTTAATACGGGGCCTTGGGTGCCAATACCTCATCCCTTCCGGATAGTTTCGAAGTAGAAATGACGGTTAGGCCAGCGAATAGCCATTCCCAGCTGTTCGTGAGTCTCTTTGTCGTGATACGAGGTAACCACTGCGCGTGCAGTGTTGTCGGTAACCGCGTACGTACCTTCATTGAGCATTTTGTCAAAGAAGTCTTCCTCAGAACCCTCCCACGGCGCATGACGGGCCACGGGTTTGGGACGCTTTACTAATGATAGCAGCTTAAGCACTGCCAGACCCACATTAACCAGTGAAGCTTTCATACCTTTCTCTCCTAGGCGATTTAACCATACCAAGAGGAAAGTTTGTTAACATGGTAAATTCACGAGTTCTTCTTTCAGCTCGTGTGGGAAGGTGGACATCAGAATAAACTGGAGAATCAGTTTCTTCGTGTAGGTACGCCGCATGCCGCGCATGACGATTTCTGCTGTATCACTGTCCCATGCAACCGAGGTTGTGTGGTTCGCAATAACATTCAGAACGTTACGCATGCCTTTGTAATCGTGCGGGTGATACTCCGCAAGCCAACGCACAGCTTCTACACTGATAGCGCGAATCGCTTCGGGAGTGGCGTGCCTGATGATGTCAAAGATAGTTACCCGGGCATTGAAGTTCGTTTCAATTAAGCGACGCAAATCCAAGTAGTTGGCATTCACCAAGTAATAATGGATTGGCGGCACGCAACAATGCCAGTCGGTGGTGTAAATCTTCTGCACATGTTCATCGTCCATAATGGCGGCGTACCGAAGGTGGTCGCGTACCAATTTCGACAATACAGAAGTGTCTCCCCAAAGTTCACAGACGCGTTCGTAAAGGATAATCATTAACCCATCTCGCGCAGGTGACTCTTCGATTCGAGTCAAGATGCGTTCAATGTTACCTCGAGTCCAGCGACCACGTGAAACCACCACGGGTAAAGGCTTATCAGAGTCTAACAGCAGCTCTGTTTGTTCATCAGTGGTCTGCACCATGATGTAATCGTCCGACGCCGGATTAAAGATATCCCAGCCGGTACTTTCAAACAATTTAGTGGCCATAGCAGGAGTGAGTCGACGACGCCATTCTGCCAACACCGGATCATTAGGTTCAAATCGGGGTTGCGCATAGCGGGCCTGCACACTGGAAGGCGCTTCGGCAATTTCACCGATAAAGGGAACCTTCGCTGCCAAATAACGTTCTTGACTGTAATCGTGCCGTCTGATGTCATCGGGACTCAGGTGGCGCAACACTACAGACAATAGGTCGGAATTTTCTGGGTTACAATAAAGCAGTCTGGACCAATAGTCCCTCATGCTATACCAGCTCTTTGCGTAGGCAGGGTTACTTAGCGAAGCAATACGCTCCAACAGAGTCATGTCCCGAACCGTTCCCAAAGTGCATCCTAAAACATACGCTGCACGCAATGCCACTTCCTTAGAAATCTCGTTAGTGGCAAGCATCTCTAAGACCACGTTTTTATCGAGGTCTAATACCGTGTCAGGGCACGTGTGTATTGCTGTCTCTACAGTACAAAAGCGACGAACCATCTCCAGATTCGCGTTGCTGATGGAAAGCATAGTAACCCCCAGTGGGTTTTTTACTGCTAACTCAACCTACCGTAACTCCGTTCTGACAATCACTCTTTCCGTGAGTAATTACGGAGGAGAGTACGCACATGTCTAATAAAAGCATCAGTTCCGTCAGGTGATGATGCATTGAATGTAGGGACGTCACGCTGACGCGCGTACGATACCCCCATTGCTGTGCCGCCCGAAACAAGTCCCTTCTGGTTCTCAGGCGCTGAAAAATATACCGCATCGACAAGGTCCCCTAAACACTCGCCGGCTATTATTTCTAAGTTCCTCCCGTGTAGTTTGTAAGCATACTCTTTTAAGTTGTCTGGGGCTGGATGTAGTTCTGCGACTATCGCACGGTGGTGCTCATCATCAGTTCCCACGACAAACTTAACCCTTGGATAGACTTTAGAAAGCCAAAGCTTTTTATCGTCTGGTAGATAAGCAGTGAACGTAACTAACTCGTCGTCGAATATGCGCGATAACATGAGTTGTACTTGGTCAGGTCCTTCCGCACAAGCTCCGGATACGATTTCAATGGGTATCTCCATACTGACGGCTTTACGAATCAGCGCCGCCATGACCTTCCCCATTACTGACATGGTTTCCCCGTCAGTTTTTCTTGAACCTATAATTGCTATCCGGATTGCGGCTCCCATTAGACCTCACCTCATTGCTCGTCTATATCAAGCGTATCTGTTGTAAAAAATAAAAGAAAAAGAGAGTATCCGAAGATACTCTCTCAATTCTTACACGTTCGCCGCAGTGAATCCGGGCAGGATTTGCTGATTAAAGACATTCGCAAAGCTGCGTGGTAAATCAAAGCGGTACTCTTTCCACACATGTGAAGTGCAGGTGAAGACCATGGTGTACTGTGCAGTGGGTGCGTCGTAGACAATACTCATTTGTCCACTACCGACTTCCCACGCTTTCGCTGCAATAATGCCAGCTTTAATAAGTGCATTATTAAACATCAACGACGCGGCGGCGGTATCGCGTGCTGCATCAAAGTTGTCAGGATTCCACCAAGTCAAATCTGCAAGCTCGTGCTTAAGAAAATCAGCCAAGTCAAGTTTCTCATGCGTGACGACCACGGTATCCGTTAAGTCTTCGCGGTTGATTAACTCTACGCTAAACGCCCCAGAAGGCAGTTTGCTTAATTCGACGATTTCGATATCTTCCACTTTCAGCTTGCGGCCTACGCTGGCGGCGTTGATATCGTTGATTTTCTCTAAGAGCGACGTGTCGTGCATTGTTGCAAAATTAATAACGTAACTCATCTTTGTGCTCCTTCGCCCCTACATAGTAATTGGGACGAAAAAATAAGGGGGCCGAAGCCCCCTTATTAAAACGCTTATAACGGCCGACGAAATAGCGGAGACATCCCGCGATTAAGTTTCTCTTGCACTTTGGCAGTGGCTTCAGCTTTGGTAATGACTTTATCGAAGTTCAAGTCAAGACCTTTGTTCTGTGCGTACGTGGTAGGTCGAGTCTTCTGATCCCAAAGGGTAGAGTTAATCGGCTTACCGACGGCCACTGGCCACAGAATACGCATGTAGATGTCGCTGATGTCGTGCAGCTTACCGGTGTACGGTTTAAAGAAACGGTACACGTAGTCGAGCTGTTCTTCAGCGGACATCTTCAGCAGAGCAGATAACGTGGTACCTGCATCTTTCGCCGCGTCTTCGCCGAACTGAATGATACCGTAATACGGCGCGCCTGCACCGTTTCGAATGGTAGGACTAAATGTCTCACCGGTTTCGAACGCCATGCAGCCCATCATCTCGTCCGGACCCTTTTTAGTAAGTTGTAGCTGTTGTGCAATCCCTTTTACTTTGCGGACAAACTCAGGGGATACTTTTGCCGACCACGCGATGTCAAACAGACCATCAGCATAATCGATACCCCGTGCGAGACCCGCTGCAAAAGCGCGTTCACTTCCGCCACCCCATACACCGTCAACTTTCGCGGTGTAGACGAGGTCTTTCTTCATTCGTTCTTGAATGAGAGTGTAGAGCTCTTTTGACATAACCATTCTCCCGGTAAACGACGGTCATATTAAACCGGGACAGTAGGCGGGGCTGACATTAGTACATTCGCATTATGACAAGTTTTCTGATTAAGATAAGGTTGCAGCCAAGGCATGGTTTCTAAACGGGCCATCATATTGCGAGTATTCGGTGACCAGTACAATTCCTTGTAGTAGGTCTCCTTAAATTTATTCCAGCGAACTGAAAATGGAATCTGGTCGTAACCTGCTTGGGCGACGACTCTGTCCCACTCCAAATCAACTATTAGCTCATCGATAAGTAACTCAACGCATGCGCGCCAAGAAGACCTCCGATAATGCTGATAAAGGTGCTGTCGCAAAGGTTCAAACTGTGGCCCTGAGTATTTGGTGGTTGGACGAGGTTGTTGGGGCAACTTCAGTTCAACACTCCGCACACTTAGAAATAGCACAGTCGACCCGCGTAGGGTAGATGCCGCCTCATTGACTTCGTAAGTCGGGACTACATCCACACTACGGACTTTTTTCGGTCCGTCTTCGCTTGAAATCCATTTTTCATAGACAACACGTTTCATAGTTACATCGCTCCCAGGGGTAAATTATACGATCTTACCCGCCACCGAAACGAACACAGGTGTGTTAGCTAAATAATGAAGTAAAGAAGTCTCCTCTGGCGGGATTACACGTTTCGATTTGGTACCAAGTACCATACGATGATACACAGCACCTTCTTCTGCGACGTGTACACGGTCTATAATAGCGCCATGGGAGGAGAAGAAGCAAACCCCTTCGGTATTTTTGGGGTCAACACGGAGCCACGTAGGGCCGTTAAACGTGCCGAGGGCATTCTTTAATAATTTGGTGCCGTAACCCTGACGCCGTTCATCCTTAGCAATCGCCAAATACAGGAGGTGACCGGGCTCGTGAATACAGACACCCACCGCGACATCGTCTTCCACCGCCAACGTAAACGTTACCGGGTTTGTGCGCACTGAGTTGGTATCATCGAGCCATTCGTTCAAACCGGGGAAGATTCCCGCTGGGATTTTATCGCGTTCTACATCTATCAGATACATGATGGCCCTTATTTATCAAAGCGCTCACGAAGTAGCGTGGTAAGCACATCCACCGTGTCCGGTCTGAGTAAGTCGGTACACGTCAGATTAGCAGTCTCTTTACGGATAAACATATCCGACATTTTCAAGCGCAACGACACCCGTTTGATGCAATCGTCAATATAGGCATTCGCGGTCATCAGTTTGTAATCCCGGTACACACGCGGGAATCGGAAGACAACACAGTTGCGTGTGAAGCGTAGGGAGTAGGCGTTCTCGCCCCAAAAGGCACAGGTAAAGCCGCCACCGAAGTCAACAGTTTCCATGTGCATACTGTTGAGGATTTTCTCAATCTCGATAGGGAGCTGCCCCTCAATGTATTTCCGTTCTTCTGCGGCGTACGGCAGATGACCCAGCACGATATTGAGCTTGCTCGTCGGTAATGGGTTACTCGGTTCGTCAGCATGCTGGCAGCGTCGTTTAATGGTGAACCAATCGCGAAACGCGGCCAGAATAATTTCTTCTTTTTTTTCTTCAGTGATACGGTACTTGCGCCCGGTAGGAATCGACTTCTTTAAGCCGCGCACAGGAATCAGAATATCCCGATAAACAATACGAATGTCCATAGCTCACCTCATTAATTTTACACATAAATGCACAATGATGTTTAAAAATAAAAGGGCCAGCCACCGAAGTGACTGACCGACTTATTAGACCTTGGTCTTTTTAGCACTGCGCTCGAGTTTCACCGCCAACGCTTTCGAACCAATCTGCAGCGAGGTCAATGCCAGTGATTTGATAGGCCACGTACAGAACGCGAACCCGGCAAGCACCGGCCAACCTGCAGCAAAGATGAGGTCGAAGTAATCGTAGGCAGGCGCCTTGAGAAAGTCCAGCGTCAACGCTGCCGATACACCACAGCTCACTAAGAAGAACAGCCAAATCAGCAGCTTCTGTGCGAACTGGAGGGTGGGGTAAATCGTCAGCAGGGTTTCCTTGCCATAGATTTCGTTGAGGTTATCCACCGCGGTTGCAGCCTTGTTTGCAAACACATCAGACATCTGTCCAACGGTACCCACAATCATCGGGCGCAGACTGCCGAGGATAATATCCGCCGGCTGGGTAATGTCGACCGTTACGCCGAGCGATTCCTTTGCCGCGTCCAGCACTTTCTTGGCATCTTCATCGTTGGCAATCTTTGCAGACCCTGCCTGAATCAGAATATCCAAAATCGGCCCGACGACGTCGTGGGCAGAGGGAGCACTTACAGTCTTCACGGCCTCAGCTACTGCACTCATTTTTTCTTTCTCCTGAAACGTTTAAAGCGTTTCTTTTTCCCACCTACACCGCTGTCCGGTTTCTTCTCCTTGGGCGGTAAGAGGGTGTTCAGATTCAGCAGCGAGGAACGAATAAAGTAGTTCGCCACTGCTATGCCATCTATCGAGTGTTCGTCCAATACTGAGAGGTCAATCAAAGTGTGATTGGCGTACAGCTTTTGTACGGCTGCTGCCATGTCTTCTTTGGTTGTCCCTTTTGCCACTACACCTACAAAAGACTTGACCATTATCGGGTTAATACCATGCAGGACTTTCTGCGGGTGTTTCTTCCACAGTCCCGTCCTAAGCATTTTCTGTAACTCGACTCCGGACTCATAAGCGCTTAACTTACTGCGCAACATAAACGGGGTTTCAGTAATGAAGAACGTACCGCCGACGAGTTCTAAGAACTCCTCCCACGCTGCCTCCAACTGCTCCATCCGTTTATCACGTTTCCCACAACTTTCAGTGAAGTCGGATTCGTGGGTGGCATCTTTCACATGAACCGTACTGGCCCAAACCACTTCGGCTTGGTCGGTACCCCACTCCCAGTCCAGAACGGCAAGGCCAAGGTGTGAGGTGCCGGGGTCAACCCCAACAATACGCACCATGTTATCTGGTTTGCGTGGAGCGGGGATTAGCATCAGACCGCTCCGATGAAGAACGGAGAGGACTGGCCAATTTTGACCGTCATGTTCAGGTTTTCGTTGGTGATAGCAAGGTTGCTGTATAACGTGATGTAGTACAATACCTGCACACCCAGCGCTTCGTCGTACGGGAACGGAGAGCCAGTAGCAGACTCACCCGTGGCGGTACCGTCGAGACCGGAACACAGTGCGATTTCAGAGATAACAGAAGAACGTGAAGAGCCACGCATGATAGCCGTGACGTTCATGTACTCCTGCACATCGAACTCATCGAACAGAATCTTAATATCCGCATTCGAGGTTACGTACTTCCCATCCGGGATTTCAACGCGGTTATCGTCGTCGTAATCGTAGTCCGGCAGCTCAATCGGTTTCGGGAAGAGCTCGTTATCGGTGTACACGTGGTCGACAACGGTCTGCACTTTACCTTGTTTGGTAATCAGGTAGTCGTTGGTTTCCACGGTGCGCATGTCGATACGCTTGAGGTAGTACGCCCAGTAGTTGCGGCCTTCAATGGTTACCTGTGTGCGGAAGGCATAGTTTTTACGCTGTGCATCACTCAGGTCATTATCCATTTCACGCAGGACAAACGGGACGGCATTAAACATGCCCGAAGCGTTTGCCACTTTACCGACCGGCACGAAGTCCGTGAAGCCGTCAGATTCGGTTTTGGCAACGTGCCCGCGGTTACCGATACACATGTACTTCATCGTGGCACGTTCCGTCCCATCCGGGATGCGGTTGGTCAGCAGGTTGAAGTGCTCGTTGAGGGTTGACTTTTCAGGGTACTTAATCAGCGAGCCGGTCATCAACGCCATTGCTAAACGCATGGCGCTAAGGGTTGGCGTCGAGAGTTTCCCATCATAGACCTTAGACATTTATTGCTCCATTAAGCAGTTGGGTAAGCACCCACGTCAGTAATTAATACGCGTTCTACCAGACGCTTTTTCCCACCCGTTAACGAAACCATAATCTTCCCTTTGTACGTCAGATGACGCGGGGCAATCAGGACTTCTACTTCTTCTGCATCTTCAGGAATCAGCAGAGGAACAATGTCTTTACGGGTTAAGCTGACGCCAAGGTCAGCAAGGATGTACGGCAGAAGCTCGTCAGTTTCCGTGTGTTCATTAGCAGGGGCGTATGCCACCTGCCCGTCAAACATTTCCGTGAGGTCAACACGCAGATAAGTGAAGTTACGCGAGCCAATGAATCCATGAGCGAAGTTAGCTAAGGCGTAGGTGTCACAGCGGGGTACCAGTGTGTCACGTCGCTTCTTATCCAATTCGCGAGCACCGCTGGGGTGCCATATTAGTTGGTTCTCTTTGTAATTAGTGTTATTGCGATAGTTAACTAACGAACGGAGAATGACCTCAGGACGTAAGGTCATGTCAAGGCGGTAACTCATGAATCCTCCAATAATCCAGACCGTTACGGCGCGGTGTACGGCCCATTATCTCTTATCAACACGCGATCCACGAGGAGCCTATCATCCCACGAAATACGCTCAATCTCCGTAATATCGGCATGCACCAACGGATGTTCAATGACAACATCGAGTTTGGCGTCGACGACAATGTCGATACGGGGACGCATGTTAAAGAAGAAGTTAAAGTTCTGGGGAATGTTCACCTCGACCACGTCAGGCATCGGCGAATCGACTTCAATATTCCCACGTGCCTTTATGTTGCGCTCAATCGGCTCGAGCGCTTCCTGAATGATAATTTCACCCAAAGAAGCTGACATCATCGTTTCGTCAGGCTTGATTACAACGGGTTCCGTTACAATAAAGGAGTCAGATGCCATTCGAGTCGCAAAGTGAACCGTATATGACGACAACATGGTCAGCAGACGGACCATTGCACGCTGGATTTCACTTTGGGTCACTGACGTGTTGGTTTCATACGCAGTCAAGATGTTGAACGCATCCACTGCGATATCCGCCCACGACTCCGACGAGATGATTTCGTAGTCCATTGCAAACTTCGAGAAGAACTGCGTGTAATCCTCGTAGTTGAGTTTTAAGTCGCACTTGTAGCTGCGGTAGTAATACTGATACAGCAGCTGACCTGCGATGGTATCGGTGTCGCGGCGGCGATTGTGCGTGTACTTCCAGCGGTTGCGCTTCATTGCAAGAATGTTGCTCGCTGCTTCGTAAAACTCATCGGCACTCAACAGATTACTGTAAATTTCCTGATGGGTATCGACGTAATAGTTTACTGTCGGTGTCCAACGCCCTGGGTAAGACTCGGGCAGGAACGCCATCAGTTCATCCACGGTCACCCAACGTTTAATCAACACACCCTGACAGTTCATAATCGGGATATGCTCCAGCTCGATACCAGAGTAACCTTTAAACGCGGAGTACAGGAACAAGGCAATCAACTCTTTGGTTGACATGCGCATGGTGTCGCCGGTGGTCGGGTTAATGATTTCGTGTTGAATATTGTAACGGTCTAAGCACGCCAGATGAAGCAACTCATTAAAGAGTGTCATGTCCAACTGGTCACGTTCAATCGCTTCCGGGTCAATCGCCGTAATCTCAACGAGCTTGGTCGGCTGGTCAGGATACTGGGTCAACGAAAGGCTCTCGTTTAACTCATTGAGCATCTCCTCTTGATAGAGGTAGTTCTCATCAGCGAGCGCGTACTCTTTGTTGATAATCTCCGTGGTCGACACCAGTTGCAGGTCACGCCCACCTTGAATATCATCGAAGTTCAACGGGACTTTATAGCCTACTGGCAGGGGCCGCAGGTTATTGTCATCCGACGCATCGTGAATCTGTTGGCCCACGTCGTACGCTACCGTCGGCATGTTCCAGCCAGTCAAGAACACGTCAACCAGCCACGTAAAGTTATCGTGCTTGCCGGTGTTGCGTTCCCAGTAACGGATGTTGCGGTACAACGTGAACTTCTGAGCCGGGGTCAAGTATGGCAGGAATTCATTTAGCTTCTGGTGTGAGGCCAAGAACTCTTCAACGTGATAGCTATGCACTTCCGGGGTATGGCAGCGGGCCATACGCAATTCCATAATCTTCCCGGGCAGCTGAGGGAACAGCTGGGCATAGAACGCTGCTTCAAAGGCATCGTTGTGGATTTTCCAGCCTTCCGCCATCCAACGGCGGTGAGCAGCCAGAATCCACAACTGGAGGTCACTGATAATCGACTGCTCTTGCTCTTCGATTAACTTGGCGGAGTAACGCATGATTGTACAATCAGGGGCCGCCAACGACTCCGCTAACGGAATCGGGTTAAAGCAGGCTCGAATATAGACAATCATGTCAGGGTAATCGGACACCAACGCCGTGATATAGCTTGGATTGGCGCGATACACATTAGAAGTCTTCTTATGGCGAGCAAGGTTCTCAACCGTTAACTCAATTGACTTCTGATCATCCAGTGACGTTATCATCACCGGACTGTCGGTGTTCAACCGCTGACCGGCAAGATGTTGATAATAACGCCATTGAGACTTGTCCATGGGGACGGGTTTACCCGCCTCCACTAGGGGCCTGTTCATGGCATCGGCAATTGCCTCTGATTTAATAATCATTGAGTCTGCCAAGTCAATACATTGCCCAACGAATATATTGTATCTTTGCATTGGAGACAACTCCGGATGGACGATTTAAAGAAATTAACAGCGCAAGACGAATCGATGAGCGCTATACTGAGAAAGACTACGAGCCCAGCGCCGCAACAGCGACGTGGCCAACGTGACCAAGGCGGCGTGACGCCGACCCGTGGTGAGTTGGTGAGTTTGGCAGGCTCGCGTATTCGCGCCATTCGTAATGCCGAAAAGATATTCGACGCCTTGCCTGAGCTGGAGACCATTGTAACTATCTCCACCTCGTCACTCTTGTCAACCAAAGACCTCGTGACCACGTCACTGGTGTACGATTGTGTTGACGATGAAGTACCGCTTGACTTACGTTCCGCGATGACCCGTGTCGCGCGCGACTTCTTTAATGATGTGGACGGACTTCCCCGTAACCTGTACGAATGGCTCTATGACGCACAGCGCTCTAAAGGAGCCACTCCGATTCTGATTACGTCCGACTCCGGCTTCGATGAGATGTTTAACCTCAGCGAGCAGGTCGCACAGGAATCGTTCCGCAACAAACTTAAAGGCACGTTCGAAGGACAACTCGGTATCCTTCGCAACATTAACCCAGACAAAAAGCTGGTTGGCCTGGAGTCCATTCTCAACGTGACTGCCGCGTCGAATGCACCACAGGAGTTCAATCTGAAACTGGATTCGCTGTTCAAAGATGAACTCGCGACCCAAAAAATAACGATTACGGACAACCCGCAAATTACTCAGCTTGCTGCCTTCCGTCGCCGTTTAGCAACAGAGAGCGCCCGTGGCGCGATGCGCAAGCAGATGGGCGTGCCGTCATATAATGGTGCGGCAGGGACGCTGAACGAGCCAAGTGGCGGTAATCTCCTGCAAGGCCAGGCGGATGAAAAGAAACTCATCTCTGGTGCAGATTTAAACCCGAAATACGATCGTCAGTTTGATATCAACACTTATAAAGAAGCGCCACTGATTACGTTCGGGCAGAAAAACCGCCTTGAGCCTATTCGCCGACGCGTTCCGCCTGAGTGTGCGTTGCCCGTAGTATTGGCCGGCGACGTAAGAAATCCAATTGGCTGGTTGTTGATTCTGGACGACATCGGTAACTTTGTCAGCTCCAAGTCTTCTATCTACGGTGATGCCACCTTCATGAACTATCTGACTAACGATGGTCAGGTGGACTCGATTGTGAACCGTGCAAGCCTGAACTTAGGTAATCAGGGTAGCGTGTCTCCGGACATTGCAAACAAACTGATTGCCCGTTACGGTGAGCTGGCAGAAGACCAGATGTCACGCATGATTTCCGTGGCCCTCGGGGGTGGTGATGTATCGGTGAACGTTAGCGAAGACTTCGGTCGTGTGATGCTGGGACGTCATCTGGCGAAAGAACACACACAAGTGCTGTACGTTCCGTTTGAGAACATGCCGTACTTTGCCACCGACTTTAACGAAGACGGTATTGGCGTGTCCATTACTGAGCGTTCCTTCGTTATCTCCACTATCCGCATGTCCTTGCTGTTTGCAGGTATGAACACTGCTATCCTGAACTCAGCACGCCATTTGCAGTACGACATTCAGTTGTCTCCGGACGACATGAACCCGCAGGAGTCGGTAGACCGTATCAAATCGGATATCATTAACTCCTACGCACGTCGTATGCCGATGTGGGGCGACATGAACGATACCTTCTCTAACGCCACGAACGCCGGTATCTCGTTCAACGTTGAAGGTAATGACCACTACGCTTCTCACAAAGTGTCAGTGTCGGATAACACCCCGGACTATAAAGAACCTGATGCAGAGCTGGATGATAAGCTGTTACGTCGTACTTGTGCGATTGCCGGTGTTGACCCAGATCTGGTATTGACGCCTGAGAACCTCGAGTTCGCCAGTCAGATTTATTCGAAGTCCCTGATTACTACCCAGCAGGTGACCAAGAAGCAGGAACAGCTTTCCAAACCTATCACCCAGTATTGCCAGACGATGATTACGGCGTCGCCAAAACTGCAGGCCGATTTGTTGCAGGAAGTTGTTGAGTTCTACAAGGCTCAGAAGCAAGACATGGACATTGAGAAATTGATGCCCGAGATTAGTGAAATGGTTCGCCGTTTCACTGAAGGTCTTGTGGTAACCCTGCCGCCGCCGGATACTTCTGCAGCGTCCTCTCAGATGGAGCAGTTCGACAAACGTGTCGAGTTCATTGAGAAGATTGCGGATACGGTGATGTCTGACGAACTGTCTACTCTGTTGTCTGAAAACAACATCGTGATGGACCCAGAGAACCTCAAGGCAATGGTGAAGAACTATTACCTGCGTAACTGGCTCAAGAACAACGGCATTGAATCTGAATTCTTTGACCTGTTCGATGAAGAGCAGCGTGCAGATGTGGTTAAGACCATTACCGATGAGACTCAGAAAGTTGCCCAGTTCTTCCTTAGCGTCGCTAAGAAGGCATCGGGTAAGGTTGAGACTGTTGCGAAGAAGGCGGGTACCGACCAAACCGGTGGCGACGGTATGGGCTTTGGTGACAACAGCGGGGGTTCAGACGACACAGGTCTCGACGACAACGCAGGTGGCGATGATGACTTGAATACCGGTGGAGATGACGATCTGAATCTGGATGACAACACTGACGATAACACAGACGACAATACCGATGACAACTCATTAGACGACAACGCTGATAACGTTGACGATAATGCGGACGGTGCTGGCGGAGGTGATGGCGACGGAACAGGCGGTGACGCGGAAGATGATGTGACTGACCCGGATCTGAAGTTCTAATCCGAAACAAAAAAAAGAATACACCTCCGTAAGGGGGTGTATCTCTTTATCTTTTTTTGCTACAGGTAATCACAGCCAATGAAGTTCTCATCTTCATCTAAGGCTTCAATAACCGGATACATGTCGCCAATCAGCGAATTTTTGACCGCAGCGAGCAGTTCTTGTTTCACGTAAGTGAAGCGGATAGTTTTCTGCTTATTGTACATGTGATACACCTTCGACTTATTGAAAGCCTTCACCACTTCCCGTGTAGCATCCGCACCCACTGTAAGCCCGACGTTCAGTACGTTCTTTCCTTCACGACTGTAGATATTCACTTCAAACATTTGTTTGCTCCACTCAAAAAATAAAACCCCACCGTCCGAGGACAGTGGGGCCATTTCACTACGATCGCTTAGTAACGAATCGGCGCACCCAAGTCCAGAGACTGGAGCAGCTCGATGTTACCGGTTGGTAGTTGTACCGTCACAGACGCATACGGGATCTTTTCTGCGATGACTTCGTAGATGGAACTTAATACTTCTGCCAGCGGGCCGAAGGAGTTCACCGTTACGACGTTTTCTTTATCGTAGTTGGTGTAGTTACCGGCAGTGACGATCTCAAAAGTCACAAACTCGACATCCACCTCACCGCCGTCCTGCACTTTCAGGCGGAGTTTCTTCAGCTGGGCAGCAACGCTCAGGAACAGCTCACGGAAGTAATCCGGCTCTAAGCACACACCGTTATTGTCGCAGTAGTGGTTGAACACACTGTCGGCAAAGTCAGCGAGGTCAGCAATGGTGTTCTTAATGCTGAAGCTACGACCATCCGGGGTTTGGCACTGGTTGGAACCAATACGGAAACCAGACAGCACCAGCTCTTCCAGACGGTTCAGGTAGCTTGCGATCAGCGCAGAGACGTCCATCTTCACGGTAGACGGCACGCCCGTTTCTTCAACGTGGCGGAAGTAAGCCATGGCATTATCACGCAGAGCAGCAACGGTGCTGTTGACTTTCTTCATGATAACCTGAATGTCATCTTCTTCCTGCAGTCCTTCCAGATCGGAAATCTGCTGGCCGTGCTTAACCAACCAGTTATCGAACTCAGATTTGGTCTGGTCGTTGAAGCCGCTAAAGGTACGACGCTCAACCATCAGCTTGCCCAGAACTTCTGCATCGTCAAAGTTGATAATGACTTTGCCGTCGTCCAGCGCTTCAGTTACACGCGTTGCCCAGTCGCCTGTCAGCTTAAACTGTTTCAGGGTTTCGTTGGTCTTACGCGGAGGTTGTGCTACGGAAGTATAATCGACCGTAAGCTCGTGGTCCTGATACGTTTCCATTGAGGATGCCGCCTTAAGTGATTTGAGGTTCACCGGCTGAGCAACAACAGGCTCGGCAGGTTTTACAGTTGCCGCAGGCTGAGCAGGTGCCGTTGGCGCGGAGGTAAAGATGTTTTCCCCTTCAGAAGCAACCGAGGTAGACGTGGTGCCCAAGAATGGGTTATCGTTGGTATTGCCCTGTCCCGCACTGTTGTTGTTAGACAGGAACGGATTGTTGCTGTTGCCGGCATTACTGTTATTGCTCAGGAACGGGTTGTTTGAACTGTTCCCACCACCTGACGTGAACGGGTTACCGCCACCGTTCTGTTGCTTCTGCACAAAGTCCAACGCTTGCTGTCGGTTATTGACCAGCTCGTTATGCGTTGCCGCATCCAACTGCACACCGCTTGCCTGAGACAGGTCAAGATACAATACGGCTTCGAAGGTACGTACTGTAGCAGCAGATACGACGTTCGCTGGACTGTTCTGTGCAAACATCAGGTTCGCAACAATGATAGCTGCCTTCGCTGCATTATCCATGTTGACGCCTTTCGCATTGGCACCTTCGATAATTGTTTTCAGACGCGGGTTACCGTTCTGAGCAGCGCCAAGCAGTTCTTTCAGGTTCTGAGCTGTAATAGTAGACATGTCTTGATTACTCCATTATGTTTTTGTGTATTAATTACCGATTTTGGCCAAATCGTTTTCAATTGCCGAAATTACTGGACGCAGTTTCGGGTTAGGCACCATCACTAGCGTAGGTGTGGTTTTCATGTAAGTGTTCAGCATGTTGTATTTAAACGGTGCAGACTTCGGTACGTAATACACGTTACCGCATTCCGCCATGGACGCACTTACTTGTTTCGTTTTGTCGCTCAAGTTAACTGACTTACCACTACCGCCTTTCTTCACATCCGTTTCCGTCTGCGAGATAGCGTGCGTAGAAATCGCCAACACTAACGACTCGGTGGACGCGTTGAAGGTACTGATACCACCATTGCTCGACTCAGCACGCTGAACGAGATTAGCGATAATGTTCCGATTCAACTGGTCGGTAATCACTTTACCGAGGTTTGCACGTTCACCATTACTGTTGAATTTATCCAACCCTTCGAGACGCCAACGCAGCTTCGAAATGGTTGCAGTAAATCCATTGTTCCCCAACAACAGATAATCAGTCACTGTCAGTCGCTTACCATACATTGACGAGATATCACGTTGACGGGTCAGACGAGTACGCGTCATTAACTTCACGATGTAGAACAGGAATTCGAAGAAGTCAATGTCCGGCTTAATCTCCGGGTCGGTAATCATCAGCTCACCACGGAACTGCGATGTCAGATAGCGTTCGCATTCGGAGAAGTGGGTCTCCATGCTACGAAGTACATCGATGTCCGTCGGCTTATTCCCCAGCAGGCTACGTCCCAGAATCTCCTTCCATGTATCCGGAGCGTCTAAGTTCGCCAAATCTTCGGCTTCGGCTTCGATTTCTAAGCGTGTGAACAATGGTGCCAATTCACGACCGCCGCCACGTCGTCCGATACGTTTACCGGCATAGAAGTGTGCTGCCCGGAAGAATGCGGCGCACATTACCAATAGAACGTGTTCTTCTTCAGTCCAACCGCCACGAGTCGACGATGGCATAGTGGCTGCATCCGTAACCAGTACGTACTGAATGTCACGTGAGTGCGTACGCTCACCAGACTGAATAACCACATACTTCGTCAAGTCCAGCTCATGCACACGGTGTGCCGGATAGATGAAGACGTTTGCGCCCGTCATGCGTTTGATGCCTTCGGTAAATCCGTACTTACCAAAGATCCAATACGGCAACGCTTTCGGACCGTTCTCTGCACCACCTGCCCCTTTACCTCCGTAGATAGTAGAAGAACCAGGAATGAAGAGTTGCTCTTCACGCCCATTGACTAACACTTTTACGGTTCGGTCACAGAACTGCAAAGTCACCTTACGTGTGAAGTCAAAGTTAATGAACAGCCCGCCATGCTCACGACAGATACCCGGCGTATGGATAACCGGTGCCACGTGATACAGCGTACCCCATGAATTCATAAAACCGCCACGGCGGATGAACGGTAAGAACAACTGACGCCACACCGACTGTCCGACACCCGGCACTTTAAATTCCAACGCCACCATGTATTTATCAGATGGGGAGATGGCAACACCGCGTCGACGTGACTTCTTATTACTGTCATCTTTCAGGCTAAAGACGTAGGTTTCCAGCGGTGACATATGTCGTAGCCCTACGTACTCCAAACCCTCGGGAAGTTTGGGGTTATCACTGCTGTGGACGAGCTCTCGCTTAAGGATAGAGTGTACTCGTTTATGGATACCGTCCTTAGCTTGCGTAAAGCCTACGCCTTCCGCAATTGCTTTATTAAACTTAGGAACGTCCCCCGAGGACACCAACAAGTCGATTGCGTCCTTAAACATTATTGCCTCGCTAAGCTAAAAATCCAAACAATGCTGCCGCTCCTGTTATTAGTGCAGGTAGCCACTTCAGCAGCTCTGAAGAGTCCTTTCGTGCGTATGAACGTTCTTCGTAATACGCCTTCTGTTGTTCTAGGCGCGTTTTGAATTCGTACTCACGCTCCTTACGTTCCATGCTCATCTCTTCTTTCTTTAGCGCAAGGTCATCGAGTTGGGCTCTATGTGCGATTTCCAACTCGTTGCGTTTCTCATTAGCCTCCTTATCTAACAGTATCCTATCCCGAGCGATTTGCTCTTTTAACATGCCAAGGTATTCAGGTGAGCTGTCTGCCCACTCAAATGCTTCGGCCTGTGCTCGGCTAGGGAACACTTGGAATGGACAACGCTTGTCCCCAAGTGGAAAGAACTCCATAATGGGCTTGGGCCCGTTAGGATTAATCATGATGTACACACCCGGCTCGTAAACTGAACTCACCTGTGGTTGTACCTCAATCACGCTAGAGAGAAATCGAATGTACTTTCGTTCTGTCCGTAGAGCTTGGTCAGTTACCACACTTACCGCAATCTGTAAATGGGAACTGCCTGACGTTTCGCTCACATTTGGCTTGTCCGTTGGGAAGACGTGATTTGTCATCACCCCTTTTACCAAGGCCACCCCAATTACTGGAAGATGAATACCCTCTTCCGAAGCGAAGGCAGAGAAATCAGTCACGCTATACTTCAACGTGGCATAACCTCGTTCTACGATTCCGTCCCTAACCAAACTATACTCAGTATCGGTTAAGGCCCCCTTTAACCCTGCGAGGTTTGCTTCTGTTCTCGCATGGTAATGTACATAGACGCTAAACTCCATCTTCGGTACTTGTTCATTCAACGGTTGAATAACCACGTACTCGCCATGAGCCTGACTCGCAGTAATCGGAAACCCTGTCCGATTCTCATAGACCACTGTTCGGGTGAACGGTTGGTAAGACGGTAATATCGCCGTAGATGCAGAGGGCCGTTGTTGCTGGAAGTTCACAACGTTGACCTCTTTTATTGCAGGATGTCACGAAAATAACATATGTCTATGTTTTTTTACACTACGTCCTCTCTTGCATAAGAGATACCCCTCACGTAAAAAATAAAAATAAACAGGAGCCCCCGAAGGGGCTCCCGAATACCATACATCAAATCCTTGACGTATTTTTTACCAGCTTATCAGCATAAATGCTTAGGAGCCAGTACCAGCAGAGCCGTCAACCGGACCCAGATTGGTGTCGTCGGTCGGTGCGTTCGCCAGCTCGACATAGTAAGCCAGTTTCTTCGCAACGAACTCGGTGATGCCTTTGATCAGGATTACGCCGGCTACCGGGCAGTGGTTGATGTGCGCGTTACGAGGCTGAACTGCCAGCTCTTTAGACACACCACCGTTACGCTGGATGTTGATGTTGGTTACCATCACCGGAGACCAGAAGTGGTTACCCCAGTTCAGGACGCAGTAAGAACCATCGTTCTCCTGGTCAACACGCAGCACCCATTGCAGACGACGAACTACAGAGTTGTAATCCGTGTCTTTCACACGCCAGCGGTCATCGTTAGTGGTAACGACTTCGTACTGGTAACGGTCACCCAGGATACGGGTTTCACCCTGCTGCAGGAGCAGCATAGACGCGGTTGGTTCGTCAGTTGCAATCACAACTACCGGACGTGCGTCAGGGTTCGCAGTCAGCAGGCGCAGAGCCGGCATGTAGCGAGATTCCTGAATTGCACGGGTAACCTGATCACCCAGACGGTTCAGCAGACCCTGACGGGCGTTGACCAGCGCATCTTTGGTATCGGAGGTCTGGATGTGTTTGGACACATCGAATTCCAGCTCTTCGAACCATGCAGACACCCAGTGACGGCCCAGACCACGGATAGCAGCTTTGTCGTACGCCGTAACTTTAGCAGCAACAACTTCGCGCAGCTGTTCGGTGTAGTTCAGAGTCTGGCTAACGGCCAGGGATTCGTTACGGATGTTAACTGCGGAGATCAGGTCGTCCAGACGCTCTGCATCGTCGTACTCGCCACCAATTGGAGATTTGGTCAGCAGCGGAGAACCGTATTGCAGTTTGTAGTTTTCCTGTTCCCAGATCGGGTCAAGCATCAGGCCCTGAGTACGACGGTTTTCGTTGGTACGAGTACCATCGAAGCGCCAGCCGTAGAGTTCCAGCTGGATGTTTTCCAGAATGGTTTTCACGGAGCCTTCGTTGATCGGCAGTTTAGTACCGTCAGCAGTTACCACGGAGTCGATACGCAGAGACTTACCGGTGATGTCTACGAAGCCAGAGCGGTCACCAGTGGTGTGCATGCTCATGTTCACAGAAATCACGAAGCGCAGGCTATAGCCGTTCGCTTTCAGCGCGTCCAGGGCAGGCATTTCGTTGCCTTTCCAGTCTTTGGATTTACCGTTGATGGTAAACACAGTTGCGCGGAAGTTCAGCAGCAGCTCACGACCACCACCTTCAGCAGGACGCTGGAAAGTAGAGTATTGCATGTCGCGGGTGTTGATTTTGAACAGCGCGCCATCAGCCAGGGCTTCGCCTTTCTTACGCACGGACAGCAGGATTTCGCCCAGAGCTGCGCCCGGTGCGATTTCGTCGGTTTCGTCGTAGCCTTCGCTAACGATACCCGGGTGAGCGGCCAGACGGAACAGGTTCAGCTGGGTTTGCTCGAAGTTCAGGTAGTTAGTTGGGTACGCCGGCACACGGCCCAGCTGTACAGTGGTGTTTTCGATGATAGCAGGATCAACGAAGAACTCGGAGTTTTTACCGTCTTCCATGATGTACGGAACGATGCGGATTGCATCATCCTGCAGAACACGGTGGTCGGTCAGCGCATCGTGCAGCGGACGGCGGTTGTCTTCAACGCTGTCTTTCGCCAGCAGTGCGTTCATCACGCCGCGGGTAACGGTGGTGATTTTAGTACGGATCGTGATACCAACGTCGTTGCTGTCAACGGTGATGGTCGGATACAGAGTTTCGGCGAAGCGAGACTGAGTTTCCAGAGCACGTACGTTCAGGGTCCAGCTCAGGCCCAGGTTTTTGTCCAGGTCTTTGTCGGAGTAGTATTCGGCACCAACGAAGTTTTTGCCGTAGTCCACGTCGGTTGCACCGGCGAAGGAAGCAGACTGATACTTATCGTAATCAGACTTCAGGGATTCTTGCGCCACAGTGGTCACAAACGCCAGCGGGTTGTGGGCCGCGGCCAGGATCATGTTGGAAGCGCGCTGTGCAGCTACACCCAGTTTTTTGGAAGTAACTTCCTGATAACCAGAAACTGCGTTCTCAGACTGAGAACGCATCAGATCACGACTACCTTTGATAGACTCGCGCCCGACCATGGTTTTCCACAGTGTTTCGGAGTTACCGCTGAGCTTAGCGTTATCAACCATTTTTTGGCCAACGTCAATCAGCGACTCCAGCTTAATGATACGACTTTCTTTCATCTTAAGATACCCTTTCAGTGAGATGACATGCGTATAACGCCGTTAACACTTCGTTTTGCGCGAATTGCGTAGAAGTGCTGTACGTGTCGTCGACGACGCGAGTCTTCGGACGCATGAATTTAAAAAGTTCTGCGCAGAACATCTTTTTTGCAGTACATTCGTCAGTGGCTTCAAACCCACATGATGGGCTTGACTCGCTAACCAATGTTGCCACAACCGTTTTGTCGTCCTGGAGTTTAAACTTCCAACGGAGTCGACTTTCAGGAAACTCTATCCCATATAAATCAGACAGAGTCACTTTATCGCCACGTTCAACTATGTTGAGTACGTAGTCATAATAACTGTTCGGACAGTCAGGGCGTGCCATAACGATGTCAAACAGATAAAGAGGGGACTGCTCAGGCAGGGTCTTCGAGCTGAAGCCTTGCGGGCAATCATAGAGCCAGTTAAAGAAATGCGCCTGAAGGTCTGCTAACTTTTTTACACTAGCACCTTTATCTATGTCAGGACCATCTTCCCACGGCGGACTAAAACGAATTAGCATAAGGTTGCTCCATGAATATTAAGACGATGTTGATTACCGCACTAGCCACTTTGCACGCGGAAAGCCTTTTATCCGAGCCTCAAACAGATCATGAGGTCATAAGAAAGGTATTAGCGGAATCTCGTCTTCCGGATTATGTCGATGAGGATGACGAACGTCTCGCCCTCACCGAAATCAAAGCTATCATCGAACCCATTATTGATGGGCAGGTTCCATACGACCACGATGCCGCTATGCGCCAATTGAAATTGGCAACAACGCAGAATCGCCCCCTATACGATACCGTAGTGGAATTTATCGCAGGCGATGAAGTACCGGATGACACAAAGCCAGAGGAGCGCGTAGCGTACCTCAATAAGATGGTATCACGCCATTACTTCCAGTTGCGTCAAGCACTGAATGCCGTTACGTTACGTAAGACATTGGGTCAAGCCTTTGGTGCGCTGAACGGTACGGAGACCCGTATTGACCTCAGCACTGCGTTAGGGAACCTTCGTGATTCCATCTCTACGTTCACTGAACGTAGTCATAATAAGATTCCATCTTTAGTTAACACTTTGAACACCGCGAACGCCGCCCCATTTGCGAAGGTGTTCAGTTCTATCAAAGATAAAGCAGCGGGCCACGGTTTACGTACTGGTTGGCAGTCCATGAACCGCATGATGGGTTGTAACGGTGGGATTACCGAAGAGATGTGGCTGATGCCTGCGCTGCCGTTCAACTGTAAATCGCTGTTCAGTTTGTGTATGGCTATTTCGGTTCCGGTGTTCAACACGCCTGAATACGTGATGAAAGATATCAAAGGTGATTTGCAGCCGATGATACTTGACCTGTCGCTGGAGAACGAACTCGATATTAACATCGCTACCGCATACCAGATGCTGTACGGTCACTTCGAGGGCACCAAAGCCGACATGGTCAATCAGGATGTTTCGGTTATGGCCGATTACGTGTGTTCGAAACTGAACCGTAACGGTTGGAACTATGAATTCCAGAAACATACTAACTCCGATTTTAAAGTGCATTACCTCAACGACCTTATCAGCGATGCCAAACGTCGTGGTTATCATGTCGTGGGGATTCGTGCGGACTACTTTGGTACCATCAACAAAGCTGGTCACGGGAACGGGATTGCCGGTTCCGACATTAAAGAGATTTACCGTATTGCCCGTAACATTCAGGTAGTGCGTAACCGTGGGTTCCTGTTAGGTCCACACCAGATTAGCCCGGAAGGTAAACGCCTGAAAGCGATTGATGAATCCGCTTTCGTTAAATCGTTACCGGGACGTGGCTTGTACGACACCTGTTCTTCTCTGGATAACGAAGCCGACGGCGAGATGTTCTTCAACAAGCGTGTGATTGAAGGACGCAGTTATTTAGAAGTGCAGCGTGGTAAGCACCGTACGATTATTGACACGCCAGAAAAACATCACTACACGGTTATTCCGTTTGAAGACCATTGCATCCTGCCATGGGATGTCGATAAAGAATTCGAAGTTACTGCGAACTCCATTAATAAATTCACCGGCGGCATGTCCGGTGACCTGTTCTAAACAAAAAAAAATAAACCGCTCAGGTTTATAGCCCCTCTACCCAACGGGTAGAGGGGTAGGCTTTTATGTCTATGGCTTTCCGCGGTGAGTGATAGACACCACGTAACCGTCGATGTCGACGATATGGTGGGAAGATTCACGCCACGTGGTTGGACTGACGTAGTTCTCGCTTGGGAACTGGAAGTCGGGGATGTTTTCCTTAAGCTTGTTAAGGAAATTAGCGCGACTCATGGTGAGGCTTTCGCGGAAGTTGGCTTGGATGTCGCCAAAATCTTCCAGCGTATAAACCATACCCGCATACCCCTCACAACGACGAATCGTGTGTTGAATCGGTACACCCGGCATCGCGTTATAAAACAACGGTTGGCCGAAATCGGGTGCAGACATCTGGAACATCAAGATAGGTTTGGTCAACCACGGCGAATGGTTGACCCAATCAATCATGTCTTCTTCAAGATGAATGAAGAAAAACGCACGTTCCCAGTTGAACACAAATGCGGCTTTACGATTCTCTTCCGGCTGGGACATCAGGCCCCGACTACGCTGGTGTACGAGCATCCCCACTTCGAGCGGTGCGTATGGATGTGCGGCCACGCCCTTTGCGTTGATAACAGGGATTTTATTCTGGCGGCCAAAGTCAACAGTCATTAGATTACTCCTCAGGAAAAAATAAAGTGAATGGGGAACCGAAGTTCCCCGTTTGGTATTACTCTTGAATCAACGCTTTCATGTCATCGAAGAACTGGGCCTGATTAGGGTCAGACTTTTCGAGGATGGCATAATACTGCCCAACGCGTGGGCTGTTCTTCACACGCTCCACCAGTTCGTCAATCATGCCCGATACGGATTCGGCTACCAGCGGTTCGTTGGTTTCAGCCGACATCAGTTCTTTGGCGATGGCGTTGTGGTAGTACGCGTTTAAGACTTCCTGCGGCTGGTCAGCGTCAGGCACTTCCAGTACAAACGATTTACCTTTCTCAAGGGATTCGTCGTGAACACGCTGCAGTTCTTCAACGGTCAGGTCTTTTAAGTCCCGGCCACTGTAGATGAAATTGGTTAAGCACAGCAGTGCGACAGGCTGGTTACGAACGAATGCTTTAACTTCGGTAGAAATAGTAGATGGTTTCAGGGTGTTGATTGCGTTCATGATTAGCTCCAAGTATATTCAATGGGTTTTGTTAAGAAGATTTACTGCGGGTACTGCGACTGCGATTACTTATTGCAGGTCATGCTGCTGTGGCCGTTTGCGCGGCACTGCTCATAACCGTGGACAACGCTTGCCCCTAAAGTGCCGAACAGAGTAGCGACAACCAGCACAGCCAGAACACGGGTATTGAAGTATGCTTTCATGGGAATATCCTTATTACTGAATTTGAGGGAAAGAGGTAATTTTCATCCGCAGGTTCTGACTGGCGTTAGTCAGCAGGTCTTGGATGATGTGATTAATAGCAAAGCTGAAATCAGACGGGTTAACGCCGGACAGGGTTTTCACTTTGACGAAGGCACGTCCACCGTCGCGGCACAGTTCGACTTTGTAGCGAGCGCCACGAGCACAGTTGTTCATCTTCTCGAACACCAGTGGCTCTTCTTCATCGAGCACAATGGGTTGGACTTCCGCTGGGTGTACCAGACTGTACTCGTCCATAGCCAATTCGACATGATGTACTTTTCCGTGGTTGGTCAGTTTAAACTTGCGTACCAGATTACCACCACGGTCAATAATCTGTTTGCCGGCCTGCAGAGTCAGCTCAACGCCTGCACCTACTTTCAGCTCAGCGAGGCGAGCTGCACCTTTGTCGTTTAAGAAGTACATGTGATTATGCCTTATTCAGAATGCGGTTAGGACGGAAGTCAGTTGAGAGGTATGCTTTCACTGGACTTACCGCCGGAAGACGTTGGCCTGCTGCTTTCTCAGCTTTTACCTGTGCCATCACAGCAGCGAGTTCTTTACCAGACAGTTTCAGCAGCATATCGAGGTTATCATTTTTCATGGCGGTAATCCTTTTAGTTGGTTTTAGTTAAGTAAGGGTATTAGTCTTCGTTAGAGAACACGTAACGCCAGACTGGAGCTACGTAGCGATTGTTATCTACAAAGTTGCGGTACATGCGGAACGGACCAAAGTTCAGTTCCAGTGAATCTGAGAATACAAAGCCCAGTGCAGTAACGATGTACAGTGCACCGCCTAAGCCTGCAACGATGGCGTTATCATTGCCACCCAGTAAATCCATTACAGCGAATGGAGACAGAATGAAGAATACAGCGACAGCCAGAACAGCAACAACATGAATCAGAGTACGGGTAATAGTCATTTGAAAGCTCCACAAGTATTTAGATTAGGTGAGATAATGCATCTCGTTCATGAAAGTAATATATATCTGAAATATTTTTCGTTAGGAAAAAAAGGAAATAACCGCTACTACCCCAAAAGGGGTAGTAGTCGGCTTTTGTTTATTAGTGCTGCAGATGGTAGCGTTGTTCGCTGATAGCGTTCACTGCATCGGTGAAGACCAGCCCCAGTTCCAGCGGTTCCGGCAGAATGGTGTTGTCGTGGTACGGTGCCACGATACGGGCCGGGAACGGGATGTAGGTCGCAAAGGCGACACGGTTACCGTACATCAGAACCGGGTACAGTTCGTTGTGGTTGTTCGACATGTCTTCGGTTGACATCTCAGCGTGGTAGCGCACAATGGCCTTCAGGTAGGTCACGAAGTCATCGGTGCGGTTTTCACCAATCAGCTCGAAGCGGAACACGTCCAGCGACACAACGTCGTCAAAGTCTTCTGGGCGAATACGTTTCACGTACTGCGGATAGCTGTCAAACTCGTTCGGCACGATACGTCCAGAGATGGTGTTGGCCAGCTGATAGATGTAATCGATGTCGTAGATCGAACCCAGCGCCTGATACGCCGGGGCAAACGCCACTGCGTGCAGGAACAGCATATTGCCGACGGTACCCGTGTCCGCGATTTGCAGGGTCTTACCGCCTTCCACACCATCAGCCTTATACAGGATAACAATAGTGCTGTCACGGTTGGTTGCCTGCACACCGAGAATCTCTAACTCCGCGGCATTCTGCGGCAGAACTTTCAGCATACGGTCCCAGAGCTTGCTGGCGTTTTTACCGAACGTTGCCTTTTCGAATTCATCAATCTTCTTGATGAGGTCAGCAGAGAGTTTATAGAGAACGATATCTGTAGTAACGCTCATTCGGATAATTCCTTATTAAATGGGTTTTGGATAACATACCATTAGAAAATAACGTAAAAAGAAATAAGGACTCTCCCCGGAGGGAGAGCTTACTTAAGCGTAATCCCTTACAGGATTACTTAGGAATAAGGAGGTCGTGTCTCGCTACGCTCGTCACTCGTTAAAAACCCCCCTCCCAAACCTAGGTATCCCCTGGCTGACTTATATCTAAGTAGCCTGTTGTAAAAAATCTAGTCGGCAATCCAGAGCAAGATTTCTGCATTGGAAACGTATTGTTCTCCAGCTGTACCCCCACCATCAAGGGCGGTGTGGTGTATCTCCCCGATGATAGTCCCGTGCTTGGTGAACATCCCACCGTCGTTGGCGTAGTTGTACTGCACCCCCATTCCCGGACGTACGGCACCAAACATCGCGTTTGACCACGTTACGGTGAGATAACGCCCACCCTTACGAGCAAACTCACTACGCAGAGCTTTATCACTGTCGGTGAACTTCTGCTGACCGAAGTTCGCATTGGTCATCTTTGAGTTGTGCGGGGTGGGGTTCGAGGCGCTGACAAATGCATCAGAAGTGGTCGACTGTGGACCGTCCGATGACAAGTCCACGGTGCGGCCGTCTAACGCGCGTACAGAGGCGACGCGATAACCGGTACCTTCGTTCAGGGCAGACTGGTCGCGTTGGTCTACGAGCCTTGTATCGCCTGCTACGACGACATAGTAGGTCTTCCCGTCAATACGAAACGTATGTTCGGGTTGCGCCATGTCGTCCGCAGCTAATGCGTATATAACCAGGCGGTAGTCATCTTCCTGAAAGCGGGCTTTGTTCCACGGTTTAAAGAGGAACCAGATGTCTTGGTAATTAAACACCCCCAACCCTTGAGAGTACACGCCATAGCGGTTTTGCAGGTAGTCGAAGATACCGCGGAACGGGGTTCCATCAGGAACCACAATCGACGCATACGGCGTCTGCGGCTCTTCTGCATACTGCAACGCTTCGGTATCCCCTTTCTGCGCATCCTGTGCCCTTGTAGTGCGTGCCAGCAAGAACCGGCAAACCGTGAGTGGGTCGTTCCGTTGAATGTTCAGCCCGTGTTGCACCATGCGTAAATTCCACACGGTCTCGGACATCAGCTCCAACGTCACCACCGAGAAGTCCATGTCATCACCCTGACTGAGGTTCTTCGTCGGGGCGGACAAGTCGAGGTCTTGGGCATTCTGCACTACCCCGTACAACACCTCCCGTTTACTGAGGCGCCCACTGATGAACGTCCCCAGTGTGCAGGTGAGGTTACCGTACGTATTGGACAGCAACAGACGCAACTGTGACATTGGCACGAGGATGGTGATAAACGTGGTTGTGCCTATCGTGCGTACAAACTCAGAACGGCGTGTAATTGAATGCACCTTCATTGCCTTTACTGCGACGCCGTTCGCCTTCAGTACCACCGTGTAGGTGAACTTAGGGCTACCCACGGCCTTGGCGATGTGCTTGGCCACGATGGATTTAAATCTGGCGAACATTAGCGACCTCCACGACGCCGATACGCGCTTTCAATCATCAACATCAACTGGTCATTGAAGCGATGCTGTTGCACCATCGGTTTGACGTCATTAAAGAACGAAGCGAGCTGCATGGACATGGTAATCTCCGGTTTCTTGAAGTAGCCTTTACGGTTTGCTACCGGAAACAGGTTATTCGCCAGCACATTCATTTCACGTAATCCGACAATTGGCGTTTTGCGCACAATCAAACTCGGACTGGTGAGATACGTCAGCCAGTTGTTCAGGTGTTCCATTATCATCTGGTAAACCGGCAAGGCGTCGTTGTCCGGGTCGTTGATATCCAGTGACCCGCCGTCAGTTAAGTATTCAGCCGCCTGCGCAACGGTCATGAACACCGTCTTTTTGTTCAGCAGAATTGCTTTCGCTTTGTTGCGGTCTTCTGGCAGAAACAATCCATGCTCTTCACGAGCGTACTGGGTCAGCGTGGCATATTCCGGCACACGCCATCCGTACCACGAATGGAACAGGTAGAAAGCAGGCGACTTGGTACTCATTATTACCTCACGTATTTAAGCAGCAGGTAAACCACCGGAGCGAAATAGAACTGGGCAGTCAGCGGTAAGCGCTTGACCTCTTCTGCCAGTTTTAAGGGGATATCCGCCCGGAGTTTAGCCTTATTCAGATAGAGTTGGAGTGCATATTCTAGTACCGAACCGTAAGACCCTCCGTAAAACGCCTCAGTGAACACATACGGCGTTAATGTCGGTTTAACGAACATCGGTAGGTCTTTTAATAAGGTACCCTCAAAATCGCTTCTACGGTCCTCTACGGCGTCGAAGTCAGGCACCACGTCCGGGATATTCTTCAGACGCAGTTGACTGTCAAAGAAGACCGTCGATTGCACGCGTGACCAGCCTACGGTATTGGGTACCTGATACGTCCGGAAGGTTTGGACTTGGAACCATTTCCCATCCCGATGACACTGCGGTAACATCGACGCGTTATGCCACACCAGGGCTTTCCACACGGTGAACATCTCATCATGACGGTACGGCGTATGCGGATAAATGGTTAACTCATCCGGTGTCCGGTTAAGGCCGATGTCACGCACAAACTGGGTCAGGAACACATCGTAGTTCTTACGTGCGGTGACCGGTTGGCGCAGTGACCCTAACTCCTGGTCGTAATACATGCGCACGTACATGTTCTCGAAGTATTCCAGCTCTTCACGAATCTTCAAGAAGGCATTGAATTCATCCTGCGTTAACAAGGTGTCTTCAGATACCCATGCCCGGTCAGCAACATAGTGGAACGTACGCACCACCGCATCGCGCAACACCCGTTCGGATTCCGGGGACACCTCGTACAGTAAAGTGTATGTGATTTGGTAGGTGGCGATTTTGTTGTACGCGTTACGTTGCGTCGAGTTCACCGCAAAGATACCCCGACGGGCATCCCCGATATCCGCAATGAAGATATCACCTTCAGTTGGGATAATGCTGTTGGCAAGCGTCGCTTCCCCAGAGACCGTGAACTCTTTATTGGTGCCCTGACTCCAACTTAACGCCGACCCGACACGCAGAACCTGTGACTTGATTTCTTCGTACTGTTGGGTAGCGTTATCCACCGCCGGGTCAAAGAACGACTTGGGGTCATTCATCCCAGAGAGACGGTGGTAGTAATCTACCGGCCACGGTGAGCCTGACGTATATTGCAGCAAGTGCCGTTTGGAGATACGTTCCAAATCGACAACCGTCGTGCGACTCGGTTCGGTCGTGATATTCGTCTTCTCGACGACCCCGTCTTTCGCCTTGGTAATCTCAGGGCGCGGTGGTTCGACTGTCACGACTTCGGACTTTTGCCGACCACCTGCTTGGATAAATTGCATTAGCGTTCTCCCATTCTGCGAGCGTCGATAATGCTCGTGTTAAAGATAGTCAACCAGAAGCCAGCGTCTGGACGGTTAATGTCGATGTGGTCAATGACATCCGGCACAGTTGGCTTCACTGGACGGGGGTTTATCTTGCCCGGAATCAACCAGTCGATAATCCAGTCAATCAGTCCCGGAAACTTATCAATAATCGATAAGCACTGCCTTGGGAAACTCCCCCAGTCAGTACGCAGGACTTCCAGTGCGTAATACTGCGCTGTGACATCAATCTCGTCTTCAAGAATCAGCCACTCACCATCCCAGCGGTATTTTGACGGTTCAATGTAGAAGCCGTTTTTGTACAACTGGTATTGGAAGATGCAGCACTGTCCGGATGGGTCACGCTCACGACAATACGTGATGTAGTCTTTGATAACCTGTTGCCACGTGTAGGGCACTTGCTCGGTACTGAGCACGTCGGGATTTGACATGTTCTCAATGCCAAACGCAATGTCTGTACCAAAGATGGCTATCTCGGATTGAGAGCGTACACGGTGGAGCTTCAGGAACTGGTCTTCATCTGACAGCAGATAAGGCAGCTGCAGAATTGGGGGTCGGGTACCCTCATAGGCCAACGCATCTTGCTGACTTTGATAAATACCACGCTCAACCAATTCCTCGTTTGACAAAAACGGCGGCTCCGGTTGCGGGAAATACTCTTTTGCAATCGGGGTCTGGTTCAGAATGTACGGATGCTCAACCAACACTTCTTCTGGCCGTTGGTAACGGTAGTTGAAGGAAAACGTAGCGCTCCAGTCATTCTCTTCTTTCTGTGTCTGCGGGCCACTGACGTCATACACCACTTCCACACGTGTCGGGGAATGACGAACTGCTAAGCGGTTCTTGTTACCCACCACATCCGAGGTTACCGTCACCTCGTCGCCGAAGTAATCCTTCAGGTACTCTTTAAACGATGCATGGCGCGGTACACGGGTTTCAGCGGCTACGTAACAAGCGTTCAACAGACGTAGGGCGTCCATCGGAATCAGGTAATACGATTCCGACTCCATCATCGTGGAATAGCGCCCCATGTCAATCAGGGAGTTCAGGCGGTTACACCAACGGTGTAAGTCTGTCCGTGACTTAGAGCGGCGTTTGATGTTTACCGTGACGTTGTAGAACACGCGAGAAGCCCACGCCCGTACGTGATCGGACTTGTTCTCAAAGAAGTAGCGCTCACGATGCAGACCCACACCCCGCGCAATACGTTCCATCTCATCACGTTCTTCAACAATTTCAACTTCAACCATATCCGGCGATGCGTACAGAATCTCTGACGTGTCACCAATCGTCGCACCGGGCTGTTGCACGTTGTCGAGGTCATCGGTGTAGATGACTTTCTTAGGGTCGATACCTGACTCTAAGAGGACGCGTGCGATGATACCGTCAGCCATGGACTTACGCATGGTCGCATCCAATGACGGTATTTCAAAATACTGGAGCATGGGGAGTGTCCTCTAATAAGCGCCTCATACCATTTGAAACGAAAAAAAAAACAACCACCCCGGAGGGTGGTTAGTTTCTTACTCCAGCACTTCAACGATGTTAACGTTGGTCTGGCCAATGGCTGCCCCAACCTTCACCCGCCAGTGCTCCGGCCAACGAGAATGAACGTAATACGTTTCACTCGGCGGGTCTGCTTCGAAGAACTCAATCCCCACGTAGCGCCCTTCAATCTGACGTGGGATAGCCAGTTCGATGTCCATGGTCGACAGCATGTGAATTTGACGTTGGTCCACCAGTTCAACCACCGGCACAACTGAACCTTCTGTGCAACCGAGAATGAAGTCACGGTCAACCAGCTCTTCTGGCCACGTAATGGCCGTCAGTTCGTTGAGGAACAGCGGAGCGATAACAACGTCCGGTTCTTCTTTCAGTTTACGCAGCGCCATCTTAATCCAGATTAGAATGGCCAGATGGTCGTAAGGCCGTACGTACTGACTCACGTGCTTATCGCGTAGCAGCAGATACTGATGCAGTTGCAGCGTGGTGTTGTGTTCCACCGCGTAATCGTTCAGCGTATGCCACTGGATACGCTCAGGCTGATAGAACCCTTTTAACTCGTCCATTATGCTTCCTCTTCAATTGGGGCACGGGTGTACTGTGACAGGAACGCCTGACGTACCGGCTTGATGACATACATGTACGCCATCTCGTCGGTGAAGTCGACACGAGATTCGGTGTCGATTAAAAGGCGATGTGCCACTTCCGGTTCCATTTCTTTATCGGTATCGCCCACCGAGAAATAGCAGGCAAAGCTGCCGGTGTCAATGTTGATGTGGGTCGTGGTGTTAATGATGGCCATCACTTCACGCAGACGCTCTTCGTGCTTATCGGTGCGTTTGCTTTTCGGACGCGACGCATCGAGAATCACATCGTTGAATTCGAGGTTGACCTGATAGCCGTCTTCAATCCAACCGGATAACCAACCGAGAATAGCATGGGCGGTTTCTTTCGTGACACGCACTTCACGGGCGTGCTTTCCATCAAACTCTAACACAGTCTGGTTATTGGCGTCGGTATAGGCATTGGTGATGTCCAGAACGTGTAAGGACAGTTTTTCTTTGCGTGCTTTGGTTTGACGAACGGTCATGAATGATTCCTCAGGATAGTGTATTGATTATTTAAGTAAAGCTGGGTCGATATCTTGTACGGCACGTGGAGAAGAAGGGCGATAACAGAATGCACCTAAATGGGTCTGGCCTACTAAACATGTGGCAAGTCCACGGTAGCGTAATGATGTACCGGACGCCGTGTTAACTAGACGGATAGACGTGTCGTCTTCACCGTAAAGCGAGTAGCCACGTGTTTGAATGTTGAGACGGTCTAGTTTTTCTAAATCCCCCGGAGTGACGTAGAGATACAAGTAGTCGTCACCCACCGGTTGCATGAGAAGTAAACCAACCTCATCTAAATCGTGTTCATGCAACGCACGGCATTGACGGTACCACGTCAGTATTGCCAAATGCTCTTCGGTAGATACGTAGTAGCGGTTATCACCTTTCACGAAATAATGTTCGGTGATGTCTTCGATGCAATGTTTAGTTTCGTACTCGTCAAGAGAAACTTTAACAACGGTCATGTGATTACTCCACAGCAGTTTTTGAGAATGCGTCTATAGGCGAGAACGTCCGATATTCTAAATACCGGTCATTAAGATGACATATATCCGTAAAAAATTAAAAAAAAGAAAAGGGGCCCGAAGGCCCCTTTACTCACCATCGGCCAATCAATGATTAGCTTTTGGATTTGTCGTACGCAGCGATACCGGCAGCCAGATAGCCGTTAGTACCGGCAGTCAGGGTAGACAGTACGTGTGCAGAAACACGCTCAACGAAGGAAACCATAGAGTTACAACCGTTGACCGCGACGCGCAGCTGACGCACAGCTTCAGTCAGTTCTTTGTCTTCACCGACTTTGATGTTGTCAACTTTACGCAGAACCTTCTCAATACCAGTACGGTATTTTTCAGCTTTCTGTTCGTTAGCGTGATACGCTTTAACGCGTTTCTCGATCTCGATGCCCAGCTTGTTGAAGAAGGTGTTGATGGAGTTCAGCTGCTGAATGGTCGGAGTCGGAACTTCGGATTCAGCTTCGGCTTCGTCGTCGATCAGTGAGACGGTTGCCATTTCAGCGTCAGACTCAGAGTTCTCAACCTTAACGAACTTGCCACCGATGATGGAAGCGTTGTCAGAGGTTGCTTTCTCAGCTTCTTTGCTGACCTGATCCATGATAGCGGTAACAGCAACCGCATTCGCGCCAGCAGCGGCAACGGAGTCAACCAGTTTGGTCACTTCGTCCAGCACGCCAGTCTGGAATGCCTGGAAGCCGGTCACGCGGCCCAGCTCGTGGCTCAGCACGCCAGTGTCGTTACCTTTGAACGCTTTACCCAGAGACAGCTGTTTGACAAAGGCGCCAGAAACTTCGTCTTTCTTCTTAGCGCCCAGTTTACGGATCGCTGCATCGAAAGCTTTGGATTTTTTCTGGATGGATTTGCCTTTGTTGCTGAATTTCAGCCAGCGGTCTTTCAGTTTACGGTACTGGGCTTTCAGCCACTCGATCGCATTCTTCAGGAACTGCTTGATGGTATCCCACAGGCTTTCGCGGACCGCGGTACGACGGTGCTGGGCACCGAAGCTTTCGCGCGCTACAGAAGGTTTGTTCGGGAACCAGCGACGACGGATAGACTCCTGAGCCACTTCAACCGCTTCCGCAGCATCTTCGCTCATGTCTTCGTCCGCTTCCATCGGATCAGAACCGTCTTCCGGAGTTTCGCCATCGGCCGCAGCCTGAGCTTCGTCCAGCACAGACAGCTGTGCTTCGGTTTCGTCGCCATCTTCTGCCATCAGCTGACCGTCAGCGTCGAGGCTGTCGATTTGCTTGGTGTCAGACTGTACGTCGGCCAGGATACCTTCAACAGAATCCTGAGGCAGGTCAACTGCGTCAACCAGGATGATGTCGTCAGCGATAGATTCGCGCGCAGCACGTTGTTGCATAAAGTTCATTATCGATTCCTCTAAGGGGCCACATGGCCCCTCATTAATGAAGTTGGACGGTTATCTTAACAGCGCAGCAATTACTTGCTGTTGCCGTATGCGCCGATACCAGCACCGATGTAACCAGACAGGCCAGCGATAACAGTACGACCTACGTGCTGTACGCCACGGTTCAGAGCCTGATAGTTACGAACCGCCTGATCAGCGACGGTACGTGCGTTAGACAGCAGAGTGCGGTCGCCGTCTTCGGTCGCTTTATCGAACGCTTTAGACGCTTTGTCCGCAGCTTTCTCCAGTTTTTCCAGTTCACGGTCGTAAGCGTCGAAGTCTTTCAGGACTTTCTCGAAGTTTTCGCCGATCGCTTTCAGGCTGGAGGTTGCAGCGCGCAGTTTGCCAGCATCCGGAGTCGGAACGTTTTTCTCATCGTTCGCATCACCAGTAGTGGTAAACGCAACAACCTGCAGGGTTGCTTCGCCATCTTTGATCGCCAGAGTTTTAGAAGCGGTCTGGATATAGGCGTTGCCCGGCAGGGCCATGATGGTCTGCATTTTGTCGATACCGGAAGCATCGTCGAACTGCGGCAGAACGCGCAGTTTGGTACCAGCAGTACCGAACAGCTCTACACCAGCACCGGCCGGGTCAGAGAAGGATGCATCGCCGCCGTCAGAAGCGGAAACAACGAACAGCGCTGCTCTGTCAGCCTGCGCAGCCAGTTTGCTGATTGCACCTTTGGCTTTGCCAGAGGTTGCGTCTTTAGCGATAGAAGCAGACTGGTCAGGATCGAATTTACCTTCGACCGACAGTTTGTCAACGAAGCTACCAGAGATTTCGTCTTTCTGCTTTTTGCTGCCCAGCTTTTTGAGTTTCTCTTCGTACGCTTTGGCACGCTTAACCGCAGATTTGCCGACGTTGAAATATTTCAGCTTCAGCTCTTTCGCTTTGCGGATAACAGTTTTCACCATTTCGATGAATGCCTGCCACAGTTTTTTCAGGTTCTCTTTCCAGCCTTCGCAGGCGGAACGGGTCAGACCACGACCACGGCGGAAGCTTTCACGGGCGACCTGTGGGGTTTCCAGTTTCCAGCGACGACGGATGCTTTCACCCGCAACGATGGCCGGAGCCAGTTCTTCTTCTGGCAGTTCTTCGCCAGCGGACAGTGCTTCTTCAGCAGTGTCGATCGCAGCTTCGGTACGTTCGGTATCGGCAGCCAGAACTTCACCGTCGCCAGCCAGCTGATCCATCTGTTGGTCCAGCGGAGCAACTTCGGCCAGCTGTACGTCCAGGTTGTCTTCGCCGGTAGAGATGTTGCTGATACCTGCGTCGGTAGCGCCGTCTTCAATAGACTCACGAGCTGCCCGTTTTTGCATAAAGTTCATATTTGTGGTTCCTGTTTGGTTAACCAAAGTAAACTACACGCCCCTAGAAAGGGGCCCCCTTAGGGACGTGCGATCTTCAAGAAAACGGATAACGATGTAACCATGTCGGAGAGACCGTTTACACGCGTAATCCATTGTGCCAGTAATTCGTGGTCTGCATAAGATAATGCGCGAGTGTCCGGCTCTATTGAGCGATCCATCGGACCCATTGAACGTACCGTTCCTGACCGGCCAAACGTCGAGTTTAAAATCGCCGCACCCAAACTGCCGAAATCGTCGGCGTGAACGGTGCTGGTGATGTCATTCAGGTAAGCCTGAATAATCGACGCGTAGCTGCCTGTTCCTGACTGACGACGTTTACCGTCAAGGACGAATGCAATGGTTTCATTATAAAACGCATTGAACGTATACCCTAACTGTTTGAAGTCGTCATATAATACGCGCTGCACTGTTTCAACACACATCAGTTTGAAGCGCGGGAGAACAACGGCAGCAGCGGCTAAAACGTTATGGATAACCTCGTCATCATGCACCATGATGGGATGCTTCTGCAGCTTATCCATATAATCGTCAATCACGCGGACTGCTTTACTGTAATCCATACTTCTTCTCCAGACGCTCACGTTTGTACTTGAGATCGTTTAAACGTTTCTCTTGTGCTTCAATGAGGTCTTCAGTGTACGCATCGCCCGTACCGTCAACAGCTTGACGACGGTAAAGCATCAGACGCAGTTCAGTGGCCTTCGCAGCCGCATTCAGCTCGTCCAGATGGTCCATCTGACGTTCTGCGATGTTCATACGGATGCGGTAGATAACCGACAGCGGGAACGGCACAGACGACATCCCCATCGGGTCAGTCTTGTCCTGCCCAAACGCACGAGTCAGCTCATAGAAGGTTTCTTCTGTGAACATGGCGTCCGGAATTTCACCGTAGTCCGCTTTCAGTTTGTTGACCGGCGTACCGAGAATACGCGTTGCCACCCCGAAGGTCGCCATACGCATCTGCAGGTATTTCAGATCGGTTGGGGCCACACCCTGCGTTTTGATGTTGGTGTCAACGGCCTGCAGCTCTTCGTGCGTCAGCCAGTTAATCAACGTCGCGGTGTACTGACCGTAGAACTCAATCAGGTCAATCAGGTGCAGCAGCGTTTGTTTGTTAAATGACAGTTGCGCCGTCATCACCTTTTTGCCGATGTCCGCATCGATACGTTCGATAAGGAAGCCCTGCAACGTACCGATGTTTTTCATGACTTCGATAATGTAATCGACCATGGTCGGATTGTGCAGGCTCTTCAGTTCGAGTTTCGTGTCGTGCAGATACCCGGTAATCTCTTTCGACATCTTTTTGACGTCGCTCGATTTGAAGTCGGTACCGATGACTTCACGCAGCGTTTGATACTGCGGCAGCAAATCGTTGGTGATGGCGTTGGCGTTATCACGCACACTGTCTTTCAACTGCGAGCTTTCAAAGCTCGGCAGCATAGTACCTAATACGTTGGTAATGTTCATTTCACCGCCCTTACAGTGTCGGTTGTGCGCCAGAACGATATGCTTCGATAATCGAGTTGACGTTCGAGCCGCCAGACTTGGATTTCACGAAGTCCGATTTGTCCAGTTCCATAGAACCGTCCATACCACGGGTATAAATCACCACGCGGTTCCACTGGGTATCGATAACCACGAAGTACACAGTCAGCGTATCTTCGAATACGCGCTTGCGCACGTTGTAGTCATCGAAGTCACCGCCCATCTCGGCCTGCAGGCTGTCAAGGGTGTCGCGGGACACAATCATGACCGCGGAGGCGTTGTTGATGGACGGGGAGAAGCTCAGCAGACCCGACAGCCAGTTACCGTTGCGACGTTCCATGAGCTGTTTGTAGTAGCCGGTTTTATCGCGATAGCGGTTTTTACGGTACTCATCAATCAGGTCGTTGGAGAAGAAGATGTCTTTGGCATAACCCAACTGACCGACGCTCGCTTTAATCCAGCGCTCGGAGAAGGTTTTGGTTTGGTCGCTGAAGGCGATGAAGGTACGCATTGCCGCGGTCGGGGCAGACTTAACGGCCAGACGCAGACGCAGCATCAGCTCTGCTTTGTTACCGTCACGCTCAAACACACAAGAGAACATCTTACCGGTGGACAGTTTGTCCATGTCGTTAATCTGTTTCAGTGCGTCTTTACCGATACCCATGTTAGCGGTTTTATCACCGCCCATCAGGATGTCTTCCACGTTCTCGGTGGACTCACGAGCAACGCGGCGAACGCCACGAATGGACTCAACCGCAGGGATGAGTTTATCGTATGACGGCAGTCCCAGACGGGTCGATTCACCAGCGGCGAAAGCTGCACCTAAGCGTGAACCGGTACGAGCGGCCGCGTCAAGCGGTGAGCGCTTAGTAGAAATCTTATCCAGCGTCCCCACGATATCGACATCAGGCACACCGACCAGCAGTGATATTGCCGTTAACTGGTTGCCCGCGAGCAGAACCTGAATAGTGTCCAGAATGCCCGGCAGATAGTCCAGCGAGGACAACGATTGTTCGACCATGGTCAGATATTCGTTATACAGCTGCGCATTGAACTCTTCGAGGCTATCATGGCGCTGCCTGATGAAATCAGGGAACTTGGTTAAGAAAGAGACAAGTGTTGTCTCAACATCTTTTTTCATTTTTAACTCCGGAGTTGAAAAATGGCCGATTATAAACAACAGGCAGAGATTGAAGCGTTAAGAAAAGAAACCTCTGATGCCACAGGTGAAGGGGCAGAGATTCCGTCTCTCGCGAGTTACTTAGAAAGTCGTACGTCTACCACTAACCCGGTAACTCCGTACAATCTCAACGATGAATTGACCACGTGGAAAAACCGTATCGGGTTATCTAAGGGCATGGGGATAGCAGCTCAGAGGCTCACTAACCCCTTAATGGGGTTCAACCATAGGATGGCGAACAACCCACTGCCCGTGAACCGCGAATACGGCGGGGTGTCGTTTATCGTAAGGCCCGATTTAAACCTCGATTACAACAATATCTCACAATCCCGACGGTTTGCGAATATGTGTGCGCAGGACACAGCGTCGCTGGATTATTCCATCCTTGCGGCCCTTGACCCCTTGTTCCCATTTGGCTTTGCTGCCAACGATGAACCCATGTTGGGTAAACCGTTTCGCCCGGAAGTGCCGTTTGACAATTTACAGGCTTTCATACCATTACTCAGCTCGTCGCTGGTCAGCTTCTCTGGCCCGCCTGACAACTCGGTTGACAGCTGGTTATCCAACGAAGGTATCGAACGTGAGCAGTGGGGGATTGTCGACTCCACGTGGGAAGTGAACTACGCATACTCCGGTTCCACCACCTTTAACAACATGGTCGGTAACCCGATTATGAAGATGATGACGGTGTGGTTGGAATACATGGCGGGGGTACGTAAAGGCCGCTTCAAGCCGCGTATCATCAACTCGATTCAACGGCGTATTGATTACCAGTCGCGCATCTACACCATTAACTACGACTCGCTGGGTAACATTCAGCGTTTCACCTGTGGGTGCATCATGTGGCCGACCAACAACAACGCCGGGGCCATGGCGAGTGTCGATAACACCAAACCGCAATTAAGTGACGACGTCACCATCACCATTAACTGGCAGATGATTGGGGCGCGTTATGACGACCCGCTGTACATGGACATGTTTAACCGTACGGTCGCCATCTTTAACCCGGACATGATTCCGGACCCGAACTACGATGAGTTCATGCCGATTGGCGCGAGCTTCTTGCGTAAGTTGGAAATGCACGAGTTGCCGCTGTTCAACTATTACGGCTACCCTCGTATCGATACCATTCGTCGGCAGTTGTCGTGGTGGGTCTACCAGACCGACTATGAATACGTGCTGAAACAAGCAGGGCTTTTATAATGCAAACGATTCAGGACCTCGCAGGTAAAGTGCTCACCGTGGCGCACAACCCCGCATTGATGCAGATGCTGTCGTTAAACACGTTACGCCAGTCTGTCAATAAGCCGGGGATGACCTTAGCTGACCCTACTGACCCGGTCGCGTTTATTGCTGAAATGGGTGTCATGTTAGGCCACTCGTCCATCGAAGGGATGCGTCAGTTATTACCGAAGATGTATCCGTCGATGGCCACCACGTGGGAAGACTTGTACCGCCACATGTCTGACCGAGATGCGGTGGACATCTTTGCCCAGCCATCGACCACCCACATGCTGTTGTACGTGGACGTCGACTCCTTGCGCACCAAAGCCATGCCACTGGAGACCGCCGGGACGCGACGGATTATCATCCCCCGGGACTCGTACGTTAAAGTGGCAGGCTATACCTTCACGATGCAATACGCCATCGAGATTCAGGTACTGCCGTTCGACTCGTTTGAAGTGCTGTGGGTCACGGAGCCGGATAACCCGGTGAAAGAGGTCGACACCAACGCGCTGGACTGGGACTTGACCACTTCGGACGGGGGCACGAACTTACTGCGTATCAAAATCCCGATGATGCAGTATTCGATTACCACCGCCACGGACGTTATCCTACCAGACACCGGTTGGAAACGTACCTACCCGTTCAGTAACAAGTTCTTTTATGCGCGAGCGTGGATGCGTAACAGCGCCACGGGCAATAAATGGAAAGAACTGGCACAGACTTTCTCGAAAGAAGTCTATGACCCGTCGGTGCCGACTGCGGTAATGGAATTGGGCTCGAATGTATTAGCCGTGAAGATTCCTGAGGTCTACATTAACTCGGGGCTGGTGACCGGTGATATTCGTGTGGACGTTTACACCACGTTAGGGCCGTTGTCCTTAGACCTCGGTAACTATCTGGCAGACGACTTCCAGCTGTACATGGCGGACTTGAACGAAGAGACGGATGAGAACTACTCTAACCCGTTTAAATCGCTCTCCGTGCGTCGTGTCATCTCTCAGGCGGTCACGGTCGGTGGACGTAATCCATTGTCACTGGAAGAGTTCCGCGAACGCGTTATCTCGAACTCCATCGGTGCCCGTAAAGCCCCTATCAGTGAAGTGCAGCTCGAGTCCGCTGCCGATGCACTGTATGGCCTGAGCCTGACGAAGCCGATTGACTTTGTGACGTCCCGGACGTATCACTTGTCCTCGTCGATGCCGGAGTCGACCCTGAAGGAAGTCAGTTCACCGATCGGTACGCTGTCTGCCCCGCTGTACTTCAGTTGGGAAGAACTCGAAAACCTGTCCACTGTACGCTTTAATGGCAACCGGGCAACTATCCTGCCGGAAACTATTTATCGGAGTGACGGTACGGGCTTGGTGGTTGACCCGACCATGACGGAAGGGCAGCGTTTCCTGACCAACCGGGATTTGGTGGCGGCCGCGAATGCGTCCAGTTACTACTACACCCCGTTCCATTACGTGGCGGACCGTAACAACGATGCATTAAGTGTGCGTGTGTATCATCTGGCAAAACCGGAGATTGCCTCCAAGCGCTTCATGACCACCAACTCGAAAACCGAATTGCAGGTTGTTACCGGTAATTACGAAGTGGTGCGTACTGAAGAAGGCTATAAGCTGCGTGTTATCACCCGCTCGTCGGTTGCGTATAAAGCGTTGGCTGATGACCAGTGTTGGGCACAAATCTCGTTTGTCCCACGTGGCTATGCGGCTGACCGGGCGTACGTGAACGGGACGTTGGTTGGGTATCTCGACGATGAGCGTGTCTTTGAGTTCGACTTAGAAACCAATCTTGACGTTGACCGTAACGATGAGATGATCATGACGAACTTCAAGGTCGGCGATAATACCCTGCTGTTGCCAATGGCGTTGAACGTGGACATGAACGTGTTCTACGGCTGCTCGAACTACTTCCCTCGGGATTACGAACGGGCTGAACTGGATACGTTGATTACTCCGCCAACACGCGATGCTATCGGAGTGACGCACGAAACGCTGGAGCTGGTCTTGGGTAAAGCCTTGACTGCATACTGGTGTAAGTCGCGTCCGGTGACGGATTCCATTAACTACCTGCGTTATTCACAGGACGTGAAAGCGGTATGGGATCAGGATGTCTTGGAGCGTGATGCTGGCGGTGTGCCTTTGTACACCATCGACGAAACGCAAGACCCGCCGATTATCTTCCAGTACAAGCACCGTAAGGGTGACCCGGTAATTGACGAACTGACTGGCGAGCAGAAGATTCGCTTTAAAGCTGGGTCGCTGGTGAAGGATGCGTACGGGAAGTCGATTATCGCTGAACCGCGTAAAGTCCGTTTCCGTTGTGAGATGGGGGTCTTTGATGCTCGCTATCTGTTCTCGACCACGAAAGAGGTCAGGGCCTACCGTGAGAGTGTGGCTGCCTATGTGGTGGAACAAGTTACCGAAGTCGTGCCGAAGATTCAGAAAGAATTGCTGGAGCGTACCACCGGTTACTACATTCCACAAACCACGATGGGCTACATTGATGCACGGTTGGGCGATGGTACGGTTGCACCTATCAAAGCCGAGAACCGCTTCAGTGTCAACTACTACCTCACCGCGGCGAGTCGTCAGAACAGCGACCTCATCAAAGCAATTCGTGAGCAGACCCGTCTGGTGATTACCAACTGGTTGGCATCGAACATGACAGTGTCCACCTCCGACTTGACCGAAGAGTTGAAGAGTGCACTGAAAGCGTCGATTATCACCGCGGAGATGGAAGGAATGGGTGTCGACAAAGACATGCGTATCTTTACGGTACTCAGCCCAGCCGCCCGTGCTACCCTCGGTAAGAAGCTGGAAATCGAACCGGATGGCAGCATCGGTCTGAAAGACGATGTGGTGATTAGCTACAACCGTCACGACCAGAAAAAATAAAGTAAGGACCTACCCCCGCGGGGGTAGGTTACCTTTTATTTCTTTGCTTTCGTCCACGGGCATTTGTTGTGGCGGTCAACAACCTTCGTTAACGCCCCACCCACCTTCGCGAAGTCACGGCAAACCGCCATCACAGCTTTCGCTCCTTTAAAGAAGCTTGAGCCGGCACCTTCGCTTGCCGCACCGACCTCAAACAGACCGGTGTCTTTGCCAAAGGTGGCATCGCGCTGATTTTTGGAAATCAGTTCAAAGATGTTCTCTTCGAATTTCACGAACATCGGGAAGTTCTTCCCGGTCTTGTTGAACTTCTTACCGAACTCATCGAACTTCTCGTACAGCGCCTGGAAGCGTTTCTGCAATGCCGAGTATTTCTCAATATCGGTACGCGGATTTGATTCCAAGTCATCCGGGCCGAGCATCACGAGTGAGCGCAGCAGAGAAGGATGGTCAGTGTCAGACATACCAGAGTCTTTCACCAAGTCCACCAACAGCTCAGAGCACATGAACGCCGACGAGGTCACGTAACGGAACTCGTACGAACCGGTGGTACCCGTCGCTTCGGTATAACCGATAAGTTTCTTGGCAAAGTCCGGCTTGATACGATAACCAACCGACGATAGTTCCGTCGACATGGTTGGGTTACCGCTCGAGTCACGTTCCAGCATCGAGAACACCGCAGCCGAGACCGTAGACACCTCAGTAATGAACTCGTGTGCCAAGTTCTGGGCATCACGTTGGTCAGCCCCAGCATCCTTTAACAGGTTGCTCATGACGCTGTCCAGCGTCTTCTCAAAGCGCTGAGCATCACCGTTCAGGTTGTTCAGGTTGTTGGCATAACGTTTGAACAGTGAACCTGTTGCAAAACGCACGCCACACTCCTTCGCCCCTTTGGGTAACGCCGCCCACGCACTTTGTGCCGCTCGGTCGTTGAAGATAGCCGACGGAGCACCGGTTGCCACCACCTGCGTAATCAACTCGAGCGTTGCTTCACGCTGGCTGATATCCCCGGCAACGGCTTTGCGCAGAATCGGCCCGAAGAACGACTTACCACCGGTGGCAGCTGCCGACAGGTTGTTGAAGTAGTTCTCACCCTGCACTTCCTGTACACGGGCATCCAGAATCGCAGCGACATCATTGAGGGCTTTCTTCGCCTTCTCATCTTTGGCGCTTTCGAATACGGACACGTACCCATCGCGGACAGAGCTGGACTTCAGGGATTCCAGAATGCTGCCATCGCCTAAAGAAGCCCCTTCGGTGCGTCCGTCAGCTTCCGATTTGTAATCGTCAGCCCCGCTACCTTCACCACCTGCGGCAGCACTGGCGTTACCGACAATCCAACCGAGGATTTTGATAACGGCGCCAATCAGCAGTAAGAGGATACCGTATTTGCCGACCTGCGAGTACGACTCCAGCGCAACCAGCGTTTCTTCACGATGAGTACGTGAATAGTTACTGGTGAGCACCCCACGCACGGCCGCAGGGATAGTCCCCGGGCGAATCGACTCGACCGCGACGAACGTGTCCTGATTCAGACCGTAGCTGCGGATTTCTGCCATCACTTCATCCAGCGCTTGCAGCACCTTCATGTTCTGTTCAGCAACAACGTCGGTACGTTTGAGGAAGTCGATGACCTCCGCGGCAGTCTTCAGTTCGGTTGCCTGCTCTTGACGAGCAAGCTCACCCAACTGGCCGAGGCGGAACATTGGGTTAGCAACCAATCCAGTCGTTCCAGTCATTTACTTACTCCCCTTCGCGCTGTTCCAACTGATAGAAGGCAATCGCATCCATGAAGCGGTCAAGCCACAGTTTCACGGTCTGCCAGATATCAGAACCGATACCTTCGTGAACAATCTGCTGGATGCTGAATGCGTCGATAGCCCCACGTGGGTTCCACGCTTGCTCGTAGCGGTTGCAGTACAGCGCAATCGACAGTGAGTCAATTGTGGTGAAATCAATGTGCATGATTTCGTTCACACGGGAGGCGATGTCCGTGATGTACGGACGCAGCGTAGTGCGGGCAGCTTCCTGTCCGCCGTTGATGCCGTTGTTCGGCAGTGGCGCGTTATACGCCAGACAGATAGCAACCAGTGTGGTCAGCGCCTGACCTGCGGCCACGCCTTTACCTTCGTTCTTGCGTTTGAAATCGTAAATCAACGCACCCATGGTGACTTTGTGTGTCATGATAGTTCCTCGATGATAGGGTTATTTTGCGCCTGCAAGATTCAGACGGGCAGAGGCAACCGCCAAGTCAGACGTCAAGAAAGTCTCAAGGTCTTGCTGGAAGCTGATGGCTTTACGTTCACGATGGCCCGACGGTGTCAGGTAGTCGTGGAACAGTTTAAAGACGTTTGCCTTATCGGTGGTCTGCGACAGCAGTTGGTCAACCACACCGATTTCGCGCAGGATACGCTTGCGGTATTCGTTGGCTTCTTTGCTGTTAACGCCTTCGTACACCCGCAGCTCTTCGACCATAGTACGGCGCAGCGTTGTAAAGCGCTCTTGCGGTTGGTCGTAGATATAGTCTTGCGGGTCAGTAATCACCAGCCCCAGAATACACAGCCCGGCCACGATGATAGGCGAGTAGTAGGCATTCCAGATAATGAAACCAACCAGCGCCACTTGCGTAACGATGTGGGTGCCGAAGTCGATAAAGGAGTTGTTACGGGCGATGTACATTGGCGAGGTTTCGAGCTTATACAGCCCGGTCGCCAGATACTGCGCTGCGCCACAGCGCGCTGCAAAGTCATCCGCCAGACGTTCCCAGTTACGGTTCACGTAACCGTTAGAAGCCACCGCGTTGATACGTGGCTGAGACAGCTCCGTCACGAGGTGCATGTACAGCGGCTCTTTACGGTACTCCTCCAGCAGGGTTTCCGGCTGACCGATTTTGGTGTTGAGCAGTTTCTCCACGTCACTCACGACCTTCATCTTCTCTTTCGGGTCTTCGAGTTTCATGAGACGGTTAGCTGCGGCATCCGCAATCATGTTCGTCAGCAACGTACGACCAATCAGCTTGAAGTAGGTATAGATGTGTCCAACCTCGTGCAGGATAATCGCTGCCAGTTCTTCGTTGGTGAACGATTCATCGGCAAAAAGAGGAGGAGTGACGTACAGCTGACAAATAACCTTGCTGTAATCGCCACTGACACGGGCTTCCGCGTCGTTTACTTCACCGATAATTACACCGTCTTTGGCAAATTTGCTATAAACGGTTAAATCGTTGTTCCCTTTATACGCGATGCGTTGGAACTCCGGAACCAGTGGGTGGTTCTTGTCGAGTTCAGGGGGATGAACGGCGGCTAAGCGTTGGTCGGCAAGACCCAGTTCACTGCCATCGCACAGACGTGTGTTGACCCCAAAGCATTCCAGAATCACGGTTGGAATGGTCGAGGTTTCGTACGCGGTACGGCTGTAGTTATTCTGACGGAATTCGGCAACGGCTGCAGCAACCTTTTCAAACTTATCGCGGTTTTGGAATTTGATAGATTCCGACGCTACGTGCTGGCGGTTCGCGAGTCTGCCAGCAAGATTTAACCAGTGTCCCATGGGAGTCCTTAAAATTTTTTACAATTGAATACTCTAGTATAGATACCCAAGAATCCAGAATCGAGCAACCGAATAAGAAGGGCCGCTATGGTAAGCAACTTACACTTTAACCCCGAGGATGTCGTTGGCAAAGAATGTAAGTCCGTCGCCTACTCGACCGATGCCATAAAACAAAACGACTTGGTCGTCATTAAGGAGGTCGTCCATACTAAAGATGGCCGGCAAATCCCGCGACTGGTAATGCGTGAGAACGTAAAACGTCCTATTTTTGTCACACGCGAGGGTCCTTCTTTCCGAAACCATCAGGAGAAGAAAGAATACGAATTGCGTGAGCGTTGTGTTGAATACCACACAACAGATGTGAAGATGTCCCAGACCATTCAAATGGCATTGGGTAACAGCTTCCCGAATCCAAAACTCAATTTGAAAATGGCCTGTCGCAGCCCGTTTGTGTATTGGGCTGACTTGCCAGTGACCAGCTGGATTAAACAGAAGTACAAGGAGAAGTGGCCCGAAGCTCAGTCTCTGAACCGCGCCTGCGTATTCGACGTCGAAACCAAAGAAGACGACGGTTCGAAACGTATGGAGATGGTCTCTTTTGTTTGTGACAAAGAGATTCACTTCTTTGCGCATGCGGAATACTTCGACCGTATTAAGGGCGGTCATGAAGCCATTGAAAAGAAAACGGTTGAGCTGCTCAGTCGTGTCCCGTTCACTAAAAATAAAAAGGGCAAGAAACTCCCGAAAGGCGAAGTCGAATACCGTGACCTGATTAAAGAGAACGGGTACGAATTGTTTGTCCACCGCTGCGCCACCCCTGCACAGTGTATCGTGGCCATGTTCCACGAAGTCCATCGTCTGTTACCTGACCTGCTCGTGGCGTGGAACATCGACTACGACTTGACGATAATGATGAAGGAGCTGGACGCTGAAGGCATTCCGTACGAAGACGTCTTCTGTCATCCGGACGTTCCACAGAAGTACCGTAACGTCTGGTACAAGCGTGACCAAGCGTCGAAGAAAACTGAATCGAAGACACTGACCAAGTCGCCGGCTGACCAGTGGCATGTGCTGTACTGTCAGGCGTCGTTCTATGCAGTAGATGCCATGTGTCTGTTCAAGAAAATCCGTACGCACGAAGGTAACCGTCCGACCTACAAACTCTCGGCCATTCTGGAAGGGGAAGTGGGGGTAGGTAAGTTAGACATTCCGGGGCTGGAGTACAAAGACAACGTCGATTGGCACATTACTGCACAGCGAGACTTCCCACTCGAATACTGCGCATACAACATCATGGATAACTTACTCATCCTGTTGTTGGATAGCTTAACGAACGACCTGTCCTCAGCACTCTCGATTCTATCGGGTGTGTCGATGTACGATATCTTCCCGTCGTTGCCTAAACGTATCTGTAACGAGTTCACCTATTTCCTCTGGAACCAAGGTCTGGTTATCGGCTCGGTGGGGAATGCGATTAAGAACGACTTTGATGAGGAGGTTATCGGAACAGACGGTTGGATTGTCACCTTGCCTGCACACATGAACGCCGAGAACGGTTTACATGTCGTGAAAGAGATTCCGTCCTTACTGACCGCCTTCCGTGGTCAAACCGCGGATGCCGACTTAACACAGGCTTACCCGTCGTGTACAAACATGGCGAACCAATCTCGTGAAACCACTATCATTGAGCTTATCTCAATCGAAGGCGTGAGCGAAGAAGTTCGTCGTCGTGCTGGGGTTAACCTAACTGCGGGACGTGTGAATGCAATGGAGATTGCCAACGAGATGTTCCTGATGCCAGATAAAGAAGTGGTATTGGAAGCATTCCGTCGTCGTATGGCGGCGGCTAACGAAGAAGTGGTCACCACTATCGACGAGCACGCGGCGTAAAAAGAAAAAGGTCTACCTTCCCTTGCGGGAAGGTAGTAGCCTTTATTTTTTTAGTGCTTGACGAGGAACACTTCGTCCAGCAGACCTTTCAGTTCCGGGTCAGCAACCAGCTCGGTCAGGCGAGACACGTTGGTGTTTTTCGCGAACTTGGCTTTGTTGTCAAAGCGTGCGAAACGGCTGACGAGGTTGATGAACACGATGAACGCAGTCTGCTCATCAGGGTTCAGGTTGTTCAGGTGGTAGTTTACCACTTTCGGGTGGAACGCTTTGGTCTTCGCGTCAACCACAACTTTAATCAGGATAGCAAAGCCCTGCTTAAAGGCCGTGCCGCGCTGTTTGAACAGCAGGCGGAACGCATGATGCAGTTTGCTGAAAGCCACCTGAGACTTAGAGCTGTTCAGGTCAACGTGCGTACCGGAGTTCGCCGCGTACTCTTCCAGCAACTGGCCCAGCAGTTTCAGATCGTTCTGCTCTTCAGCATTGATAGAACCGGCCGGGGCAACAGTCTGTGGGTCAACAGCCGGGGTGGTCTCTGCGGTCAGCTGAGGACGTGCATCACTTTGTGCCAGTGACTGCTCACCCGCGGTCTCGAGAACGGTGGTGGTAGCAGACTGCTGGGTAGACTGTTGCTTAGTTTTATCTTGGTTTCCCATGACTAAATCCTTAGGTAATGTGGAATCGGGGTTTGAATTCGGCCACCACGGTATCTCGGCCGTGCATTGCGCCCATCGCGTTAAGCATAACGTTTGACATCGCCCCGGAGATATCCGCGGCAATCGCTCGTTCTTCTTTCGACTTTGCAGCGCTGGAGCAGCCGGCACAAGTGTCAACGTGACCTCGTTGGCATAAGATAGGGCGTCGAATGCGTATCGCCTTACCCACCAAGCCTTTGAGCATCTCTTCGGTTAACTGCGTCTTCTTACCCGTCTCCACCATGTTCATCCCAACATAGCGTTTGACATTGGCTTCGTTAATGAACACCAAATGGGTAAGTTTGGTACCGCAATCGTCATCGGTGATGCGATGGTTCTGGAAGATCATCTGAATGATTCGAACCTGCTCACCACCCTTCGCCGTCTCCGCACCACGAGAGAACGAACCTTCACGGACGCCGTTGAATTTCTCAACGAGTTTGGTCAGGTCACCCCCTTCAATCAGCGAGGTCGGAATCAGGGTGTAGTCGCCCCCTTCTTTAAAGGACGCTTCAATCCCGTGCATGATAAGCAACTTACGTCGACGCATTCGGGACTTCTTCGAGCTGTAGAATTCGATGGACTGGTCACCTTGTAACCATTCGGTGTCCATGTCATCCAGCACCTTCTGAATCTTCACGATAACCGCCGGGTCGTCCAACTCGTCCTTGTGTTTCTCGAGCAGGGCATCACGTACCTTATACAGGTCTGGATGCGTCTGTAACGAACGCAGAGTACCGGTTGGGGCAATCGCCTTACACATCGGTGCAATCTCGCTGAGACCCTGTATAAAGGCGGCTACGTGGCTTGGACGCAATGCCTCTTGGTCGTCCGGGTTATCCGTGCCGTAAGCCAGACAACGCGAGTACAGTTCTTTCTCGTACACCAAGAAGGACTTCCCTTCTTCCAGATACGGTAACCGGGTTCCCACCGAGAAGTAGACCACAATCCAGTTGGCAACGTAACGACCGGCTGAGGTTATCAGGTCTTTATCGAGCCCCGGATAATACCCCGCTTTAATCGCTATCTCTTCTTCCGGCCAGAACAACTCTTCATCTTTCTTCGCCCCGGCAATCGCTTCCCAGTTGCCGAGTGAGTCTTCGTCAATATTCCAGAAGTGCGGAATCCCCTCAATGAAGTTCAGGTCGTATGCTTTTGGGGTGACCCCCTCAGGCCAACGGCACACGTTGAAGATAGACATGCGCCATGTCAGTCGCTTCCATGCGTGACTGTTACAGGCCGCTATCAGATAATGCAGCTTGTCCATCGTTTACCTCGTAAATCGTCTTCAATACTTCCGCCGCCGATTTTAAGATAGGCATTGGAGGCAAGCCGTCGTTATTGATGATTGCCAGACGTTCTTCCAACGCCGTGTAAGCGTCGGCAAAGTTATCGTGGTCGTACAACGCTAACCCTACCGCGTAGATTTCGAGCAGACGTTCTTCCGGCACCCCGGTGTCTTCAAACACCAATGTGGTGGCCAAGACATTCGGCTCAGTGGCCCGAGCCGCATTCTGGAACGCCCAGACGGACGGGTTCTCAGGATAGGCGAGAATGTACTTCGCCAGTCGACCGAGTTCCGCGTCATCAATGGCAGTGGCTTGGTCGGTGAGGGCACGGGCATTGAGGAAGTTGCCGATGACAATCATCAGACGCGGTTCAATCAGTTTAATGACGGTACCGATTTCAAAGAACTCATCCGCCCGCACGTAACGAATCATGTTCTCCAGAATAATTACTTCTGGTTCGCCTGACTCCGCAATCGCCTGCAGGTGCTCATAGTCTTCGAAGTCCTCTAAGTCTTCCAGTACGGCTTTTAACACTAACAACGGAACACGCGGGTTGCGGTAGCACGAGTCAATATCAAAAGCGATACCCAGCCGATGACCTAACCCTACCGCACAACTAATAATCCAACCCTCAAGCGTGTCGATGTGTGCTGCAACATCATCCATCTCTAAATTATAAATCTGCTCCAGTGCAGGTTCGTAATCGTTATCGATGGCCATCATCACCAACTCGCACAACGGCGCAGCACGGTCAGGATGCCGTACTTCGATTAAACAGTTGGCGTAGAAGTCGTATAAATCATTCATGGCTGTGGGGTCCTAATGGTGGATACATACCAAGGCGACAAAAAAAGAAAGGTGCCCCGAAGGGCACCGTGTTAGTCTTTCGGAAGGCTGTTTTGTATCTCGGTTGCCAACGCACTCTCGTCTTGATGACGTCGTTTGATGGACTTCAGCTGCATGTCGATAATCCAGCGTGGCTGGTCTAAGAACTGCTGGAAGTTTAACCCCAGATACTTATAGACATCCTCCCTAATAAACGTTTCCACCCATATCTGATACAGCGAGTTAGCCAGAGGATCTTCCTGACTGGACATCGCCACATGGAATCGGCCCGTGTCCAAACCTAACGAGGCATCGTACGAAGCCATTAGCTCGTCGTACGCCTCTTGGTAAGTTACCGCCCGATGATCTCGACGCTTAAACAGAGAGGTGGTGTCAAGCTTAAGCGTGTTGATAAGGGTTTCGTGGCTTAAGCTGCCATTCTCTAACCAATACTTTCGTATTGATCTGTTAAGAGTTTCTGAATCTCGTACACCACTCGAGAGAGCACGAAAAAAAGTCTGTCCGGTGAAATCTCAACGATACCACGGAACGCGCCTTCTTTCTCACCGGTCGCTGCACCACAACTTGGGCACTTGTGCGACATGTACCCGAAGATGGCCAGACGGCTACGTTCGTTGAAGTGTTCGATAGCCGCTTCAAAGCGCGCCACGAAGGCACGGTCAGAAGACATGGCTACCAAGACTTCGCGGATTTTTACCGGGTCACGCTCAACGTACGGCTCTTCGTCACCATCGGCCTTACCGGTGATGGATTCGATGAAGTGCAGATAACGGGTCAGACGGCGGGTCTCAGCGGCAGTACGCATGTAGCTGTTACGCTCTTGCTCTGTTGCATAGTTCCCCAGTGCTTCCGTCGTGGACTGGTTGATATCAGCCACCCACTCTTCAGAGGTGTCGATATAGCGGGCAATGGACGCGTGCGCAAAGCGGAACGTCAGGTCGCCGTCAACCCATTTCGAGGCGGGGTCAACTTTGTGGGCCTTACGGTACGCTTCTTGCTCAACGAAGGTCATCGGCTCTTTATTACGCTGACGGTTAATCAGCTCGAGCTGGGACGGGGAGAAGATGCCGTTCGCGTAGCGGATGCTACGGGCGATATTCAGCTTCTGCTCTTCTTCGAAGGTACACTGCGGTTCAGTACACGCCATCAGCCACGGAATACCGCCCGGGTATTTGGCAATGGTACAGGCCATGACAACCAGCCAGTAATCACGCTCGTCGATTTTGTTGTACAGGGTTTGGTGCATATCGCCACCGCCCACGTCCAACGTGGTGTCGACCACAAACTTCAGCGCGAAGTTAACCATGTGCTTCAGGTACAGACCAGAGGACGCCGACAGCAGAATACCGAAGGTAGACAAACCCACCTGATTGGTATCCATGGTCTGCGCTACATCGTAGTCACAGAAGTCGTTCTCATGCGGTGCCTTCGAGGTAATAAAGAAGCCCGAGGCCGGCAAGAACACGGTAACCGGCGCACCAGAGTTCTGGCGACGGTACACAAGCTTCATCAGACCCGCACCCTGTTGTGGGTGGTTCTTAATGACGAACGGCTCGTCAGTGCCGGTATCCAGATGCTGTTTCCATTGGATATCGTCACGCAGGGCTGCTTCAGACTGGGCCTGATTACCGTTCTGCATTGAAGGAGACGCAATCTGCATAATTTGCATGATGCGATTATAGACATCTTCTTCTTGCGGGTTACGGAAGACCGGGGCACCGTCTTTGCTGCGCTCCAGCGAGCGGAAGAACTTGTTAAAGCCGCTAGACGACTGGGCGAGGTTACGTAACCCACCGACCAGCGCCATCCCTGCCAACATCCCTACCGGATCATCGTCCAGCAGTTTCATCAGCTCGTTACGTTCACCTTGCGGAACCGGTGATTCCAGCAGAGACGCTATGCGACGCGTCGCGTTCTCATGGTCGTCATCCGCACCGGACTCTGATGGCGCAACGTTTGCAGCCGGCTGGACAGCTGGGCGGTCTGCTGCTGCAGATGGAGTTGGTTGGACTCGTTCCGCTCCTCCAGTCTCTCCGTGTTGAAGAACGACTTGTGCGCTTTGCGCTTGCGGGGCTTTTTGCTGTTGGCCATCTTTCACTTCCTGCGTTTGGGCCGGCGCATGCTGCGGCTGTGCCGGGGCAAGGTCAGCTTCATGTACTGGCTGTGGAGAAACTCGTGTGGCGGGAGCGGGGATTGCTTCGTCGACAGCGGGGTGCTGAACAAAGCTGCGTTCAGGGGTTGGATCGACGTGTCGGTGAACGGCAGTCTCGACTTCCTGTCCTCCTCCACTTCCCGCTCGCTCGCTATCTGCACCCCGGCTAACAGGAGTGCTTGGATTGACCACGCGCGCATTTGGCGAGGCATGCCCCCCAGTATTGCTACCTTCACCACCATCTGAAACTCCCTGTGCAGCTAAACGTCTCTTTTCACGATCGGCTAACCACAGTTTACGGGCAGCTTCCGGATCGTAATCCTCTTCGTCAATCTTTTTGAAGCCGTGGTCTTCAGCAGCCGGCAAAACTTCATCGGTCTGGTGAACAGGGCCACCCAGTGACGGGCGACCGTGGTTTTCAGTTTCCTGACTCATTGGTGAGTTACCCCTACAGATTAAGCCTGGGCGGCAGCGCGTTCAAACGCATCGTCAGCACGGTCTTCACGAGACGTGTCTTCATCTACCGCTTCGAAGCCCGGTTCCGGCAGAGGCTGAGCGTTCATGGCTTTCAGCACTTCTGCGATTTCAGCATTGTCTTTGCCGTCACCGGTTTTAATTTGGTACTCGGCGATCGCCGGCATAATGGTGGTCGACGCGGTCATGAGCATATTCGTCATTTCCGAGTCCAGTTCGACCAGCTGAGCGGTCGGTTCAATCAGCAGCATGTCAAGGTCTTTCCACTTGATGTCTTTCTGATTGATAACGTCCAGCGCTTTGGTACCGATCGCGTCTGCTTTCTCAGAGGCGACCATGTATTTGTCGTTGAAATGCTGCAGCCAGCCGAGGTAGGCAGCGTACATGCGATCGAGCGCTTCGGTAGCGACGGTTTTCTTCTCAACGTCTTCCATTTTGGCAATGGCAACACGCTCTTGCTCAATCATGGTACCGATGCGGGCAGAGTGTTCTTTCCACTTGTCTTCGCAGCGCAGGACGGAGCGTACGCCACTGAAGATTTCAGTGCGGGCACCGTTACGCGGATTATGGGGAGCTTTCTTCTTACGACGAGACATATCGGCTATTTCCTTTTATCAAAAAAATAAGGGTAGTGGGGGACATATAGAGTGTCCCCCGTGTTATTAATGTTTAACGGTTACCCAGTCAAACCACTTGTGTGAATACAAGCGGTAAGCAACCTTCGGGTTCTCGTCGACGGACGTACCGGATTTGTCATCGTGCCAGAGCACCCAACTATACTGCTCGTAACCGGCGGTATTGCGGATACTGCTGACACGCGTGACGTAGTACGTCTTGCCCCGCTGCGTAATCTGCATGCCGGCAAAGTGTTCAGTCACCATGTAATAGTGGAAAGCTCGGCGCGTGGCCGAGTCTTCACACAACTTAACGACGGCGTCCTCGACGGCCGGGTAAGCCCGTAAAACCTTTTCGAGGAGACTTGATAGACTTAAACCTTGGTACGGCGGAAGGGGCACTGCTGGAGAAGGAGGAGCTAGCATGCGTTTTCCTTATAACGTAAGGGGAGAAGGAGGTCGTAAATGACTTCACTACTTCCTTAAGCGACTCTTGCCGTGAGGCCAAATACTGCAAGTGCTTTGGCATTTCACTGCAATGCAGGAAGAACACTTTCGGTGTCAAATCCCACTTCGTCACCTCACGCGGGCGGCCTGCAATCTGTTCATTCAACTGACGGTCATCGATAGCGATGGTCACGATAGCGACCACCAAACCGGGTATGTCAATTGCCGTACCTGCTTTCCCCGGAGTCGAGACCCCGATGTCTGCAGCAATGAACTCGTCGTAGCTGTCCCCCGCATTGTACTTCGCCACAGTCAAGCCCGGTGGTCCGTCTCCGTTACGAAGGCGATGCTTCACATACTTCGTGAATGCTTCACACATCTCAACCAGAGCAAAGAACACCAACGCCTTTTGACCGGACTCATACTTATCGAGGTACGACCGCTTCAGGATATCAAACACCATCGAGAAGTACGAATCTTCGAGTTTGTGTTTGAGGAGCTGCTGCTCGAACAATTTGTGGTTGTACGGCGACATTCTGGCCACACGGCGAATAAAGCCCGGGTCATCAATGCTGTAATACAGCCCACGAATATCAACCACCGGGATATACGGTACCGAGACACGAAAACGTAGAGGAAAACGCTCGAGATACCGGTCAGCGATAAACTTCTTCGCAGCCCCCGGCTTCAACGTCGCGGACATCTCCAGTGAGTACGGCGGGTTCAACAGAATCCCGCTGAGGTACACGAGTAAGAAGTGTTCGTGCACTTCATCGTACACCACCTGACCGACGCCGATATCGTCATAGAACGACTCGAAGTCAACCGGGCTGGAGGCCATGGTTGCAATCGCTTCTTTCATGAAGTTAAACAGGGAGACAGTGGGCAGGATAACAACCTTTATTCCCATCCGGTCTAACTTACCGCTGCGGCCATCCTCAATCAGGTCATAAATGCCCTGCGTCCCTTTCGCCACGTAGACGTGTTTGTCATCTACCCGCAGCCCAGACTCATCTTCAATACAGTCGAACTTCCACTTATCAACGTAAGTCGGTCGGTGAATCAGAACCGTACGTACGCCGCGCTTTACCATCACCTTCTGCGCCGACTTGGTTTTCCCACGCCCGGTTTGAATCGCAAAGATGATTTGCAGGTACAGCGGGTCAAGTGCTTTTTCCACCACTTCGTTCTGATAGAAGAAACGCGACTCGGGGTCGGTTACCTCCATCTGAAAGCCGTAGTTATCGAATTCGCACTTGTACGGTTCCTTACGTTGGTAGGTGTGTTCTTTCACCTCCACTTGCTTGTTGTACTCAATCGCAGTATTCAGGACAATCTGCTTAATGCGATGGAAGTAGTCCTTGTGGAAGTAGAACCAGTTCATTGAGGGAACGTGTACGTAATAGGCGTCCCCCTTTTCGACGGTTATTCTCCCATGGTCGCGCCCCATCTTAGGCGCGTGCAAGTTTTCATCAGCGAACTTTAAAATAGCTAATTCGATAACCCGTACAGGCACTTCGATGCGAAAGCCCATACTGGTATGCATGACGTTAATGACGAACATCTTGCCCCTCACAAAAAAGAGAGGGGCACGTGGCCCCTCAGTTTATTTCTTAACTGCAAAGAACGCCCCGTCGTATAACGACGCCGGGCGAACTCTGTCAGTCCAAAAGCCGATGTTGTCGAGGTAGTCCTGTTGACCCTCATAGAAAAGCATTGGGGCTGCAGAGCGACGACCCATGATGGTGTTGTGGTCTAAGAAACGCTTACCGGATTGCGTGTTGTAGTCTTCGGCATCGAAGCCAACTGCCGGGAAGGAGTTGGTTGGGGATTCGACACGGGAGACGGCTAACGTAATACCGATGTGCGCCATCGGGATACCTTTCAGTTTACGGTCAATGAACTGATACATGTCAAACATGGCATCGGTACATTGCTGTTCTGTAGCACCACGCTGGTCCACCAAAGAGATGGATTTTACCACACCGTTTTTGTTCTTGAAGAAAGCAGAACGCTGGTTGCCTTCCATCTTCTTCGACTTCACTAAACGGTCTTCACCATCGACCGACGCGGAACGAATCTTCGCTTCCATTGCTGATACAAACTCCGCCATACTTTCTGAGCGATTTGTATAAACTAACAGAGGACGGTTCACGTTCCAACCGGCGAGAGGGATATGTACAGATTTGCCAACGATACGCAGCTTGTCTTTGTTGCGCAGATAGTGCTTCAGGAAGTCTGGGGAGAAGTTCCCGCACACCCCCATTCGCACGTTGATGGACTCCTCATCGAGGACATTCCCTTCTTTATCGATGCGTACAAAAGTCAACGCATTGATGTCAGGTAAGGCCGTTTCATCCAGTTCAGACAACGAACTATGGTAGGCAATCTGAATAAGCTCGGAGTGGATCTTATCCTGAATTGTCAGTTCATAGTCATCCCATTTACCCTGCAACGGTTTGTTCTGCAGTCGCACCGCTTTCACGGTGCTGTGCTTGAACAGCGTAATGAAACGCTCCATTGTCGAGGTAAACACGAGCTGCAACACTTTGCGCAGGAAGTCCAAGTGCTTGGTGGACAGAATCCCCTGTGACCCTTTCTCCGAAATGGAAGTCAGAGCCAAGTGACCCGGCGCAGTGTCATCAGACATGTTGTCGACCATATCGCCCATGCAGATAGAACAGATAGACTGCTTCGCCAGCAGTTTACAGGTCATGGCTGAGCGGAAGACCAGTGGTTTGTTCACGTACTGCTTGAACTCGCCTTTATTAAAGCGTATCCACGGGCCTTCTTGATGTCCTTCCAGTTTAAAGTACATCCCCGCCATCGCATTGAATATCAGCTCTTGTGAGCGGGTATCCGTAAAGGTCTTACGATGATGGTGATGGGTTCCACAGTCCCCCGGCGTATAACGCATCAGGACGTTGGATACCAACTGGAATTTACGACTGGTGTATTCAGCATCGGCGATGTTATCTGTGTTATACAGATGCGAACGCGAGGTCGAGCACGATTCCTTCACACGACCGGCATCGTCCAGACCGGTAAAGAGTCCGGACCATACCTGATTACTGAATACCCGTGAGTCAATCTCTGACAGCTTCCCGCGGACAAATGCCTGCAGGATGGTATCGCCTTTGACGGTGTGGTCACGAACCGACATCACCGCCATGTTGTAGCGCATCGCGGGGTCATCGAAAATCATCTCGATTTCCTGATACGCCACTTCCACCATGTCATTGCCTTCTTCGTCGTACCCTTCCGGATAACGACGGGCCAAATCGCGCACCACGTCCATACGGGGGTGGCGCCAGATGTCTAAGAAGGTATCCACGTCAACCGTTGAGATGTACGCAATCAGGTTCTCGACAGAACCGTTGTACGCATCCGTGTACCCGTGTTCGGATAACACATAACGGATATCGGCGATAGGGATGCCATGATGTTTGGCCAAACGGAACATTACCCCCAGCAGTTCCAAATGCTTCTTGTCCGTGGACACCTCTTCACGTTGGTACGTGAGGGTGCTAGGGGTGGGTACAAAATCGTACAGGCGTGAGAACGCCCAGTACGGCCAGCTTAGTTTAATGTGGCGACCCCCCATGGGGAGGGTCACGCCGTCATCGAACGTTACATCGTAACGCCCGTTCAGTCTCCAGACTTGGTCCTTGGTCAGGTTACGCAGGTCCCGCACATGTACGGCTAAGCCCTTTTTCATGCAGCTACATCCTCGCGAAGTGGTTTAACTAAACGGAAACCTTCGCAGCGGTGAATGTTGTCCACCAGTTTATCAATCTGCGAATAACCCATCGGGAACTGTTTACGATCAATCAGATACCCCGGTGAAGTCGGTGTGTGGGATTCATACAGCCCACGAACCACGGCACGATGCACATCCGGACAGTTAGCACGGTTGTGAATCTCATCGAAGGTGCCTTTACGGTAGCCTTCGAGCAGTCGACGTTCAGACTCCCCGCCGAACTTAATGGCCTTGTACTTCATCGGGTAGTTCCCGGCACCGGCGCCGCTGGCATCAATTGCACCCAAGTAGTTTGTGTACATGGATGACATTGAGGAGAACTCACGACCGGTTTTGTCCAGACGTAAGGTTTCTACGTAGCCCACGTAAAACGTGTTCTTCGTCCACTGCTTCTTCCCGTTATAGTCGGTCATTAACAGTTTGGTGCGCTTCGGTGTGAATCTACCAAGGCTATCACATATATCTATCCCGGATTTCGGCAGCTCATGTGGCAGGTGGATACGGATACTGGTTTCGTAAATCTGTTCGAACAGTTTAATCCGTTCCTCGGTTGTCTGGTGCGTCAGAGCAATGGCACGCGACCACTTCTCATTATAGCAGTTCAGATACTCGAGCAGCTCAGCCCACGCATCGTCTACCCGATTTTCCTCCAGCATTGGTTTCATGCGCATCTTTAACTGCTCAGATGCTGCCGACCAGAAGATGTGGTACGGCGCCGAATAGGTTGAACGGCGCATAACGGCGTTCGCACTACGCAGACAGTGGATACGCTGACCGAACTCATCCAGAGGCATCAGCTCATCATCCATTACGGCACCCACGATACCCTTAGTACCCGAACGGTCAGTAATCTTTGACGACACGGTGACCGGGATAGGGTAACGCACCACGATTTCGATGGTGTAGTTGGTGACTGCTTCCTTCAGGTTACGCTCCGGCGCTTCCTGAAGTTTCTTCATGTTGCTGTCCACGTAGTCCTGCTTGTTCTCATGACGACGGACAGACTTCGTCAGTTCATCACGGATATCACGCTGGAACTCATGGAACACTTCATGACAGTCAGACGCCAGTGCTGTACGAATCAGCAGACTGGCTTTCGGTGACCAAATCACATCTTCTTTTACTGAGAAGTAGAAACGCAGAATAGACGTGTAGTAATCTTTCAGGCCCAGTGCGTATTCATCAAGCAGACGCTTGTTCTCTTCAGTACAGCGGATGTTATTGACCCCGTTCTTCACCATGGCATCGTTACGCCACACTTTAATGTCAATGACGCGAGACCCGTTTTCTTCGGTTGGGTTCGCTACGTACTCTGGGTCCGCATCCACGTATTCACAGCGGTCAAAGAACGGTGACGGGTGCTGCAGTTCACCGGATGACATGTCGATAGCGGCGTACAACGGATCGTACAGACGTTTGGCGATAACCAGCCCACTGTTAGGAATCGCTTCGCCAATCTCTGGGAAGTATTTCGGCACCCAACGCCCATCAGCGGTGCGGTATCCCATGATGTCCAACAGGGTATCCCCATCACGCAACACCACGGTAATGCGACGATAGCCGTAACCGTGCATCATTGCCGCTGCGGTCTTGGAGATAAAGTACGCATCTTCAATGTTCTCAGGATGCGATACCGGTACCGTTAACAGATTCACCCCATCTGCGAACTCCCCATCTTTCTGACAGTTCAGTTCGGTGAGGTTATCCCCTAAGTCCAGAATGTTGGTCTCTCCACGCAAAAGGCGCTGGAGTTTCGGCGTTTCCTTTTGTGGTGAGGTAAAGACGTGGTCGTGGTCGGTGTAACCAGTGGTTTCAATCAGGTCGATAACGGGACGCCCGCCATCACCTAATGCCGACCGACGGAAAAAGATTGCGCGCTGCAGCGGTGTTGCGTCACTACGACAGGCGGTACGGGTAAAGATGGCGCGCAGAAAACGACCATTGTAATTGTACTGGTAGACTTCACCTTGGTCTTCTACGACGTGGTTAAACACATACTTCTCGTACTCAGTGTCCGCACCCGTAAAATGCAGGGTGTGATGTGGGTTATCCACCGGCACTGCCGATTTCATATGACCGCCTTGCATTGCTGCACGCGAGCCTGAAATCATATCGACAGCCGCCTCACGGTCTGCGTGGGTGCTCTTTAACTCGGTATAGGATTGCATTCTTGATACTCCTCACAGGTTTACACCAAGATAACATATATGCTAATTATTTTTAAAGGAGGAAGTTGTGCTTGATAACTTTGTGACATACGAGGCGGCGATACCAGCGCTTAGTACCATTGAACGCCAACTCATCATTGACCACCTTGACTATCTGCGTAATCATCCGAGCACGAAGGCAAGGGCAGTAGACCCGCGTTATTCGTATCCGGAGATGCATAGCTTCTATGCGTACTGCAGCTTAGTCGATATTCCCAGCGAACTTATCTTTCCAACGATGCTTTTAAACAACATCCGCAACCCGATGGAATTCACCCCTGACATGGAAACCTTACTGATTCCGGACATCGGTGTCGTGGCATCCATTCTGGACTCCGCCGTTGTTTAAAAAAATAAGGGGTAGTTAGCCCCTTATTTATTTTTTGCTTACAACATACCGCTGAACAGACTACCGTCGTTGCCGCCAGTAGAACCGCCGAATGGATTGTTGTTGGTATTACCACCTGCAAACGGATTACTGTTTGCAGATGAGGTAAACGGATTGCCTACGTTACCAGCGAACGGGTTATTGTTACTGGTGGTGGTGGCGAATACGTTACCGCTGTTGCTACCGAAGAAGTCGGCTGCACTACCCTGCTGGCGAGAGACATGTCCACCGCCCAAAGCTTGTGACAATGGGATAGCGGCGATTTTAGAGGGCTGTGCATGCGTACGGCCTTCTTTAATCAGTTTCTGTTCGAGCGGAGTGTACTGCGACAGGTCAACCTGACGGGTACCATTAATGAACACGTTACCCGACTGCGGGGCAGTGGCCGGTGACAACAGTGACAGTGGGTCAATCAGACCGTTTTCAGTCCGACGAATTTCTGTAACCGTTTGCGCAGCTGGCTCATTATAAGTCTGCTGCCCACCAACCCGGAAATCACGCTTGGTGGTTTCCACTTCGGAGTCGCGACTGCCGGTGTTGTACGGTAAGGTTTGAATCTTACCGTCGTATTCACTGAGGTTGTCCAGTTCTGGCAACCACGCATCGTTCAGCAGTTCGTATTCCGGCACGATGTCCTTCAGACCTTTCGCATGGGCATTGAACTTCAACACGAACTCTGCCCAACCACGAATCAATGACCCATAGTACGCTCGCTGGTCATTCGACCCCATCTCTTCTGGATACCAACCGAACACGGTGGTCAGCAGGTTGTGAATAATCACTTTGTCCTGCTTACGTTCCAGCCGCACACCGAAGTACGTTGCCGTACCGTCATCCTGCTCTTCACTGAATGCATGCTTATAGTTCGCCGCACGCAGGTATTTCACCCCGTCGATTTTCTGGTCGGGCTGAATGCTGAGCATCAGGCGAGTTTTCTTATCCATCCGGTCTTTGATGTACGTTGCCACGTTCGTCCAGCTACGCAGCAGCTTATCATCAATCTTCGGATCTTTCACGCCTTCAGTCATTGCCGCCACAAACTTCTTAAAGGTGGCAGAGCGAGAAGACTTCCCTTCGGCCAGCGCTTTCAGCATGTAGGTAATAAAGGAGATACCTTTCACGTACAGCTGATTTTTGATGGCTTGTTTCAGAAAGCGAATCGTCCCTGATTCGCCGGTCATGACCGATTCACACAGCGGATGGAAAGCGTGGCATTCGTTGCCCACTTCATCCACTAAGCCCGCTTTAATCATCTGGTACGTCGGCAGTACCATCTGACGTGTTTCGCCGGCGTACTTAAATGTCACCGGGTCAGTCAGTTGCCCTTCGTCCTTGTGATACAAGAACGCATCTTTATCGCCAAAACCCAGTGAGTCCAACTGGGCGCGGTAGTAATCAATAATGTTCAGCTTGCTCATCGAGATATCCTTTAAAGTTTGAATCCGGTAACGTCATTGCCGAACGAGAAGTCCCCGCTAGAAGCGGGCTGGGAAACCGGAGTGTCCGGAATCGTAAACCCGTTAGACGGTGACGACATAGCCGACATTGAGACCATCACCGCGTTCGAGGAATCGCGACGAGTATACTCATCAAAGCCGTGCTGGATAGTGGAGAACAACGTACTGGTGTTCTTAGCCACGGTGTTGTTGTACGTGTTGTCGTACGTCAGGCCGATATGCATACGGGATGACATGAACGACGCGAAGGTGTAATACTCGGTGACTGCCTCACCGTCTGGTGTGATTTCCACACGGGTCACCTGACCCAGACGTGAGATAACCACCATCTTGCAGCGAACAGCGTTGTGACGCGTAGCCTGAATAAAGGTCTGCATCATTTCACGCATGAAGTTACGAGCCATCAGTGCCGGGATACCCCCTTCACTCACGGACTCTGCGGAGTCTGGTACCACAGCCAACTGCGGCTGCGTATCAAAGTTCGCCATGCGGTTATCAAAGGTCAGACGAATCCCGTTAATCAGGTTCTTCGCCATAACCTGACCCATACGCATACCCACATCGTAGGCAATCAGTGATGCATCAGTACCGATGCCGCGCATGTTGGTCCAGCTGTCCGTTTTGTCGATGCCGAGAGACATGTTACGCATTGCCGTACTCAGTGAGTCCTGCAACATGCGGTTCAGGTCTTGCGGGTTAAACAGCACGGAACGCAGGTCACCTAAACGGAACTTGGCATCCTGTGACTGACGGTACGCATCCTGCACAAAGTTCTGGCGGGATAGCGCCGTACGCAGGGCGTTGGCAAAGTTGTGGTTCTTATACGACTTCACCACACCCAGGCGGCGCATCTCACCTTCCAGTGACAGCGTGCCATTATCAAAGAACGCATTGATGCCGGACAGGGAGTTGGACTCTTGCTCATTCAGCAGCGAGTTCAGATACCCGGTGGACATCGCACCGATGAACGATTCAGGACGGGTCAGTTGTGCAGTCAGCAGTTGTGCTTCTGATTGCAATGACGGGCCGAGAACCTGATCGGAGGTGACGTTGAACTGCAGCTCTTCACCTGCCCCCACATTCACATCCAGATTACTTACCGTCTTGGCTGCCTTAGTCAGCGCAATCGGGTCAAGCGTTAATTCAGTTCCCTGCGACGTAACCAGCGTGTTGGACAGCACATAGTTGTCAACCATCTGGAACGAGTTCGGGTCAACATAACGGTTACCCAGTGAGTCGTACTTATAGCTCAGACGTACGCCATAGATGTCGTTGATGTACAACACCATGTCATCTGGCAGCAGACTCGCCAACGTCGGGTCAGCTTCTGAGGTGTAACCGGTCAGGATATAACGAATCTCTTGTGAGCGAGTTTCGTTAATCGGGTTAACTACCACAACGGCCACGAAGTTGTAGATACGGCTGCGTTGCTCGAAACGGAATGGGGTGACCACATTGCTCTGGCCGGAGATATCCAGCACCGGTGTTTCAAAGCTACCCGGCAGCGGGTCAAAGCCTACGATTTTCCCCATCGCTTCGCCGTAGTCAAACGCACTGGTGGCGCTCGAACCATTCTGAACAATCACATCGCTCAGCTTGGTCAAATCTTCCGTACCGGCGTTGAACGCAATACGGCGACGAATCTGTTCTGGGATTTCGTAGACCGGATACAGTTGAAGTTGCAGCAGTTTCATTGATTACTCCTCGATATGTTCTTTATAAAGTGCGTATAATTATTCAGCGGCCAACGGATGCATTTCACGGTGCTTCTGTCTGGCCTGGATAAGCAGCATTTCTGCCAGTTCCATCTGCAAGTTCTTACCCGGAATATACCCCTTCACTTCGGGTTCTACGCCAAGTAATGCTGCGACCTCTGGTGAGGTTTTCAAATGGAAACTAAACGGGTTGATGTAATCACGAATCAACAGCATGACAGATTCACGCAGTGGACTGATGATTTCCTGACCTTTATGGGCACGGTATGCTTGAGGATAATATATTTCCGACTTTTCTTTGATACTCGCATCGATTGGCAGGAACGGATATTCCAAACCATCGCGACCCGGTAGCGCCGAGCAGCTTAGCAGTGCTGCAGCCGAATGGAATCCATAGCTTGCCCAGATAGCCTGTGCAATCCCCATGCCATGCATGTAACTTTGCATGTCAACATCTTTATACGTCCCGCGGTGCGCATGCCGGTGCAATACTACTGCAACCAGCCATTCGTGCAATTCTGAGAATGGACGCGGGTGGTGCTCGACAATCCCGTCGATGTGCAGCTTACAGCGAGCAGGTGGAATATCTGCATCAATACGTTTCAGCGCCTTACGGTACTCGGTGAAATAAAACCCGGTACGTTCTGCTTCCTTAATAGGCGCAGTGGAGCGTGCATTCACCGTATCGATAACTGAGGTCTTGCCACGCTCACCATTAAGTTTCATGGTGGAGGCGTGCGGTTTCTCAGTCACGTTGTGAGCGGACATCTTATCGGCAAAGCCGTTCAATACTTCGGGACGAATGCCATAGAAGATGCGGCTTACGATGGAGTTCTCATCCATCACACCTTCTTTGAAATCCGCGCCTACCGGTTGCAGTGCCAGAATATTCACCACCGTGAAAGCGGTAATGTATTCTTCCAACGCGTCCAACCCATAACCTTCCACAACCGCAATCAGAGTCAGGGACGGCGTATTAGAGTTTTGCGCTCCCGCTTCTTTCTGAATCTTGACGATGGTGTGTGGTAATGAGTCGCGGAGTTTCTGAATCGCCGGCTGATTGCCCAGTTTAGAGGTCAGCAGGATTTCGAAACAATCGTTGGTTAAGGTCACGATTTTGCGACGGGCAGACTGTGAGTTCATTTTCACAGGAGGATACGCACCGATTGCGGCGAAGACCGGAATCAATGGTTTCAGTGCCAGCGTAAACACCATGAGGTTATAATAGTCAGAGACCAGATACGTCATGGCTTCAGTGTAGTTCGGCGAAATGTTGTCGAAGTTATTTTCGAGCTTCTTCGGAATCCACACCTGATGCTGAGGGTACAACGCAATGATGCGGTCGACAGAATGAATCTCTACCAGACGACGCAACATGTCAGGCAATACGTTAAAGCGTACTTCATCCGGTTCAGTGACTAGCAGTTGTACGTTCTGATAAATCTCCCAAACTTCGGCAATCTCTTTGTCCGAGAAAGTGCCCCAAAGACGATTCAGTTCGAGGAACAGCAGTTGGTCACGGGAAAGGAAATCCCCTTCATCGTCCATGCGAATCTTAACTGTGTTCTTCTTCCGGTTGATGTGCGGCACGTTATTGAAAGTAATGGTTTCACCATTGTGGCTAATCACTACACTTTCGCGAATCTTCTCAATGTTCACTAGATTTCTCCTCGGGGTTATTCACGATGATAACATATATTTCAATACACTTTCAGTGTAGGGGAGAGCGAACCCTCCCCTGTGCCGTCACCGATTAGAACATTTCGTCAAATTCGTTCGTCGCTGATGCCATAGAGCCGCCGCCGTTACCGCCGCCTTGGTTACCACCGCCCTGATACTGGCCACCACGTTGACCACCACCCTGACCGCCACCACCATACTGACCACGGCTAGACTGCTGACCACCCCCGTTGGCGTTCCAATCACGCGGGTTATACACATCACGCAGCGCTTCGAGGAAGACGTTAAATTCTTTCACGAAGGTACGCGCAATACGCTCATGGATTTCCAGATCCGGCACCGGCTGACCTTTACGCAACAGACGAACACCTTTGTCTGCGTACCAGGTGAAGCCGGCCATTTTCTTTTGTCCGTTAACATCGCCGCCCAGCTTAATGAACGGGATCAGATCTTCGCCGCGGCCGACCACAATCATGGCAGCGGGTTTGTTCTGGCTGTTGGTGATTTCGAACTCGAGGCTGCTTGCTTCTTTGTTGCGCAGGGCATCTTCCAGCGCATCACAAATCGCACGCAGGGTTGCGTACTTCATGGATGGGTAAATGCCTTCGCCTTTACCGAAGAAGTATTTGAAGGTCAAACCTTCGCATTCGCCATTGAACATGTTCGGCTCAATAGACATGGATTTTTGCTGGCCGCGTGCGTCTGGTTTGGTTTTCGGCAGAAGAGTTTTGTCTTTAAGAAACTTGTGGTTAAACGACATGATGACAGGTCCTTTTAGTTGTTGGTGTCGCGCTACACATCAATTGTAGGTGACGTAAAAATTTCGAGTTACTTGCTTAACCGGTCAATATATTCAATCAAGAACGGTTCGTTGGCGATACGCAATGTGGATTTAATGCGGCTCATTGTCGTCGATTGGTTCCAGCTAAACTTCGCTGCCACCTTCTCTAACACGCGGCGAGATTTCAAATCCTCTGGTGCAAACATGACCCCGTCTCCGTACAAGGTTAAGGTTGCTTTGTTAAAAGGAACGTTCTCTGGTTTCCCGTTCAGCTTGGTGTACCATTCCAGCTGCCCTTTCACTTTACCTGTATGGGATTCCAGCAACGCCAGTTTAGGGAAGTTCTTCTGCCAAAGCAGATCTATCGGTAAGTGGGTTAAACACACCGTATCCACGTTGTTTGAAATCTCCACATCGAAAAGCTTCGCTTCGAAAAGCTCGTCTTTGACTACCCGACGGTACACATCCATTTCGACGGAGTTGTAATGCGTCTGGTTCGGCGTGGAAGGATTCTTGAACTTGGCCTGAGGGAATTCTTTGTTGATGGTTTTGTACTGGCAGAGGTAGAAGACACATATGGTCGAAGGGGAGACGGCGGCTACCGTCTCCCGAATGGCTTTAACATCTTCTTCGATTGCCGCTAGGGCAATATCTGCATCTAGTTCTGCTTTTTTATCTTCGAACGCGTTATAAACGTTACGAAATAATGTACGCACATTCACAAAGATAGCGCGGAAGCTGTGAACCGGTGGCTCACCTTTATCTGCTGCATGTTCGCCCGTATGGAGCAAACCCTCAAACGCAAGGGACGTTGCAATGGACATGGGATATTCTAACCCAAATACCCGATCAACTGTCGATAGAGCCATTAGCTCTCCTCATCGTACTGCTTCTATAATCTCCGACACAATGTTCGGGTCATAGTCCAGCTCAGCCATTTCAGCGAGCATGATGGACTGCACGTTGTCTTGGTCGATAGTTTCGACTTCCGACGTGTGACTAAACGCCTCGACTAAAAGCTTCTCAACTTTCGGGTCGCGAAGTTTGTCTCCCTTGATATTAAATATGTATTCTTTTTTCCACCGCGCAACATGCTCGGCGATTGGGCTATCGAATGCATATTCAATCTTAAGACGCCCCACCTGCGGGTTCGGGGATTCGTCTATGCGTTTTAACGCAGCCAGACACGCTTGATAGTGCGCATCGTAATCATCCATGGCACGCACGGTTAACTGCATGCATGCCTCGGTGTTGACACGAAAGTACAGACGGGTATGCTCATCCGTAAAGTCCGCGATGGTAATACCTTTTTCTTCCTCCTCTCCCATGGAGAGGCGTTCTGGACTCCCAGTGACGCGAATGATACCGTTGAGTTTCGGGCGGTGGTCGTGGCCAATAACAATGACTCGTTTCGCACGCTTAACCCAAAACTTTTCATTAAACGATTTCTCGCTAAAAACAGGTAGCTGGAAATGAAAGCACCCATGCATGACAAAGAAATCCACTTTGTCAATACCACGCGTCTTCATGAGCTCCGCCATTTCCTGCTCTGTCTCGCTCGCTTTGGTGTTGTAATCATCCTGAACCCAACCTACGGTCATTTCCAGAACCGGGTCGTAGTGAATACCAATCCCGTCTAAATACAGCACATCAGCCCCAATCGCTTTGTTGATACGCGGCACAAACTTTGATTGGCCGTGGTCATGCGAGTGGGTTCCTTCCAAAATACGCAGCGCCGTGTTGGTTTCCTTACACCACTTTAATAACCAAGCAATGAAGTCCAATGCGTCGTGGGTATCCTCGGAACGAAGGTGTTTCGAGTCGTCGAATAAGTCCCCTACAATATAAATGGCATCTGCTGTATTTTTTAATTCGCTGATTAATGTCGTCAGCGTCGCGGCAATGTGAGAGGTGGGCACCCGCCCATGGAGCAGGTGCACATCGCCAAAAAAGGCTACTCTTTTACAGCCGACGAGTTTAGTGACCGCACTATAATGCGTCTCCATCGTCAATGGCATAACGTTCACGTTCCTTAGGCGCAGCAGCGACCTTTTCTTCCGGAGAGACTTCAGAGAGTCCTTCTGGATATTCAATTCGGCCATTGATACCGTAATGCTCGAAGACCTCGTTCAGCGTAGTGATGGTCTGGCGAGCACGTTCGAAGTTGATCCCGTACATAGCACGGTCGATTGCGCCAGCTGCACCGTTGATGAGCTGGTTAATCAGGATACCGCCATTCTCTGCGATAATTGCACCTTGCAATGCAATCTCGGTAGAGGCGTCAGACAACGACTGTTGGTTATCTTGCGCAATGATGGCTGGCCCCGGCATAAGGAGTGGGGGTAATGTAAAAAGTACGGAGCGCAGGTCATCGGTGAGGATTTCCAGCGGCACGTAGTTAGAACCGATGAACTCAGCCCACAGCAGCGGGTTGAAGGTGTCATCCAGCAGGCCGGTCAGAATCGGTAAACCCTGACGGCGGAAGGTAGAGTCAGAATAACGCGTAGCGCCTGTCAAATCGACGAAGGTCTTTTCCAAATCCTTTACCTCTTCCAGTTGAAACTTTTCAATTTCGTTGAGTTCACGGGTCATTCTTTGTTCTCCACATTAACGTATTTTTCGATAGAATAACGGTTTTCGCCTTCGGTCACTTCCACTTCGATATACAGGCGGTAGCGCACATCGCTTTCATCCTCTTGGATGACTTGGGTGTTCACCAGTACGCCATCGGGGAAGATGTTACCGTATAACGATTCGAGGTCTTTCTTCACCTCTGAACGCAGGGCATCCATATCCTGTTCGGTACGAAAGCGTGCATGTTCGAGAGATTTAATGTTCCCTTGATAGAGAACAGACTGGCTGAAACCCGCTTCGGTATAGTTGTTCATCACTTCACGGATTTTTTCTTCAGCAGTAACAGCCCAGCCACGAGTAGAGAGCGTCCCCACTACAATATCAGACATATCGAAACCTCAGAAAAAAAGAGGGGCCGAAACCCCTCTTTGTTATTTAATAGCAGGACGCGTTGTATTCGGAGTAGGGATCGGAATCTTCCCAGTCCAAATCACGCGCACGACTCCAGCAAATCTGCAAATCAACTTTGTTGATACGAGAGAGTTTGTCCTGACGTTCTTCCGGCAGCACCCAGTTAAACAGGTGAGTCGGATGATATTCAGTTACCATGCCATCGGTCGCTTCACGATAGTTTGCATCGGTGTGCATATACGCATTACCGCGGAACTGATCGTGTTTGGAGAATCCATTTTCAAACCCTGCTGCCATATTGTTGTTGTACAACGTACGGTACTCAGGCATCGCAACCAAGAACGGCTGCATGACTGGCGGGGCCATTTGGAATTCGCCTAACTCTTCTAACTGACGCACGATATCTGCACCACTGGAGAAACGCATCTTACGCGCTGCGGCAGAGGTCAGACGGAACAACTCAATGCTGGCTACTTTTTGGACTTGCTGCTTAACTTTATCCACGAAGTCAGTGGCAAACGAATTGATATCGAATGTACTGTTCAGGAAGTTCGCAGCGTCACCGGTAATCTTCGTAAAAGCTGTACCGGGTTGGTCCCACATGCTCATGTAATACTCCTCAGTGGTTAGCCAGAGCTTCTAATAATACGGCGTCGAGCGGTGTGCCCATTGCAGTGTCTTCTTCCTCATCAGCAAGGAAGTTGTTCTGCATGCTGATGACCTCATTGTGCAAGACCATCCCGTGGGCAACTTCATCTACGTTTGTCGCAGACATGAAACCATTGTCCGGACGGTAACCCATTGCCAAATCCATTTCGCGTTTATCCACTGGACGCCACACCATCAACTGGTCACCATCGAAGTCGGCGTTCATCATCTTGATGGCGCGTACAGAGATACGAATCGAACACTGATTCACATCTTTGATGACTTTGGTAATCCAGAAGGTTTCGACGGACAGCTGTACCAGCGTCGGGTTACGCAGCATCACAACCATGATACCTTTGCCACCCGGCGATTCCGCAATGAGTTCGTCCAGAATCTCATCAATCTCACGGTCGTATTGCATACATGCAAATGCGATTCGCGTTTCGCACTCACGAGCAGTATACCCACGACTCATCAGTTTATTCTCGATGTCAATGGACATCAAGTTTACCATCCAGCGCCAAGGTGCATGCAAGTCCCAAGTGCTGTGCGGCTCGGAGATAGGTGAAATTGTTGCACGTCCACCAAACGGAATAAAGGTCGAACTGACTTTCGAACGGTAGACCCCCGTTTTCTGCGACAGTGTTTCTTTGCGCAGGTCATTGTAGAAATACGCCAGCTGGCGGTTGGCTTTAATCGCACGTCCCAACAGGAAACGAACATCGAGCGGTGTCTGACGGGTATAGATAGACGCAATGGTTTTCACCGCATCAATCGCACCCACAAATACCGGGTCAACGCTCAGCCCACGCTGTGTCTCTTCCGCCACGATAAACTTGGACGTGATAATCGGTAAGTGTCTGGAGAATATCGCCCCTGCCTGTTCAGCAAAGAACTTAATCCAGCGCTCACGATCACGTTCCGGTTCACCGTTGGTATTTCTACCCACGTTCATGATTTTATCCCAGTTCTCTTTCTTAACCAGAATTTCAAATACACGACCATGGTGTTCGTAGAAGTTTTCCATCCCACGGACATAGCAGTTCTCTTCCAGTACCGCGATAGCAGACTGCATCCGGGATGGGACTTGGTCGGGCAGCTTATAATGCGGGTCAATTAACCACATCATCAAGTCTGCACCACGCTCCAACGTATAGTTGGCACGTTCGAACTTCTTCAGCTGCGTCAGGCCGCCAAAGTTCGCATTAAACAATAACCAGAAACGCGGATTAATGAACGCTTGCATTTCGGTCGGCGCTTGCAGCCACACTTCCGACTCGAGTCGGTTTTCCGTGACCACGAAACCGCAGCTTGGGCATTTATTCCCAAGGTTATAACGGTGCGCGGTTGGGTGCTCACAATGAATGCTGCAAATCGGCGTGTTGTTCAACTTCTCATTGACAATACGGTTCTGCAATAACGCGTCAATGTGTTCCGTGACGACGCTACTGTCGAACTCACGTGCAATGTCGTTGATAACTACGGGCGGTTTAATTCCCTTTGCACGCGACTCCAGCATTAACTGGAAGTAGTAATTGTCGAGGTTTTCTATCTCGCCTGAAATACCGTAGTATTCAGCAGTTTGCTCACTCATTCTTACTCCAACGAAAAAAATAGCAGATGAAAAGGGGGAGAGGTTTTATCCTCTCCCGTCTTTAATCACAGTCGGTTATTACATGTTGAAATAGCCAGACTGCTGAGCGAAGTCGAACGCGTTGTTGGTAGACACGCCACCAACACCAGACATTACGAACAGGTCGCCAGTGTTGTTGTAGAACGGTACGGAATCCGCAACAGACATTGCGTTCACACCGGTCAGCTGCAGCAGGCCACACGCATCAACCGCTTCGTACAGGAACTTCGCGAAGGTGGTGTTGATGGAAATCTGAACACCTTCACCGGTCGGAATCGGATCGTTGCCAGAGAACAGGCTGTTAGCCAGCTGAGCCAGGTAGATACGCTGCTGCTTAGGCTGCATGTTACGATGTTTGTACGACTGAGCACGGAAGTATTTCAGCACTTCAGCACGGTCGTCGCCCAGCGCAGTGGTAGTGCGCAGCAGGTCCATATCGGAGTATGAACGCATGCCGTTAGAACCACGGTACACACCTGCCACGGTCGGTACAACACCGGAGACGATGTGGGATGCAGACAGAGTTACAGTCGGGCCACCGAACGCAATACGCAGGCCGTCGGAGAACTTGTTACCTTCAACAACCGGGAACATGTTGTCCAGCAGAGCCAGCAGAGTTTCCAGCGCGTGCTGCTTGTTCTGTGCAACTTCTGCAATCAGACCAATCAGACCACCGATGCCGTTACCTGCACGGTGCTCAACTACCAGACCAGCGGTTTCGTAGCAGAACTCACGCAGGAAGCGCTCAGCTGCTTCGACGGATTTGTCCATCGCTTTCCAGTCGGTGTTAGACACGTCTTTGCCCCAGTTCACGTTCTGAGCCAGTGCAGAGATTTTACGCGTCTTACCGTCCAGGGAGTTCTTGATGAAGTCCATCCAGCCACCCATTGCTGCAGTTTTCGCAGCCACTGCCAGCATCAGAATCTGACGCTCAAACGGTGCGTTCGCAGTCAGCGTAGAGGAGTCCATCAGGCTGATAACCAGCTCCGGGGAAATCTGACGCATGTCTTTGATGCTGCCGTCTGCGTTCTTCACCAGACCGGTGTAGCGCAGGTTAGCGTAACCAGCAGCCGCACAGTTCGGGTACTGCTGAGCATTGGTACCTGACATCAGAGTCGGGGTAGTGTTCTGCTGCAGCGGAACGTGAGACAGTTTGATGCCGAAGTCAGCACGTTGTGCGTGACCGTTCACATCCAGAACCGCGCCTTCGCCGATGCCGCCAACCTGAGCGATGAACTTGTCATTTTTGGTGATGACGAGTTTGCCCAGAATACCGGAAGCACGACCGAAGATGCTGGTCATCATCTGGCCCATGATGGACAGAGCACGCTCACGGGTCAGAGCCAGGTCCAGATCAGGGATGGTGTTGATGCTGATGAAGCGCGGGTCCTGAGACAGGCTGTGGGTAGTTTTCAGCGTTTTCGCAACAGTGGCGATAACGTCTTTGTTAATCAGGGAAGCGATAGAGTAGTAATCTTCCTGATTATTGTTTACCACCAGACGCAGGGACAGGCCCTTCTCGAAGAACACGATACCGAACAGCGGGATGCCACGCAGTTCACCAGCGACGTATGCCGCAGAACCGAATTCGCCAGTTACCGCATCAACGGTACCGACCTGGAAGTTCGCCAGATACTGGTTTTCTTTGGCGGCTTCTTTAATCACTTCTACGAACTTGCCAGCCTGCGAGTTTACAGAGCTCCACTCAAAGGCCATGTTCATCTCGTTAGCGGTGCCAACAGAGAAGCCAGACACGTTGCCCGTTGCAGCGTTATTGTCTGCAGAGGAAGTGTTAGCGTTTTTCTTTTCGTCGTGAAATTCTACCATGGTATTTATTTCCTATTTATAGAGATTGAATGATTTACTTTGAGTTAACTCATGAGAATAAAATATGTTTGAATAATCTTTCAATAACATTACCCAAACATGTAGAACGGTTTTAAGCGCTCTGGTTCAATAGAATAAAATCTATCTGTAAAATTTTAGAGTGTCGCCGTGCGATAGTATGACCACCCTTGAGGAGATATCATCATGTTCAGTAGTGCGGATATCCAGCAGAGCATCATAAAGTCCCGCAACGTAGACCCTACGTCCATAACTATTGCATCTGTTGTAAAAAATAATCAGAGACGTATTCGTAACCGCGTCGAGATGATGCAGACCCGTGTGGATTCCGACCACTTACTGGCCAAGATACTTGCCACCATTGGGTTCGCACCCGACGCGAAGTACGACGACATTTATTGGGCATGCCGACGCAAGTTCATCAGTATCGGCAACGCCATGCGTTTAGTCTCTCCCGGTCACCCCGGTGAAATTCACGTGGGGGAGTTTATACAAGGGCAAGCGGAGTTGATTGCTTTATCGATTCAACCAATCGACCCCAATACCCCATGGCGAGAACTACAGCCGGTTCGTTACCTCTACCACGACTATACCAACCTGAACTGGCAGATGGGTACGAAGAACGGTGGGCGCGGAATCAGCTATATCGAAATCAATATCGTAGCACTTGTCTGGCAATACTTCCAAGCCTACAAATACTACCAGCGGAACAAGGAGCACGGAGGCATTAACCTCTATACATATCTTTATCGGTATGTTGTTTATCGAATGCTGCCATCCTACATGGACTTGGCGGTATTCAACCGACACCGCTTCTTTGCCAATGAACAGGAAATCGAAAAGGATGACCCGTTCAACGACTACCCCATTCCGATGCTCTCCCCACACGTTGACCGTAATGTGCGGATTATCGCCCAACGGTTAAAGGAAGGGAACCCGCTACCCGGAGTCGTCATGAACCACCTGTTGATGTACTTCAATGGCAAAGGCAGTGCATTGGGGTTACTCGCTGACGAATCGTATTCCCAGACTAACCAACAGCGCTGGTTCTACCAACTGGTGAACCTGAACTTTATGGCGTATGTGGTGCAATACGACAACCCGGTAATGGCTCGCTACTACCCGACACTCGTTCGAGAACTGAGGAACTTCTTCCAGTTACGGTTCACTGAACGTCTCCCTCCTTCGGTAAGACTTACCTTGGATCAGAATGTCTTTAGTAAGTTAAATAAAGTGATCGGATCATAGCTACCCTACCTACCCTTCTGGGGTAGGTAGGTATCTTTTCTTTTTTAAGTTTTTAGATCGATCTAGTTACTTGGGATCTGATCTACTAAGTTAATAACCTAAATATTTATTAAATTAATAGATCTAATTTACTACTACCTAATTATCCCCATATATATACATATTACCCCCTCCCCCGTAGGCCCCTCCCCCGTGAAGGGAAGTTGCATATAATAAGAGATAAAACGATCACTCCAAAAAACCACTTTCGAGGAATCATGCGGGTTTGTCTAAAAAATCCCTATCCCAGAAAACCGGGATAGGGTACCTTTTTAATGTCTTTCGATAATCAGTGGGATGCGATACGCTTCACACAAGTCACGAATCGGACAATCGGTAATCGTTTTGATTGCCGTATTATCATCACCGTAAATCGTTCTCCCTCCGTCATCAGAAATACGGATATCCGTTTCACAGACGAACAACGACACGAGTTCCTTCGGACGACTGGTCGTCAGTTGGTAAGGAGCTTTGTCGCTATACACTGGCCGTGTCAGCTTGCACATGTGCTTCACTGTCGGGTGTCCGTAAAGCAGGTAGTTCAGGATTGCTGCTTCAGGTGTAGGATAAGCGACAGACGCCAATTCAGGCGCCGCTGCATCCACATCTTTGCAGAAGTAATACTTTTCCATATTGTTCCTTAATCGATCAGCTCCCCGTAGTAGTCACTTAACAGACGGGTACGATCTTCGTCAATCATAAACACACCCAAGCACTCCAGTACATGATAGTACGGCTCCACGGTAGCAAAGGCAGTACGACGTGAGTTCGCTGCCTTGACCAGGTCAGCCGGAATCCCGTAGTTACTCACCAGATAGTCTGGCAGCATCAGTGTGGTGTATTTACGTTTCGGGTTTTCTTCAAACCACTTCTCCGCACCCGCTTTGATGATAGGGTCTTCAATTGAAGCTAACCAATCAGCGATTTGGGTTTTGTTCTCGAGGTTGACCGGTAAACGTACAGCTTCGTACGGCGGCTCATCGATGTAACCATACTTCGGCCCGAAGATGGTGTTGTACATGCGGTGGTAGTGGTAGTTCTTTTCATCATCGTCCGCATACGCACTGCGGTCTTTGATGTTGGTGGTTTTGAGGTAATCTGACCGGCCGGCTTTAACGGTACTGGCCACCTCGTGTTCGATTTCTGCAACGCGGTGCAAGACAGGCAAGATTTCAATCTGTTCGCCTGAGGCCACCGTCTTACAGAACTGCTTAATGGTTTTCTTAAACTCATTCATTACAACCGGCGGAATGTTCGAGGTACGTAAAGACACGCCTTTCACTTCCAGCTCTGGGTCTTCCAGCAACTGCCCTTCCTGAGCGGTAATTAATGAGAAGTAGTGCTTGGCTTTGGTGGTCAATGCAAAGGAGTCGAATTTGAATTCGTTCTTCGCTGCATACAAGAAGATACGGTCGGTGTGAACGCCCATATTCTTGGACATGCTGGCCATAAGGTGACGCATGTGCTGCGTTGCCAAATAGATAATCATGTCGGACACACGAGTGGCCTCTTCACCGAAGTAGGTTCCCGTATACCATGTAGCCCACCACTGTGCTGTCATCATCGTGGAGTCGGTATCGGATACCACACCCACTTTACGTACCACGTCCGGCATACGCGCAATATTGACAGGCAGGTTCTTGTTGGTCAACAGAACCTTAATGAACTTCGAATACTTCCCGATAGTTTTCTGCAGGAACAAACCAGTACGAATCAGTTGTTTGAATTCGTCTTGTTGATCCCACGGCAGCCACTTGTCGGTGTTTTCATCTTTCTTGCGCACGTCCCCGAAGGACTTGCCGACTGGTACCACGTCCGTACGGAACTGAGACAGAACAATTTTCATGTCGCCGTCAATGGTCTTCAGTGCTGCATCCCAATCGGTCACTTCTTCTTCAAACACTGCTTTGCTAATCAGTGCTGTGAAGAAGTCACGCATCATACCGTCGTTAAACTTGGCCAGATGGAACAGGTCACCCATGTAAACCAATGCCGCACGTTCCAGACCCGGAGTGTTCTCAACGTACTGGCGGATTTTCTTATCTGCTTCTGGGTTAATCCAGTAATCGTTAGACGAGTAATGGATAACTTCCATCGTTTCATCAACGGTTGGAATGTGCAGATTAAACTCTTCCACAATCTGACCGAACTCACGGAAGTCAGTGAGGGTACCGATAGACAGGAAGTGGTCGATAACACGGTTCGGGGTGTCGTAATGACGACGACCACCCAACAGACGTTCGTTGGCTGCGTTTGCAAACGAAGTTGCAGTACGGCAGGTTGACGTCAATACCGAGTGTGACGACTGGTTGTACAGAATGGTGTACGGTGAACTGAATGCACCGGACGAACCGTTGTTCAGGGTTTTAACGGCGTTCTGCTCGTTCTTTTTGTTGATGTGCAGTACCGCATTACCCGCTGCCTTCGCGGCAAACATTTCCCCTTTGATTACCGCACGCTTCGCCACGTTCTGTTCCATGAACTCAGAGAGCTTGGAGCGTTTAACGGTTTCAGGTAGGTAGAAGGTTAAAGATGGTGCGCTAATCAGTTCTTTCGCAATAACCGTTTTGAAGAGTTTATCAATTGTAACGAACTTCTCTTCGCGGTCACCGGTCTTCTGGTTACGAACGAACATGCGAACGTTTGGAAACTTGTGTTCTAACTCACCACCATCTTTAAACATCTCATTGACGTTAAAGCGAATGGTTTCAATATCATACTCATGCCCAGTTTGGTTGTCGATGTAGTGACTAATTTGTTCGAAGTACGCATCGACAACGTCGATATCGCGGTCGTACTCTTCCTTGTCTAAACGGAATGGTGATTCGTAATCAATAGACATGTAGACCCTCTAATCTTTTTACAGCCTCTAAACTAAGGGGCTCAATCGTAAAAAAGGGCCGAAGCCCTTTTAACATTTTACTAACAGCGGCCAGCACAGATTATTACGTGTGATGAAATAAACGCCGGTGTCGTCAATCTTTCTATCTTGCAGCTCTTTGGTTTCACCCTGCCTGTTCCAACCACGATGATGGATGGTGGTCTTTTCAGCGTAATAGAGCTGGTCAACGCAACCAACATCACCCGGCTCTAAACGGCCGAAGTAAGACGTGAGTCCTTTACCCAGTTGCCAATCAAGTAACGCACCGAGTTCCCGCGTCCACAGTTCGGTTTGTTTATTGATAACACCCATCGCAACCGTCTCGCGCAGTTTCCGGCGCAGGGAAAGCTCAAGCGCACCCAGCCAAATCCACACCATGGCCGTTGCCCCGTAACCACCCGGACTTTCATCGGTCAGGTTGACAATCGCCGGTTCAAGGCTCGCTTCAAACGTACCCGTGAATTTAGTCATAGAGACTTTATCGCCGATACCCGGAATACGTTTAAGCGTACGCAGGTCATTAAAACGAACCCGATGGGTCGTGCTTTCCTCCACGTTGTCAACATGCTGAATATTGAGTACCAGTACCGGTTCATCAATACAGTCGATCAGCATAGAGGTAATGACCCCATATTCGGTACTAGCACGTGGTCGGTTCATTTTTTCTCTCCATCAGTCGGGACTTAATTAGGATGGCACGCAGCGCATGGGTTTCCAGTTGCATCGCGGTGATATCATCACCGCCAGAGCGCATGCGGAGTAGCTTTGACTTTCGCTGCAGTTCTTTAATGCCATGGTCTACCAGCCAGTTTACCGCAAGTTTCTCATTCTCAGACATCTTCGCTTTTGATTCGAAACGCTTCACACCGTAAATGGTTTGCAGCGGGTATTTGCGTATGGTGATGTGGTCACCCACCGCCACGCTATGCTCTTTAATCGAGTGCATGAACTCCAGAATCCCCATGTGGTAGATAAAGTGCGCTTCGGGGTCGGAGTCGGATTGAATCGTGATGTCAAGCGAAACGATTTCCAGATGCGGATCGTCACGATGATGTAAGTTAGTGGTGCCCGTTTTAATCACGGTGCCTGAGAATGTGTCCAGCTTTAAGAAGTTGTAAATCGTTTTTAATTTCATGATGACACCGCGGTTAGGTTTATTCGACACATTAAACCAGCCAAGCGTAAAAAAAGAAAAAAAGAAACCCAGACCCCGTTAGGGAGTCTGGGCTGAGTTAGACTCAGTCAAACAATCATTATTCTGCATACTAAATTACTGAATACTGTATTGGTCTTCTTGACCCTCAGGCGGCGACCACGGTTTTGGGAACTTCTTACCGAAGTCTAAGCCTTCACCTTCGCCAATCTTCAGCAACGTTTTAAGATGGTACTCGCCCTGTTTGTTCTTCTGCAGGATGACGGTGTCACCGATGCGAAGGCCCCGCCAGAATTTGCGGTCAAACCAAATGCGTGCCGTATAGTCACGACCCGTATTCGTAGCGGTTACAGTAACGGTGGGTTTTTCGGGGTCGGTGTTATACGCGCTTACAACGCCTTCTATGCGATTCATGGGTATCCGGTTGCTGTGTGTGCCAAAAAATAAAGGGGCCGAAGCCCCTTAACCTTGTACTTCAATGACCGTGATGACGACATCATTCAGTCCGCGTGCTGCGAGGGCTTTGCGAATGTGTTCGATTTCATCGACGCTGTCAATCTCAACGGTGCATTGTGCTTTAATCTTTTTCACCACGGTGATGTTGCGAATCCACGCATCAGCCGCGACACGCTGCTTACCTTCACTGTCTACGAACACAATGAAGTTGTACGCCGTCAGGTTATTGGTCGGCTGCGCTTCAAGGGAAGAGTAGATGTTCTGGTGAATAGCGTTGACGTCCTCAATCTCCATGGCCATCTTGTAGCCGCAGGAAGTACCGAGCACCTCAACGTACTGCTCGGTGCCGAGCAGTGGCGTATCGTACGTGATGTTGACTACCGAGCCATGTGGCACGGTGCTGATATCAAACATTTAATCCTCCATCGTGAGGGAAAGTTGGAACTTGACTAAGCGCGATTTATCACTGAACGTGAGGCGCATCAGTCCCCCTTTGAAATCTTTCTGGTGTCGCTTCATAAAAAATGCCAGCGGGTCTTTATACCCTTCGTGAATCGACTGAGCAACACCACGGGCCACACGATCGGCAAAGTAAACGGACAGCAGTCCAGCGTCTTCCGCATGACCAGCGCTGTTTTTGTGCAGGCCATGAATAATGCGCAGACCTTCGGTGTAGTCATCCTCACGCACATCTGAAGAGATGCCTTGGTCAAATTCCCACGCCCGGTATTCGTCCGATACGGTTTTCATGAAATCGTGCAGACGGATACGGATGTCCAACGGTACGACGAAGTTATACTGCTGCAGGATGGAGTTGGAAATACGCGACGCCAGCTCTTCGTAGAACTCCCCTTCGCCCGGAACGATGGCTTCGAGGTTTTCTTTACTGAGGTTAACCAGACAGACTTGTAACTGGCGTTGCCAATTTTCCATTAACTCCATGAACGGTTCGGAGTCCTGCAGATAATCGATGATACCGTGGTCCTGATACACCGGCCCCACAATAACGATATTGTACTTACTCATTTTCAACCTCTGGTTAACCTGCACTTATACAGGTTGAATAAAATGTAAAAAGTTAGGTCATAATGAAAAGGGGCGTTCCACGGTGATGAGAGTATCCGATGGTCCTTTAATAACTTGACCGATGATAACATCCTTGCGATAGAGCATGTCCATCGCGCCGAGTATAGTGACGAGTCTATCATAATTAAAATAGCTGGGTTGGAAATCTCCCCATCCCGTCCCCCACATCTTTATCGGAATAATCGAATCGTTCGGAAACATTCTTTTGATTATGACCGCAAGTCTGCCACATGTAATAGGCGGTGCCGTAAACATGGCAAACTCACCCTCACCGACCTGAGCATTGACCGTGAGGTTACTAACAAAGGTTTGCGCTAAAATAAAGATAAGCGCGTGAGCCACCGGCTCACGCATACCTTCCTTTAGCATGAAGTCAACCGTCTCCGTAACGTTCTTACGGGGAATGATGTCTTCAAGAGTCAGGATTAATTTCATACGTCACATACAACGACCATGGTAAAGAGGTCGTCGCCTCTGTAGTCAACGTACTTACCGGGGAACATCGATTTAATCACACTGACCAGCCCTGTCTGCGAGAACAGTTCTTTGTTCAGCAGCTCAACATAGCGACTGGTCACTTCGACTGTATCCGCTTCCGTTGAATCAATGGTGAATGGGAGAATGAAAGTGCTGAAGTCGTTATCGATTAAATCGTTAGGGTCGTCATCGCCCAACGTGAATCCAACAACGTCTTCAGGTTGTCCGGGCGGGTTCCAGTTCACGACCAACGGCCCCGTCTGCAGGTCTAACGGTTCAACATTGTCGACACCGAAGGCTTCTAAGAAGACCTGTGAACTGCCACTCATGGCACCCGCGATATACGCGTAGGCAAACACGCGATAAAAATTGGCGTCGTCGAAAACCTCGACATTGACCCCATCGAGGCCAACAACAAGGTTTTCGCGAATGAGAGCTGCGAAGCTCTCAATACCGTAGGCGTGTATTGCATCCATCGCTGAATACATCACACGTGTCATAGGCTCGCTCCCAGACGTCCAGCCAGCATGTCGAGTTTCGTCGACACTTCCGGACCGAGTGCACGAACCACCGCCGGATCTTCGTACTCAGGCAGTTTGACCACGCCGTAGCGCAGTACGAACTCCACTGAGCCAGAACCGTCGCCACAGTAACGGGCCGCTACCCACTGTGCATGACGAGTGAACCAGAAATAGGTGCCAGTAATCGCGCTGATGTACGCACGTACCAGCTGACCCACTAAGCGTCCGTACTCCAGCGCTTGTTCCGTCGTCAGGATAACTTTACGTTCCGCCATTTCACGATGGATGTACTGCATGGTGCTTTCCATCATGGTTGGGATTTCGTCGTTATCTTCACGCAGCATCAACACATAGTTGAGCATTTTGTTGACGTCTTCACAAACCGCCGCGAGCAGAGAGCCCGGGTCGAATTCCGTTAACTGCCCTACCAGATTTTGGTAGTCCGGAATCAGGTAATACTCGTCGCGAGTGTCTTGCATGTTAGGCTCCTGTGATAAATGCCCAGATAGGCCCTGTGACAGGCTCCATCATTGTGTATGGATTAATAGGTACCGGGATGGCGTCTTCCACCGCGTGGAAGACATCGCGTGAATTACCCAATTCGCTTTCTAACAGATTGAAGGCTTGCGGGAAACAAAGGATAAAGTCCATGTCCCGGGCATAGCGTTTCAATGCTAACTGCGCCGAACAAAATGTAATGTGTCCGGTGCGGGTGAGTAACTCGAGCAGAACAATTTGCCGGACCAAGTGGTCATACTCACCAATGGACAGGTAAAAATCTACACTGTCCCCACCCGCCTTTGTCATCGGAGCACGTAATGCCTGATAGACGGGAGACAAGTCGAAATAAATTACCCGATGGGTAAGCTTAACCATCATACCTCCTCGACCGGTGCGGATAATAGCGAAGAGCTTTTCCGTCGATACGATAGTAAACGCGATACCCTTTCGGGATACCCATACACCCGCGCATGGCCCGCATTAACTCAAGGCCGATGAGTCGGGATAACTCCATCCGCGCTTCACGGATGTATGAGCAAACCAACCGATGAGTGAAGGCCATGTCGAACGCCCCCCACTCATTGAAGGTTTCTAAATAGTTTGGGAATAAGCCGTGCAGGATGTCTTTTAAAAGAACGTGACGTTGGTACTGAGAGAATAAATGGTACTCTCGTTCATCATCGTCCAAAATCAGGGTTGTCCAGGCGGTGGTTAGAATTACATCAATGCCCACCACCCTTTCCGCTGTCAAATCGGCCATCGGGGAATTGTTCCATGTAAAATTTGTGTCGGATGTCGCCGTGGATTTTAAGATTCAGCGCACGGACTCGTTCTTGAGCGTCAGCCACAATTGACAGCTCAGCTATAGCATAGCGGTTGAACTTGTCACCTAACACGCGGCGAATCATTAATTCTATTTGGTCACGGAATCCAAGGAACGCATTGTTGTACGCCATGTACGCTAATTCCACATCTTCGGGGCGACGGACAATCACATCCGGAACATGTATCAGTGGCGCCGTCGGGTCAAACAGTTGTGAGCGTACCGTTTTCACAACCACGTGACGGACAGGGCGAGCTTCCCCATTGGCTTGCATCATTTCAAACAGCAGCTCAGGATTAATGAACTTCGCTAACAACTCTTCCGGTGTAAAGCCAACGATTGCTTCAACGGATTTGAACGTGTGGAACAGTGCACAATTGAGCATGTCAACTGTCATCTGCTCTTGGTCACGCGTCCTCATGCGCAACGCATCGGCATAACCTGTTTTCTGAATCGCATCCCAGAACCAACCATGTACGTCAGCTGGGTAGAATTTAAAGTTGTACATGCGACTAGTGCTCCGTTAATTTCTTTGAATAGCAGAGGCGCTTCTTCACCTAGGATGGATATCATGTACCATAGGTCAGTTGCGAAGAACGCTTCGGCGAAAGTATTGTACGCATCACTTACCTGCAAGTGACGCCCCGGGTAAATCAAATTCTCTATGGCTTGGGCCAGCTCGATGAGTGACAAATAGCGCACTGCGTAAACGCGGCCCATTGCTGTTAAATCTACCGGAGGTATGTATAGAATAATTTCAGACATAGAAACTCCACATGTATACTGCTTCCTACAGATAATATATGTTTCTAATTAGATTGACTGAACCCCCAAAGAATGGGTCGGTGTTGTAAAAAACATTTCCCGTGTGGGGTAGGGTTATCCAGATGCTATGAACCCCGCACAACGACTTCCAGGAGCTTATAATGAGTGCCATCGACGCATGCCTCAGAATGATACGACGGAATATCCCGAAACCGATTCTGGACGCGACTTTCATTGAACCCGGAATGCGTTTATTTGGCGCACCGGCCTCAATTGAAAACCAGATTGTGGAGAAGGTCTTAAAGGATACTGTTATCCCCGACCTGTCCCAATTCGGCCAGTTAAAAGAAATCGAGCTTTCAGGGTTGACCTACGAGCAAGACCCACACGACCAGTTTACCCGTATCTACCGGATTTCGGAAGAGCAGACGGGTGGTAAAGATATTATCGCTGCCCACTTAGCCGGAACCCCAGTAGCCGGACAAGCTTACACCATGCCACCGGCCGGATCGTACTTAACCGGTTCGACGTCAGGGGTGGTCTCCAGTACCGAGCAAATGCTGAACTCGCACTCCGCAATGCCACGACTGACATCCTCTGAAGTGATTGTGCTGGGCCCGAACACGGTGTCGATTAAAGACCCGGGGATGTTCCAGTACGGTACCCGTTTGAAAGTCCGTACCAAGTTCTCACCTGAGCTGAACGAGATTAAACAACCGTTCTACCCAGCCGTAGCACAACTGGCATCGTGGGCGACCAAGCAGTACATCTACAACCACTTGTCACTGGACTTGGACATCGCCCGTTTAGAAAACGGTGTGTCGTTCGATAAGTTCAAAGACTTCGTGGAAGAATATCGCGATGCCGGACAATCGTACGATGACCAGCTGCTTGTGTGTAAGCGTGCTCTCATTCACAACGATGACCAAGGTAACCGCGATAACTACCGTAGCGGTGGTCGTTTCGCAGTATAAAAAAATAAGAGTAGCTACTCTCCCGTTGGGGAGAGTAGTCTTTTCTTTTTTCATCCACCGAATACCGACTTCAGGTGAAGTGCCGTACCGAGTTGCCACGCTTCGCCGTTACGCACAACTTCAGCCTGCGCGTTAATGAAACGACGCAGTGAAATCAGGTGCTCTGCTGGACCAGCGATAGGCAGGTCTTCGCTACTGACAGTGACTGCATTAATCGCCTCCACAACATCTTCATGTCCTGCAGTGGTACGCCAGTCAATTTCAACTGGGCCCTTCAGGGATGGCTGCTGTGTGTTACGAACCTCGTCCGGATGCAGAGCAAAGCCCCACTCAATTCCCGTCAGGAATTTCTTATCCAGTTCTGATTTCGGTTTGATGTTGGCAAGGTCGTCCGGGTGGAGTCGAACCACATCCACCGGGCTAATCTTTCTACCCATTGTTTTTCTCCTCACGCGGAAGTTAGTGTACAGTATTCAGTGGGAAACGGTTATAGTTACGAACCATGTAATAGTAGTCAAGCAATGCAGCGAAGACTGACTCATATGTATCCTCTTCACGCAGTAGCTTATCGACCAGTGACCGCAGTAAGTAGTCCAGATGGTCTTGATTTTTTATCATTGTAGACACGTCAGCTAACGACAATGCTGAGTGGCACTCTACTACGTCAGGCAGGTCGAACTGAACCCGTTCCTCCACGGTTGTCATTTCATCGGAAAAAGTCTTGAAGTACGGAGAGGTGACCAAAAAAGCCATGAATGTATTATACTTGCTTCGGTCATAAACCACTTCACGAGGAATCTCACCCGCCCTCAAGTAGTCAAAAAAGTTTTTCATTGCGCAATCTCTCCTTTCTACTATATCAAACAGGTGAACTGTAAAAAATGTGCGTCTAGACGGCCATCTCATAAAAAAATAAAGAACCCCACCGAAGTGGGGTCTTTGTATTAGCAGTCGAACATATACTGCGCTACTACATACTCTGGCAGGTAGAACGCATAACCACCGTGGACATCCTGACCGAAACCGCCGAGGTTGGTATCAGTTTTGACAATCGGGAACTGACGGTCGAAGAGCTCATCCGGATGTCCGACCGGGCCACATGGCCAAACCTGCGGCCAGTCACTGGACATTTCATCCGGGAAGCCGAGGTCTTCTTCCAGTGTTTGACGCCACAGGGCATAACCGTCTGACGCTTCCGGTAGAGGCAGCCAACGGAACATACGCATGAAGTACAGATGTGCCGACTTCAGCGTGTGGGTACGCTCGTGCTCGTCCAGTACACCGTTTTCAATGAAGCCGATATACGTGGTTAAGTCGCGGGAGATATTCATCGCCGCTTCTTTTGCACTGTAGTACGGAGATTCACGGAATGCCTGCAGCCATTCACGGGCTGCAGCCTGCAGCCCCGGCTTATCGATGCAAACCAATTGGCCCTGTTCGACTTTCCACGACAGCTCGTCAACCTTCTCGAAGAACTCACCGAAGTGTTCGAGGAACGGCAACCCGAACGCCGCGTGTGAGGATTCAATTGCGGCGCGCAGGTCGATGTTTTTGTAGTTAGGGTGATTTTGCCAGTGGCGCACTTCTTCCGGGATGAATTCCGGCACGTCGATCTTGCTGACGCTGGTGCGATTCTGGAAACGACGCTCCAGTAGAGAAACGTCCAGCTCGCCTTCGCGCGCTTCACCTTCCAGATTGTCATAATCGGTACCGATAACGATAATCGGTTTATCGAAAAGAATGGCAATCATCAGACGACCCGCGGTACGGAGCATCAATGCACGTTTATCCGGAACGTGGTTATAATCTCTGAAGTAGTTATTAAAACGTTGAGACATGTCTTAGCCCTTGTAATAGAATTTGAAGGTATTGAGGAGTTCGATTTCCTGCACGTTATCTTTGATATCGAACAGGTCGGCGGTGAGCAGCACTGTGTCGTGATACTCACTGAAGATAACATCAGTGGTATACTTTTCAGGCTTACAATCCGGCACAGGTGTCAGTTTTTCGAGCGAAATAACATCGCCGTCGATATTTTGGTACAAGAACGTGACGCGTGGGAGAGCGTCCGAAACAATGTCCGATAAATCAACCAGCATATCGATTTGTCTCATCTCGCCAAGGAAAGGCAGCTTAACAATCATCGACTGCTTATATTCTTTCCACGTACCACGACGAGGAATATAGTGCGCGAGTACATGGCGGTCTTGTTCCCAACCCAACGCACCGTTTATATCGAATTTAACCTTGCCACGCGCCAACAATGTTGCTTTGATGAACGCAGTGATCTGGCCCAGCTTGTCAGAAATTTCTTCGTGCTGCGGCATCGCGGTGAACGCTTGCGACACAGATATATATTGGATACCCAGCACTGACAGGTTAAACTGGATTTCCCCATCTTCACGGACGCAGATACAGTGTTGATTTTCATGCACGTAGGTTCTGATGGCCATACCGAACACTAACGCAAACGTCATCGTGCTCACGGCATAACTGTCGGTATAGACGTAGCCCCCCAAATCAAGTTTACACAAATTGCGTTTCACCGGCGGACGTGGGCCTTCACCGTCTGATGAAATTCTGACCTGATAAAGCTTCTTACCGTTCAGAACATCTTGTGCCAGTTGCAGGATTGCTTTGCGTTCAATTGCAGTTGTATCCGATGAATCGAGAACGGCATCGTTATCCAATACACCGAGCTGGCGAAGTAAAAGGGACTGCGATGACGACATGTGAAAGTTACGTAATTGATCTTCGAGATGTGACATTAGAATAGTTCCATAGCAGTGGATGTATAGTAAGAGGGGGTATCGTAAAAAACCCCCGATTTATTACAGCGCTTTCACAGCATCGCTAACTGGGCGATGCGGGTAGAGTCCTTTGAATTCCATCATCTGCTTTTGCAGAATAAACGCCAGCGACTCATCAAGCATATTGCCGTCAACCGACATGGCGTTGATTTGGGTCGGGGTGATGATAATAGACCGGCGCATTCTGACCAGTTCGGCATCTACACGCTCAAGCTTACCGCTAATCAGCATCACTTCGCCATTTTCCAGTTCTAACCCGCGAACGTCCGCAGCCAACTCCAGCGGGAGATTAAAGCCCATACTGTACGAAAGGGTAATGGCTTCGGCGACGTCCATGGTCATTGTTTCAACCAGCACAATGTTAGATACATCACCGCGCATCGATTGCTTCTCTAAGGCCATTACCAGTGGCTGGTAAATTTGCGCGTCGATGTTTCTGGCCAAAGCATGAGCAGAGCGAAAGTGTGCGGAAACATCGGTAGGTAATTTAACCGCACCAGAAAGCGTATGAATAGTTGCCATTACAGTTTCATCCCAGTTGACATGTAGCCCAGTAAAGTTTCGAAAGGTTTGCGCAAATGGCCCGGCAGTATACTGTCGTTTTTACCGCCACGTTCAATAGGCTGAACTACCGCGTGCCCGCCTTGTACAGTTAACCCCCAAATCGTGCCGTCCAACCCACCGTTCTGTTCGAAGGAATAAGTGTAACCTTCGTCCGGAGAATACACTTGTTTGATAGCAAGGTTCTCGTTTGAACCGAACATGGTGATGGAGATATCACTGGAGCGTTCATGGTAGTCGTCGATGATTTTACCGTCGTCACGAACAAAGTCGTGTACGTAAACATATTTATACTTCTGCAAATCCATCATGCCATTCAGTTGCATAGCGTGGATGTTGCCAGTCAGGATGTCGCCCAATTTAAACATCCGGTCATAGTCTGAGTAGTTACCCGACATCTTAGCGAAAGGCAGCAGTTCCTGTTCGCCGTCGGTAGTAACATGCGTTAAAATAGCGGTCATGAGATATCTCCAGTTTATTTAATAGCAAGCGCAGTATTGATGATGTTACCGATGTGTTCTTCAATGAGTTGACGGGAAAGGAAGTCAAGTTGCAGGTCGTAGCTTGAGACGTAGCTATCCCGTTTCCAAAGGTACCCGCGGGTAATGGCACTACCTGCGGCGATTTTAACTTCCTGGCCAGTAAGAGGTAGCGGAATTACGCCACCGTAAAGAAGGTCGCCGACATCTTTTATTACGAGTCTATCGGTTGTAAGCCAGATGTTAGCGATGACGCGTTTAGTTTCAAACAACTCGAACATAAATTCAGAGGTTGTGACTATCGCACTATTAATTGTTAGGTCCGGGTAGTCCGTTTGAAACTGTGCGATTGCTTCTTTGATGACGGTACTCAACTCACCGTGAGTGATTGACTCCGTTGCACTGGCCCGAACATAATTTCCATGAATACTGATTTCGTTTTCCAT